CTTCTCACGTCCCTCTTCCGTAGTTTCTACGAAAAAAGTGGGAGCCTGAACACCGTTATAAACGGGAACTACTCTCCAAATTCTCAATTTCTGAGTCATAATACTTGAACTAGTCAAGCACTATGTGGAGTTTGGTTGTTGGTTTTTCATTTTAGTTAATTTAATTGTATCCCCGACAGGAGTCGAACCTGCAGCTTACAAGGCTTAAACTTGTTGTGTTTACCGTTTCACCACGAGGATATTTTGAGCTTCCGATTGGATTCGAACCAACGTGACCTTTCGGTTCCTGATTACAAATCAGGTGCAATCAACCTCTATGCGACGGAAGCCTGTCGCAGAGTATTTTTTTAAAGTAGAAGTCAACTCTGTCTCTTAAACTACTATTTTAACATCATCACTTCGGCCACATTGGGAGAACCGCAGTTCCCACGTTGTTTAAGGAGGTAGTGGGCGGTGTATCACACCGAGTTATGATAATGTATTGTACCCCTAGAAGGAGTTGCACCTTCAAACTTTCGGGCCTAAACCGAACGAGTCTCCTGTTCCTCTATAGGGGCGTTTATTTTTTTATATGATTTAACCCATTTACGAATTGAATTGTCGGATACACCATATTTTTTACCTGTACCGACATAACCCAATTCTTTAATTTCTTTGATTAAAATACTATATTCAGGTCTATCAATTTTTTTTGAATTATTAATTTTACAATCTAAACAATTTTTAGAATTATCAGATATTAAATTACCACAATTACATTTTTTTGTTTTTGGTTTTCTAATTTTACTCTCTTTAACATTTTTTCTACCTGAATAATTATCGGTAATTGAATGACAATTTGGACATAATATTTGTAAATTATTTAATTGATTATTAAATCTATTTCCGTCTATATGATGTAATTCTAATGATATTTTATTTTCTAACCATTTATCTAACCCACAATTCTCACATCTATGTTCTTTAATCCCATCCTCAATTAATTTAACTCTTAATTTGTGTGAATTTATACTATCACAACTTTCAATGTAATCTAAAGCGGTTCTTCGTTTATAATCAGTTTTTTTACCTTTTAATCCCTGATTCCCTGAATAATCTATTTCTAACTTTTTCAAATAACTTTCTAAAGTTGATGGTCGACAATTTAATTCTTTACATATTGACGATTTTGATTCGTTATTTTGAATCATAGTAATAATGTGTTCTTTTTTTTCTAATATGTCTATTCTCATAATACTTTCTTTATATTATAAATATAACATACTTGTTAAAAAACTAAACAACAAGTATAACATTTTTATTTGTACCCTCAATAGGACTCGAACCTATATCAAAACATTAGAAGTGTCTTATTCTATCCCTTGAACTATGAAGGCAATATGGAGCGAGTAGACGGGATTGAACCGACATCATTTGGTTGGAAGCCAAAGATAATAACCATTATACGATACTCGCAGTTTAGATGATTTAATTCATCTATTTAGATTGGAGAATTCCCATCTCTTTTTCGATTCTTTTCTTGTCAGAATCTGTTAATGGAACTTTTACGTCCCTTGTACCTTTTTGTGTTTTCACACCACTTTTCAGTTGGTTTTGTAACATATCAAGTGCTCTTGATTGTCTTGACCTTTTTGCTGCTGTAGCCATACGGATTTAGTTATTAAATTAGTAGCGGGAGGAGGACTCGAACCTCCGACCTTATGGTTATGAGCCACACGAGCTGCCAACTGCTCTATCCCACGATGTTTATTCTTAGTAGCGTAGCGTGGACTCGAACCACCCCCCAAGCTTATGAGACTTAGATGCAACCTTTACACTTTAACGCAATTTGCTGATTAATAAGGATTTGAACCTTACTCCTGTTTCCCCTTTCCCTGCACAAAGGCTTCCGGTACTTCGTTCTACTGTGCTCCATACACCATAATCAATCGTCAGTTTCGAACCTGACAGTCATAGGGTAATTAATCCTATGGTTTGCGGTCTATGAGAGAATCGAACTCTCATCTCTACCGTGACAGGGTAGCATCCTAGCCGTTGAACGAATAGACCTTTGTGGAGATATAGGGAATCGAACCCTAATTTACGATTTGCAAAACCATTGTAATAGCCGTTATACTATATCCCCAATTGTAGCCCCACCGGGAGTCGAACCCGACTTTTATGGATGAAAACCATATGTCCTAACCGATAGACGATAGGGCCGTTTTATATTACCAATATTTCAATTAACTTGTTTCTTTTTGATGGTACAAAGATAATACTTTATTTCATTATACCAAACTTTAATCCAAAAAAAAATCCACCTTTTTTGAAGATGGATTTTTGAATATTTTTTTTACTTAAATATATATCATACCATCTGCTTCCAAGTTGTATCTCTACCCTCAGTTCCCGCTATCGTAAGTAATATGTTTAAAGTTTGCATTTGTTGTGTTATTATAATTTCTAATAAATATACGTTAGTTTTGTAAAAAGTCAATTATTGGTAAGATTTATTTAAAAAAAAGTTTAACAACCCCGCCCTTAGGTCGTAGCGGGCAACTTGAGAATTACTTCTCGTGGGAATTCCGGAATTGGTTGTGTTCCTCACCGGCGTACCAGTCCTTATCTATCCTTTACCGTATTTCTACGGTGCTACTGTTGGGAGGTCACCCCTATCAACACAACTAGTCCATTAGTTTTTTAGAGTATGGACACCCCGGTTGTTAAACTTTCTTATTCTGCGCAGACCGTAGGAATCGAACCTACCCGTCGAGGTTTTGGAGACCTGACCGACACCTTGTCTGTGACCTGCATTTTACTGCTCAAATTTAAGACTATTTACTGCTCAAATTTAAGATTTATAAAAAACCCCCGACCTGACCTGCCAGATAGTACGTGTCGTAGCGCTTTCGTTACGTAGCGGGTGTTTTAATAACCTATTTTGTCTTTAATCTCCCATTGTTTATCAATAGGGATTCTTTCAATTCTTTCGACCGGAACAAATCCGTCAAACCCTTTGTCCTTAACATCTTCAAAATGTTCAATTGTCTCCAAGTAAAACCCAAAACTATATCTCACATATTGAAACTTTTCTCCGTCCCAATAAGCAACGTGGTTGTTTCTACAGAAACCATTGTACCACCCTTCTTTCATTTCACTCTTTGGTATCATAACTTATAATTTGTGAGGGCAAAGATATTATTAATTTTTAAAGAAACAAATAATCTTCCCACTCTTTTGGAACATAATGAACTTGTTTCATCATCATCAAATAGTGTGGTCGTCTTGTAAAATCTTTTTGTAGTGTTTCTCCATCAAGATTTAATAGTAAATAGAAGTGCTTGTGATTGTGGTTACACTTAAATTGTAATGCTCTTCCACCCATAACTTTATTAATTCCTGTGTTTGTTGATATTCCATACTAAAATAATGTTCAAAAAATGACCAAATTTTATCGTAACTAACACTAACTTTCTCATATTTTTTATTATATTCAAAAATAACCTTATTATTTTTTTTATAATAAATAAAATTTGGATATTTCTCGGATTGAACTGGTTCCAAATCACCATAATTATCGTTCAACCAATTAATGGCAAGTCTCTCTAATCTACTTTCTGTAATAATATATTTCATATTAAATGTAATCGTCTTTTATTTGGTTTACTATCAATCCGGTGTTCTCTTCAAACCATTTCTTAAATATGGGTTTCCACATATCTCCAAACCAACTACTTAACTCTTGACTAACTTTTGAATGAATTAATAGTAAAGGACATTCATAATTATGTAGATGACCATCTTCTTCAAAAGATAGATGATTACATCCATAATAACTGTAAGAATCTTTGTCATTAATAAAAAAATTAACATCACCATATCGTTTAACATCTTTTTGATAAACATCGGGATAAGACCATCCATCATCAGGGATGAGGCCATCGTTCAGGTAACTAATCATCGCACTTTCTAATCTACTTTCTGTAATAATATATTTCATTATGTGTTTTCTTGTAAGTTTATACTAATAAATATACCAAAATTAAAAAAACAAATAATCATTCCATTCTTCCGGAACATAATGAACTTGTTTCATCATCATCAAATAATGTGGTCGTCTAGGTTGGTTATTTTATAATGTTCCTCCACCTGCATATTCAAAAACCAATTTACAGGATTAGATGATGTTACCACCATTTTGTATTGTTCCTCCACCTTAAAATAATTATTTCTTGATGCTCGAGTTGCGGTTACCTCCATTTTGTAGTGTTCCTCCACCATTTGTTCGAATTTTAAATCGTGCCAATGTGTTGTTGTTACCTCCATTTTGTAGTGTTCCTCCACCCATATCTTTGTGATATCCTTAATTTGTTGGTTATCCATACTAAAATAGGATTCAAAAAACTTCCAAATTTCTTTAAAACTCACATAAACATACCCATTTTTTTTATTGTGTTGCAAGATACATTTTCCGTCTTTCATATGAAAAATATAATCAGGGTATTCTTTCATAATGAATGGCACCATAGGGTTAAAATTCTCATTTAACCACTTGATACAAAGTTTATTTAATCTATCCATCTCTCTCTCTTCTTATACAAATTAAATAAACAAATAATCTTCCCACTCTTTTGGAACATAATGAACTTGTTTCATCATCATCAAATAATGTGGTCGTCTTAAGGAGTTTTATTTGTTTTTAAGGTGTTTTAAAATTTCATTTAATACATATCCTACGTAACACAGGTTTATTGATATAATTGTTAGTATAAATTCCATAATCTTATTTGTTTTTAAATTGTTTCTATTTGATTAAACCACCAACCATTGAATAATATCATCAACTTTAACTATGTTCTCCAACGTTCCATTTATATCACTAAAGGGAATATAAAAAAAGACTGGTTGTGTTTCAGGTATTTTTTTACACATATTTTTTATAGTTGTTCTATAAATAACCTTACCATCTTCAATTTTCCAAATGGTGGCTGTTGGTTTTTGTCCCTCAAAGGTTGAAATTACTTCTTCTTTTTTCATAACTATACGATTTTTATTTCTAATTTATATTTTAATATACGAATTATTTTCTATATTTCCAAATTATTTTTTTAGAAAAACAAATAATCATTCCATTCGTCCGGAACATAATGAACTTGTTTCATCATCATCAAATAATGTGGTCGTCTTGAGAAGTTTTTATTTGTTTTTTATTTCTTGTTTAATTTCAACCCACTTACAACTTGGATTTTTAACAAACCATTCAAGGAAATCATCATCAATAGCTTGTACACCATCTTTGATTAAGTCTTGGTCTGTTGTTAGTATGATTTTAAGATTGTTTTTTAAATCTTTTTGTTCCCAACCTAAAGTTCCTTCTCTTTCTGAAAGTTCTTTGATATTATGTATAGGGAAACTATTAAAGTCTGACATAAACCAATCCCCCTCTTTAATTTCTTCATCAGAAGTGATGTAGATGTGTTGTGGTCTAGAGTTAGATGAACTCATTATTTCTGCACCAAAGTTTAATTTTCCGCTATTTAAAATGGATAACCTACTTGGTTTATCCGTTGGTAATACGTGTATGTTTTTCATAATCTTATTTGTTTTTTAAATCATTATCATTATTACAATAAACTCAATAGTGACTAATATTCCTAAAAAAAAGCCATTCCAAAATTTATCTTCCATAATCTTATTTAATTAATTTTTCTAAGTGAATCAAATAAAATCTAAATTCATTTAAAATATGTTCGTAATATTCTAAACTTATTTCTAAATTTTCTAAATGAGGCAAAGGAATATTTTCTTTTTTATCACTTTTATAAACTTCTATTAGTACTTCTCCACCAACTTTTTGAACTACCTCACAAAGTTTATCTGTAGTTGCTCTTAACATATTATTTAAATAAATTTGTTTGTCAATTAAGTTTTGTAATTTTGAATTTTCCATAATATTTGTAGCAATTATCCTTGCAATCGGGTTTATTTGTTTTTAAATTGTTCAATAAATTGTTCAAAGTTTTTTCCATTATTAGATTCACAGTTTATTCCAGCTATAAATGATTCTAACATATCTTCCTCACTATAACCTCTTTCTTTTTCTTTAACTATTTGTTCAGAAAGAATATCAACTTGAGCATCAAATATCCGTTGCTTTTCAATTTCTTTAGCTTGATTAATTAAAGTTTTTCGGTCTTTAATACAAAGTTTTTCTACTAACCATTCCACAGCTGATTGTTTCATAATCTTACTTGCGTTTGTACTTTCCATAATATTTGTAGCACTTATCCTTACAATCGGGATTTATTGTTTTTAAAAGTTTCAACAAAGATAATACTTTTTATTTTAACAATCAAATTAAATAAACAAATAATCTTCCCACTCTTTTGGAACATAATGAACTTGTTTCATCATCATCAAGTAATGTGGTCGTCTTGGTTGTGGAATCTCTTTACCATATTCTTCCAAAGTCAAATTGGACTTCTCACTATTACATCTTCTACAAGCAGTTACCAAGTTGTCCCAAGCGTCTTTACCCCCCTTAGATTGTGGTATTACGTGGTCTAATGTCAATGTCTTACGATTGTCACACCCACAATAAACACACTCAAAGTTATCTCTACGATAAACATTCTCTCTACTTAATGGAACTTTATGAATTGGTTGATTCACGTATTTATAAACCCTTATGATTGAAGGTTTCTTAATATCTAATTCAGGATTGATTAGATTAAATGATTCCGGATGTTCGGCAATTACACTCGCATTACCTTTATAAGTTATTACAAAAGCCCTTTCAGTGTTTATGATAGACCTTGGCATATAACTTGAATCCAAAACCAATGTTTTTCCGTACTTATTCACGACTTTTGATTTTTAATTAAACATTTGTTTTGTACCCCCAGGTGGTATCGAACCAACTTCCCGATATTAAAAGTATCGTGCTTCACCTTAAAGCTTTGGGGGTGATTGGGCTCATTTTACTCTATCATTTGGCTCAAAATATAAGTAATTTGAGCTTAATAATCAAAATCAGTGAGCCACATTTGTAGGTGGTATGAGACTCGAACTCATAACCTCTTCGGTATCAGCGAAGGACTCCAACCAATTGAGCTAACCACCTAAATTCTAATTCTACGCTTCCCCCATACTGTTAGGGTTCTATAAATTAGTAACAATCTCCCTCGTCGAGAATGTACGATTCGAACGTCTCCTCATACGTCCAAGGTATGAATGCAGCCTGGTTACACCTCATTCTCGTTTTTTAATCTATTTCTGCGGAGAGAAGAATATTCGAAATCCATTCCTTTTACAGAACCACTCTCTTAGCAGGAGGTGACAATACCCTGATTGTTTTACTCTCCATTTTTGTAGTCTCTGAGGGAATCAAACCCCCTCCCTAATATTCGTATTATTAAATGCTATTCGTTACACCAAGAGACCATTTTAACCATTTTCTAATGGAGTTATCACTAACACCATATATTTTACCAGTACCCACAAAACCAAATTCTTCAATTTGTTGTTTTAATGTTTCAACATCCGGTCGTTCAACTTTTCGACTATCAATTCTTGGTTTATATTCGTATTCTTTAATTTTATTTTCTTTTTCTCTTTGTTTTTGAAAAAACTCATAACCTTTATGTCCTTTACAATGAGTATCAAGAGTTGAATTACAATTAGGACAAACAAACCTTAAATTATCTAATCGATTATCGTTATTAAACCCATTTATATGGTCAAGAATTAACGATATTTTTTTACCCATCCATTCACCTTTATTACCACAAAAAATACATTTATATTCGATTAATTCTTCAGATATAATTCTTTGTTTAATCGAATGTCTTGAAGAACTTGAATTTTCAACAAACATATCATCATTTTCAACCTTAACTAATTTACCATTTCTAAATTGATTTTCAATCACTTCTTTGTGTGTCCAAAAATGTGAGGTATCAATGTTATTTATTGTCACATATCTCTTAAATGATTTGTATGCCGCACTTGATGTGTTTTTATTCATTTTAGTTAAAACCTGATGAATGGTATTACTCTCTTTTACTAATTTTTCTACTATTTCTTTTTCCATATCGAACCTTTATAATAAATATCAGGTAAAATAGTAAAAGTTAGGTTCGAAGTGTTTTTTTTTTGTAAAAAAAAATGAGGTTAAGAACTCCTCTGTGTTGTGTAGGATGATATAACCTACCTCGTATTTCATATTCCCCTCTCACGGGAACAACACTTTGTAGTCAGGACAGGACTTGAACCTGTACTGCCGGGAATTCAAATAGGAGCGATTAACACTATTCCCCAATTTACCTATTTTAGCGTTTACCATTCCGCCACCTGACCAATTTGAGGTTGAGAACTCCTCTGTGTTGATAAGTGTATTCCTACAGGAGCAACTTACTTGTCTCTTCATTCCTTTCTCACCGGGAACAACACATTTTACTTCCATTGAGTTTTTCGGTTATACTTCCAAGTTTTATGTTCTCTGTATTTGTGAGAAAATTGTCCTTTTCTGTAATAAACACCCTCATCCCAATAAGATGGGTATTCAAACTTTAACCAAATCAATCTGTAATCTTTTGAACAAGTCGCCTTGTTCAGTTTCATTCTGTTTGTGTTTACACTCATAATCTTGAGTCTGTTGTTTAGCAGACCTCAAAGATTATCCAATACCTTTTTCATAACCGTAATTTATAAACTCGTTTATATTCGTCCAACGCCGACTTTAGATTCTCAATACATTCTCGGTAATTAACATCATCACCAAGATTAAATCTCTCATTTTCTTGTTCCCTCTTGAACAACACTTTTAACGAATTATCAATGTTGGATAAAATGTCCAAGTAAACCATCTCTTTATCTTTGGATTTCTTTAAATCAAATCTTAAATCTACAATTAGACCCTCTAATTCTTCAATTTTTTCATTCTCATCCATAACACATAATTTTGGGAGTTAGGACGGTACCGCCCCGTCTTCTTTAGAACCACAATCTAACACTTCACTAAAAAGCTTCAAACTCCATAATTTAACCTATCAATGTGGGTTTGAGATGTACCCTTTTCAATCAGCTTTCACACCCATCACTCCTTCACATAACGGGAGCTGTCAGTATCTGATACCACATTTAAGGTTTTTGTACTCTTGGAAGGAATTGAACCTTCTTTTCATTCTTATCAGGAATGTGTGCTAACCATTCTACTACAAGAGCAATTTTACCCCACTTCACCGGCTTAACGGACCGGCTGCCATATGGGAGTGGGGGTTTCCCGTTATATCGGGACTCCGCGGGTCCACCGGGGCTCGAACCCGGAATAACTGATTAACAGTCAGACGTGATACCATTTCACCATAGACCCAATTTTGACTACTATGTTATTTTGCGAACGTATGAAGCTCGTATCATTATTAAGTCATAGTAGTCCAAGGCGTTACGCATCCATCTGTAACTTTACTTTTCTTGAGTCCCAATGTGGCCACACCAACTCAGGGAACGATTACCTTGTTTGTGGGGATTACAGGTTACGCTCCTGTCTCTTTGATTCTTCAGACCAACGCTTTCACTAGATTAGCTTAATCCCCAATTAAAATGATGGTGAGATACCCGTTTCGTCTCACTCTTGACTGCTTAATAGTAGTTTTACTGTGCACAGGCAGAGGGTTATAATTTCGTTTGTTGTAATCAGAATTGTCGACATTCTTTCATACAGAAATTCATCATTTTGTGAGAATAGTAGGATTCGAACCTACTCAGCTTAAGCAAAAGTTTTACAGACTTCCCCGGCTCTCCAACTCCGGCGTATTCCCAATTTTAAAATTAAGTTGCGGGGAACCCATCTTCCGCTTCTTACTAGATTCTTACAGTTTACTTACTATAGTTCATACCGTTACTGTTAGGGAACCCAACTTAATTTTTGTACCTCGTGGTGGAATCGAACCACCGCCATTTGTATGTAAAACAAATACGCTCCCATTACGCCAACGAGGCCGGCCTCTCTACTAAAAACCATTTCTGGAAAGTCGACCCGAGAGATGACTTATTTTTGTACCGAGAAATGGTAATGCTCCATTCTAAAGTCAGATATGAGCCGTCTTTGGTCCTTGACCTCTCGGTAGTTTTGGTGGACATAGATTCATCATCTATTCTTGGGTTTCCACCGAACCCGTTGAGGTGATAGTAGGAATCGAACCCACCTAACTGAGTTTGCAATCCAGTGCCTAAACCAATCGACCATATCACCATTTTTGTTACCCCCAATGGAATCGAACCACTTCCGCGTAGACCAAAACTACGTGTACTAACCGTTATACGAGGGGGCAAAATTGCGGAAGAGACAGGATTCGAACCTGCAACCCATTACGAGCGATAGTTTTCAAGACTACTCGACAACCAACTGTCCACTCTTCCATTTCTTACCAATATTTCAAATAACATACCCTTTATTTTGATGGGACAAAGGTAATCCTTTTTTTCTTACTTCCTAATTTTTAATCAAAAAAAAATCCTGAACTTTTTGAGTTCAGGATTCTTATTATATGTTATGATTAATTTTTATTCAAAAATAATATCATTTAATAAATCATCTGAACTTGTATGCGAAATACGCGGATACGAACAATTACTAAATTGTTGGTTCCAAATCGAGACATTCATATGTTTATTAATATTTTTCATTTTTCTTTTTTTTTTGTGGTATCACTACCTTGTTTCTTATAACTATCACAAACTTACGAAAAGTTTATCAAAAGTCAAATATTTTTTTTATTAAACCAATTTGTTTGCAATGTCGATTATTCTACTTTCATCCTCATTGGATAGTAAATGTTTAGAATTTCTAATTTTCATCATTAATTCATCCCACTCTAACTCCATTACTGTAGCCCCTTCTTTTTTTGGTTTAACTCTCCCATTGAATGAGTCTAAATGACCATCCTCGATAAGACTTTCAATTAAATCGTCAATATCTCTTTTTGAACACGCCGATATATATTCGTAAGGTTCAATATCAATTTCTGTACTAAAATCTGGCATAATTTATAAATTTTCTAATCTGTTAATAATTCTTGTTACTTGTTCTTTTGAATTCCAACCTGAAACATCTTCACCATCTTCAAATGGTACAAACTTACCAAGAGTTTTGTAGAAAGCGGCAACCTCAAAACTTGTTTTACCGTTTCCGTATAATCCCGGACCTCCAACCACAGAAACTTCAATATCGTTTCCTAAGTCCATTCTTGCTTGAACGGCACCTCTACCGATTGGGTGTGGTTTAAATACTAAATCATCAAATGTTTTCATAGGACAAAAGTAATATAAGTTATTTAATTAAACAAATTTATTTTAAAAAATTTTTGGGCAACAAAAAGGTGTCTTACGACACCCTTTTGCTAGATTTAGAATTCTCCCCTTTCTTTTAGATGGTTAATCCCTTCCGTTCTCTACTCCGGAGGTACATTTAGGCTTGTACAGCCATTGTCTTCATTTGTTCAGCCTTATTTTTAATTTTATCCTTAACACCTTTAAGTGATGGACAAATTAAGGCCGCAATACCATTTTCAAGTGATTTAACCATTTCAGTGTTATCAATTGCACTAAACAGTCCATTTCTAACTACATCTGAAATACCACCGTCATATCCTTTATCGTGTTGGATTTTACGAGCAATTCCTTCACCAATTGATGATGCTAATTTTTTAGTTAAAAAACTACAATCAGTTAATTTTGATATATCATCAATATGTAAGTTACCAATTGCCGCAACAACTATACTACCAATCCAACCTTCAGGATTTACGGGTGTAAGTTTTTGTAATAACCATTTACCCATATATTCTTTGAATGTTCCAAAGATTGCCTCTGAACCGTGTTGACCAAACAACCCTTTTAATGTGTCCCAAAACTCTTCCTTAATTATTTGTTTATCAAAACCTTGAGATTCAAGATAGATAGCTTCACTAATAATTTCATTAAAGAATTTTTCTCTTGGTTGTTTAAATTTAAGAATTCTATTTTCAGTTAAGATTTTAGTTCTTGTTTGAATTATTTTAGTTTCTGCTAACAAATTATTAGATTTTTGTTCAGATAATATTTGTAAATTTTCTTTAATTAAAGAATTTAATTTTCTTTTTGATTCATTCATATCTCTCCTATCAATATAGAAATTTAAATATGGATTTTTACCTGCCAATCCAACTAATGGTAATTTATTAGTATTACCTATTAATATTTTTTTAATTTCTTTAATATCTAACCCATTACCAAATCCACGCATACCTTCAAATGGATTATCTTTTTTAGTAAATTCAACATTTAAATCATTAGGTCCTATATCTATCATTGAATCGAATTTACCACTTCTATAACACCCTTGTAACGTTTTTTGTGTAGCAACAATATCAAGACCGGCGTCTTTAATACCTTCTTTTTGGAATTCAAATGCCGCACCTAAATAATTAATTAAATCTTCTCTACAATCTCCTGAACTACGAGCATTAACTGTTCTATCATTTGTAACACGAGAAGTTATTTTTTGATATATTGGAATATCTTTTTCATCATATCTAATACCTAACTCATTTCCTGTGATAACTCTATAATTACTTAATTCGTCATTTGGAGGGTAAGTCATAAAAATAGTTGTGTCACCACTAACTCCCTTTAAACGTAATGTTCCTGTTGGGTCCCAATAAGTTAACATATCATTCCAACTTTTGAATGCTGCTGACCTAGCACCTCTACCATCAATTAATTTTTGAAATTTATTGTTAATTGTTTTGATAAAATAATATGGGTCAGAATTATAATCTAATGGATTAATTCCAAATTTACTTAAAATATTAGTATGTTGTGGAGCCAAATCTAAAAAAGGAATTCCTTTAATATGTCTAATGACTCCTTTGTCATCTCTAACATATTTAAATTCACAACTATTACCTTGTCTCGATAATATCATACCATCATATGTTAGATAACCGGTTGTACCATCTTTCATTTTAAATGATTTACCTGCAAAATATATTTTTCCACCTTCAACTTTAACAGGTTTTGATGTTCCATTACTAGTTCTACATAATGTTTCTAAAGTCCCTGTATTTTTTAATAATGCGTTTGTTTGTAAAGCATTTAACTCATCCGCAGGTGCCATTACAACTGACGGTATTTCTTTTGTTTGTTCAATAATAAGGGTGTTAACCTCATTAATTATATTTTCTAAATTGTCCATAGTAGATTCATTACTTAATTTAGGTAGTTCTGTATTTAATTTTATTTCAGGAAATTTAGTTTTAGAAAACTCAATAAATGTATTTGGTTTACTTGAATCAGATTTTGCACCTGATAATTCATCAGGTGTTGTCCAACTAGTTTCACTACTTCCAAAGAAATTTGTATCAGGATTTTCATTTTTATCCGGAGATACATTCCACCCACTAGTTGAGGTCCATACTTGACCATCCTCAGTAGTAATAACTAATACATTATTTTTACAAGCCCATTTACCGTATGTTTTAGTTCCGTCTTTGGCAATATATAAAAATGTTTTATCACTCCAATAATATCCTGAATCCACACCAAATGGAGATATAACAACTTCCTCACCTTTACTATCTTGAGATAACTTAACCTTTGTTAAGACTTTTAAACAATCAGCCCATTGAGGTAAAATAACTGTAGTAACTGTTGGTTTATTTTGTTCAGGTTTATCCTCTTTACATTTTTTTCTAGCATTAGGGAATCTTCCGTCTAATATACCCGTTGCATCTTTATTATCTTCTAATGACTTCCAATCAGTAATTTTTTTACCTTTTGTATACCAAACACAATTAACTATTTTATATTGATATGGGTCACCTTTTGTTGTGTAAATTCCATTTGATACACTATTTTCATCAGATGATGAATTTCCTCCACCACCTCCGGTATTTTGTTCACCATTACCACCAGAATTATTTGACGACAACCTATTTTCATAATTATCATAAGAACCCAAATTAACCCCCTTACTTTTTAAAAATAAGTAATACTTATTGTAAAAACGTTGACGAGAATTAACGTCACTCATTTTACTTTTAAATTTGTTGAAATCCCCAAAATCTTTAACACTCTGTATCTTGTCGTGTAATTTTTTTAATTCTATCTCGTTCATTACCAATTTGCCTCCCCTCCATTATCAGGGTCCTCTACAGGACTATTATTATTATCCGGTATTTCAGGAGTAGTTTCAGGTTTATATACAACACCTTTTAACCATTTAAACACATCCGCTAAAGACCAAAAACCAAGAACGGCTCCACCAATAACAACTCCTAATGCAATTTTTGCACCACCAGAACTTATATATTTATTGGCGAAATCAACAACTTCAAATCTATTTTTTGTGCCACCGGGTATTTTTTTAATCATATTTTCTATTTTGGTCATTCCAATACTGTTTATGGATTGTCCGGCAGTGACTTGTGTTTCTAACCAATTTTTAATACTTTGTTCCGCATTTGGATTTTTTGATAATAAATTTTGTATTTTAATATCTCCTTTTAATGTTTGCCATTCTTTAGTAAATATTGGTTTTTTAGCTTGTGACCGTAAATCGCCTAATAATCTATTAGCGGCACTCTGTTCAGTTGATGGTAATCTGGCAATTTTTCTTTCTAAATCATCTAAAAATTGTACACCTCTTGAGGAAGTCAAAAACCCCCTTAAATCATCAAAATTTTTGAAAGCAGTGCTAACATTAAAATCCTGAACAATTTTTGCTTCATTACCAAAATTTTTTATTAATGTTTTTAACCATTGTTGTTCTGATATTATATCTTTTGATAAACTAACACCCATTATTTCTTTTATTCTACTTGTTTCAAGAATTAAATTATTTTCCATATTTTATATTAAATTAAACACTTTATTTTTTATTGCTTTTTCAGGTTCTCCTTTAGCCAAAACCCAATTTGTTGAATTTTTTCTTTTTGCATAATACTGATTATTTTTTTTCATATAATCCCAATTTTTATCAAAATCTGTAACTATTTCTTCTTTTTTATTACTATTATATGGTATCAAAATAAAATTTTGACTTAAATCATTTTTATTTTTGTATTTTATTCCATTTATAGTTACCACCATAAGTTTATTTTCTTCATCAAAATCAACTTCTATTTTATCAGAATCTTTTATATTCAAATTTGGGTTGTCTAATATTATGTATTTTTTTGTCCCTTCTAAAATAAATTCTTTATCACTCATTTGCTCATCTGTATATCCAAATAACTTTTGAATTTTTTTTACTAAATTTTTCCCGGTTTCAGTTTCTAAAAACTTTTTTAAAGCAATGTCTATACCTAAAAAAATCACACCGGCCTTTAAACCTTGACTTAATCCAGCCGCAACTCTTGTTGTTGATACAGTTCTTCTACCACCAACTAATTTTTTTCCAACAGAATTAAAAACTTTTGTTAAAGTTGATTCTATTGATTTTAAAATGCCTGACACCCAAGATTTAGCACCTTGACCAAATAAACCTGCCAACCATTCAGCACCTTTACCCGCAACACTTATTATTTTTCCTATCATACCTTTTCCGGTATTAATAATTTTTGTTATAATACCTCTAGACGCTTTTGGTATTGCCCCCAATGATTTTGAAGTACCTATCGCCAACTTTCCAGCTTTACTAAAAGCCGGAACTATAACCCCAATTGCCGCAAAAATAACATTCATTATTCTTTCAAAATCAGGACCTTTTTCTATTAATTCTTTAATTTCCCATAACAATAAAGCTCCAAAAACTACGCTCATAATCACTTTACCCGCAGCTGGTAATGCAACGGTTAAAGCAACATCTAAACCAATACCTACAGGACTATAACAAAACTCTCTTAATTTATCAAAAAACCAAGGCAGACCTTTGTTCCATAAGTAACTACCAACATCTGATAATTTATCTCCAACCCATTTAACACCTGATTTAGTTGCGTCCCAAGCTTTACCCGCTTTATCTTTAACCCAATCCCAAGCTTGTTCGGTTGTTAATATTAAATCATCAACACTCTCAACTAATAAATTATTAGTTAATTTATTTTCAAGTTCAAATAAAAAGAATTGTTTGTCCTCAAAATTTAAATCTTCATTTATTAAATGACCTATTGACCTAATAACAGAATTAATCTCTATAAGAGCATTATTATTTTCTCGTAATAATGATATTGATTGAGTTTTAAAAATGTTAAAAGTTTCGTTTATTGAAAGTGTAGATGTTTCCATTGAAGTTTTGGTATCTAAATTAGATAACTTACCGTCAAAATACAACAAACTTCTATCTTTACTTATTAATATTTCCATAATCTATAAATATACGTAAATTGGTAATTATTTTTAAGGAACAGGATTTGCGTGACCACGAGTTAATTTTCCACCCCACTTTTCACCTTTTAATCCCAACATATTTGCGGGTCCTCGTCCTACACCTGTTTCCCATTTTCTACCTCTGGTATTTAAATTGTTTCCAGCACCAGCTCCTCCACCACTACCACCCGCAGATGCGGTGTCTTGTTCACCCAATTCACCATCAGTTTTTGGGGTATATTCCTTCATTAAGGAAATAATATAATCAATATCTGTTCTCATATTTAATAAATATTTTGGTATTTAATAAAAAAGTAATATATTTGTAAAAAAATAAAATACTATGAAAAAATTACTTTTATTATTGTTGGTTTTTTTAACCTTAAATTCTTGTGAGGTATATCAACAACCATCCTCGTTATCATTAAGTGGTGAATACGTAATTGATAAGATTACAATGTTAAGTACCGAGAACACAACAAGTTCCAACGGAACAATATACGATATGGGAACCCATTATGTTAACCCATACGACATATTACCAATGGATGACATTTGGGTTGGATTCACTAGATGGCATTTTGATTATAGTGTTATATCACTTTACCCAATACAACAAGGTAACGGAACCACGTTTTGGCAAAGACAGTATTTTTACTCAGTTATAAGAAACTATAATGTCTATGACTTGGGATATATCCAATTTTATGTAAATGGGTCTGTTAGGACCTTTAAAATCCTTGATGATGGATTGGAAAGTTTAACTCTTCAAACCACCGGGTTATGGCCATTTTCAAGTTCAGGACCAAATCAAATTGTCACATTACATTTAACTCGTATCGGACCATAAAAAAACCCCTCTTAACGGAGGGGTTATTTATTATTTTTATTTTTTCTGAAGTTCTTTACTGTACTCAGCAACCGGAACTGGTGTTCCAACAGGATAAGGGAATCCTTCTTTAGCTGCGGTAACCGAAGTTTGTCCATTTTTAACAGGGACTGCTTTACGTAATGGAACCGCCGCTTCATTAAGTGGTCCATATACTTTAGCTAACACAATACCTGTATCTGTTGTATCAATAATTACACCCGGCATTGCAAACATATTACTTTCACTTGTACTTGGAGAATCTAAATTAATCACAAATGAACGATTTGTAGGTGGTAATAATTCCCACGTCTTAGTTTCAGGGTTAAATTGAGGTACTGTTGTTGTTGAATCGTAATACCAAAATAAAGACCATATTGTTTTATTGGTACCATCAGGTGTTTGGAAGTTATCTTTTACGTTAAACTTACCGTATGTTTCACTATCACCTTCCATTGCTAAATTGGAAAGAGATGGACCTTCTAATACAGGACATATTGCACATCCTTCATCATAAACAACACCTTGTACTGTAATCTTTCTTCCTGTAGGAACCGCTGCCGATGCACCACAAAAAGCAAAAGACCCTTGATGTAACTTAACAATTTTATCAGATTTAATATCTTCAACAGTTTCTGTTTTTGTTTTTGAATTACAGCTAAATAACATAGTAGCCGTAATAATAGTTAAAATAAGTTTTTTCATTTTTTTTTTAATTTTAATTTTTAATATAATTGGGTTTCAGGTAATTTGTCTGGATAGATTAAATAATATTCATTTAAAAATGATATTATTTCTTCTTCATCTAATTCTGTGTCGTCATTATCGTCGAATATGTCTTCATATTCCTCATCATCAAAAAAATCAGGTGATGAATTATTTGTTAAACTATACCCGAATGTCTTTGTTTCGGTTAAATCAATTTGGTCTGTTCTAATTTCGTCGTCCTTATCTATGTAAGTTCTAAAAGTAACTTCTAAAGTTTGGGATGCTTCATTTATATAAAACGACTCTAACTCTTTAATTTCCATTGTATTCTATTTTTCTTTGTCAAATGCGTTATGGAATTTTCCAAATCGCTTATACATATTTCTTTTTGAAACTTCACCTTTCCATCCTAAATACTCAGATGTTGGTTCAAAATTTTTAAAATGTTTTTTGTGTTTTTTAACGTGAGGGTGTAATGAATGTAATTCATCATCTGACATTTTTTCAAAATCAAATCTTTCTTCATCCATTGGAGTTGGGATATTAACAACCGGGTTTTTAGTTGGGTTATAAGTAGGTTTACTGTTTATAAGGTTATTAATAAGATTCATTAATCTTTCACATTCAACTTCAGTCAAAAATCCTTTAGTATACCATTCACCAATTTTATTTTTACCTCTTTTCTTTAAGTTAAGTTTGGTAATTGTTTGGTCACTAGGATTTAGTACGTTAAGGTCACACCCGTTTTCTTTAAATTCAAAGAAAAAATTTCCGGAATCAGTTGTTTTTTTTACTAAAACTTTTTTACCTCCTGTATTCTTAGCATCAACATATCCATTATCTCTTAATTTAGATTCTAATGTTGACGATTGTTCTTTAATAACACGTTTTATTATGTTCATTAAATCACTTTCCTTTAATTTAACTATTTTCTTCATATTAGTTATATTTTGTAAATCTTTTAAACATATCTAACGATTCCTCTAAACTATCAAATAACCCTTCGGCATCATCTTCATCAACATCATTAAAAATATCAGAATCAGGTGTAAAAACTAAATCATCATCTTCATCGTCAAAATATTCAACTTCAGGACTAACAAGAATTTCATCTTCTTCTTCTTCGTGTCCAAATACTCCGTGTTCTAAGTCGTCTTCACCATCTCCAATCATATCCAAACGTTCTCCTAATGAAACATAGTGACTTTCGTCCTCTTCAGATTCAAATGTTTCTTCAGGTGTGTAAACACTACTTGGTTGGATAGACCCTTCTTTTGGTTCTTCAGATGAAAATAATCCGGTAGATTTACCATCGTGTTTCATCTCATTGATACCCATATTTTTATATGCTGTAACAACACCTTTATTATTTACTGTAAGACCTTGTTTATCATTTGCAAAATCTTGTGTATATAATGGTTGTTCTTTTGGTTGTTGTGCGTAACTTGTTACGTATCCATCATAAATTGTTTTATGTTGGTCAAGGATGTTTTCTCTTTCCTCGTTTGTCATTTTGAAAAAATATGCGTTCATATTGTTTGTTTTGTATTAAGCAATACCTGTTGTAGTATCTGTTGATTGATTATTCATTGCAAAAGCCGCCTTTGGAACCATAATACCACTTTTATTTTTAGTACAAAATTGTGTAGTTAATGTTTGGACCAATTCAGGATTAAAAAATTTATCTGTTTCAGAAAGTTTATCTTCAATAAAAAACTCAAGGAACGGTTGCCCACATTTAAATGTAACTACACCCATTCTATCTGATAATTCGATTCGAACACCCTTTACACCATTATTACTCATTTTTTCAACAGGACCACTAACAACCGGTTGAGATTTTAATGTTGGGTCATCATAGATATTAATTATTGTACCAACTTTAAGTTCTTTAATAGGTTGTGGTTGTGCAACCGTTTGGTTTTGTGATGGTCTATTTGGTCGAGTTCCACCACCAGGTCTTGACACTGGACGTGTTCCCCCTCCAAGATTCGGTTGTTCAGAAATAACATTCTTTTTAACAGAGTGCATTTCAAGAATTCTATTTTTCTCATCTTGAGAAATATCATTGAATAAGTTTTTCATAATAATTTGTTTTTTATATAAATATAATTGTTTATTGAATTATCCGATGTGCATATAGTTTTGGACTATCATAGTTGCAAATCTCCTTAAGTATTTGTTAATATTATTCATATTTTCTTCAATACCCTCACTTTCTAAATAGTTAATCACTCCATTAATCATTTCAGCTTGAGCTTGGTCAGACATTGCAACCATTTCATCAAACGCTTCTTCGTTATGTATATCTTTGTATTTGTATTCGTGTTTAATTCTTTCACTACCCATCCATAAATAAGGTGGTGCCTCAAACATATTAACAATACTCGCCTTTCTAACCAATAGTAAGTATTTGTGTAAAAATCCCATTTTAAAAAATTTAAATACATCAATATTCTTATATAGAACATTCATTCTATCTAACTCATCTTCTTTAATTTGTTTTTTTTCTAATTTCCAAGCGTCAGTATCAGATAATAACGCTAAATTACTACCATTATCCCATTTAACACCGTATTGAATATCTCCAAATACGTTGTCAACACTTTTAACCACACCACACTCACCAGGATTCATTTTAATCTCTCCTGACATATATAAGAGACAAACTCTATCTCCGACTTTTAACTTTGGATTCATATTTTTTTTAAAGGTTATATAACAATAAATATAATTAAAGTATTTATAATTATGAAAATGAATATTTTAATTACCGAATCACAAGAAAGAATGTTACTTATTGAATCAATTGGTGACGAATTAGGTGATGTGGTAACACAAAATGAAAATTTAGGTAAATCAATTACTAATAAAATTAAAGAACTTATTGGTATTGATAAAGTTGCTTTATTAACCTTTGGAGCAACTATTGGTGGTTTTATTTCACCGGTTAATCAATTTATTGAAGGTAAATTCCCTCATATGAGTGATGTGGACATTAGTTTATTACTTACAGGTGTTGCGGCAACTTTTTTTTATAATACACCAAAATTAATGGAAAAAATTAAATCTTTGATTTCTGAAAAAAATTTAGAATCTGAATTTGAAGAAACATTATCTAAAACTAAGGAATTATATAGTACATTTTTTGATTTTATGGAAAGTCTTAATATTACTTTATTTAAAGTTTCTAATATATTAGGATTTGCGTTTTTAATTCCATTATTACCTTATATTCACGAAATAGCACAAAATAATTTATCTTCTGAAGATATTCATAAAATTATTAAATCAGTATTGTCTTATGGGGTTATTACTATTTCGAGTGTAGTCTTCAAAGAAGTAATGATTAAATTAATCAAAAGATTTAGAAGTTAATAATCCCCTGAAAGAAAACTACATAATTTACTTGAGAATGTTGAATGATTTACATAGTTATAATCATCAACCTCAACGTTACCAATAGTTCTAATATATGGATAAGTGTGCGTCCATATCTCGCAATCTCCTAAATTCATATATTTGGTAACTTCATTCCAAACAATACCATCTAACATCTCTCTAAAAGAATCAATTTCATTCATATATCCAACAATAGTTTCCGCAAGGTCTTGTGGTATGTTGTCTAAAAGTTCACCATTAACTAATGCTTGATGACAATAAACAGAAACATCCGTTGTCATCCCATCATCTATATAAACATCAGAAAGTTCGTAAGTAATTTTTAAAGTTAGTTTTGTTTGTTTACCTTCGCAATGAAAAAATGTACTTAATTCTTTTGTTTCAATTTGTTGTATTTGTTCAGATATTTTTTTAAGAAATGATGATGGGACATCTCCACCATATCTACGAATTTTTCTACCATTAAAATAAATGTCTTTAACTTGAGTAAAAACATCAGCCCAATCAAGACCAACCATTCCACACCCATCTTCTATAATGTGTTTTGATTTACAATTAAAAAAATCCCACAGATATGGGATATCCCGTTGTTTTGGAACAATATCTAAATCATATTTAATTTCAATGTAAGTTTTCTCACCTCTTGTTGTTTCACCAACCTCAACATTAATAAATTTAAATCTAAACTCATCAACCGTATGTGTTAGTTTAGTCATATATGACACAAGACCTTTTATTTGATTAATATTAGCCATTAATAATAATTTGTATTACTTTTTCCATTTCATCGTCTGTTAATCCGTGAACGTCTTTATGGGTGTCAAACCAATCTCTAACCACATCTTTAAATGGTAATTTTCTTAATTTGGCAACTCGTCTAAAACCGACTCTTTGAGCACCAATTTCGTGTGGTTGAGTGTAATACTCAAAGGAGTCCGTTGGTGGTTCTTCGTGAACACGACCATCACGAGCATATTGAAATCCGTGTTCCAATTCGTGGGCGACAATATCATTTAATTGTCCTATTATATTATAGAAATTTCTTCTTAATGTTTTTGGGTTATATCGAATAATTATTTCAATTACTTCATCCTCAGATGAATATTCACCATTCATTTTAAACCCATCCAATTCATCATCAATTTCAAGTGTTAATTCTACTGAATATTGAAAAGGTAGATTGGTAAAATTATATTCTTCACCATTTTCGCCAGGTAAATAAAAAGTTCCCTCTTCACCATCCTTTAACTTATGGATAATATCCGTCACAGTCGTTCTAATAGCAACTTTACTCATTCTTGATTCTGTTATGTTCTCAGGTTTCTTCACGTCAAATTTTAAATCATCAATTGTTGTTCTAATAATTTCACTAGTAGTGTTAAAATATTTTAAATACTCTTGGATTTGTTGGTTTAAACTACTATAAAAAGGATAAAGTTGACTTTTATACATTTTTTCAAAATCCATATGTTTGTATTGTTCATCAAACCCAAATATTAATCGACTAAATTTATCATTGAATCCTGTAATAGTAACTTCAAGTTTTAAGTAGTCATAGTATTCCCCAACACTCATCATTTTTCTTTGACCGGTAATTTTGAACTTATAATCAATATCCGCTTTAATATCGGCAGTGGCAACAATCTCACCATTATAATTAAAGGTCTTTTTAGATACTATTTTATTTATTAAATTTATTTGTGTTTCACTTATCATAACAATAAATACTTTTATAATCAATTAATGTTTTTTATATTGGATTTTTTTATTATATTTGAGGTATGGAATTATTAAATACACACCCTATTAAAAAATCCGACTTAGGATTTCACGGAAACCTCTTCGGGGGAAAATTACTCGCGTGGATTGATGCCGCAGCTGCAGGATATTCAATGCAATTATGTGACACACCAAGAATGGTTACTGTTGCCATAGATAAATGTTTTTTTGAGAAACCGGCAAGAGAAGGACAACTAGTTAAAATTTATGGTTCACCATCGGCTATCGGAACAACATCCGTTACCTTATATATGGAGGCAAGAGCTCACAATGTTTATACCGGTAACCAAGTTATTGTTTTAAGAACAAATATAAAGTTTGTTATGATTGATGAAGGTGGGAACGCAATCCCTATTGGAGACAAGGGAAGAAAAAAAATACAGGGGTTAATTGATAGTACAACTAAATAATTCTATTTATCACTATATTTATAGAATAAAACATTTCATTTATGAAAAAGATATCAATTAACGAAAGAGAACTTAAACAATCAATTAGAAAACATTTGATTGAACAGGATTCAGAAAAAGGACAAGAACAAAAACCAAGATGTGTTGCTGGTAACGTAATACCATTAGATATGATGGTTGGACCATCAGATAATTTTAGTAATTATACTTCAAGCGTTTTAAAACGTGATGGTGGAATTAACGGAATGGTTGATACTTTAGATGTATTAAGAACTTTGAGATTACATAATGGTATTGAAGACTCTGGTGAACATTTGGCGTATAACTTAATGAACCACATTAATACTTTTAGAAACAAACATTATTTTGACGAAACTAATGGTGAGTGTCAAAAAGCTATGGATAAAGTTATTGAATTATACAAAGAAAACGAACACGGTGAAGACCTGGTTAAAGATATTGAAAAAGTATTGGCCCACAAAGACCCATCTTCAAGAGCAAAAGAATACCTTAAAAGATGTTTAATCTTAGTTAAGGAAAAATAAACCCCACCATTGGGGACGTTTAGGACCGTTATCAGTGATGGTAACAAATTAAAGGGGAGATTCGCTATCATCCCCTTTTTTAGTTTTTGAGATATTTATAATTGAGTAAATAAACGTATTAAACCTTAATTAAAATGGCAAAAGCTGGTTCATCTTCTAGTACTAAACTTTCTTTTAATAAGAAAAAGTTCTCTGGTAAACACAAAAAATCAAAAAACAAACACGACAGAACAGAACGAAACTATCAAGGTCAAGGACGATAACCTTACTCATAAATTATCAAAATTAAAATTATGAAATTTTTATCAAGTATTTATGATGGAATTAAAGGGTTGTTCACTGACGAACACGGAGTAGTATCTTCAAAAAGATTTGTTGGTATTATGTGTGCAATAATGCTTTGTGTTACTATGTATCACAATAGTTTTTCAACGGTTGACGTTGCACCGGCACCTTATTTAGTTGATGCAGTTGCATTATTAGCTTTTGGTTGTTTAGGTTTATCTTCTGTAGATAAATTCACCGCAACAAAGAAAAAAGTTAAAGACGCTACGAGTCAAGAGTAAAAAATAACCCCCAATTAAGGGGGTTTTTTATTTACCTATAGCATCTTTTTCAGATATCACTAATGGGTGATTACCTATAAAATTATTTACAACATCTTTAACAACCGGATTAGTTGTCCAAACAATACTATGTTCCGATTCCGGATTATATTCTCCTTCAACCAAATAAACTACAATCGTGTTTGGTACCAAAGTTAAGAATCCGTGAGCTTTGTCATTTGGAATTAATACGGAGTCAGAATCACGAAGAACAATATAGTCGGTTTCACCTGTTTTCAAATCAACCACAAAATCGACTATTAAACCCTTAACCACTTTAATGTATTTTGTTTGTGGGGGATTTGACTGATAATGAAGACCTCTAAAGGTAAATTCTTTATCATTGACACTGATTGAACACTGAGTCCATTTTATCCCTAATTCTGTCGTTGAAATGGGTGTATACGACCCTCTATTATCTCTGAATGTTTTATGTTCTATTTTTTCCATATTATTTAAGGTATTCTAATAATTTTTCTTTAACTCCTGATTGTTTGATTCCTTCATTATCTCTTGGTGTGTGAACGAAGTTGGATAATCCCCACTTTTGTTCTCTACCTTGAGTATCTGTTTTACCTAACTCCAAATCATCGATACAAGCCCAATGTGTAACTTCGGGGTGGTCTGTTAGATATTGATGAACTTCTACACATCTTTGTTGTTCGTACATTGTTCGTCTAACCCATTCAAACTCATCCGGTTTATCACAACCGATATATCGTTTGGTGAATGCGATTGGTTTTTTGATGATTCCTTCTGATAGGTAATATTCACCAAGTTCTTCTAAAGTTCCATATAATCTCCAATCGGATGAAACAACGATTTCTGCTTCGGTTTCTTCCAATACCTGATTTAAGACCTTAACGGCTTTCTTATCAAAATCGTCAAATCTTACCTCAACTGGTGCAGTTGTGTCGCTGACAGCGTCGGGATTAAGTTTTTTATACTTCTTCCATTTTTTGGCTCGTCCACCCCAATTATTTGCTAAACAGATAACTCCATCGTTATCCAAGAATATTACTTTCATTTTTCTAATAGTTGTGTTACCACATCATCTCGACCACTATCTCGTAAAATAGTGGTAATACCATCTAATATATCATTTTTATTATCACTCTCATCAAAAAACCCAAATCTTACTCCGGTATTAAAGTAAAATTCAAAACCGTTCTCTATGATATCATACGCCGCATTAACGGCACCTCGTTCAAGATTAATTTCCATATTTTATAGTAAAATTAAAATCATCTTCATCATCTTCTTCTTCCTCTTCCGGTTCATTTGCCTCAAGTATTTTTGAGACACTTAAATTGTATAGGACATCACCTAAACTATCCTGTGATAGGATATACTTTCTAATCTCGTCAATTGTAAATGTGTTTTGCATCTTATTCTTTATTTAATTGTTCAATAATATATTGAATACCTTTTTCAGTTAATTTATAACCATCCGGAAATTCTCCGTGACCATTATCCGTCATTCGTAAATGGAGGGGGTTAATTAAACTTAAACCTTGTAGAACTTTATGTTGAAGGATTACTCTTTTAACTTTTTCTCTTTTCTCATCGTTGAAGATGTCCTCAACTTTGATTTCTCGGGATTCATCATATAACCCCAATTCTTCATCAGATTTCATCATATCAATTAGATGTTGTTTTTGTTCTATTTTATCCTCAACTATTTTTGCGTACCACACACAACCGGAATGATTTTGACCTAAATCATATGGGTTAACTTCTCTCCCCATAGGATTAATCAATACTTCGGTAAATTTCACACGAGAACCAACAACAAAATTACTTCTGTCTTTTGAAAAAGTTGTGGAATTCATTAAAAGTGGTAATGTTTTTGTATTTATACTTCTAGTATAACTACCTAATACACCTTTTTTACCCCCTTTAGTAATCCATTCAGAGTATTCAACAACCCACTTATCATCTATTTTTTTTAATTTACCCTTCATATTCTATTTTTTTGATTCTTCCAAATAAATCATATACTCATCTTCCGGGTATTTCCCAGAAAGTTTTCCCGCCTCATAACCAATCTGAAAATTATTATACAAATGTTCACACCCAATACGTTCCACAATCATCTGCGTGGATTTGTTTTTTACAACGATAAATTTTGATTTTGCCATATAGATTTATTTTAGACAAAGATAAACAAAAAATCCCAATAAAAAAATTATTGGGATTAAAAAAACATTATTGTAAAATGTTATTCAGGTTTAACTTCTTCAAACTCTACATCTGAAGCGTTAATATCTGATTCCGGTGTCTCACTCTCATTTACACTATTGTATAATTCCTGTGTGATGGTTTGGAACTTTTGGGTAAGTTCTTCCATAATCGTTTTAACATTTTCCACATCTTTATTAGAATGAGATTCTTTCAAGGTATCAAGAAGAGTTGTTATTTCTGTTTTTTGTTCTTCAGAAATCTTATCCTCTAAATCAGTCAAAGATTTACCTGTTTGGAATATCAGGTTGTCAGCAGAGTTTAATGTATCCACATCCTCTTTAACTTTTTTGTCCGCTTCAGCGTTTTCTTCAGCTTCAGCCTTCATTCTTTCAATGTCTTCTTGAGATAGTCCCGTTGAACCCTCAATTCTAATTGATTGTGTTTTGTTTGTTGCTTTGTCAACCGCAGATACATTGATGATACCATTCGCGTCAATATCAAAGATAACCTCAATTTGAGGAACACCTCTCATAGACGGTGGTAAACCATCTAAATGGAATCTACCCATCGTTCTGTTGTCTTTTGCCATTGGTCTCTCCCCTTGTAAGACGTGAATCTCCACAGAAGGTTGATTATCAACAGCAGTTGAGAAAACTTGTGACTTTTTGGTTGGGATTGTTGTATTTGCCTCAATAAGTCGTGTTAAAATACCACCCATTGTTTCAATACCTAATGAAAGTGGTGTTACGTCTAATAACAACACGTCTTTCACATCACCAGCCAATACACCTCCTTGAATAGCCGCTCCTAACGCAACTACTTCATCCGGATTAACACCTTTTGATGGTTCTTTACCAAAGAACTTCTTAACCGCATCTTGTATCGCCGGGATTCTTGTTGTTCCACCAACAAGGATAACCTCATCAATATCGGAAACCTTAAGTTTTGCGTTTTTCAATGCCGTTTTGCAAGGTTCAATCGTTCTTTTGATTAACTCAGCAGAAAGTTGTTCAAACTTCGCTCTTGTTAATGTTTTCACCAAGTGTTTTGGTCCGGTCGCATCAGCACTTAAATAAGGTAAGTTGATTTCTGTCTGAGGAGATGAAGATAATTCAACCTTCGCTTTCTCAGCACCTTCTCTTAACCTTTGTAATGCCATAGCGTCTTTTGAAATGTCTAAACCATCATTATCTTTCTTAAATTCCTCAACTAAGAAATCGATAATGACTCTGTCAAAGTCGTCCCCTCCTAAATGTGTGTCTCCATCGGTAGATAATACCTCGAATACACCACCACCTAAATCAAGAACAGATACGTCGTGAGTTCCACCTCCGCAGTCAAACACAACAATTTTACTATCCCCTTTTTTGTCAAGACCATATGCAAGAGCTGCCGCGGTTGGTTCCGAAATTATCCTTAACACATTTAATCCGGCGATTTGTCCTGCTTCAATGGTTGCCTGACGTTGGGCATCGTTAAAATAAGCTGGTACGGTAATTACCGCATCAGTAATTGTTTCACCAACATAATCTTCCGCAGTTTGTTTCATCTTTTGTAAGATGATTGCAGATAATTCTTGTGGTGAGTATTTTCTATCATCAATTTGAACTCTTGGTTGAGAACCTTCGTTGATTATTGAGTAAGGAACATTCTTAAGTTCTTTTTTACTCTCATCATAGGTAAGTCCCATAAATCGTTTAATTGAGTGGATAGTTTTTGTTGGATTGGTAACCGCTTGTCTTTTTGCTGGGTCACCAACTTTTCTTTCACCACCTTCTAAGAAAGCAATGATTGAAGGAGTTGTTCTTTTACCTTCAGAATTGGCAATAATTATCGGGTCTCCACCCTCCATAATTGAACAACAAGAATTTGTGGTTCCTAAATCCACACCTAAAATTTTTCCCATAGTTTTAATAAGTTTTGTTAAAGTATATGTGTTTATTTTTAATGTGTCAAGCACAACCCACATATTATCAAAATTATGCCAAAATAAAAAACCTGACATATTGTCAGGTTAAATTGTTATTATGTCAGGTTGATTACATTCTTTCTTTTATGTCGTCCAACATACTCTCATCAAACTCAACTCCGTGTCTTTCTTGGAAGTGGTCTAATAATATACGAATTGGTTCATAATATCCTTTATCTTGTAATAATAGGTAAGCTCCCAAGTCGGCCTCCAATTCATCTTGCTCGTTTCTTGGACCATCGTGACTTAATAATACGTGGGTAACCTCGTGAGCTTCAATAAATTTTAATAAACTTTTAGCATCCGGTTGTCCCACCAATATTTCACCATCAATAATAATTAAATTATTACCCGGTACCATAAATCCAAATCCATATTCTTCAAAGTATTCTTTAACTTGTTCATATAATGGGTCTTCCTCAAATACAACAACAACCGTAACACCATTCAAAAATTCGCTAGTGTATTCCAATTGAGTATCCTCTTTAATTAATTTTTTATATTGAGATTCAGTAATTATTAATTTCATATTGATAAATACTTTGAAATTTCATATCATTACAAAAAAAGATACACTATGATAAAAAACACCACCCCTTACATAGGAAAAATCAGATTAAAATTTGAAAAATTTCCTTATTACACCGGAAAATCAAAATTAAATAAAGTTCACCTTGATTTAGGGTTTACCAAACTTGTTTCAAGAATAACACCACTCCAAGATTTAAATGGTTGGTTAATAAACCCTGAATGTGTTTACCTAATACAAAAATATACCGATGGGGTTATTAGTGAACATACTTTCGGAGAAAATAATGAATACTCATTACCAAATTCGTTTATGACAAAAGATGGTGGATATATTGGTGATGTTGAAAGAGGATGGTGGTATTACCAAAACAAAATGAAAGTTTGTGAGGAATATCCTCACGGAATTGCCGAATGTTACGATGATGAAGGAAACTTTATTGGATATCACGGATATACTCACAGAGGTGGAACAACATTCAAAATTGGTGATAGATTATTTGATTCGTCTTATAAACCAAAAGAAGAAGATTATGAAGAGTGGGAATGGGCCGGATGGAAACTTAAATATGATAAGTCATATGATGAATCAGATGATTTAGATAAAAAATGGATGGATAAAGAAGGAATTGGTTATGTAATGCCTTACACAAAACGAGGTAATAAAGTTATTGAGAATTTTGAAGAATGTCTACAAGCGGCAATCAATATGTCTAAAGAACTATCATAAAAAAACCCCCATTTAGAGTGGGGGTTTATTATTATTATTATTATTATTATGATATGTAATAAAAACTATAAGAATCATCATCAAGTTTTTCTTTTATAGCACATTTATAACCTTGTTCTTCAAAATTATTTTCAGTACCTTGTAAGTTCACAAACGCTAATTCAGGTAATCCACAAATATCAACATCAGAAAAATCCGCTGATTCACAATCAACTATTGACAAAAACTTTAATTCGGTAAGTAAATGTAAAATTGATAATAATCTTTGAACTACTTCAGATGATTTGTCTTTAATCATTATCCTATTATCACCCTTATGAAGTATCTCATCAAGTAAATTATGTTTTTTAAGGGTTGATATTACACTTCCTTCTTCTTCACCAAACATTGGTTCATCAATAGGTTCAGGTCTATCCATTGTTGTATTTTGAACCCAATTCATACCGTTTCGGTCGTCATATTCCTTAATTGTTTTCTTCATTCCTGAGTGCATCTCAAGTATTCTTTTTTTCTCTTCTTGAGAAATAGTTGTTAACAAATTTTTCATATTATTAGTTTTTTATTATAAATATCTTAAAATATTAAATGTTATTATCATCACCATTTTTTTCATTCATTATAAAATCAAATACTTGGTCAATAGATTCTTTTGCCGTAGCAATATGGTCTTGAGCCCAATCGTGACCATTTTCTAATATACTATGAATCATTTCAGGGTCTTTCTCTAACAATATACCCATTTGTCTGTGAATTTGTTCTAAATTACTGAAAAACATATATCTATCATTCTCAGGTTCTTCTTGTTCGAAAATTTCATTTTCATTCCCAAAACTTTCATCAACGTCTTCCTCATCCATTTCAATCGTATTTAAAAAGTCATCGGTAGTATAATCAATATCTTGTTCTGAAATAACTCTTCCCGGTTTATAACCAAAAAGGTATTTTATATTTTGTATATCTTCGTTAATTAATTTCTTTTCCATTTTAATTGTTTTTATATATAAATATGTTGTTAAAGATTAAAACCAATTTCTTGGATTCCATTTTGATTTACTTGCCTCTCTTGCGATTCTATCAAGTTCATCTTGTGCCGCTCTCGCTTGTCTATCAAGTTCTGCCTGAGCTTCTCTCGCCTTTCTTTCAGTTTCTTCTTTAACCGCTCTTGCTTGTCTGTCAAGTTCTGCCTGAGCCTCTCTCGCTTTTCTATCAAATTCTTCTTGAGCGATTCTTGCCAATCTTTCAGTTTCTTCTTTAGCCGCTCTCGCTTGTCTATCTAATTCTTCCTGAGCTTCTCTTGCTTTTCTATCAAATTCTTCTTGAGCAATTTTTGCTAATCTTTCAGATTCTTGTCTCGCCTCCTCAGCCAATACTTGTGCTTCTGCCGCCGCACGTTCCGCTTGTTCAGCCGCTAATCTAGCGTCTTCAGCTATTTGGTTTGTATCAATACTAACACTTACATCGACATCCACACCAAGTAAAACCGCGACTTCACCACTAACTCCGACAGTTGCAACACCATCAACAAAAGTAGCTTCACCACCACCACCAATACCAACTTGTTCTCCAACTGATACACCAGCACCCGCAGTTACAGAACCTTCTCTTAAATCTAAAGTTCCTTCACCATCTACACCAACTGAACTTCCTGCAGATAGTTCCCCATTTGCAACTACACCTTCATCACCGGCTCTTACTTCTAAACTCGCTTCATTTCCTGTTTTAACATAAGCATCTACAGTACCGCTAGCACCAAATCCTTCAGCATTAGCTTGACCTTCTACTGTTATATGAGCTTCAGTTGTATCTGAATAATTTGCCTCAACATAAACATTATTACCATCTAATCCACCCTCTACGGATGCCTCTGTTCCGGTTTTAACCGACGCCTCAATACCAATTGACGCGTTTTCATTTCCCGTTGATACACCTGCTGATGCAGTGGTTGTAGTATCAATCGATGCTCCACCGGAAGTTCCATTTGAATGTGTTTCGGCTTTGTGATTTTGTTTAACTTTTACGTTCTTTTTCATTATTATTTATCTTTTAATTCATTTAGCGCCTTTTCCACATACTTGTCTCGTTGTTCTTGAAGATATTTAATTTTTTCCTCCATTTCATTTCTATCTTCCTTTGTAGTTTCTTGAATGTAAGCTTTTTGTTCTTCATATAACTTTTGCCAATAAGCAACTCTCTCCTCCATCATTCTACCTTGATACCAAATGATTCCCACCATAAGAATAATGGTAAAGGATTGTTCTTTAAGTTTAGAAAAAAATGTGTCAGCGAATCCCGAGACAGGGTTTGTGTTTTCAGACATATTGTTTAGTTTATTTATAAATACTCGTAAAAATAAAAAACCCCTCTTTTTGGAGGGGTTAATTAATTACTTTAATAAGTTATAATATTCTTTGAAGTGTTTAATTCTATCCGGTAATCCAATAGTTCCACCATTTACTCTTTTAGTTACTGCAGTTACAGTCGCATCATCCGCACCTTTATCACAAATAGACCATAGTTTATTTGAGTCAAAGAAGAATGCTGCTGATGCCAATGGATATTTTGTTGCAACTAAATCAGGATTTGACACTGTATCTTCACCAATAAATTTAGCAAAGTTTGTATAGTTTGATTTTCCTGTTAATTGGATATAACCACGACCTCTAAACTTGAAACCATCTTTTGACGATTCATCTCCATTACCCATTCTTCCACCATATACTTTTGACGCAATTTTTTCAGGGTTTCTTGCGTAAGATTCCGCTAAATTACCAGGAAAGTATTTTGGGAATATCTTTTTAAGACCATCCGCAGAATAGTTAACATTTTCTGATACCGCTTTGAACCCACCTGATTCGTGACCACATTGAGCCAAAAAGTGAGCTAATCTTAATGCGTTTGTAATATTAAATTTTTTTGCAGTGTCAGGAATCTGAGCAATTACTGCCTCAGGGATATGCCCTTTTAATTTTTCTAATTTGAATGGTCCACCTGTTGGGATAACCACATCTTCTTTAATTACTTCACCCGGAAACATTTTTTTCCAAGTTCCATCACCGACAATTCCGTCAGCGGTTAATCCATTTTTGGTTTGCCATTCTTTAACCAATTTTTCAGTACCCGGTCCGAAAGTACCGTCGGCTGCCGTTCCTAATTTTGTTTGTAATTTTTTTACATCGTCACCTTTTGACCCTACTTTTAATAACATAATTTTTAATTTAATTGTTTATTTATTCATAAATATCTTAATATCCGATTGAGGTTGAATTTGAATAACCGGTATTAATTAAATAATAATTTGATGACCCCCCATTTACAGGAGAGTTTATTGTTATACTTTGAACACCCGGATATGTTGCACGTAAATCCGTTGTTGATGTGTTTATTATATTGTATTGAGCCACAGTGAACAGTCGTGTATTAGGTAATAAAGCATTCCAAGTGGGTAGTCTACCTATCCTTTTCATAAAGATGTAATATGTGTCAGATATATTAATTCTACTATCATTATTTACATCATAACGATAATAATCTAATGAGGTGAATGTTCTTGAGATTGCTTTGGTATTCGCACCATAAGCATCACTATTTTGTAATGTAGTTACCGGAGTTGGAGCATCAATAACAAAATACCATTCTGTTGCTGGATTTGACGTTTCATTAATTACATATCTACCGTTAACATCTGTATAAACAGTTTTATGTAAAACCCAAGGCGTAAAATCAACGATGTAGTCAAATTCCAATACATAGTTTAATGAACTATTATTATTTAAATCGTTCCATTTTCCACCACCAACAAATTGTGCGTAATCTTCCCCACTAGAATCATTAGGTTCCCCACCATTCCAATTGGAATATGGATAAATACCATATCTGTATGCGTAAAGGTTATACATTCTATTAACCTCATCAGCGGTGATACCTCTATCAAATACTTGGAAATCTCCTAATCTAAACGCTCCGTAAGCACCTGAACCCATATGAGTTGTATCCGTTAATCCAATACCATAATACAACCCATTCCCACTTTGTTGTGGTGATGTTCTAGCTGTCACCACAGAACCAAAACTCACACCATTTTTATATCCTGTTAATCTTGTTCCATCATAAGTGAACCCAACTAAATTCCAAGTGTTTAGTGTAATTGGGGTATTTAATGATACAATATTACTATTCCAAATACCAACTCTTAAAGTATTACCACCTGTAATTTCAATTTGAGAATCGTGCCAACCTGAAGTTGGCGTTCCTTGACCTAATTCAGTAACAATAACACCATTTCCTGTAGGATATATCCACATCATTAACGATGTTGTAACACCCGGAACTTTTGATGCTAAATTCCCTGTCATCGCATATTGATTTACTCCATTAAAAGTTAAATACTTTCCTGATGTACTTGTATATGTTGGTGAATTTACTAAAGTAGCATTAACAGCCCCTTTAATATCAACTAATGAAGTCCCTGATGTATAAGACGAAACATCATAATCCGCCTGAAGTCCATTTGAAACAGGAAGTTCAGTCCATCTATATCCACCTAAAGGTTCTGAATAAAAATAACCAGACGCTCTGTCCTGATAATATCCAAACCAACCACTTGGCCAAGTATTAAAAACGAATGTATTTTCTGCAGCATTAGACATTGTAACCAAATGTCCATTCATCGCCTCACAATTTGATTTTGCTGCCGTCCAAGTTGCAGTCCCTGTTGAACGATAATATGAGTGTCCATTATAGTTTGTTTGAGATGTAAAACCAACTAAAGTTGGTGTAGTTCTTTTATATAATTTAACAGGTACGTTTGAAGCTCCTAAACCTCCAGCATTGTAAATGTATCCTGAATATGTCATATTTTGACCACATATTAGGACTGAACTGAAAAAAAATAATATAAAAAATATTTGTTTCATTAAAAATCAGATAATGCTTCTTGAATCCCTTTCTTTAATGCCGATGAAAATGCTGATTTCTCAAATGGTAAATTTTCATCCTGCAATTCAATAAACGTTGACTGAACATCTGTGTTTGAATCACCTTGTCCAAAATAATCATCACCATTAATAGTTATCTTTACTTTAACAATGGTTTTTTTTCTTTTTTTCTCAAATGGACCTAAAGATAAACCTGTAGATGGTGCGTCAATGCTTAAAATAATAACCTCAACCGGTTTACCATTTTCACATATAGAATGTTTAACTGATAATATTTCTTCAGTTATTTGTTTTACCCCCAATGTAAATCTTTTAGGGTTAATTCCTTCAATTTCTCCGTTATTCTCAACATTCGTTACAGAATAACATTTTTGAGAGTAAGATGTTGTTATGAATAACAACCCGATAAGTAATAATAATTTTTTCATAAAAATGCTTTAGCCCCTATTAGGACTTGATAGTTTAATGTTTTATCGTTTATTTGATTTACACCACTAAAACTTAAGTTTAATTTAAATTTTTTGGTTAATTTATAATCTATCGCCATAAATGGAACCGCAATATATCCTGACTGATTCCACATTCCTTCGTAAAAGAAAACATATGGTGAATATACCATAACAAACATTGTTGTCATTCCAAAATTCTTGTTAACCTTAAAAGTTCCAATAAGACCTGCTAACGTGGATAAACTTTGGAATTTTGAATCTCCAAGATTACCCATAGTGTAATTAACACCAGCAGTACCTGTTATTTTACCAAATTGATAAGATTCCATAACAGATGTTGTATTAAAGAAATCTTTTTCAAAATTCATCATTGATGAATTTGCTATAATAGTGGTTAACTTTTTCTTTCTAAACGACATAAACAGTGTTATATTTGAATTGTTGACCGTACTTGTAAAATTAATTAACGCCCCTTTAGCAAATGTGTTTTTAGTATTAGACATAATAATACTAGCGTTAACCCTAACTTGTGTTGGGTCAACACCATCAGCACTTGATATTGTAACAATATCTCCTGTCATCATAACACTACCTTGTTTAACCGCAGCAACTTTACTTTTAGTTCCGGAAGAACTTTGTGAGGAAGAACTTTGAGCATCTTCTTTAGCTTGTTCTTGTTTTTCGTTTTTTTCGTTAGTATCTGCCTTGACAGCATTTGCACCACCAGCTAAATTTCCACCACCACTACCTCCTGTGGAATTATTAGTATTTGGTGTTGTGGGGTTATTAGTATTTGGTGTTACAGATGGCTGAGACGACTGACTTCCTGTTGAAGTTGGGTTATTTGTAGTTGTAGTCGTTCCTCCTTGCGGATTAGAGCTTCCTCCAACTCCTGAACTAGTGTTTTGATTTCCCCCGCTTTGCGAAGTTCCTGTATTTCCACCAGTAGTCGTTGAATTTCCTCCGTTATTATTAGTTGTTGTTGTTCCATTAGTATTGTTATTACTTTTATCCTTATTCTCATTACTATTATTATTGTTGTCAGTAACTTTTTCATCTGCTTGGACAATTCCTCCAATTGTTGAACCACCAACAGACGATACTGTTGAAGTTACCGTTGATGATGCAACAGAAGTAATACTCGACAGTGTTGATAATACGCTTGTTAATACTGCAATATTGTTTGTTGCAATTGTTGCGTTTACAGTAACATTTTGTGCTAAACCAACACCACTACAAGGACCTGAAGGGTTTGCAGAATTAACTTGGTTAATCCATAGTTGGACGGCTCCGGATTGTAATTGAGCCGGTGTAAAAGTTTGGGTTTGACCCCCGTAAAATAAGGCTGTATTCCCGTTGGGATTGTCTATATAAATTTCATTTGTTTTCGATGTGCAGGGGTCTTCGTATGAATATACAAACCCCTGCCCCATTGAATAAAGTGACGAGATTAAAAAAAGAAATAGTAAAATACCTTTTTTTATCATCATTTTTTTAATTGTCTAATGTTGAGGATAATGAAACACCATCTTCTTCATCAACTTTTTGAATTAACATTTTATCTCTGTCTTCAGAATTGAACCAATAGTCAACAACTTTATTTAAGTTACCTACAAAGGCACCTAATAAAATTAATAACATTTCTTTCCAATCTTCACCAATAGATGCCCCTAAAAAGACACCCGCATTGATACCAACAATAATTAGGGTAAATAACCCTAACACGATTGCAGTAATTCTCCAACGATTAGTTTGCATTTCTAACAACATATTATAAAATCTGTTGTTTTGGTCTAAAACAGGTGATGGTTTACCAACACCTAAAAATTTACCTAATTTACCCATAATTTATTTAACTCTTAAAGACACCCTTTTTAATTAATTTAGTTATTACTCTTGATGATGCCGTTTCAAGAGCTTTTTTTGTTGATGTACCAATTGTTGATTGGTTAAATTTAATTTCATCAAGACCATCTAATAATGATGCGGTTTTAACTGTTGATGCTTCACCTAATCCACTACCTGTAATAATTTCTCCGGTTTGAGCATCCACAAATCTAACTTGTAAACCTAATCTTGTTGTTTGAGTTGTTTTTGAACCATCAGTCATTTTTATTTCTTCATCTTCAGACACTGAAAAATCATAAACTTCAATGTACACAAAGTAGTTTGCCAATATAACATTTCCTTTAACTTCAATTTTGTTACTTGAAATACCTTTATCGGACGCTTTGTCCTGTGCAATCATTTTGTTTTTAATTTCAGCCTTATCTTCAGTAAACTTAAATCTATCTGTTGATTCTAAAAACTCTAATACGATATTCGCAACCCCAAGCCCAACACGTTTGTCTTTTAACTCAGGATACATCTCATATAGTTCTTCGTTTATACCGATTTTTAAGACCTGTATTGGAATAACAATGTCTCCGGTGTAATTACTTACCACATCAATAGATTGTTTCTTCTCAAAGTCTGCTTTATATTCCTCTGTTTTAATAGTTCCTATGGTTTGACCAACTGAGAAGAAACTAACTAATAAAGTTGTTATTAAAAATAACTTCTTCATCTTACCAAGGGTCTTCTTCTTTTGGTTTAGCAGGTACCGCAACAGGTTGTGCTGCCGGAGCTTGTTTTTCTACGGTTTTTTCTTTAATAATTGTTGTAGTTCCACCACCTTGTTGTTTTTGTTGGTTAGTATTATTATTTTCTAAATTGATAACAACAGGTGCTGCCGGAGCCGCTTGTTCTGTTTTCACACCACCTTCTTCTTCAGAGTGACCTCCGAAAAGCTGTGTACTTAACCAAACACCTCCTCCCGCTACCACAGTAGTTAAGGTTCCGATTATTGTTTTTTTCAACCCAGACCAACTTCCGTCTGATTCAGGTACATTTGTTTCTTCTGACATTTTAATTTATTTTTATTGTTTATTTTCCTTGTAAGGCTATGGGGTCTTAACGACCCCGTGAATTATTTTTTAATTATAATTTTTGATGTAAGAGGTAAATCTTTTTTTCTTAATACCGCAACGTATTCACCACTTGGTAAATAACCTAAATTGGCCATATAATTGTAATCTCCCTTCGGCATTGATTTATTAACAATCACCTGAAGTTCTTTACCATCTAAAGAATAGATACCTAACCAAGTACTTCCATTTTCAGTAACTCTAAATCTAACATTTACTAAATCCTCAACAGGATTTGGGTAAACCACCATAGTTTCGTTTAATTCTCCAACATTAGCAATTTTCATAATTGTAACAATTCCGTCAGTTGGTGTAATTTTAAAATCTTTCGCAGAAGGATTACCTGCGTGTTTTCTAGTTACATATAAAGGACTTACACCCCAATTACTTTGAATTTGTCTTGAAATGAATTGTAGAGTAAAAGCCAATTCATTGTCTTGTAACAATTTCGTATTTAAAGTTGGGTCATATCCTCCCCATTCAACAACATTGTTATTTGGATTCATAAATGAAACCCAACTTCCAATTTTTGATTCAAGTTTGATACCTCTAAAGTCTAATAAGTTACTATCGTAGTTCATAGCCAATTGTAATGAACCTAATTGTTGTCCGTTTGTTTTCACAGATACAGGAATTTCAACTAAGTTCTCAGTGTTTACTGATAAGTTTGGGTAATGAACTTCAATTGTGTTTAATGTGTTATCATCGTATGTTGTAGTAACATCAATGATGTGTAACGGAGCGTTAGCAGGGTTTAGAATTTCAATTGGTGTCATACGAGCCATTTGGAATCCTGTACCGTTTGCATCACCCGGAGCCGCAACGTAGAATGTTACTGAGTTTGCAGAACCTGGTAAGATATTGAAAACTAAATCAGTTACACCCGGAATTGTTGATTGTAAAGATGATGTTGCACCGTTGATAGACGCATATTCTGAAGCTGAGAAGAATTTAACATCTTTAACCGAGTTAGGCCAAGAAGTAAATCTACCTGATACTCTTCCAAATACACTATAAACATCAGATACAGTAATATTATTATCACCATTTGCATCAGCAGTGTAAAAATCAAATCCTGTTGGTACGTCTTGACCTAACACGAATCTATTGATTTTTTGTGAATCAGACACAGAGATAATGTTTCCTGTCGCCAATGTTGACCCGTCAACTCTAATTCTAACATCCCAACTTGTAATATCAATTGGTAAGTTAGTAAAAGTAAAAGCTCCATCAACATTTGTTGTTGAAGTTGTTACTGTCGACCAAGTTGAAGAGGTCATTAATTTTTTCTCTAATATAACAGGGATGTTTTTAGCACCTGAGCCAGTTACGTTAGTGAATGTACCACTATAAGTGAATGTTTGTGGTAAAAATACACCACCAAAGTTTTCTAAAGTCAATGCGTAATCCATACCCGCTTGAGTTGTTGCCGTTTGAGGGAATGTTTGTACACCTGAAAAAGTCATTGGTGTTGTTGATGTTAACGAAGCAAAACCTGCAACGTGAGTTAAGTTTAACTTAACAAACGCACCGTTAGGTATCGTAAACGAAGGTAAGTTTCCAGTATATGACATTGTGATTGTCACATAACCCGCAGTTGGGTTATCTACGAATTGTAGATACTGAGCATAAGATTCATTCAATGATGTTACGTTTGAAATACCTGAAAAGGTATTTTTGTCGTAAAACACCCTGAATTGAGCTGCCGTAATAAGTTGTGGGGTGTTATTGTAAAAACACAGACCCACATCTGTACTACCCGCAGTCGTTGTTGCTAGTTGATAGGTTGCGTCAAGTGTCACGAACACCCCTGTCGTACTTGGGGTCGGACAAACCTGTGCGAAACCTACTAAACCAACAAACAAAAATAGTAAGGTTACTAATTTTTTCATTTAGGTTTTTTTTGTTTTAAATTTATTTACTCTGATGATAAATATCATAAAAAAACAATATAGAACTAATAATAAACTATTTATTTAAAAAAAATTATGAAACATCTTGTATTATTATTCTTACTATTATTTAACTATAACGTTGTAGGACAAATTAACATAGATAATGTTGGTGATGGCTGGGTTAATAAAGTTAAACAAGCGTTAACCCTAATTAAACACATTGATAATGATAAATACAACACCTTAATTGAGGTTTGTGACCACGTAACCTTTTGGAATGGGAATTTCTCAACAACCGAAGATTCTCACACAATTATGATATCCCAAGCGGATATAATGAGGGGTTCTGTTAATAATGTAGCAGCAGTTTTAGTACACGAATCAAGACATTTGTATTTTAGAAAACACGGAATTAAAATGAAAGAAATTGATGAGGAAACTTTGGCTTATATGTATGAGTTAGATTTTTTAAAACAAATTCCGAATGTCGAACAATATTTAATTGATAATGCAAAAAAAAGAATGGTTAATCCAAAATAAAAAAGGTTACTTATTTAAAGTAACCTTTCTTGTGACCTTTTTGGTTTTAACCACCGGTCGTTTATATTTTATCTCAACCTCATAAGGCCCAAATTTATTTTTTGAAGTATCGTATCTCCAAATAATAGTTTCATCAGGGTCATCAAAAATTTGTTCCCACTTTTTTCCTAAATCTTTTACAACTATACCCATAACATTTAAATATTTGACAAAGATATATAAAAAAATAAAAACCCCCAAATATTGAGGGTTATTTTTTTATTCTTCAACTGTTTCCATCAGTTTTTGATATATTTCTTGTTTTTTTTCTTTATTCATCTCGTATGCTCTCGCCAATCTTGTTAAACCAATTCCGGCACCAAAACGAGGGAAGAAATCTAAAGATAAAAAGTCTTCTAATTCTTTCTCAACTCTGTCTTTACCAAATAATTCAAACAACTTGGCAGAATAACCTCCATTTTCAATTGTGTAAAACATTTCTTTCATCTTTTGAACATCACAACTTCTCTCAGCTGAACCAATAGTTTCTTGTCCAAACATAATAACGTCAACTTTATTAAAAATGTTATCTTCCCCGTGTTTCATATTCCAAAATGGGTTAGTTCGGATTGGGAAGTTTTGAAGTGAAATAATGTCTCCTTTTTCATTCCACATTCTTGATTCGTGTTCATCTTCTAATATTTGAACACCACCATATTCTTCACACACATCCTCATAATTAACTTCAACCGGAGTTGTGAATCCTAAAAATTGCAACAATTCAAGTTCTAACGCAACCAAATCTTCCATAGTTCCTTTTGATTCGAATTCAAACATTGGAAAGATTAATTCGTGGCGACCCGGGATTGGGTTTTTTTCTTCTCTGTATGATGTTGAAATACAGAATACCCCGTCCCATTCAGGATTTTTTAATAATTCATATTCCAACCACATTTGTCCGGTTTGTGGTAATGGCCAAATTTCCCCACTATATTCAAATGTTTTTACTGAATGTGGATTTTCGCAAGCAGCTAAAATAGATAATCGTGATTGAGATGGAACCTCAATAAAGTTCTTGTTAACAAAGAACGTTCTCATTTTTTGTACCAATTCGTGGTAAGTTTTTGTGTTTTTCATTTTTGTTTTATTTATGTTTATTTATTGTTCACATATGGGCAAAAAAAATCCCTTCAATAGAGAAGGGATTTACTGTTTAAGTAATATAATTGTTCGGCGTGTATAATTCATATCGTTTCATTGGTAATAAATATATCATATTAAGATAAAAAGTCAATATGTTTTACTTTTTAATTTATACAGATATAATTATAGTATGACCGAAGAACAAAAAGCCCGAGAGTATAGTAATCTAACATATGGTTATGATAGTATTGCTAACGAAATTGCCTCAATTAAAGGTGAAAGTATTGACCTAAACCAAGAACAAAAAGCCAAAATTAACAAACTCCAAGAACAACAAAGGAGAATTATGGCAAGATTACAACAAATTATGAATGGATAATGAATAACCCCCAATTAAGGGGGGTTTTTTATTATACAAACTCTACTTCGTTTGTTTCAGGATTCCAATCAACAGTCATTGGTTTTTGAGAATAAACATATCTTTCATCTAAAACCGCAGAATTAAAATGATGTGTGTCACCTTTTTTAACGTAACCATATCCTGTGTGGATGTGACCAACATTATGAAGTTTAACATTTAATCTCTCTAATCTTTCTGCCAATAACTCACAACCTAAATTATCATATCTTCTACCGTCAACGGTGTCTAATATTCCAAACGCCGGTCCGTGAGTAAGTAAGATATCAGTATCATCAGGAATTCCTTCCCATTTACCTGACAAAGTAATACCATTTTTTTGTAAATTGAATGCCCAATCGTGAAACCAAGGCTGCCAAGGACTACCGTAGATTTTAACTTCTCTTTCATCACCAACTTTGATTACTAATTCACTATCTTGTAGATATGTAATTCCGGTGTAGAAATCTAATATTTCTTTTACCTTCTCAACATTGTCTTGGAATCCCCAATCGTGGTTTCCCGCAATGAAAACTTTGTGAGTGTAACCTTTGATATCGTTAAACCATTTACAGAACTCTCTGATTTCGTGTTCGTAACCCATAGATGATATATCACCACTATGAACTAGTAAGTCCCCACCAGGTAAATCCAATGTCACTTGTTTGTGTTTGTTGTGAGTATCCGACAAAAATGTTACTCTCATTATTTCTATTTTTTTTCTTTTTCTTCTTCGTTAAAAAAATCTTCTCCTTTGTAATCCGGATGGTTTTCGTGCATATCGGCAATACCTTTAACCCATAACGCCACAACACCTAAAACTACAAAAAATATAATTGCATAAACTCCCATATTCTATTTTTTAAATTTAAACACAAAATTACCCGCTGTTTTATTCCTACCATTTAAATTATTAGAAATTGAAGAATTATTTATCCCTAAACCAATTGACGCTGTTTTAGTACTATCCCATTCTCTAATAAATTTACCTTCTTTTGTAAATTGTAATATTGGTTTATACTGTTGTGGTGCGGGTTTTCCAAATCTTATAGAATGGTTTGCCTTATAAAACTCTTTCATTTTACTTACAGATTTTTCACTTCTTTTTCTTCTATCTTCATCGGTTAAACTATCCCAATATTTTTTAACACCTTCTCGTCGTTTTTCTTTTTCTTTTTCAGAGTTTTCACCGTGAAGTTCATCATAGGTTTTGTCTTTAAAAAATTCTTGTATTTTGGTTTTACTTTCTTGACTATGACCTAATCTAAACCCATCTCCACCCTCTGTTAAATTACATAATGTTCCGGTTTTATTAATTTTTCTACCGTGAAAATTAATTAATTCAATTTCTTTATCACAAGCATCCGTCCAACTTATATTATCAAATAAAATATCAACAATATAAGGCGTTTTTTTTATTATCTTATACCATATTTTATTTCTACCATATGTATCAAAAGCTCTTTTGTGATTATCATCAGAATTTAACCCAATACCTATATAGAAAATTTCATTATTATCTAATCTTGTGTGTTTATATACGTAAGCCATTTATAGTTTTTACTATAAATAGTTTGAGAATATTGAAAGGTGGTGGTTTCATTAAAAAAGTTCGTTCAATCCCACCATTTTTCAATTTCCGACTCCATAATTCTAAATAACAATTTTCTAGCTCTATCGTGATTTATGTGACCAATATTCATTGCAATTATTTGTTTATCCTCCTCACGACCTTCTCTACCAAAAACACCCTCACCATCTAATACTCTTTTGTAGATTAGTGGATATTTTTTGAAGTAATCATCAAAATTTTCTTCTAATAATCGTGATTCCCAAGAAGAATAACCCGGTTTTTCATCAATATCCTCAAACCAATGTTTTGTTTTATGATAATCTGAGTATTCTGACGAATAAAACTCATCTTGAACCAATTTCATTAGTTTAACACACAATCTCATTCTTTTGGCGTCTAATTGTGCACGAGTGTGAAAATCTCTACGACCAATATAGTCAGCTTGAGAGGTTAATTTATGTTTCATTATATCAAAGATGTAACTACTATCCCAATTTTGGTCTTTCCATATGATTGGAAACCAATAAATCAGGTTTTTAACCCCTTGTTTGATATATTTGTGGTAATATTTACCATCGTGATTCCACCATAGTGGTATGAATCGTAATTTTCTTATAATCCACGGACGTTTTTTAATTTTTTCCGCCCATTCGTCGAATATGTCTTTTTCTGGTTCCATTTTTAATATTTTTTTACAAAGATAACACTTTTTCTGTCTGAGACAAACAATTTTCATTAAAATCTCTGTTAAATGTGATTTTTAGGTCTTCAGTCATCTCAATACACCATTTATTCATAAAATTATTGAATAAGTTAACACTAACACTAATATGTTTATTTGTTTGAGAGGAAAATAATACTTTATTTACCCAATTAAACTCTTGGTGAATTTGATATACGTCCATTATTTAAATTTACCCATATTTTTAGACATAGACTGTATTTGTTTCATCATTTGATTCATATCAGGTATATTTTGAAACGGATTTGGATATCCTACATCATTAAAACCGACAGAATTTGGTGTTTTAGATGGGAATCCTTTTTTTAAGTCGGTAAATGACGTGAATATTCTTCTACCATATTTATTCCACCATTTATAGATTAAAATTATTGTCACTACTTGGACAATTACAAAAATTGTTAAAATTACATTTAAATACATACTTTTTTTTTTCTTTAATAATAACAAACAATTTTATCTAAATCAAATACTCAATTGAAAATACAAGTTTTTAGACCTATATTTAATAATATGAAGAAAGCATTTGAATTTTTTATCAATAATGTCTTAAGAGATGACCTCAACCTACTATTTGGTATTGATAGTACAATTGTTGTTAATTTTATTAGATATTCAACCAATAATAAATGCTTCACGGTTGATTGTAAGTTACTTACAACCGACCCTGAATTGTGTAAAGAAACTTTTCCGGATGGGTTAAATCATTTAGTGATTGAAAGTTGGAAATATATGGGTCGTAAAGAAAATATTAACCTCACATCTTCGATTGACCTTAAATAAATAAATGTACATCAGATTGAATTATTCCTTCTGATACAAATTCTTCATACACGTCTTGAACGACCTCAGAAAAATTTCTTTTTGGGTCATTATTTCTAATTTTAGTTACTTCATTTGAGAATTCTTTGAATACTCCTGAAATGTGAGCAAAATAGTACATTTCCTCAACGTGTTCTTCGTTTGACATAATATTATAAAGGTTTTGTGGGTTAATTTCTATTTATAATTATAGTGAAATTTTGTTTTTTAATCAATAAGGTTTGATTTTTATTTTTATTTATATTATTATTATCAAAAACATTTAATTTTATGAAAAAAGTAGAAACAACGAGTAAAGTAAAAGTACATTACGCAGGAAGATTAGAAGATGGGACAACTTTCGATACATCAGTAACTGAAGGTCGTGAACCACTAGAAGTTGAATTAGGTTTAGGTCAACTTATTAAAGGATTTGAGGATGGTTTAATTGGTATGTCAGAAGGTGAGAAAAAAACTATTGAGATTTCAGTAGAAGATGCTTACGGAGAACCAAGACCTGAGTTTATTAATGAAGTTCCAAAGGCAAATGTTCCTGAAGGAATCCAAGTTGGTGAGTCATTACAAGGTATGGGACCACAAGGACCAGTTAATGTTCAAGTTATCGCCGTTAATGAAGAAACGGTTACATTAGATGCTAATCATCCTTTAGCAGGTAAAAAACTTATTTTTGATTTAGAAGTTGTTGAAATTTCTGAATAATAAAAAAAGGGACTTTAAGTCCCTTTTTTTATTTAAACATCTTTTTTTCATTATTAGGATGTGATTTTTCGTATTTTTTAATTATAGACCCCGATTCAGAATTAGCTTCATCTTCATTTTTACCTCCAATATCCGGACCTTTATGTCGTTTTAAAATTGTTCTCTGATATTCGTGAACCCATTCGTGAGCAAGTGTTCTTAAAATGTCTCTATTCATCCTACCTTTAGATAAAATTAACAATTCATTTTTATCATTTCGTTGACCTGTAGTCATATTACCTTCTCTTTCACCAACAAATTTAATTGTTACATTATTCTTTAAAGGTTTTATTTTTTGTAGGTATTTTATGAAGTCATTAAAGAAATCGTAATTTTCTTTTGGGACATCAGAATTAATATGTTTAATTATTACTTTCATATTTATAAATATATTGAAATTTGTTAGTATTTATTATAAAAGAAATTTAATATGTCTAAAAGAATAATTATATCTGAAGAAGAAAAAAACGAAATAAAATCGTTATATAATATTAATGAACAAGGAGCTGGTGACATTCTTAAAGGGTTAGCCGATACAATTGTAAATATGATTAAAACAGGTAAGTTTGGAACTAATTCATCCGATTTAACTGATTTAGTTGATTCTGATAATCTACCAAATAAAACAACATCGGATGACGATTTTTATAAATCAATCTTAAAATGTTTAGGTGCGGAACCAACTAAGAGTAATATGTTATTTATGTATGCTTGGAGACAAGCCGAGGGAGGTAGTGCAAAAAATAACCCATTTAACACCACAATGAAAATGGAAGGTGCCACCAATTATAATAATGTTGGTGTTAAAAATTATCAAACATCTGAAGATGGTATTGAAGCAACTTGCAAAACTCTTAAAAATGGTAGAGACAAATATGGTTACGATAAAATTATTGATGGATTAAAAAATGATGTCGGGTTGTCTAAATTATCCGATGCTGTGGTTAATTCAAAATGGGGAACTAAAGATTTATTATCTAGAATTACCAAAGATTATATTGCAGGAATAACCCCAAAACCTAAAGACATTGCGTAAAACAACAAAACCGACATCAGTCGGTTTTTTTATTGTATTATACTCAATAAGACATAACTTAACTTGTATCCCACAAACGCACCTAACGCCGACGGTATCGGGAATACAATTAATTTACCCAAGTCAGTCACATATTTTGGTCGGTTCACAATCTTACCCACAAAGAAGTAATATATTAGATATCCCAATAAAACTGCAATATCTGTCCGTGTTGCAATAAAAACAACTAATGTGGCTCCCAAGAACCCAAAGATAAAATTATCTCTCACACCTTCCCAAATCTCTTTATTTGACGCACTTTCGTACTCCTTAACTATTTTCTTAATTTTTACTTTATTCTTCTTAAAGTAATTATTCTCCGATTCCATATTTTGTCTTTCCATCTAATGTTTCTGCTTTAATTGTCTTCTCATTCATAAATGTTAATTCTAATTGAGTACTGGCGATTAAATATTCTTCAACCATTTCCCAACTCATTAAATCTTTCATAAAAAACGTATGTAACGTTCTCATTATTTCAAATTCTGTTGCTTCGTTCATATTGTTTGTTTATCTTTACCTTCGTATAAGGTCGCTATGTTAATTTTTCCCTCAGTTTGCGCAAATTGTTCTAAAAAATTAAGTCGGACTTGTTTATTTAGTTCTAATAAATTCATTTCATCCAACTCTGTTGTTGTGAATTGTTCGTTTGATAATTCACATAGGTAAAAATGATGGGTCACATCATAGGTCTTCCCTTTATAATCTAATGTGGATTGTTCCGACATTAATTTCATTTCTTTTCCGCTTAATGGACTTTTCATATCTAATTTAATATCCAATTAATTAACGCATTCATTTGATATTGTTCTTCTCTTATTCTGATATGATTTTGAATATTTTCAACAGTGATACCACTGTAGGTATTTGGATTTTTGACCATATCATCTAAATCTTCGGTATGTTTCAACATTTCTTCGTATTTTTCTCTAATTTCTTTTTCTGTTTTCATATTATTTGTTCTTCTTTACCATCGTTCCAAACGATTTTACTTGTTTTACTTATTAAATCCGTAATAATTTTATAAAAAGGTGAGTCACTTCTTTTTTGGGTTACGGTTTGATTTTTATCGTCATAGATATAACTCCAAATGGAATTATAGTAAGAACCTGTTATTTTCTTTTCAACAACTCTACCTTTATCATCCACCTTTTCATTAACTATCATAATAATATTTCAATTGTTATACCTGCTGGTCCTAATGATAGGTTGTAGGTGTTAAATCTGTTATCGTTTAACCATCCATACTTTTTGAAGTTAAATATGATAACATCTTTTCCTTCGTATTGTGCGTGGATGGTATTTGTTTGGTAATCAATCGCCGGATGAGACACAAACCCATTTTTAACCGGATTTATAAACTCTTTTTCCAATTCCTGTGTCTGAATATGAATTAACATTTTTAATTGCTTAAAGGTGCTTTAATTGTTGGATGTGATTCATAGTTCTCAATTTGGAATTGTGCTATTGATTGATACTCCATATCAATTCCTGTTATTGGACAAGGAACAAATTTTAGTGTTGGTAATGGAAAAGGTTTTCTTGTATGTAAACCCGGACTGATGTTATATTTTCCAAAATACTCAGATAATCCACCACCAAACGGCATTAATTCATCAACCGCTTTATTATAATTTTCTTCACCCATCGCTTGTTTTAACAATTCGGTTCTTTCTTGGTGAGTGTATTTTCTTCCAATCTGTTCTTTTGCTTGTTCAATATGATTTAAGTATAAATGAACATCACCAAGATTTCCAATCAATTCTTCCGGAACCATATTAACTTCTTTTGCAATGATTTCCAATAACAATCCATAAGAAGCAATGTTGAATGGTAAACCTAAAAATGTATCTACTGAACGTTGATTCCACATTAAAGAGATTGCTCTTGCAGGTATATCATTTTCATCATATTGATTATGTGTGTAGATATTTCCAACAGGGTTATGTGTGTTATTCCATATTGTTGCTCTCTCTTCTAAACTCAATTCTCTTGTATAAACTTGAAATCCATAATGACACGGAGGAAGAACCATATTTGGTAAATCGTGAACTGCCCAAGCATTAACCATTAATCGTCTACTATCCGGATTGGTTTTAAGGTCGTTGATTAGATTTTGAATTTGGTCTATCTTAACCCAATTAATCATTTTTATACCATCTTTGTCTTCCTCACCAATTATACCGTTACTTCCTTTCCAACTTCTCCATTGAGCCCCGTAAATTGGACCTAAGTCACCCCACTTCTTAGCAAACTCATCATCTGTTTTAATTTTATTGATGAATTCTTCTTGTGTTAATACTCTACCACTTTCGTGTAAATCTTTTTTAGTTGCTTTCATTTTTTATATCTTTATATTTCCATTTATAACCTAATGTAGATTTACACCTACCTTTACAACAATTTGTTATGTTCCCACCATTATTGTAACCTAATGATTTAGCGGCGGACGCAGCACTATCAAATTCTTGTATAAAATTATCATCCAAGTCAAATTGTAATATAGGTTTTTTATTTTTTTCGTGAACTTCACCTAAGAATTTAGAATAATCGGTTTTTCTGTTTTTAATAGATTCTCTCCAACTGTTCCAATTTGTGTTTTGTTTAGTTTTTCTATCTCTTTCTTCAAAATCTACCTTACTAATTCTATCTCTTAATATTTTTTTTCTCTCTTCTTCCGTTACTTCATCCAACCACATATTTAGGTGTCTACTTCTATTTGGATTATGAAAAACTGAATTTGAGTAATCAATAAACTTACTTGTATCCCCACCGTCACCAGCCTCTTCTCTTAAATTAGCCCATTCTTTTGATTCAACTACATTGTATAAATCACTTAATTCTATACCTTTTTTAATTAATTCATCAACACAGTTTGTTTCAAAAACGATTTCAGTTTTAATATTATCAATAGTCAAACTATTTTTATTAATGTGTCGTTTCCAAATCTTACCACTACCTAAATAAGTAATCGGGTCTTTTGTTGTTTTACCAAGATACTTTAACCCAAAAGGGCTTGTTTTAATGTACAAATAATATTTTGTTTCCATATTCTCTTTTATTATAAATATGGTGATGGGTATAAAAATTACATATTTTTATCATCTTTTTTTAATTTTTCACATTCTTTTAGATACGCTTGATAAGCGTCCCCATCCCAAATATGGCAATTATTATCAACCAACCATTTGATGTTTGTATTCCCCTGAAGAAACCAAAGAAGTTCAGTTACAATTGTTTTGAATGGCATCTTTTTGGTTGTAAGTAATGGGAATCCTTCTGACATTTTATGTCTGATTTGTCTTCCAAATACTGAGATTGTTCCCGTCCCGGTACGGTCAGATTTAGGGGTGCCGTTATCAAGAATGTCTTGAAGTAGGTCTGTGTATGTTTTGTCTAATTTATTCATAAATCCCATATACTTTTTCTTTTTCGTTTTATTTTATTCAGTAGTAATTGTAGTATCATTACTATCACTTGTATTTTCTTCTTCATCTTTTAGTTCTTCAATATGTTGATACCACATCGGGTTTGGTAAACCACTATAGTAGTCCCACAATTCATCGTCGGTTGATTGCGTATTACTCATCATCTAATTCACCTTCTAATTCAAGGTTTTGACCTTCTTCAACTTTACTATCAATGTATTCACGAAGTTCTTTCATATGTTGTAAGAACCCCAATCTTAATCTATGAAATTCCTCATCTTTGATTTCATCCCAATCACTATAACTTTCAAAACAATAATCAAAACCTTCTCCATCCATTCTGTATTGGACTGATTGCCAATTTTCTAATTCATCTTCTGTCATTATTATACGATATTATTTAATTCGTTATTTTCAATCTCCTTAATTTTACCAACCATTTTCTCTAATCCGGAAAACATTGTCTTTCTTTTTTCCTCATACATTTGTCTCATATCTTCCTGTCTACCATCACCGATGAAAGTTTTACTAACTAAATTTTCAATAGTGTTGTGTAGTTTTTCTTTAATACTCATTGGAGAGGATTCAATTGGTACGAATATAATTTTCTCAACTTCGTACCTATCAAATTTCAAATTAAACTTAACCGACCGGGTATATTTTTCAATAACTTCCAACTCAACATTCATATAAACTGTCGGACCTAATTTAGTCCAAAACAATTTTCCGTCTTCTTGGGGATTCGGTAACTGAACCCTGATGTTGGTGCCAATAACGTTCTCCAACATAAAATCTATGTATTTTTTCGTTAATTCCATTTTAATTATAATTTATTCATCCACAAGTAATATTCTGTGGTATTTGACGACCCCGTTGAGATGTCCACAAACTTGGTTCCCAATATGGTTCCATTTGTTATGTTATTCGGTAATATCGAACCACTTAAATTACCCCAAGGCGTCTCATACAAACTCAAGTTATATCCCGAACCTGTCGGTGTTAAGTGATATGTTGATTGATAACCGTTAAACTTATATGTTGATGAGGTTAAGAATACTAATGTATCATTAGTTGACATAACAGTACCCATTGGACCAACTCGGTAATAAAATATTTTCCAAGTTTGACCAACCAAACTCTGTGTTGTAATAACACCTCCATTACCTGGTGGTGGTGTTATAATAATTGGTCCGGTGTTATTAGTTGGACCTTCGTATGGGGGTGGAATTGTACAAGAACCTAATAATAATAATCCTAATAATAATACTAACTTTTTCATATCTTAATTAATTAATTCGTTTATATCTATGTTGTTGTCCTCTAAAATGTCGTAAATTCTATCAAATACCTCTTGAATACCGTCAAATTCGTCATATTCTTTTTCATCATCCTCAAATCTTCTTATCACCTTTTTTCTTAGGTTTTGAGTTATTTCAAATAATGCCGATGCCATATCCAAAGATTTAACGGCTCTCATATGAGCCATTCTGTCATCAGGGTCGTTTAAGTTATACGATAATGTTGCTTTCATATTCTTTTTGTTTTTCAAATTGTTTTCTACCAATACATTTAGTTTCTTCTTTTGTTTCCCACAGACCACCTCTTTTCTCCGGAGGTATCATATGACAATTGTGGGACTTGTCGTGTTTCATTGAATGTCCGATAATCATATCGTTAAACTGATTCCTATTAGTCCAAGGACATTCTTTACAGGATTTCTTACACATACTTTTAATATAAATCTTCTGAAAATAATCTTGTTGTTTCTTCTTTAATCTGACCATACTCAAAAGCTATTTTAGCCCCTTCCTCTCTGTCCACAAATCTATTTGTGTTTGTTAAGAATCCTTGTTCGTATTCACCAACACCGTCTTCGGCATTTGTAACACTTCGTAATCCGGTTAAACTACCCATAGTCCACATACATTGTCCGTGTCTATGACCTAACACCACCAACCCTCTATCACAGTTCTTCGGAAGGACTCCATCAATTACTTTTTTCAAAGGTATATCTTTATACCAAATTGCCGCACATATTATGTATTCTTTTTTATCCATTTGTTATCCGAGTTTAAAATATATTCACCAACAAAATCTTTTCCTCTACTCCATTCATTGGGTGCAATAAGTGATAATGTTAATTCTCCTGCAAAGTTATATAAAAAATATGACTTTCCAACTATCGGCTCAAAAGAAATTTTAGATTCCCACACCATAATAGAAGTATTATACTCATCATACATTTTTTCTATCCTTTCTTTTATCTCTTGATGTTCCCTGTTGAAGACATCCATCATCTTTTTTGATGACTGACTTCTAAACAATGGAACATTAGGTAAGTCAAAACCTTGACCACCGGCACTTGTTGGATACGACTTTAATTTTGCGTCGTAACCGTCTTTCTCACTCCAAACAACTAAATCCGGTTTCTTCTCCATTTATTCAAATTTATCCACAACAACCTCAATACCCGTCATCCGACTAACATCTTCACCAATACTAACACCAGCACTTTCAAACTCACCTTTAACCGTAACAAAAATTGCTGAAGTTATCTTATTCTCAAAAAGTCCATCTTCACCAACATCATACCTTTCAAATAAAGCATAGTCCACAACCTTGAGGTCGGGATATAATGAATGTAATATTTTTTCAAATCTCTTCTGTTCCATAATACCACAAGTATAATAAAAATATTTTCAATAAAAAGTTGTTGCAATGAGATTTTTTATATATCTTTGTCCAATATTAATAATCTAAAACATTTAAAAATGGGGAAACCAAGTTCAAAAGGGAAGTATGTTGTTAAAGTGGGTCTTAACGACATTTATGTATTAGCAACAAAAAAACCGGATACAACAAAAAAACACGGATATTCAATGACTTACGATTTCCGAATCTACAAAAACGGAAAACTTGTTGAGAAAGGATTAAAATCCAAAGACGCAGCTGTAGAGAAAGCATTAACAATTGTCCCATCTAAACAAAAAGCGTAATGAGTGAAATAGAAACAAAAACCGGATTAGACGTATTGGTTGATTTGAATTTAAGTAAAGTTAAACCAAAACTAAGACGTAAAATTGTAAAACAACTTAAGAAAAAAAACCTTCAAGTTAAAATTTATGTTGACGTATATGGAGCACAAGAAGGGTTAGTTGATGTATTCACCGATGCTGTGACAACATTAAAACCTAAAAAAAGAAAGAAAAATAAAAAAAAATAATATGAATTACGGAAAAGAGTTTCAAAAATTCGCAATAGGTGATAGAGGTATCTCAGGACTTAACTTGGATTACTACCAAAAACACATCGAGAGTGTAACTCCATACATTTTGGAAGAAAGAGAGATGAGAGCAACTCAACTTGATATTTTCTCCCGACTTATGATGGACCGAATTATTTGGGTTTCCGGACCGGTTGAGAGTCAGATGGCATCTATCATCCAAGCTCAACTTATCTTCTTGGAAACCACCGATAAAAAAGATATCAGTATGTATCTTGACACTCCGGGAGGTTCGGTATTAAGCGGACTTGGAATCAGAGATACAATGAACTACATCAAACCGGATGTTGCAACATTGAATGTTGGGATGTGTGCGTCAATGGGTTCAGTATTAGTATCTTCGGGAGCAAAAGGAAAAAGAAGTTCATTAATCTTTTCAAAAATTATGACACATATGGTGTCTCACGGAACTCAAGGAAATGTTCAAGACACTCGTATCAATCAATTAGAAGCTGAGAAGTATAACTATATGTTATTCAAAATCTTGGCAGAGAATTGTGGAAAAACATTTGACGAAATGTATGAGTCGTCAAGAAATGACAAATGGTTCAACTCAGATGAGGCAAAAACATTTGGTTTAATTGATAACATCGTTGGATTAGAGACAAACAAATCTATGACAGAGATGATGGTTGGGTTTGATGAGTTCTACTCTAAAGAAATATTAAAACGATAATACAATGGCAAACACGATGACAACTTATGTTAAGGTCGGAAGTCTTAACGAAGAAACTCACAAAAAGTTTGTTGAGTTATTTGAAAAATCAGGTGACCAAGTAAGTCATTTCAACACATTATATGAAACTGATTTAGAAGACATTGAAAGAGAATGGATGTTAGAAAATGTTGGAGCAAAATGGATTCTGATTGAGTGTGATGATTTAGAATATCACGACACAATGGAGTTGGTTCTTGAAACCGCTTGGACAGTTCCAACGGAATATCTTCAAAAGATTGTTGAGTTTATTGGTGGTGATGTTGTGGTATATGGAACATACGAAGACGAGTCATACGACCCAATCGGAGCATTCGTATACGCGGTGGACTACGATGATATTGAAGATTACGAAGAAGTTGAACACGATAGAATCTTTGAGGACGATGATTATTTGGAAGAGATGTACGATGGATTATACGAACTTCGTGATTCTCTATATGAAGGTTATCGTGAAGTTATGGACGAAAGAAGTATTGAAGAAGATTAAACCATTATAAAAAACAAATATGAAATCACATTTTAGAAAAACGGAGTATTACACCTCCCACAACGCCAACGCTCCGGTGGAGTTAGACAGCGAAAAATTCCCTGACTTCAAGGGTGAAACTGAAGAAGAGTTCTTACAATATGTTTATGACAATTTAGACGGATGGGTTGACGGAGAAGGAGAACCATCATTTGACGAAGAAACACAAGACGCTTTGTATGAATTACAACACGGGACAATGGAAGAATATTGGGGTTCTTATCAAAACTATTTTGAGGGAGACCTTCAAATTGGTGAACCAACACCTAAAGACAATTACAAAAACGGAAATTTTAAAACCATAGATTCAATCTCAATCTAATGAAAAAACTATTAAATTGGTTATTTGGTTACTTACCATCTAACACATCGGAAAACATTTTAATGTAAAAAAATAAACTAAACTATGAAAAAAATACTTTTAATTATCGCATTGTCATTATCGACACAAATTTTTTCACAATCAACACCGGTAGATAAACTTCCGGAACCAATGGAATATGGTCAAAAAATTTACTATACAAAAGAGGGTAACCTTATTGTTGAAACAAAAAAGAATTTAAGTCAAGAAGACATCGAGACCGTAAAAAAATATGTTAAAACATATTACGTAAAATATGATTGGTCATCCCCTGAGATATTTGATAAGTCATTTTTCTCAAAAAAAGAAATACTACGTTTTTATAAAATTAAAAAATAAAAAAAACCCTCAACTATTGTTGGGGGTTTTTGTCTTTTATTAGGGAATATAATTTACTTAATTTTTTTGTCATCTTAAGACAAATATTTCTTGTTTGATTAATCTCGTATCTAAAGAATCTTTCATAGTCACCACCAAATCTTGTAATTTTACTAAGATATTTATCGTAGTATCTTTCTTTAGCCCCTTTAAAACCAAATAATTCTTCCATAAAGTTATCCACCAAAAACTCTTTCATATTTCCGGCTTTCCATTGCAATAATGTTTTGAAGAATTGTAATAATGTTAAATCAACCATATCATCATCAGATATGTTCTCTGGGTAATCAATATTATTATCGTCGAATGTTTGTTTAATTTGAGGAATGATTAACTTTAAATCTTCTCTTAATTTTTCATAACTTAAGTTAGCCCCTTTTTTATAATTCTCATAAACTTTATGATTCGTTATAAATTTGTAAAAATCCTTTTTTGTAATCCCACTCTCTTCCAATGCCGCATACAACTCAGTCGCCCTAACCAAGTTTTCAGTTGTGTGAGCAAAATACATATAACTCAATAATTCATTCAATGGTGGTATATTACCAAATCTTCTCTGAGAACCAATTTTATAATCAACTCTTTTGTGTGTTTTAACTATTGGGTCAACAGATTCATCATAAGCGTGTTTTAATTCGTGAGCCAAACTTGAAACCATTAGAGTTCTTTCTTTCTTAAACTCATCAATCACCTCTTGAGTTGTTACATCTTTATCAATCGCAAAACTAATTGATAATTCAACTTTATTCATATTTTGGTTTACCTCATAATTGAACTTAGCATTCATCTTAACTTTACCGTGATGAGTCATCGCGTGCAATAAAATTCTAGGTAATTCCCCGTCCGGATTAGTATAATCATTTATGTCATCAACACTAAACGACACCTTAATTGTCTTAAACTTATAATCATTAATTTGGAAGTCACCCTTTAATGTAATTTTCTTTTTTATAAAAGAATTGATATTATCATTAGGGTTTAGACTTGATATGATTTTGTCATATAGTTCTTGGGCAACTTCAACGATGTTAGTTGGGACACCAACCGCTTCGTTTAATTTTGTATATTGAGATTCTTTAATTTTAATTTTCATATTGATAAATATCTGTGGAAATAAAAAACCCTCCGGAAAAGAGGGTTATATTTCATCGTCTTCCGCCACTACGACGGGGTCCTTGCGGATATCCACCATAATTTGGTAGGACATAATATGGACGAGGTTGATAATAGTAAAATTGTGGTCTATAAGTTTCGTATCTAACGACAGGTAATGGTTGAGTATAAAATTGGTAATGAACCGGTTGGAACCCATTACAAGCAGTTAATAAAAATAAGCTAAGAACTAATAATAATTTATTCATAATAAATAATTTAATTATTAAAGCTAGAATAATAAAGCTCTAGTTTTTATAAATATCTCAATTTTTTAAAAATCTCTGGTGACCATATAATAAATTATGAGAGGATATAACAATGTGGTTCCAATAAGGTCTTCAAGAGTAATATCTTGACCTGAAAGACACATTACAATCGTAAAAAGTAATGTGAATATTAGTCCAATTTTAATGTAAAGAATAAGATATATCATATATTTATAAGTATATGAGAACAAAAGAAATAGAACAATCATTAAAGATGTTTTCCAAATTTTTATCTTCAGATGAAGGTAAAAGGGTTGCGCATATTTTCTCAGATGACATAGAATTTAGATTAGGACCACGTCAACATTTGAATCCTGAAAGTATTGAGAAAAAAAAGGGAAATTATTGGATTATGGTGGACATAATCTATAATAAATCATCTCAGGTTATGATTAATTGGAAAAATGTTCCAAATCACCAAGATATGAGAAAAGAATTGAGACAATGGTTACCATTCTTTGGGTTTTCCAACAATGTTGATATTATGATAGTCCACACTAAAAAAGAAGATGATTTTCCATTATAAACCAAAAAAACACCTGAAATAGGTGTCATTTTCCACTAAAAGTGGTATATTAGTCATTATTTTCCATTAATTTCCTACAGTCTTAACCGGTACGTGGAATTTATCCCAAAACCAATCAATAAATGGTTGTTTCCATTTATCACCAAAATAACCATTTAATGTTGTATAAACAGTATCATCGTAAATAACCAATTGTGGTGATTTAGTTATAGCATCCTTACGAAGTTCCTCACCCCATTGTTCACCTTCATCACTAGTCCAATAATCTTCACCATACCATCTGAATACGGTATTATCACCTTCTTCGTAATCTCCTTCATAAAATTCAATTGCGTAGTCCACTTCATTACCAAAATCATCAATACCTGGCGTCCAACCAATGTTATTGGTGTCGTAGGTATCGTTCAGGTAGTCAATTACCGCTTGATTTAATTTACTCTCAGTTATTATTATTTTCATATTATCTAATTCCGTGTTTTACACTATCCGCATCTTGTTTATAAGTTTCATTAAACCATTTTAATAGTGGTTCATCAAAATTACCAAAATAACTTGACAATTCCTGAGACAATTTCCAATCCACATATAATCTAACTCCGGGATATGCCGGTCTTGTGTTGCCACCTTTCTCCCAAAAAACCGGACCACCACTAACAACGTGAAATAATACGTCATTAGTTTTTGGGTCAAAATATTTATAACCGTGACCAAAAGACATACTTTTAGTCGGTCGTCTTTTTAACCTACCCATCTCAGGAAACTTACCCTCGATAAAAGTTTGGATAATATTTTTTCGTTGTTCTTCGGTTATTATAATTTTCATATCAATAAATATCTCACAACAAGATATTATCAATAACTTTCCCGATTTCCTTATACACCGGACAATTACAGTGGGGGTCACCTTTACCAATTGGAGGTTCAATTATTGTCCCACCCAAGTCTTCATATAGTTTGTAGTATTTCTTAACCTTACCATAACCGGTTCGTTTAAGACCACCCCAACCCCAAGAACCCTGAATCACATAAATTTTGGCATTTGGAAATGTAATCCATAATGTTTTAAATAATTTTTCAATTCCTTTATCCACATATAGGTCGTTGGTTCCAATACACAGAAAAACATTTTGGACATTGGTCAAAACTTTATGTCTCTGAACCATTTTTGTAAGGACTGGGACATCAATCCCACCTTTCCATAGTCCAACAACCCTCTCCACTTTTTTTGAGTTCCTATCAACATACGGAGTTTGGGAATCTCCGATAATAATGTTGTTGGGAATTTGTGAATACCCAACCAAACAAAACAATAAACAAATAATAAATTTCATATTCTCATTAAATTAAAAAACCCCCGTTTAAATGGGGGTTAGAATTATTTAGACGAAACTAAATAATATGTGGTTCCTTCACGTTTAATATACACGTCTCTTGGATTGTCAACGGTCGGATGGGTGTTCCAAGTTTCTGTTAAACCTATCTCACCATCCATTGGTTTCATAACACATTTTTTGTCCACGAACTTAATAGTTCTTGTTATTTTAGATTCTTCCATAGGTAAGTATAAATAAAAATTATTCATCAATCAATAATCTATGGTAATATTTTAGTGATTGTTCTGGAACCATTTTTATCCAAATACTTTATCACGCAGTTATCCTCATTGAGAATGGAACAATATCCAAATAAAGAAGTAACAAAATCTTCAATCACCATACTCTCACAACCGGGAATGGTGAGCATATATTTGTAGGACATATTATCGACATAAGCACCCTTAACATTTTTGAGAATGATTTCAAAATACTTTTTTTGGTTATACCGGACGAGCACCTTTAACTCGGGATATAACTCCTTCAAAACTTTTCTGATGATAATCAACTTCTTCATTTAAAAAATATAAAGAATAATTTGATAATAAGAAACCATTGTCTTATTTTTGTGCTATGGAAAAAGTTATACATAAATTAATTAATGAATTTACCGAAGGGGTGGACACCTATACCCATAATGGTTCCACTTGGTTAATCTTCACCGAATCAAAACAATGGGTAATTGAACTAACCGATTCTAAAACTTTGTGGTATAACTACAATTTTTTTAAAAGTGTTTTTTCTTATACCTCAATGGATGTTGTGGATAATCAACAATACATCACCAAATGGGTGGAAGATAATGTTATAAATAAAGTTAAAGACACCATTTTGGAAAAAAACATTACGGAAGGTGAAGTTGAAGAAATTATTGAAAATGGGGTAAAATATACTTCGGTACTAACACATATTGATTTTGGTGAACTTGATGACACCATTCAAAATGGGATAAAAGAAACTCGTTCGGAAATAAACATTACTGAAGGTGAAGTTGATGACATCATCCAAGATGGAGTGAAAGAAACATCCAGCAATGTAATGATGTTCCAATCAATGAAGGTTGAAGACACAATTCAAAATGGTGTGAAAGAAATTTACGATTATAAAGGTCATAGATGGGATGTTAAAGATGTTATTCAAGATGGGGTGAGAGATATTTCCCCAATGACACAATATACTGATTGGCAAGTTGAAGAAATAATTGAAAATGGGGTAAAAGAAATAAACCACATTAAAAATAATGTGAGAGAAACAAAACAATTTGAAGAACATCTTGCCGACACAATAGATGCTGTGATTAATGAAGGTGTGATTGAAACCAGTCATAGAAGCTTATTGAAAAGAGGAGAAATTGAAGATATCATTGATGGTGGGGTGAAGAAAACTCTTAACACTGAGTATATGCCTAATGTAATGGTTGAAGACACCATTCAAAATGGGGTGAAACACACCCAAGAAAGGATAGTCATAAAGAAATCAATAGTTGATGACGCAATTGAAAAGGGTGTGAAACATACCGAATATGGTGATTGGTTAGATGGTGATGAAAGGTTAGATGATATTGTTGAAAATGGTGTGAAGAAAACATCTTTGAAACGTGGTACTCGTCCATTTATGGTTAAAGATACCATTAAAAATGGTGTAAAGGAAACCAATCCCGTTGATGTTATGAAGTTTTTTGATAATAAAATGGAAGACGCATTACAAAATGGTGTAAAGGAAACAAAACAAAAAAACAATGCTCTTCTGATTTTAGACACTAGCGGTAGAGAACTTATTTTAGAATCACATCTTGTCGTTAGAGATGGTGTGAAGGAAACCAATTACGACACAGATAACTATACAGATGATGTTAAAGAGGTGATAAGAGAAGGTGTGAAAGAAACCTCTCATCGTCAATACCTTAAAACCTATGATGTTAAGGATACCATTCAAGATGGAACTGAACACGACCGTTGGATTTTGGATGGATGTGACGACCCTGTTGATGTGGTTCTTGATAATGGTGTGAAAATAACTACACCCTTACTAGCTCGTGAATATACAGGAGACATTGATGAGGTTCTCGGAAATGGTGTGAGAACTTCTCACCCACGTCAGTATGTAGGCGGAGATATAGTTGATAAGGTGATTGATAAGGGTATAATAGAAACCCACGATGATGTATATCACCACAAAGGAAGAATTGATGGTGTGATTAAAAATGGTGTGAAAGAAACACACAGAGAAATATGTGAATACAAAGAAACCATTGATTATATTATTCAAACCGGAATTAAAGAAACAAAGACACCCGGCGATGGTGACATTTTATCAACCGTAGAATGGATGAAAGAAAATAACTCAACTAGTTACCCAAAAATGATTGATGATGTTATTGAGAATGGTGTTAAGGAAATAAAAACACCTAACAAGGATGGTGATATTCAATCAACATTAGAATGGATGTATAAAAATAATTACCAAGATGATTATAATGGTTCCAAAATGATTAATAATGTTATTGAGAATGGTGAAAAGATAAATGGAACTTACGCTGGCGGTCAACGTCAAAGTGAAAAATGTAAATCCGTTGTTGAATATGGAACAAAAAACCCCACCGATTAAAGTGGGGTTATTTTTTACAATTCAGATTTTAATCTTGAAAGGATTTCGTTGTTTTTATTCATTATTTTTAACTTCTTAACAACATTTACTCTGTTTTTTTTAGGTTTCCCTATTTTTTTTGATTTAGACATAATAATGATTTATTTATAAGTATCCTTTACCAAGTTTTATGTATCCATTTTTTAACAATATCATTAGATGTATTAATTATCTTAGCAATTTCTTTAGTAATCATTCCTTCACCCCTTAATTTAATCATTAAATCATATTGTTCTTTAGTTAATGACCTTCTAGTCATTGCTCTTTTTGATATTTGTTCTTCAGACCATTTAACCCACGGCTTTTTTTTACCTATATGAGATTTAGACATTTTATCTTTTGTTTCATCACTATGAATTCTACCCACATTAAACCCGTTTGGTTTTTTAATACCTTTTAATTTTTCACTACGTTTAAAGTTAGATTCTTTAGACATTATTATTCCATTATTACCGTCACCACCTAATGTTGCGTTATACCCATTGTGATATGAATCGTATAATTGTATATATTCTATCTCTTTTTTTAATACAATTTCTTTACTATCTACTTCACATAATGTAGTAACATTCCAAGAATCAACACCATATTTTCGTATTGCATTATAAAATTTACGATTATCTCTAATTTTTATTGCATCAGATTTATGCTCGTTCCAACGAAAATCCACAGATTTACTTGTCCAACCAATATAACATTTGTTGTTATTAATATTTTCTATTTTATAAATAAACGCCATAATTACTACCACGCCCTACAGCTCCAGTATCGTGCGGAATCTTTTGGTCCTGGATTTTCACAATGATGTCTTGCTCTAAAAGATTTACGATGAGATGGACTATTTTTTTTAATTCTCATATTAGGGTCACCAAAATTAACCTTAACAACATTTCCTTTTCCGTTTTTAACATATACCGAGCGTTTTTTTGGCCCACCAGGAGTTAGAAATGGTTTATTGAGGGTTACTTTACGTCCCTGATATTCAGCTTCAGTCAATAAGTCACCAACAACAAAGTTGGTCTCCTCAACTGAACCATAAAAACTATCATCCAAGTTGTTGAATAGTTTGTTGTATTGTGATTCTGTAATTATTAATTTCATTTTTTTTCGTAATGTGTCATTGTTGGTTTATTTCCGGTTCCCACTTTTGGGTCTTTCTTTTCAGCTCTTCTCTTTTGTTGTGTCATCGCTTTCTTCTCATTTTTATCATATGAGGAAGCAACCTTTGGAGTTTCAGATGAAACCTTTTTTGATGGACGACATTTTGGGTATGACTTTCCATCAGCATCTTTTCTTCCACAAGGTGGATGTTTCCCGTCAACTTTTTTACTTACATCAACCCACTTCTCCTTAAACCATCTTTTCAAATCTTCATTAACATTTTCGTTTTTTGGTTTAATTCCTTTCTTCTTCATATTGATGGCAATCGCAGCCTGTTGAGCCGGACTTGACGCTTCGTTAGTTTCCTTTTTCTTTTTTCTCCAACCACCACCTTTTGATTTATATCGTTTGGCAGCAGCTCCATTACAATAAGCACTTGGACATACTTTATATCTTGACCTCGCCCAAGCCAAACATTGTGACCATAACGACGGGTTGGTAGGTTTGTTTTCCCCTTCAGTTATTAAACCTTCCAATATAGTTTCTTGTCTTTCTGTTATAATAAGTTTCATATAAATAAATATCCCCCAACTTCAAAATAGAAACTGGGGGATTAACTTTATTTATTACAGAACACTTCTAACGGGTAAATCATACTTACTCTCAAACCACTCACCTAACAATTCTCTAAATTCAGTTCGTCCAACACAAAAAATATGTTGAACCTCTTCTTGTAAACCCGCATTAAAAAAAACAATTTCAGCATCAACAGAATATCCAAACGAATCACATCCCTTAATAGGTTTAATCCAACCCGGGTCTTTTTCATCCGGAATTAGTTCTCCGTAACAAAATGTGTCAAAGTATTTGAATACCAAATTTTTCATTTGACAAAGATACAAATAAAAAACCCACTATCAAAGTGGGTTTAAATTATATTTCTTCTCCGAAGATATCATCCGTCCAATTCTGAGGAACAAGAATGATTATATATCCTTGTCTAACTTCAATTGATGATTCCGGTACTATTCCTTCAAGTTGTTCCATTATCTCAGGTTTATCCTTGAAAACAACTCTCAACTTACCATCGGGAGCGGTGTCAACAACCTTATGGTTAAACCCGTCCATAACTTCCTTGAATCTGTCAAGTCCAACTTTTTCAAACTCTTCCTGTTCATCATCAGAATCAATATCTAAGTCTCCACCTAAAAATCTTTCAGGGACATTACTCTCCCCACCACTTTTTAGATATTCAATTTCTTCATCAGTCATACCCTCAAGACCAACCTCGTTATATAAATCTAAAATAATATCGTAGTAGTCCATATCGAACTGTTCATTCATAATTCTCATTACAATATTTCTTAAATCAGATTCTGTTAATTTTATAATTTTCTTTTTCATTTTAATTGTTTAATATAAATATGTGGTTATTCTGTTACTGACATTGTTTATCGTAAAAATTCCTAAGATAATATCCAAAATTATGTACCATAAAATTATATAAATCATCTTTAGTTTTATTATCGACATCTTCACTAGTACTTTGATAAAAATCATCAATAAGGTCTTGAACCATCATATCACAAATATCACTAATGAAATTACCTACACTATCGTATTCACAAGCATTATTATTTTCTAAAATTGAAAATTCCAAATGGTTTTTAATTACATTATAATCATATCTTCTACGAAATGCAATTGGTATATTCTCCATCAATAAATCTTCCTGTCTCTCAGTAATTATTATTTTCATTTAGACGTTATAAATAAATTTTAGTTATATAAATTTTCGCATTAGGAATCCATTGCTCAATACTATATTCAATCATTGGTAAAATTATTTCAAAATCTTCTCTATCTGTATTTAAATAAAGATTAACATTAACACTAATACCATCAGTTATTTTTATTTCATCAACAACAATCTTTTCAACGGAACCAACCTCATTAATTTCATCCATTTCACCCAAACCCCACTCTTCATCAGCCTCTTGACGTAAGTTATTTAACTCATCATCAAGAATTTCTTGTACTAAAGTTTTTATTTGTCCAACTTTACTTTCTGTAATTATTATTTTCATTCTTCAACCAATTTATTAATTATTTCACTTAAACTAATTCCCAACATATCAATATTAAGCATCGACAAGAAATCATAATAGTCAATTTCATAACCGGTACTTGTATCCACAATAAACCAAATTTGTTTTTCTTGTTTCTGAACCAAATAGTTATGTCCGTGAATATTTGAGAATAAGTACATCGGACCATAGTTATTTTGATAATGATTAAAAACATCTTTTCTATCACCAAATACATTATGTTTTTCTGAACCGGTTAAATTCTCCCAACTTGTAATCATCTCAACACGATGGGTCAAATCATACCCAACATATTTGTTGATTAAGTTTTTAAATTTATTTTCGGAAATTATTATTTTCATATTAACTACCTGTATTTAATCCGGGACAACGACCACCTTTACAAGGAGATTTAGGACCATTATCACTACCCCAAAAAGTTCTTTCCCCTTTTGGTTCAGGAGCTTCAGCAGCATTCTTCTTTGTTAAATCATCAAACTCTTTATACCATTGGTCAAAAGTTTGTCCTTTTTTCTTACCTTCAGAATTATCATAAGATTTTTTCCAAACAATTTTATTTCTTTCTTTCTTTAAAGAATCTTTAACAGCAAACGCTTTAGCCCTTTCTTGACGTAGAGCCTCTGCCTTTTCTTTATTAAGTTCAATTTGTTTTAACCTTTGTTGTTGAGGTGTTAGAATAGTAGTCGTATTCCCACTTGATACCGGAGGTGTTGGTTGTTCAACCAAATTGTAATACTGAGATTCTGTGATTCTTATTTTCATATTAATAAATATCCCCCAACTCCGAAATAAAAGGGGGCGGGGGGATTTGAAAACGACCGGAGGGAGTTCGGGTCCGGAAAGACATAAAAAAAATTCACTGGATTATTTACTAGGTTAAAAATAATTACTATCTTTACAAAAAAAATAAAGATGGAAAAAATTATAAAATTGTTAGAAGAACATAGACAAGAGTTCTTAAATGTGGTGGATAATTTCTATGATGAAAAATACCCAACAAAAAAACCAAAAACCCTATGTACATTTAAAGTTGCGGGAAAACATTACGATAGTGACGTATTCACAAAAAATTATAGGTCGTTCTTATCGGATTTGACCTCATCGATGGGTCCCAAAGCATTTAAAAAAGTTTTGGGGAGATATGTGGAATTCGACCCAAAAGATTTTCCTAAATCAGTTTTAGAAAGAGGACAATACGAACAAATCAATGACGCATTCTACTTATCCACATATTCCTCAACAGAAACAAAAATAAGTCACATTGTAGATTTATGTGAATTCTTAGATATTCCATTAGAATTAGAATATCCAAAAACTTACTACACCGACATCGCAAGACAATTAGGTATTATACAATAAAAAACAAACCCCTTCTTTTCAGAGGGGGTTTTAATTTATTTTTTGCGGATAAAAGTGAAAGACCCTTTTCCGTCAGTTCTTTTATAAGTTTTTCCTGATGGGTCGGAACTTAAATCTTTAACTCCTTCAATGTTACGTTCAGATGTGTTATTTAAGTTAGTAATAATTATCTTATCACCATTTACTCTATCAATTTTAAGAGATTGGTTTTGAGATTTTAATCCGTTGGTTACCATATTTCCAATGAAGACATTTCCTGAACCAATCATAAGACCTTGTTCTGAAATTAAATCATATTGTGATTCTGTTATAATAATTTTCATATTAATAAATATACACCAATCCAAAAAAAAATTACACCTTACCAAACATATCAAAGAACTTATCCTTGTTTGTTCTTTCGGGGGGAAAGATAAATGACTGAACGTGAAAGGATACAAATTCCATCTCACTACCATAGGTCATTTTAAAATAATCCCCAATCTCCTTACCGTATTCATTCTTACTTTTCTTCATTCCATTATGATTATCAAAATATAAATCAATACCAACCAAATACTTGTATACCGGGTCAAAAGTCATTGGGTTATAAACAGTCTGTTCTCTATACCCAACCGAAACAATATTCAAAATCTCGGGACACATCTTTACAACAACATCCTTGAATGTTGAAGGAATAACAATTTCCTTATTATCAGGAAATTCATTGAAGGTAGGTTCCGGTGTGGCAATCCGAGACGGAACACCAACATAGGGTCCATCATAAAATAAAATATTATCTTCGTTTTCCATACTATCTCTATAATTGAATTGGTAATAATCTTTCAGGTAGATATTGTTCAGGACAAACAATGGTTATACTATCAATGTAACCCGGATAATCCAATAAGTAACTCATATCCACCTCATAGGTTTCCCTATAGTTCAACACAATATACGGAGTGGTAACCTTATTGTCAATTTTGATTCGAACCTTTTCAAAATCAAATTGCATAAAACGATATTCTCCATTAACTTCACCCATCAGTTTTACAACCGTTGAGGTTTCACTCTCGGAACTCACCGAACCGGCAATCAAAAAGAACGAACCCGATGTGTGAGTCTCCGTCACATCCTTATTGACCAACTGTCTCAAATAAATTCTATCACTATGATAATCTTTATATTCCCTTGGCTGACATCCAACCATCAACAACACAGCAAATAATAACAATAACTTTTTCATCTTAATATATTTTTAAACAAAGATACAAATAAAAAACCCCACAATCAAGTGGGGGTTAATTTTTTTACTCAGCAGAATCAAATAGCTGATTCCATCTCTTACCTTCTTCGTATGGATTACTAACATACTTGTTAAGTTCCACCATCGCCTCACTTACATTCGTAAATGGAATCTCCTTACATCCTACTCTAACAACACACCCCACACTCAAGAAACGAAGTTCAATAGTGTACTCTCTTAAGATTTGTTGTTTGTTCGGAATGTACTCTTTAGTTAATTCCCCTCCGTTACCTGTTGGTCTTGATTCAGACATCATTGGTCTGTCCCCAATTTCTCTCGGTCTTTCTGTTACGTCTTCTCCGTACATAATATTTTTGATTAATAATTTATAATACCCAAACATAGACATTTGACTTTTAATAGTCAAATAAAAAACCCCACAATCAAGTGGGGTTAATATTATTTTATTTTTTTACTAATAGTCAGGATTCTATCTGTTGGTGAATAAACTGGTGGTTCAGGACTTTCCCAATATCTACGACCCTGTATTATTTTATAATTACGGTATATTGGTCCATTTGATATTAAGATATAATCTGACTTATACGACAATTTAGGTGGTCTATTCCTATGTGAAAATGGAATATAATATTTACCATCTAAAGTATAGATTCCATTATTTTTAGCATTTACCGGTTGAAAAATTATTTTTTTCCCTTCATTCTCAACCACAATTATTTCAGAATAATCGGTTTTTGTTGACGGACAAAAATTTTGAACAACTCTTGAATTAGGTAAGAATTTTTGAATATACGGTTCATAATTACTTTTAGACATAAAAGTTGGTTTATAACTAATATTTTTAAGTAAAGTATTTAAAAATTCACCTTTAAATAACATTTCTCTTTTATCGTACACCCATTGAACAAAATCGTTATGTTCAAAAGTTTTCATTTGTTTAATATACGATTTAATAATTAAACTTATTGGGTCGTTTTCAAATATAACATAATTAAGTTTTGACCAACTAACACCATTTTCATTAATAGAATTTGGTAGTGGATAAATATTTAAAAATCCTTCGGTTTTATCACAATATTTTGAATCATAAACACCATAATTATCACCATAGATTTCTTTTAATGATTTTTCAATAACATTACGAAGGTCTTTACAGTAATTGTTATCACAATAACCTTTGTTAGACCTATAAACTTTTGAACGTTCATAAAATAATCGTTCAGTTTCTTTCTCAGATAACTTACCAATATGTCGTTCAAACTTTTCATCAAAATTAATATTATATTTTCTTCTAATATCTGATAAATTCATATAAAAATTTGAATTACCTGATTTTTGAACCAAATCTGCATCAAATATATATTCCTTCCCTGTTGTAATATCTGTGAATATAAACATTTCAGTTTCCGGATTTTTTTCAAATCGTCCCGTTGACTTAAATTGGACCATATAAATTCCAAACTGAGGTAATAAATGAGGTTCACTAAACCCATTAAAATCAATACTCTGAGTTTGTTCCTCAATCTCCTTTAATATTCTATACTGTTCTTCTGTTATAATAATTTTCATATATATAAATATACACCAACATCAAAAAAAGGGGGCGGGGGGATTTGAGAACGACCGAAGGGAGTCCGGACGGGGAAAGGTTTAATTTAAGTCTCTTACAAACAAATTCATATATGGTGAATTAGGTTCACCAAATTTATTGGCAACATATTCTTTACAGATATAAATCAAAGCTTCTTCATACATCCCAAACATACTTTTAGCCGTTTTAAAATCACTAATGTCAAATCTTATTGCTTCACTTTCCGTATTATATTCAAAAGCAATACGACCATCATCATTCATATATTCATACAGAACGTGGGGTGACATCATAGTAACCGGTCGTCGGGTGCGTTTCTTATAACCCTTATAGGTCATATCAAAATATTTAAAGATGAGTTCTTTCTTTCTGTTCATACAAATAAATATCCCCCAACTCCGAAATAAAAGGGGGAGGGGGGATTGAGGACCGACCGGAGGGAGTTCGGGTTATGTGAGGTTTGTCAACAATATACAAATCACCGGACAACTATAACTCTTTTCGCCGGTAGACTTATGGTCATACACATAATCCACAACGCGGGGGTCATCAAAATTAATATCCCCAACAATCCCCTCAATACCATCCAACTCATACTTCCCATCAATATCAACAACAAACAATCTCGGAACATTAGAAAACCGGGACTCATCACCATACATCATAAGATATCTACATACCTCATACGGATTCTCAATGGCAACATCCCTCCAATCATCACCGTACTCTTTCTTAAATTGGTTGGTAACACTTCTCGATACCTTTTGGTCAAACCCAATTCCATTTATATAGAAATCAATTCCCCCCCTATGAGAAAACGTGGGGATGACATCAATACTACTGTTGAATATCAAATACTCTATATAGTCATTCCTCAATGTGTTGAAGATTTTCAAATAAGTAAATTTCTCAATGTCATTCTTTACCTTATCCAATGAACTCTCAAATTTATCAACATCCCCAACAGAGGGGTATACCACATTCTTTACAAGATAGTCATCAAAGTTATTGGATACAAATGGAAAGTTGTAATCACCATAGGAATACTTATCCCTATAATACTTGAATAGTTCCTTAGCTCCCTGTCCCCTCTTATACTTGTCACTCAAGACAAACATATTTCTCAATACATCCCGACATACCTCATATTCCCAATGACTTACAATGTAATCAGTTACATCCCCAATCTTTGAAAGGTCCAAAACCTCAACTCCCTTACGATTATTCTTAACGGGAAGATTCCACTCACCCTTCATATTCCATAGGAATAACTCCTGAGTGGTTTTCCCCCCAAGAATCAACTTAACCTGTTCTCTGTTTATTTCGTATTTTATATTCATAGAACAAAGATAATACATTCCCCCGAATTTCCCAAAAATTTTTCCAGAAATTTTTTTTCACTATTTGACCCCCATATATATTAACCGGATATAAAAAAACCCCTCCGTTGAAGAGGGGGTCTTAATTATAATGTTTCGATATACCACCGAATGTCCGGTCTTTGTTTTTTAAGTAACCTAATCGTCTTCTCACATTCTTTCCTGTTGTCAAATACCTCAGGAAATTCACCATCACCCATTCTCCTTCTAAATTCCTTAGTATTTGGTACGGCAGAGAATCCACCGTCACCCGTATAAATAAACATACCCTTTCCTCTTAAATGGTCAGCATCACCATAAATAACATACCCCGATTCAGATTCCATCAATACTCTCCTAATCAAATTAGTTAAATCCGATTCCGTTAATCTTATAACTTTTTTCATAATATACATTTATAAATAAATATATACACCCCATATATTGGGGGATTTTTTTCCCAAAAATTTTTTATAGAAATTTTTTCATCCATACTTTGTTTAAGGGATTATCCCCCTATATAGGAGAAAAAAGGGGGAAGGAGGGGAGGGGGGATACCCCCACCGGTAGAGAGGGAGGGGTGTAGGGGGGAGATATGGGGGGTGGTGGAATAAAAAACCCCCCTGTAAAAGATAGGAGGGGAGGGTGTATATTTGTTATATCCAAATAAAGTTATCAACCTGACAGGGTGACATATGTTAATAACTTCTGATAACTATCTCATTAAGTATCCGTTCACCTTTAGTTGTACAGGATAGACATAGACTTGATTATTAAATGATGATTCAGATTCGTAGTATAGTTTATATTGTTCGGGTAGGTATTCGTATACGGTCCCAAGTAGTTGTACCACATCTTGTTGTAGTTTATATCCGGGATGGTCATTGTAATCCCCATAGTCATATTCTCTATCGAACTTAAGGTAGGAGAACAATGTATATATCTTTTCGTATTTGGGGTTCTCCTCTACATATTGTTTCCAATAGGGATTAACCGGAACATCTGTATATTCAGATAGTTTGTTGAGGTCTATTATTAAATCAATGTAGTGAGTTGATACATATTGGTCCGTTGTATCATCCATATATCCAATAACAAATGGGTATGTCTTATTGAGTCCTTTGACTGCCATCTCAATACCCTTTCTTTTGATTGGGGTTATATCCTTTGGTGTTGTTTCTTTCATACTAATAAATATATTGAAATAATGTTTGGTAGAGGTAAATTTATTTACCCGCCCGTTAGGAAGTCTAATTTATTATTCTTATCTTTGTATCACTGAATTGGTATAGAGCCCAACAGGGGGCGCGACGATGGGGTTGGAAGAGTAGACTCCACAGCGCTTTATATTTTTTTAATATAAATCCCCCATCTTTACTGAGAATATAATAATTGACCCTACGTGGTTTTGAAAATTATTAGTAAAGAATCCCCCATTTATTTGAGAATGTCATAATTTATTTATATATTTGTACTTTGACGGTGTTCATCACCGGTAACTATTGATATCTTAAACTATGGAAGACTTTAAATCCGGATTTAATCCATTCTCATCTGAGAACATAACTACGTTCCTAATTATATCTGTTATAATGGGGACACTACTTATATTGGTATTTGTAACTGAGAAGTTTATTATCCCCCGACTTAACCAAGAGAGTGGGTTTGTTAAGTTTTGGAAGAAACATATGATTAGTGTTAACCCCTTTGAGAAATAAACTCCTCCACATAGTGTAGGGAATGGTTTCGTATCTCCATATTTAAATCCTTATAATCCCCCTCATTCAGTGGGGACTCTTCATTAATTACAGTTATGACCTTCCACATATCACATTTGATAAGTTGAAGGACATCCTGCTTGATTCTCTTCCCCATCCTCTGATAGGAATATACACATTCTCCTATACCATAATCTACGATATAGGTCTCACCTGACATACTGACAGTGGGGTTAAATGATTTTAGGTACATAATTGTTCATAACTTTTTATAAATATAGTTATCAACAATCCACTTGTACACACTGTCAGGGGGAAATGTTAATAACTTTTTCTGTTAAAATTCTTGATTTTGACAAAATGTCAGTCACGTTCGTCGATGGGGATAATCCCTTTACCACTATTTCCCCCCACTTATGATACAGGATTTACCACTTTTTACCACCATTTATATCTCCCAGCATAGTGAGAAGTCAATTTTTCCCCTCTGTAGGTACTCTCAGGACCAATTATTTTGGTATATACGTTTCCCAGTAAAAAATGTAAGTAATGGTATAGTAGGCGTGGGAACCGTTAGGTGTTAGGAAGATTACTTCAACGACCACTTTAGTGGGGTTTAATTGACCCCTAATGAACGAACTCAATCATCTATATATGGGACACCATAGAGACACAAAACACCATTAAAAGTTATGTTTCGTATCAGTGTAGTCAGTTTAAAACTCACAAGAATGATACAAAAGATAACTTATTAAAACATCCCGTTAAAGTTCAAAATATGGGAATGTTCATTGCAAATGAAAATACGACTACAAATGAACACCATACCGGATAACTAATCGTGTCTCTCATAAGTCCCACTCTGTACGGGGGGACAGAATGTCCCCAATATAAATGGGGGGAAATATTCGTATTTATCCGTATATATACGAATGAGAAAATAGTAAAGGATGAAACTATGAGTGAATTCCGGAACGGAGTGTAGGACTATGAACGAATAGTTTTATCGTTTAGTATTTTTGTGTAATATATTGTGATATAAACTCTTTGATTACATCCCATTTTTCATCAGGTAATTCACTATACACAAAATAATCCCCGTGTAAATCTTCATCAACCAAACTAATTAGTTTATCTAAATATTTTTGTTTTGTTTCATAATATTCGGGATGTAAGTGTTTGATAAATTTGTTAATGGATTTATCTATTAGGTACGTTCTCCGTCTTATGTCATTTAAGTTCATTAAGAACGATGACTCTTCCCTTAATATTCTTCTTATGGATTCTTGTAAGTTCATATTTGTAAGTTCATCATACTTTTTAATTATTCTTTCCCCGAATATTTCTTGTATAAACTTATATAAACCTTCTTCCGGTATAGGTGAATCTTCCACCCACCCATCGGTTAATTGCACAAGTATTTCCTCAGTAATTGAACTCACAACAATAACCATAAATTTATTCGATGACATATTGGCATAATGTTTGAAGTTCCTTGATTGATTATTTAATTTTTGGTTAAAAATACTCTCAAGTTCATCAATACTATATCTTCTTAAGATATATCTCTTTATGTTATTCTTTTGTAAGTTCATACTAATAAATATAAAAAAAGGGAGAATGTTACTTCCCCCTTTTTATTATTTTCTTATGAATAAATTATCTCTTCTTACTTTCTTCATAGTAGATAGTGAATCTCCTTCTGTATCTCTGTATCCTAATGTAAGAACAACTGTGGACTTTAATCCTAATTCTCTTAATCCTAATACCTCATCTACTTTATTAGGTAAGAATCCCTCCATTGGAGTAGAGTCTACTTCTTCGAGTGCTGAAGCAACTAATGAGAAACCTAATCCTATATACGCTTGTTTCTGTGCCCATATTGTTTTTTGTTCTTCATCCATATTAGATATTGTACCAATCATCATTCCTTTGAAATCCTCTAATACATCTACAGGGATATTTCTTTTGGTAGCGATATCATTAATATAATTCTCCACCGCCCATTCGGTAATCTCGTCCCACACCGCGAATACCAATACAGCTGATGAATCCTTTAATTGAGTTTGCCCGTAACAAGCCGGTACTAACTTCTCTTTTAACTCTTGGTCCTCCACCACGATTACTTGGTAAGGTGTTAGTCCATATGAACTCGGAGCCAATCTTGTTGCCTCTAAAATTCTTTCTAATTTATCTTCCGGGATTTTCTCCCCATTCATTTTCTTGGTGGCATATCTCCACTCTAACGATTCTAATAATTTCATAGTGTTATTTGTTTTTTGTTAGTTTTATTATATTTGTTTGAACATCTATGTTTTCTATATTCCATTTACCCTTTGGTAAAGGAAAATAAATTTCATCCCAATTACTACTATCGTTTGTGTCAGCAATTAATTTATTGCTAGTAGATATTCCCACATTCATATACCCTTTTGGTATTTTAATTATTAATTCTTTCATAGTATTATTGTTTGTAGTAATATAATAAATTTCCCCACTTAATCAATAGGGAATTCTAATACCTTAGTAACCTCTTTGTCCCACCCTCTTAACTTATAACCTTTTTGTAAGTTATTAATCATAGTAATGGCTTTGTTTTCAGTATCAAACATAAGTGGATATGTTTCACAATCCCCATTATAACATTGGATATCTGTTATATTATCCCATAGTTTCCACCATAGGAACTTTGTTTGACATTGTATGGTATAATGTTCTTTATTTATCTCCCCCTTTTCGTAGTGTGTATGTTTAACTACTCTATATATTTTTTTCATAACGTTAAATATATAAATGTTTATCTTCATAATCAACCCCACCTTTAATAAAAATGTTTTATCTTTGTTAGATATTTATATTGGTATGAAAATAGTAATCACCGAAAATAAAATGTATAACCTTCTTAATAAATCCCTCGAACATTTGTTTGACGGGTTTAATGATGTCGATTATACTTGGGCCGACTTTAACTGTGGTTGGGGTGTATGTTGTGATATATATGCCGTTGGTTTTACACTTCCCGGTAGTGAACACGATGACTACCTATTTAAACTAATTGATAGTGAGAACTATGATAATAACGGTGACTATGGTGAAGAACTTACCGGCGAGTTACCTGAGATATGTATGGAACATCCCGATATTACCAACCCCCAATTTGATACCATTATCTTTTATGAACTATTTGTGGAAGAACTTGAGAATTACTTAGGACCAATACGTAATTGGGGTACTGAGTTGTTAGGTCTGTTAAACACTAAGTTCGGTATGAATGCTAAGAAAATAATATTCATATGAGAATAATAATTACAGAGAATAAAAGAAACAAAGCCATAACCAAATGGTTAGATGAGAACTACGGTGACTTAGAAAAGTATTCTGCTCCGGGTAGTTTTAGATACATCGTCTACAGAGATAATAATGGTGGGAATGTTTTTAATTTTAATCGTAACACCGGTATAGTTACAATAGTTAATGAAATTTTGTATCAAGATTTAAAACATATGTTTGGTCTTAACGGATATGAATTAAATGATATCTTTATTCCTTGGATTATGGAAAGATATAATGTACACGCTGAGAAAGTTCAATACGCCGAGTTTACCCACCTGTTTTAACCATATATTACACATTTCGGTAATATTCGTGATTATTACACATTTTGGTAATAAAATAGTGAAGGATGAAACTATGAGTGAATTCCGGAGTGGAACGTAGGACTATGAACGAATGGTTTAATCGTTGACTATTTTACTTAACATTAAATGAAAAATCTTATCCACTATACTATGACTTAAATTTTCATATTTTATGTTAAAACTACCAAGATAAAAGTCATCATAATCATAATCATAACCACTTATTTCTTTAGTATATCTTTCTACGACAATATATTCAGGTCTATAATATTCTATTAGTTGTTTTTCCTCGTAAGTTTCATCATACACTATTGAACCTCCCCACGAAAATCCGGGACCACCAACCTCAACATCGTCATACTCTTCACAAAGTTTTGTTACAATATCTTTAATGAATTGAATCTTTTCTTCTTTGGTGAATTCATAATCCCCCATCATTTGTTTGAGTTTGTTATATCCCCCAAAATAACGAATGGTATCATATATACCCATATCGTTAATTAAGTTAGCAACTTTGTTCTCTTTGATAACCCCCATCATTTGGTGGATTCTATGTATGTTCTCTTGTAAGTTCATATTGAATAAAATATATCATCCGGTCTGTTACTTTTAGTTGTTTTAATTCCGTTATTTAATAAAATTATTTTAACAAAACTCCCGCAATTCACAGCTCTTTTATTTTTAATATTACAAACAATTTCATTTGGAACTTCAACTACCTTAGGTAATTTAACTTCATCGTAAAGACCTTGTTCTTTCGCATCCAATTTTGATTTTGACATATTAAATAATTCTTCAGTATCTTCAAATCTATATTTAATTGGTGGTAAAGGTTTTACTCCGTCTTTAGTATATCTATGACCACTCATATCTTTCATAGTCCCATCTGTAAGAACAAATCCTATATGGTCATAATCCCAACCTTTTGGACAATATGGTGATTTCATAACAAATAAAGTATCAGATAAATCCTTATCTTTACTTTCTTTAATAATCCCCATCATTGATTGGATTCTATGTATGTTCTCTTGTAAGTTCATATTAATTAATATGTTTGAATACTTTTCTAATGTGTTTCGGTAATGAATTTATTGGTATTACCTTTGCTTTGATTGTTTCTAATCCTTGTCTTGCAGCTTTCTGAGCTCTGTGGTGTCCGTCTATAATTGTTATGAATTTACCATCATCGTTAACAAAGATTAGTATTGGGTATTGTAAATCAGCACTTTCTATCTTTCTAACCTCATCTTCATCCCCATCCCACGATAGTAAATGTGGCTTTAATTCTTCTACTGAGATATTTTTTACCGGAATGTTTTCTGTAGCATTTAATAAATCCATAAGGGTGATTTTATCCCCCTCATTATTTTGCCAAGATGTGTCGTGTAATCCTTCATTGATTACCCCCATCATCTGTTTAATTCTATGTATGTTTTCTTGTAAGTTCATATTAATAACTTTCTCCTGTCCCTTTATAAATTAGTTTAATACAATCCGATGGTATAGTGTTGAAAGTTACAATATGTTTTTGGTAGTCACCATCATCAAAATGTCTATCTTTATACCACTCAACCTCCGCACATTCCGTATCTATAATCCAAATGTCATCATCATAGGTTGAATCAAACATATCTTCTTTTGTTACAGAATCTGTTGCGAATATGGCTTCTTTACAAGGAGTATCACCGCCAACAAATTGTCTATAACAATCACCAACTGATGTTTGTAATCCCATTTGTTTTATGTCTTTCCTCCACATAGGATTTGATTTGTGAGCAACATATTTTCCCGGTTCGTATTTCATACCCGATGGAGAATATATCTCTTCATTCACAATTCGTATTATGGTGTTAATTAATTTCATATCTTAGTGATTTAATAATATCTCAACCAACTCCTCAATTATTTGTACCGGTAAACTTTCATACTTAGCATAATAGTCCCTTAAATGACTACTAAACTCAGTTTCATATATACTAATGTCTACACTTGTTCGACCTAACCATTCTATTTGATGTTCCTCCCCATCTTCATCACTATAATGAAGTGGGTCTTCATTTATCTCGTGTAAACCAACACCACTACCATCATCACTTAATTCTCTAACTTTCTCTTTGATAAAATTAACCTTATCAATAACTTTTAAGTATGGCTCAATTTTATAGTAATTCCCAAAATACTTAATGGCGTCAGAAACACCCAAAGTTTTAATCATATCAGAAATACTATTATCTTTATCCTCTTTTATAATATCATCACAACTCTTTACGTGTTTGGTAAACATCTCTAATTTCTGTCCGGTGTAGTTATATATTAAATCCCACGCTTCATTCATTAAATCATCAAACATACGTCTTACTGATTGTGTCGCTGGCCAATTATCACTCCCATACCCACCAATTAAATAAAAATCAACCCTGTAGTTATTGTAGGGATATTCCTGATGCGGTAGTTTGGTTCTATTGTCAGGATGTTTAACCTCAACCTTACAAACAACGTCTTTGTGGTCTTTAACAAACCCATCTAATAATGTTTGAATTACCGAAGTTAAATCTTTTTTAGATTCTTCTACTAATATACTCTTTATGGTTCCTATTAATTTCATTACTTATCTTCAGGTAATTTAGTATCTTTGATAAATTTCTTGTGTGAATCCTTATACGATTTTTGGGTTTCATCGTTCACATCTTTGGTGTATTGCCAATTCCAATACAAGTCATTGTTTGGTTTGAATCCATAAAACTTATGAACATCTTTCTGTATTTCAGTTACATTCTCACCGTTCCAATTCTGTCCAACACAAATGAATCCGGTCTCAATATCTTTAACAAGATTTGATTCACCCAATGTTGTATGTCTGTTCTCAATCCAAGTCAATCTCTCAATTAAGTTTTGGTAGAACATATTGGTTTGTCCCCATCTTATGGAACTAAAGAATATAACTGCGTCAGATTCAAATAACTCTTTGGATATCTTCCATAACTCATCCTTTGGATTGTTATAACTTGCCCAACATCTATGGTCTCCGGATGGATTCTTTTTCTTATCTTTGAGCATTGCTTTAAGTAACCCACAACTGTTACCGTCTTTTCTTGATACATTTCCTTCACAAGGAACGATATTAAGTTCAGAGACATCAATAAGTACTGAAGTATCTTTTAACTCATCGTTAAGATACATTGCAATCATCTTTGATTTTGGTATGTCAAGGTTTTTTTCATCCCAATTATATCTATTGGAACAACTTAAGATTAGAACCTTTTTCTTTTCTTTAAGAATATCTAATGTTTTCTTAATTGATTTCCACGCATCTGATTGGACCATCTCTTCCGAAATCATCATTTCTCTTATTCTTTGTATATTTTCTTGTAAGTTCATTATTTTGTTTTTTTAACACAATTAGGGTATTTCTTACCAAACATTGTCTTCATACCTTTTTGAGTATATCCCGCCCAACATTTTTCCGTAAGTTCCTCCTCCTTCATTTCATTTTTTTTATGTTTACCATCACAATGAGCTTTCTGACTAAATCCTTTTGGGTTATTACAGTTAATAGATTTTTTGTACTTTTCTGACCACTTTTCCGTAAACTCACCTTCTTTCATTTCTTGAGTTTTCTTTTTTGATTCTTCTTTTTTAGATTCAATATACTCAAATGCAGTTCTTAATCTTTTTTTAACTTCAGGGTCTTTTGCTCTTTCTAACGCAACTCTCAATCTTTGATGTATAAGATTAATGATTTGTGATTGTCTGGCGTGTGATTTTGATTTGAAACTTTCTTTATTCAAAGTATCAACAATATCTTGTTTTGTTTTAAACTTAACGGAAACCGTATCATTTGGATTTTCATCGGTATATAACCTTCTATCCGAACCTTCAGGTTTTTTACCAGTCCCAACCTTTAGGTCACTCTCATTAATCACTCTTTTAACTAATGAAATAAGTTCTGATTCTGTTAGTCTTATTATTTTTTTCATATTACCTATTATATGGTCTAAACCTTGCTGGGTTTGCTTTTATTGCCGACTTTGGAAATCTTAATCCAACTCCCTGTTGTCTTGCATTTTTTAATGTTCTTGCGTATTCTGTTAATTCTTCACTATCAATATTATCAATAGATTTTACTAATTTATGACATTTATCAGATACACCACCCTTTTCGTGGTCGGTTATGGATATTTTTACTTTATCATAATTTATTTCAATGTCCGGATGATGGTTTTGTGTTTCAGCAATTTTCGCAATTTTATTAACAAAATCAATAGCATCATTAAAATCTTTGAATTTGAAAGTTCTTTCTAATTTTTTATTAGAATTAACCCAATTTTTTGATTCAAACATCATTTCTTTAATCCTTTGTATATCTTCTTGTAAGTTCATAACTATAAATATATTGTTTGGTGGAATAGTTTTAATTTTGTATCTTTGCTTTCTAAATAATACACAATGGAAGTAACTGACAACATCGTAGCAATTAATTTACCTAAAATTAAAAAGTATATTAGAAAACATCCTGTAACCGGAATGGTTGAAAGAGAAGAATGGTTTCAGTTTAATTATAGAGTAACCGGAGTTAAATATGAAGAGAGTAAATGGTCTTGGAATAGAGTTTTGTATGTAAATGTTGAAGTGTCAGATAAATATTGGATATTTAATTCTAACTTAAAAAAATCCGAATGGCGTTATCGTAAATATATGTGGTCATCAGTAAGAAGAAACCAATATATTAGAGGTTATGTGAGAGACGAAGTTAAACAATTTTTTGATATCTTCTCAATTCCTTGCAGAGTAGAAATTAAAACAATTAAAATGAAACAGGAATAATTTAATATGTTTGAACTATGAAAACAATAAAATTAACGAAGAAGGAATATAATAAATTAATTAAATCCGTAGTAGAGAAAACCGCTCAGGACATTCTAGCTATGATTGGTGAATCCACCACAATTATCTATAAAGATAAACCTATGGAAGTTGTTAAAACACCAATCAACGTTCCGAACTCTCCACTTAAACCTATGGATAAGAAACAAGAGATGATTGAGTCGTTGGAATATCTTAAGAAAAAATCTGTAAAATCTAAACAGGATAAAATATCAATTGAGATGTTGGAAGCCGTGTTAAGAAATATGAAGTAATTACCTTTTGTGGTAGGATAGACCCCATAAATTGGGGTTTATCTTGTGGTGATTGATAATATATTTCATTCCCCATTCACTACGCATTGTGTAGTGTTGTGCAAACAGAATATAATAAAAAATGTCCGTTATTACGGACATTTAATCATAATCACCAATTAAATTAACTTCTTCAGGTTCTATTCTTAATCTATCTTTAAACCACCAACTAATAATACTCTCAAGTTCTTCATCACTAAATGAGAACAATCTTAGTGGTTCCCACATACCTTTATTAACTTCCAATAAATCATATTTTTCTGACCACCACATCAAAATGTTATCACTTTCATCTCTGAATATTATTTGTTGATTACTAAATACAGAATCTTTATTTAAATCAATATACTCACGAGTTAATTTACTCAAGATATCGTCTAATATCTTGTAGGATAATTGGTATCTTTTATTTTCTGTTATTAATATTTTCATAACTCATTATCTATCCACAGCTCAGAATATCTCACTATTTTATCAGTTAATTCCTCATAACATATCCCTATCATTTCCTCAAATTCTTCTTTAGATGAAACAAAAGTTCTTAAACTCATAAAGTAATCCGGATATATAATTAATTGACCATTACTTGGTCTATATAACAATCCTGTAACCGCATTATCATCATATACCTCATCATAGTAGATATAAATAATACTTGTACCACCACCCATTCTTGTTGGAGTTAATTTATTAAACAGGGTTTTAAACTCTGTTCTAAATAACATATCTCTTTTATTTTCTGTGATTACAATTCTCATACTTACATCATTTTATATTCAATACCCCAATGTGAACCTGACATATCAATATCTAAACCAAACATACGATTAACATCAGCTCTAATTTCTCTTAATGTACGTGTTGGACTATTCTGCATCTCACCACCTTTAAACCCAACATTAATGATGTTTCTATTTATTGTTCTTCGCTCACTTTTATCACCACTTGCTAAATAAACATCCTTTGTTGTAAATGTTACATTTTTAACTACATCATAACCATTGAGGATATAGTCCTCAATTAACTTATTATACTTACTTTCTGTTATTAATACTTTCATTATATGTAATCTGTTGTAAATTGAGTAACTTCTAATCCGGTATTATCTTCAAACCATTTTTTGAATATTGGTTTCCATATGTCACCAAAAGTAGAATCTAATCTTTTAGCGACAACAGGATAAACAGATAGTAAAGGACATTTATAATTGTGTAGATAACCGTAACCTGCAAAAAATTCATCTTCCGGACCAGCGTTTGCATTACATCCATAATAAATGTAAGATTCTTGGTCATCAACAAAGAAAACAATATCACCCCACTTATCAACCTCATCTTGATAACCAATATCTGATTTACTATTACCTTTCCACCCATAATCAGGATAATATAAATCATCCAAATAATCGATAACGACTTTCTCTAATCTACTCTCAGTTATTACTACTTTCATTAGTTTCCTATTCCGTTATTTCGTGAGTTATAAACACTTCTGTATTTACTTTTTAGTTCATTATCAGGTAACTTTTCTAAATCATTTCTTTTATGTAATGTTTGGTTATCTAAATAATCAATCATTTCATCTCTACTTATATTATCAACGTCAATCATCTGATAACATTTACGCCAATTGTCAAAAGTTAGTGTTTCATCAATTTCTAATTCAGGATGACCCGTTTCTTGACCAAACTTGGTTGTGTATTTATCATCATACCATTCGGTAATTATATTAAGTATAAACGCCTTTCTAACCTGTAATATTTTAGCTAAAAACTCAACTTCTTTCTCATCAACATATAAATCACCAGCAAAAAACTTTTCTTCATCACTATCCTCATCATTAAAAAAATATTTTGCCTCCATAACAATATTGTTACCTTTACACCACTCTTCACTATAATTTCCATAATTATCTTCAGGTGGTGGGATGACTCTTTTTGAATCGGAGATTAAACTCTCCATATGTTTAATAATAACACGTTCTAAGTTCGGATTAGATTTTTGAAATTTCTTTTGAACTTCCTCTCGTAATATCTTTTTAATTAATTCTTTCATTATTTACCACTCTTAATTATTAATTCACCAAGAACTTCAATTAACCCAACCAATTTTTGGAACTGTTCCTGTCCCATATTAACATCTTCGGATAAACCACATAGTTTATCAAGGTGTTCTTTAAATTCGACTTTAGATTCTTTGATATCAAACTTTCCTTCGGAAGCTTTCTTGTAGTAAGGTAATTTTACAACAAAATGGTAATATGTTAACATTGACGCACCACCTTTTTCTTTTGCATTCTCAGTAATCTTTGATGCACCATCAAATCTTTTTTGAGCAAACTCTTCAAACTTAGTTTGTTTTTCCTCTTCTTCTCTTAACAATTTTTTAATTAACTCTTTCATATCATAAATTCACCTAATTTTATTTTTTCAATTATCTGTTTAAATATTTGTTGTCTATATTTTTTTCCCAACGTATTTCTTTGTGTTAAAAACCCATAACCAAACCCGGAATCCCCTGACATCCCAACAACTTTCCAACTAATAGGTAACCCATATGTATTACTAAGTTTAAATAAACGAGCATTAAAAGAATATCGTAAACTATTTTTATTACCAAACGAAAATTTCCCTAATTCTTTTTCTTTAGAATTCACATCTTTTAAATTTAATAGTTGAACTAATAAATCATCTAAAATCAGATTGTTACCATCGTTAGCAAATCTAACTAATTGAATTCCCTCATTTTCCGCATATTTTTTAAGGTCACCACCATACATTATATTAACATAATTTTTCATCCCACCAACAAAATTAGCCGCTTGACCAATCCCAACAGAATTACTTAAATCTCGTAACTTTTGTTGATTTGAAGTCAATTCTTCTCTCAATACTTTTTTTATTAACTCTTTCATCTTAATTTAACACTTCTTTATTTACGTGTTGAACAATCTTAACCGGTAACTCAAAAAATTCTGAGAACCACTCACCAACAACATCTTTAACTTGTTTTGGTGTATAACTTAACATTTTAATCGGACGAATAACATCTTCACAGATATATAACGATTCCGCACCACTACCATAAATCATAACAACACCTTCACCATTACGATATTCAATACGCATCTTTTCCCCCATTGAATCAGTGTAATAATTTACATCCTCATACATACCGGAGAACTCATCGGTCAATAACTGTTTGGCTAATCTGTCTCGTTTATCTTCCTTAATCACAATCTTCATAATAATAAATATCTTATAAATTAAAAACCCCCAATTAATCTTGGGGGTCATCTAAATATTCGTCTTCATACTTTCTAATCGAAACAGGTTTATCATATTCACCAATGGTTTCTAATTTATTTTTTAACACATCAATCTCCTTTTGAGTATATACCGGAGCAAAAGATGGTCTTAAATGGAATGGGACATTATCTCTATCCTCCCACTTTTTTAGTTCTTGTTCCGTAGATTTAATCAAATCCATTAAACTTTTGGATTCTTTCCATTTATCATAATCCTCAACAGATTTAATATAATTAACCTCACCATAGTTACTAATCTTAGCATCCGGATTGGTTGTATATACATCCACGATACCATCGTAACCATCGTACTCAATACACAAATCATTAACAGAAAGTTCGTTGGTTAATACATTCTTCCATCTATTACCGTACGACCTAATTTCACAAATATAAATGAATCCATCATTCATATCGTGTAAGTAATGACCTATGCTGTTTTGAAGTTCTCTTAATTCTTCTACCGAGTATTTTGTAAAATCCATTTCCATTTGACAAAAGTAAGCATAAAAAAAGGAAGTAACAAATACCTCCTTAATTTTTTATTTCTTTTTTTGTATAGCCTCATTCAGTGTCTTGAGAACCTTATTGACCGATTCTTGGACTGCATTAGGTTGGGGTAAATTATTCACAGCACAATATTGAGCAACCGGTAATTGAATATTAACATTAAATATTCTACTTAACGCTGATTCAAGTTTAGTAATACCTCCGGTATCACAACCATATACTTTAAGTACTTTTTCAATAAATCTTTGAGGGTCTTTTCTTATATTTTGAATAATAGCAGGATTAATATTTTGACCCCTCTTACCAAATAGTCCTTTAATACCACCTTCTCTACCTACATCAGAAGTTTTTGATTTTAAAACAAATAATTCTTTACGTTTAATATCACCGTAATGTTTTAATTTTTTAATTAATAATTCATCATCATCGGTTCTTCTAGGTCTTTCAGATAAAGTATACAAATCCCTTTTAATCGCCTCATTAATTTTTTCTAATTTTAATATTGGGTCTATTGTTATTTTTCTATTATTATTGTCTCTCAAAACAATTTGTTCAAAATGATAACTTACTTCACCATTTAAATATTTTCTAAAGATATTAGCAACGTGAGTTTCTTCACCATTAACTGTTTTCCAAATTCTTAACGACAATGTTGGTTCATTAATAAAATTTGTTGGTATTGCAGTTTTTTCTGAATCATATTTATGTCGATTTGCTTTAACATATTGAGGAAATTGAATCTTAATCATTATAGGATTAATCCCTCCTAAATTTTTAACAATAATAGCATTTTTATTAAAACCAAAATTTTTAACATTAGACACCATATGGTTAATTATATCGTTTTTGGTATATTGATAAACAAGTATTTCATTAAGAGTTGCATAATTTGAAAACATAAAATAATCTATTGGACCAAAAGTATTAACTCTATTTAATAATTCTGACACAAAATCATAACCTATATTATTTTCTTTAAAAGCGTCATCAGTTAATAACATATTAAACACTTTATTTATATTACCTCCACTGATAGTTGTAATATTATTCTGTAATAATATTTCCCTAACACCTGTTTGGTCTTCTTTAAATTGAGCTTGAGCTCCTTGAACAACACCTCCTAAAGTTTGACTCTTATTTCGGTCAAATTTTTCAGCAAACTTAATTGAAATACTATCATTACCAATTACCGCCTCAGTTGCCGGGTCTTTTACTTCAACATCAACATCACTTTTATTAGCAGTTCCTTCGGCATTCACCACAGTACCACCAAAAATACCACCAATTAACCCTTCAAAACTTTTACCTCTACTAGTAACTGAATCCGGAGATTCAATAACATCCATATACCATTGAACAAATCTTTGTTGGGATTCAACTTTATTTACCACTTTTTTATCAACACCCGGCAATTTTATAGTAGCCGCTTGACCTACCTGAAGAAAATCAATATTATAACTCTTCAAAGCCAATTTCATCGCCTCACAAGTTGCTGTTGGAGAAGTATTAAATGGAGCTATTTTAGAAATAGCTAATGAATAATCTGATTCAATGTCTTCAGACAACATTAACCTACTATATTGTGATTCACTTATGTGTATATTAAATTTCATTATTTATTTTTTATTAAATTGTTCATTGTTCATATATTTTATGGTTTGTACTTCCCCATAATTTCTTTTTTTAAATCTATCAGTATACACGTTAAAAACTCGTTTAATGATATCATCTTTAATTAAATCATAAAACTTATGTGAACCAACAAATTTACTAATCAAATCATAAAACTTCTCATCATTTACCACCGCTAAATTAATATCAGGGTAATATCTTGAAATAATATTTTGTCGGGTTCCAGGTGTAAGAAATTCTATATAACGTGTTTCTATACTTCTTGATTGAAAAGAATCATACTTGTCAACATCAAGACCATCAAAGACAATATCTTTCAATAAATTTAATCTATCCTCACTAATCTTAATTTCCATATCTATAAATATAACATAAGGGCAAAAGTTACCCCCGTCTTTTGAACGAGGGTGATAATTACTTTCCTTTTTTCTTAATTAGTTCTTTAACAAATTCTTGAAGTTCAAATAATTCAGGGTCAGTTTCTAAAATATAACGAGATTTCATATCATTATAGTTCTCTCGGATATCTGATATACACCATCCGAAGAACTCAAATAATAATTTAACTTTTATTTTTAGTTTTTTTAATCTCATCTTTTATTATATCAATGATTACAATTACACACATTATTCCAACAATAGTCATCATAAAGTATCCAGGTCCAACAGGGTCTTGAAGTTCCATTAGTCCTCTTTAACTTTTTTAACTCTTTTTTTATATACCCTTTTCTTCTTCACCGGTGGTTTAATAACCACCTCCTCTTGGACAATTGGTTTAGTTTTTTTCTTTACTAAATAAAGAACAAGTGACACAAATATCACAAGGATTGCGGCAGGTGCAAAGAATTTCATTTTTGTTGGGATTATTTATAGATTAGGGAAGATTAATACATCTTCATCGGATAAATAGTCGTCTATTTTGCTTTGTTTTCTATTTTGAAAGATTTTCCCAATTTTTTTGATATTTTTACATTCTTCTTCAGAATATTCGTGAGTAATCTTATAAATAAGACCATCTTCACTAATATTTAACACAATTCCATTCTCATTTCTAATGTGAGGAACTTCATATGAAATCCCATTTTTACTGTCTACACAAATGGTGTTAAACACTTCACTAACAACACCTCTATTAATCCCACCATACTTTGTGAATTGAACGTACTTATCACCTTCTTTAAACATCTTTTTTTTCTTTTAATCGTCTAACAACATTTTTAAATAACTCAAACATTAAAAACAACCAAGACCCAATCCCTAAAACAACAAATATTGAAATTAAAATATAACCCCACATACAAATAATAGTTTTTTAATTTATAATTGTTTCAATAATAGATGTTAAAATAATACCAACAACCACCCCAATTACAAATCCAGTAATAAAAGTATTTGGTTTAGTTGGTTCCGGAATAACCTCAACAGGTGTTGGTTTGTTGTATTTTTTTCGGTAATATGGTTTTTTCTTTCTAACCGGTTTATCCTCAACCGAACCCAATACAGATTCTTTACGGATTACAGGTGTTGTCTTAATAACTTTTTTAGAGTCAACTCCTTCGTTTAATTTCACTCTGTATTCAGGTGATATACTTGGTATAACTCTTTTTTCTTTGTTGAATAATTCTTCTTCAACGCGTTCGCTTAATTTTCTTGAACTCATTTCTTTTGTTTTTTTGATTAATGTTAATGGTGGTGAAGGAATGAACTTACTTCCACCTTTGGATGGTTTTAAGAAACTCCAATAGTTCTTTTGGAAGTTAACTAATTGTTCCCGGTATTCATCCATAGACTGACCGGGATATGGGACAGGTAATAACTTACCCATTAATGTTTTGATTTACTTGCTCCGATTACAAGAAAAAAAAGTGACGGTATAGCAAATACCGCACTAACAGAGAACATTAAAATTATACAACCTAAAGATAAAAAGTCGTATTTATTCTTTACTACAAAGTTTATTAAATTATCCATACCACAAAGATAAATAAAAAACCCCAAGAATTCAACTCTTGAGGTTACTTTTTTTAACATTTACAAATTCCATCACCACCTTTAGATGGATTACAGACACATTCTTTCTTTTCTTTACTAGTAATCAGTGTATATCCGGGAAATAAAGTCATCAATGATTTAATCTCATCAACTTTTCCGGCACTATTGGTAATTGTAATGGTTTTGTTTTCGGTATTAATTTTATATTCCATAATGATTCATAATTAATGCACCCACAATTACTATTATATAAATCACAATAAATATTATTGACGGTAAATTAGATTCTTTTTTCATTTTATTTTTTATGAAACTCAATTATGTCCCACTTTCCTTTATTTGTTTCCACTAGTGCGGTACAATTTTCACACCAATCTCCACTATTCATATAATTATCTTTTAACTCCGGTTGATGAATGTGTCCACATACGGCAACATCACATCCTTTTTTGTAAGTTAATAGTATTGCGTTATGTTCAAAATCATTTATAAAGTTAACGGCTTTCTTAACACCACTTTTAATATCTTTGGAGATGGAATAATAAGGTAACCCTCTCATCTCACGATATTTGTTGTAAACTCTATTCATCCATAATGCTAAGTCATAACCTATTGAACCGATGTGAGCTAAAAATTTTGCTTTGGTAATGAATACATCTAACACATCTCCGTGAAACACATACATCTTACGACCATCTATGGATGTGAAGGTATAATCCTCCGTGATTGTTAAATTGGATAATTGGAATGGGATGAAATATTTTAGGAACTCATCGTGATTTCCTCTGAGCCAAATAACATTCACACCCTTCTCGCTCATCTTCATTATCTTTCTTAATACTTTGGTATGACTTTCCTTCCATTTCCCCCCTCTTTTAAGAGCCCAACCATCAACGATATCCCCATTCAAAATTAAGGTCTCTGTGGTGTTTTTTTCAAGGAATTCTATAACATCGTTGGCTCTACTCGATTTTGAACCCAAGTGAATGTCAGATAGAATTATTGTTTTGTATTTCATTATGTCCAGTAATTATGTTCCTTTGTAAAGAACTCATCGTTGTTTCTATTAAACCAAGATTTAATCATCATCTTAACTACATAGAATAAACCTTTGTTCTTGAATCGTCTTGATGTAGTATAAACAATTTTGTTTGCCACATAAAACTTATTTGGTTTTATCTTTGAACTTAAATGATAATCCTCAGCAAACTTATCATCCGGATTAAATCCCCCCAATGAATTGAATACCTCTAAATTAAATAACATAAATCCTCCGACCGCAAATGGTGTGGAAAATTTGGTTAGATATTGGATAACATCAAATGATTGATACACATAATTGTATTGACCATCGTCAGTTCTCATTTTAGTTGTGGATAAATGATAATCATTTTTTTTCATTATCTCAACCATATCCTTTAACAAATTAAAATCATTAAGATATATGTCGGCATCCAAGAATAAAACATAAGGTGTCTTTATCTTCTTTGTTCCGTTGTTTCTGGCCTCAGCAGGAAAACCTCCTTTAACAATCTTTACATTAATATTATTATGAAATGAACTAAGAATACATTTTTGTGTATATCCATCATCTGTTGAAGAATCGGCAACCATTACATTTACACCTTTAATACTAGTTTGCAAGTTTATTAACTCCAAAGTTTTCTTTATGGTTAATCCTTCGTTTTTGCAGGGCATTACTATTGTTAAATCTTTACTTAAACTCATACCTATAAATATACCGGAATTAAATTATTGGTATGGATATTTATTGTTAAATATTAATTATGAAAAACCTTTTATTAGTTTTACTAACTTTACTATCATTATCTTCTTTTTCTCAAAAAAAATTAAGAGATAGTATCTACATCAAAACCGACATATTTGAAATCGTTTATTCGGAAGTGTTGGAACAACCTAAATTTGTTAAATACATCGTTAAATGTCCAAATGGAACAGCATCAAGAACCGGTATGGATTTTTATACTTGTGACTCAATTAAAACATCCGACAATAAGGATTATGAAAAAAATATGTGGGACAAAGGTCATATGAGCCCTGGCGCTGACTTTAGTTGTGATAAACAAACTCTATACAAAACATTTACTTACTTAAATTGTTCACTACAACAAGAAAACCTTAACAGAACAACTTGGAGATTACTTGAAGTAAGAGAACGTGAACTAGCAAAAACAAACAAAGTTGTCACAGTTGAAATTAGATGTATCTTCGGACCAAAATCAATTACACTTCCATCCGGAGCAACCGTTCCAACCGCTTACAGAAAAACAATTAAGTATGATAAAGTAACTGAAGTATATTACTTCAAAAATGAAAAACCATTATCAACCGACTTCACCAAATATAAAGTAAAATAAAAAAACCCTCCGATGTGGAGGGTTTTGTTTTTATAATCCTAATTTTTATCTTTTTTATTTTCTTCGTCTTTATACGTAAAAACGCCTTTCATATTCTTCAAGAACATAGCGATGTTATCACCAAAATAGAATATCGGGCCAACAGTTATTAACGCCAACAATAAAAATCCAACATAGAACCACAACGTATCAGATAAATTCATTAAGTAAAATGAAAAATCAACCAACTCAATCCAAATAAAGATTCCAATAATAATACCTATAAATTTTAATAAGTTTTTCATATTATCTCTGAATTAACATATTTGTATTTGCCATTGGAACCCTTAACACCGGAACTACTCCTCCGTTTTCCCCTGATTTTTGCATTACCTCGTAATACCCATTCTCAACTTTTACTGTTGGAACATTATCAAATGTTTCTAAAAGCACCCCTGATTCTCTTGAACCTGACAACAATTGAACTTTCTTTGTTGTACTATTAAACGTTAATGTTTGCATAATTTGTTATTTTAATTTTAATTTTTTTAATAATTTATTTAATTTACTTACCCATTCTTTATCAACTTTTGGTCTTTCAATTACTCTTGATTCTATAGAATCACTCATTTGTTGCCCACCACCAATATATTGTTTCATTCGTTCTTGTTTTTTATAATCAAAAACATAATCATCTCTTAATTGAAGAAACTCTCTAACTTGCCCTACACTATCTCTATAAGAATATGGGTCGTGATGTAAAGAAATTTTTTGTGTAACCCTATTATATATTGGGTTTTTAAAAACCCACTCTTTCATTTGTTGGATTCTTGGATGCGTATCTAGCAATGTTTGAATAGATGTAAATCTACCATTACCCTCAACCATAGTTATATATTCATATAACAAATCCAAATAAGTAAATCTAAAAGTTTCATATGGTGTGACGATAAGAATATTGAAATTAAACTTAGTTGTCAAGTCATACCATCTTAAAACTTCATCAGTTGATTCTAAAATAGACCCAATAAGAATCCCCACATCGGTGTATCTTTCTCTTATTCTATAAACCAAACAATAATTACCCCAACCCCAATACTTTGTAAAATACACCTCCAACAACATTGTATATTTACGAATGTGTTCCCCCAATTCCATATCAAGAACCTCATTAATAACTTTTGTTATCTTATCTTGGTCCTCACGGAAATTACGATTCCAGTCGGGATTGACCAAATGTCCTCTCCCGGCTAAATCTATACCACTATGTAATACGTCTGATACCATAGGGCAAATATAGACATTTTTTTTGAATCCGTCATATTTATAATAAAAATCTTTTATGAAAAGCCCATACGAAAATCTATCCGATAAAGTTTTATTCAGATTCATTAAAATGTTAATGGAAGAAGTTGATTTTAGTGAGTTAGAAACATCTCAAGATTCTGAGTTAAGTGATGCGATAGATTCTATTAAATCTTATTTTCCAGTTCAAAGTGATGACTACACCATTGATTCGGATTATATATATAATCTTTGGAAATTGAATTTTGAATCGTTTGACGAAGAAACACTAACCACACCTCTTTATAGACCAGTATATAAACAAGTAACATTTGATTGGGCTGTTTGGGAAACTCAATGGGTTAAATTAACTTATCAACACGAAATTGAAACTTACGGGTCAGATAAAGATGATATGCTTAATTATGTTTACGGAATGAGAAATGATGGTAATCTCAATTGGTATGATGGTAAAGAAATTAATAGTGAGATTACCGAATCAGAAACAACTGACGAGGATATTAATGATAATAGTTTTACAATTCTTTAAATATTATGGAAAAACATAAATTACTTTCATTAGTTAAGAAAACGGCAACCTACTTTGATGACTACTCATCACCTAACTCCGTATACCAATCTTTATGGAATGATAAACATTTCAAACCATTATTAGATAAAATGTCACCTGAAGATGTTATTTTTTATAGTTTCTTAGTCCCTATTAACAATAAGGAACAAGACATTGACGAATCTTACGACAGAATTGAAGCAAATATGTTTGCAGTTGAATTAATTGAAATTTACAATACCGAACCTGAGGTTGATTGTCCTAATTGTCATAACGGTCAGGAACCTTGTGACAATTGTGATGGAACAGGTGAAACAGAATGTAGTCGTTGTGATAGTTCCGGTGAAGAGGATTGTGACTATTGCGATGGTTCAGGTGTTTATGAAGATGGTGAAGAATGTGATATGTGTGAAGGTGATGGAAAACAAACTTGTGGTTTATGTAATGGTAGTGGTTACGAATCTTGTCAATATTGTGGCGGAGATGGTGAAGTAAATTGTTATAGTTGTGATTCAACAGGAAATATATATAGTGATGAACAAGTTGAGATTCAAAACTTAGATTACATATCTTGGAGTGGTCGTTGGAAAGATTATTTCTTCAAAGCAAAACCTGACGAACAATTAGATGAAGAAGACACTAAAAACTTTGGGTTCAACTCTCAAACAATATTGTTAGGTATGTCTGAGGAAATTAGTGAAGAGTATTTAGGATATGAAAATGGTGACGTATTATTATATGTAACTAAAGACACAAAAGATTTAAATTTAAAGAAAACAAACGAGAGAATTTTACCTTAATCCTCATAATTACGATAATTATCCAAATGTTGTGAGATTGCTTCATAAACGTTAGGTAAGTAAAATCTTCTTATCCACATACTGTATGAGGCAAGATTATCAAACTCCTTATCCCATTTAATGAATGTATACTGATTATCGCCTAAATCACTTTCACTTAGTAAAATTGGATTACCTTCTGAATCCACCGCTTCATATAATTCGGTATCCACAGGAATACCATTATTCGCATCCCAAAATGGTGTTGCCATACTAGATGTTGATTCCTCATTATAAATCTCACCACTCCAATCACATTCCCAATTAACCACACCACTAAAACCATCATAACTTAATAGACAATTTTTATACTTCATAGGGAATAATTTTTCCCTAAATAAATAACTAAGAATATTATTTGCCATTTCAAAATCTATTTGACAATCACTTTTTTGTATTAACTCTATAGTAGTTAAACCCAACATTGATTTTGTTTCATCAAACCCCTCTTTATCTATTAACTTTTGTAATGCGATTTCTAACTTTGCCATATTATTTATTCACTATTTATATAAATATACATATTTATTATTATGAACAAAGATAAATTATTACGATTATTCCTTAAAGACGTTAACCCACCGGTTAATGTTAATGGATTAATATTACACGCCCAACTTAAATCGGATGACTATATTGAATGGGAAATTGAAAACCCTAATGATTTATCCTATAGTAATTTTGTTGTTGATGGACACCTTGAGGAAATGCTATATAATTTTATGGTAATGACCGGAACCAAAGACAACCCAATGTGGGGTTCAGATATTTACGCAAAATATTGTAGAGTGGGAAATGTAAGATACTTTTACATTAATCAAGAATTAAGAGATGAAATTAATGCTAAATGTAATAATTTCACATCTATTAAGTTAGTAGATGGTGAAGAACTTAATTCAGAATGTTATATTATGAATTGGGACATTGGTTACGAAGATGACGAAATGTTTAATTTTTACTTATCATTAGAATTAACCAACCCAAAAATTGATGGTGTTGATGTTGATGACGATACACTTCACGAATTTATTGAGAATTTTGTTTATAATGAGACCGCCCAAGAACAAGAGTTAGACGCTATTTGGGACATTGTCACATTAGTAATTGACAATAAAAATATGTATGATAGCACTTATATGTTTTCAAACGCAGTTATTGGATACTTTGACCAATTTGGGAATGGTTTGACTTAATACGAAAAATCAACATCAAGACAAACATTTGGAAACCACATTTCAATCTCATCAAGGATTGAATCTTTAATGTCATCCTCTACCCAACTTGGCAAATCTGAAACATATTTCAAATAATCCCAATCACCCTCAAAACCAACCTTTATTTCAATTGGTTCAAGATATATGGTTCCACTATATTTACACCTTTGATATTTTTCGGTCTCCCAAAGAGCAACTTTACCAATTGTATAAATTACAGACCAATCAGCATATTCATCATCGGCAGATGAATACGGCATACTATATTGACCTTCCTTAGTTATAACCTCATCAAATAATTTGATAATGTTTTTTTTAATTGATTCTATTTTTCTATCTTCCATTATACATAGTCAGGAAAAAATTCATTTATATATTTGTCAACTAAACTATAATCAGGGTAATCCGGAATTCTAAAATCAAGCCAAGGTTCATCACCATTGTCCATAAACGTATTCATCATATTTAACCAAGTAGTTACATAATCAAGGTTATTGGCATAATACCCCCAATTACCACTATCCGCAACATATTTGCTAATAGAATTAAAAACCTCACCCGGATTAAATTTTAACGAATAATGTTCAACGAGTTTTTCAGGATTATAACTTGAAGGAATTGAGACCCACTTAGCACTTTTCATATCAAAGAATGTTTCTAACTCATTTTCAACAGCTCGATATATTTCGGTTTCATACGCACTATTATAAGCATTTGAGTGAATACCATATAAGTCACCCGATAAATCCCCTAAATAATCATTATCAATTAAATACATAAACGATTCCTCATTCCCAATTATATCACCAACATTCTCAGGCGTTAAATAAAAAATACCATCTTCAGAATAATTGTTAAATAAATCAGGTGTCTCATCATCAATCTCAATTTTCCAATTGGTTAATACATCTAATATATGTTTTTTTAACAATTCAATATTTGCAGGATTTAATTCTTCAATAACATCTCTATATACATCATCGGTTGTGTTACCCCATCTATCCCACACATCATCTTCACCTAACACCATTTTGGCAACATCTCTGGCAGAAGTGTCACGACCACCACTATAAAATAACTCAGCTAAATCCTCTCTATCTTTAATTTCTAAATAATACCCATCATCTTTTATTGTTATATCATCCAATTTAGAAATACAAACTCTAAGTGTTTCTTTATCGTTTAAAACATTTAAAAGATAATTTAATATCTCCAATTGATAATCACTTAAGTTATCATCAAAAGGGTCAATATCATTTAATATATTTTGTTTTTGGAAGAAGGTAAGTATTTGTTCCATACTACCAAATATTTTTAGTAAATCGTCAAATTCACCATTATTAAATTCGTCTATGTATTCTTGTAAATGTGGTTTCATAATTATTGTTGACTTATGTATTCTGAATCAAAAATTATTTTAATTCCTGTTTTTGATGTTATGTTCTCTTTAAAATAATCGTTTATACCCCACTGAACCTCGTCACTAACTTCCCATCCGTAATCGTCATCATTTAACGCATCTTCTAATGTTCTATTCTCACCATTTGAAACGGTAACTGTTCCCGACAAGTCATTAACTTTTACACTAACAACTACATTTGGTTTCTTTTCATCCAATTCCCAATAATCAATGTCATCCACCTCAAAGAAGAAATCGTATCCTCCATACTCATCTATATGATGGGGATTCTGAAGTAATAAGGTTTTAGCAAGTTCTTTAGATTCTTCCTCTCCTCTCCACTCAATTAAGTATTTGTAGGCTTCATCGTAACTAGTAATACCCTCTCTATTATCCAACTTAAACATATTGATAAATTGATTGTCAATTTCACCCCCAAACTTATCAAAGTATTTGAATATAAAGTTCTTATATTTAGATTCCGTTATTATTAATTTCATTTATTATTTAGTTTCTTAAATTATAATTATAAATAGTTAAAACTACAGAAATGGCACACCCGCTTTTACATTCAAAATCATCCGCCAAAAAATTTGGTGGTATTCCGGAGGATTATATCCATTTACATAATTGGTTAGACGAGACTAAAGGATGGTATGGACATTCATTACATAGAATGTTTAGACATCATTCTGAGGGGATATTTGAGATGGAACGACTCTTTGGTCAATCATTTATAAATAGTGACGGAAAAGTCGTCTATACACGTTATGTGGGAGAACAACACGTAAAAGAGGATTGTTATAATTATATCCCTACAGCCCGTGAGTGGATACTAGCAATAGATGCTAAAGAAAAACCTATGTGGATGATAAGGACACTAGACATTAATGTAGATTAACATATTTATAATAAAAAAGATTTATGCAACCACAAGTTACTGAAGAACAATTAAAATCATTAAAACTATTCGCTCTTTATCTAAACTCATATGGAGCTGAAACGGCAACTAAAGATTATTATATAGAATATTGTCAGATTGAATATGAAGATGATTATTTTCGTTCACCCGAAACAAGTATACCAATCGAAACTTATAAAAAAATTGATGAAGTTTTAAAAGAAATACTTGAAACTAATGAATTAATTGAAAATGCCACCACAGATTGTGAGCTTAGAGGACAATTAGAGATTGAAATTGATTGCATTGAAAGAACATTAACAGCGTCCGCAACTCAATGGGAATTTGAAAGTAACGGATTTGAGTTTTCAAAAACTTTAGAAGAAATTTCTGAAGATTATAGTGAAGAAACATATAACGAAGTTTTAAGGATATTTGAACTGATTGGTGAAAATGGTGAAGGTGAAGCAAGATTTCAAGGTGGTGGTGATAGTGGGTCTTTAGATGGCGATATGTATATCAACGGGTCATCTGAAGATTTACCAAAACTTATTGAAGATATGTTATATCACTGGTTAGAAGAAACTGATGTAGATTGGTATAACAACGAAGGTGGTCAAGGTAGTTTTATATTTAGTCCAAAAAATTCAGAAATTTATTTAAATTTAGAACAAAACTATGAAGAAAATGTAACAACACCAATGAACTTTGAAATACATTTCTAAAAATACAAAACCCCCTGATTTCTCGAGGGTTTCTATAGTCAGGTTGGAAGTTTAATAAGTAAGTTAAAAGAGCTTTATGTTTTGACAAATTAATGTTTTTTATTATATTTACAAATATATGAATAAAAATAACAAATAAAATTAAAAAAAAAAATTATGAAAAACTTAAAATTTTACATTTTTGGACTTTTGTTCTTGTCCTTAAATTTTATATCTTGTAACAAAGATGAAAATCTAAATCTAAATGTTGATAAACAATTAATCACTACTTCATCAAAAATTGATTTAACTAATGAATTAGATTTTAACTCGGGTATTGATGTTTCAAACAACTATTCAAGTTATAGTAATAGATTAAATACAATTTCGCAATCAAATTCTGTATTATCTTGTGCAACAGTAACTGTTAATAATCCAACTCCCGGTGTTTTTCCAAAATCTTTTACGGTTGATTTTGGTACAGGTTGTAATAACAACGGAATAACTCGTTCCGGAATTATAACTATAACAATTTCTAATTACATATTAAATAGTGGTAGTATAATGACCATCCAAAGAGGAAATAATTATTATGTAAATGGTGAAAAAATAGAAGGAACTATTGTTTATGAAAATACCACTGTAAACCCTAATATTCCACAATGGACTAGAACTATAACAAACGGAAAAATTACTACTTCGTCAGGTATAGTATTTAATCATTACGGAACAAGAACAGTTAAACAAATAGAGGGAGCAAATACATTAATTTTTGTAGACAACATTTATGAAATAACTTCAGGTAATCATACAATAATTAAAGAAGGTGGTTTTCCATTAAATATTACTGTTGTTGAACCATTAATTAAAAAATATACTTGTAATAATATTTCACAAGGAAAATTAAAACTACTTGGAAGTTTTTTAGATGGTATTTTAGATTATGGAAATAATCAATGTGATAATTTAGCTACTTACACACACTCTAATGGTAGTGCATATAACATAACATTAAATTAATTCATAACAAATTAAAAATACAAAAAACCCTCACCAAAAGTGAGGGTTTTTTTATAGTCAGGTTGGAAGTTCAATAATAAAATTCTAAAAGAGTTTTAAGTTTTGACCGTTTAGGTTTGAAAATTTGAATATTGAGGTTTTAATGTCCGTCTTTATCACAATCATTTATCAATGCTCTCTGAATAATTTGTAAGGAAATGGTAGTTACCATCTTGTCTTATTAAATCCCTCCCGAACTCTGAACTATACTTTAGGAACCCCACACTCGAAACAAGTTTTAACAATGATAAAATATCCACCTTCGTTATACAACTTCAAATATTCCTCAGGGTTTTCCGGCTTAACATATTTGGTTGGTCTTAGATAAGTTCTCTCAACCGGTTTTTCTATATGACAAAAATCACATTCGTCAAACTCCACACTACCACTCATATTATATTTCGGTGATTTGGTTATGGTTATCCAAAATATCCTGAAGGTCTTCAATCTGACCCTCCATAATTTTAACCATCTCATCTCTATCAACCACTGATACCTCAGCAGTTTTTACCGGTGGATTCTCTCTATTTCGTGAGTAGTAATCAGTACTCACACCTTCTGTACAATCCAAAGATTTTAATCTTGCAATTGTAGATTTTAATTCAGACAATCTGAATATTTTATCATACACCGGAGTGTTAGCCTTGTGGATTTTGGTTTTAAGTTCCACCAACTCATTACTTTTCTCATTGATTTGCTCAAGCATATCTTTAGGAGAATATGGTCTCACATTTCCAACCTCAACTGAATTGTACTGAGACAATCTAGCGTAAAGTTCTTGGATTTCTTTAACCAATCGGTTTTTTTCTTTTAACGATTTCTTTACGTTCATAAATTTGTTTTATTTGTTTAACTAATATAATCTATTTTTTTCTAAAGTCAAATTACCACACCTCATATGCACAAGTTTTAAACTCACTACCCCTTAATTCTTTAATGGAATCATCAATAGGCGTAACTATGTGTTTCTGAAAATCATCCGGTTTCATTAAAACTCCTTCTACAAATCCAAATGTTTTAGCAATACCATTTATTACCAACACCATATTATCAGTTTGATAATCATCAGGTATTAAATTTGTTAAAACAATAAAATACTCTCTTGTATCAGGATATGACCAATGTAAATAAAAAAAACGATAGTCAGGGTGTCTCCTTAACTCAGGAAACTCCTTATACACCTCTTTTAAAATTAACTGTAATCGTTTAGGATATGGATTCATACGACAAAGATAATACTTTATTTTATATAAACAAAAAAAGGAACCAAATGTTCCTTTTTTTAATCTATTACATTATGTAGTTTAAAACCCACTCACCGTCCCACTTTTTAACTTGAGATTTAGGAACCCAAAATTCCATTTCACCAATCTCTTCAACTCTTCTCAAATAATCCTCACGGAATCTATCAGCTTGACTTATGTCAGTGATATATGGGATTCTCATATGTTTTGCGCAAGTTTTTCCAACACCTGTCAACATTGAAAACTCATCAGTCAATGTTTTAGCACAACATCTACAAATTTTATTTCTACCTGTTGTCATTTTACCTGAGAACTTAAACGCCTTTGGTGAAACCGCTAACAACTTAGTAATGTCAATAACCATTGGGTTAAATTCTAATCCGTAAGTTTCTTTCATTTGTTGCCCAATTTTACGTCCAACAGTTACAGTATCACCCGGAGTAGGAATTTTGAAATTACGAGTGTTCTCTTTATCGTTATCCTTTTGGATTTGTGTCAACACCGCATTTACTTGTTTATCGGATAATGTTCCGTATTTAAGTAACTTCCCTTTGATTTCATTAACGAAATTATTTGGACCATCATATTTAGCAATCTTCTGTAAGTCTTCTGACATTACCTCAACATTAACTGTTTGAACACCTTTTAACGCTTTCTCAGCAGATTCAAGTTGTTTTGGTGTTAATGAACCCCATCTTTCTAAAGATGATTTAAGATTTAATAAGAATTTGTTAGAACCTTGATAATTTCTAACTTTTGATGTCGTTGATGTAGTGGTAGTTGTCATAGTATATCTGTTTTGTGAGTACAAAGATAATACTATTTTTTAACTTACCAAACTTTTATAAAAAAAAAAGGAACTAATTGTTCCTTTATTTTTAATCCACTAATTCTATTTCTGTGTTGTCATCCGTTAAATAGTTCGGATAAGTTCTTAATACATCCCATTTAATTGTTTTCATAATATCATTCAACAATACAGGATTGTCTCTAAAATTAGAATCCGGAATCATTTTTCTATCAATCATTTTACCAGCTTTAAGAACCTCAACAGATATTTTAATTTTACCATCAACATCTTCAATATCTTTAATCATAAAATTAACTCTAACCGCATCATTACCAAAACCACCACTAATTAATTTTGATTGATTAGTTACTTTATCTTTAGACCTGACAAAGTTTGAAACTCTATCAGTTTTAACTCTATCAATATTATAACTACCATTTATAAGACGTTCCATTTCACCTTTAGTCACACTCATAACATCTGACTTTAAGTTTGAATCGTATTTAACAGGATTGACCTGACTCATTTGTTTTCTTGTGGTACTAGAATAAGTATCTAATGTTCTATACCATTGGTCATTAATAAATAAAAATATTGGATACCAACCATATGACTTAACAACATAATACCAATCATTATTGTTATTAACGTCCCATTGACCTTCAACATTTGAACCTTTAAACGGCATCTTAGCTGTTGCATATTCATAAGCCGTGTTGTTGGTAACTTTCCGTTGTTTGAATTGTCTATAGTCCTTAAAGTTTTCTTTTGTTAGATTCTCGTAATCACCATCCGGTCTGAAGTTAGCCGTATATATTTCGTAATACATTGTCGCCTCATTTAATGGCATCCCAAAATATCTTAACATTTCCTGAATAAACTTAATCATCTCACTTTTGGTTCCGACTTTCTGTTTATTATCATTAATGTATTTAAACAACAAAATCTCCTTTTTATTTAAAACAGGAGTTTCTTGTTCTTCACGTAATATACGTTTAATTAATTCTTTCATTTTATTTTAAGAATCTTAATTTGTATAATGTAGAGTAGATTAATTCTTGAATAGTATCAATTTGATTTTGAATAAACGATTCTTTAATAGTTTTTCTATTTTTTTCAACCATAGCATCTAAAGCTTTAAAATATTTAATAGTTTGTTCATTACTCTTATATTCCTCCGTTTTAATTGATTTATAACCTGTAAGAACATCATATTTACCTTGATAACTTTCAATAATACCATCCACAAGTGCATCAATCCCTTCATAATACCCTTGTAGAGCTTTATGTTCTGAATATGATTTTGTTTGTAAATGAAATATATGTACTTGAGTTTGTGAATGTAATAAAATAGACACCATATCTTTAAAACCTGAGTCGGTTTTTGTGTTGTCTACTTTAATATCACCGTCTTCTTCTTGTTCTCTTAAAAATATATTTCTTTTTTTGAATTGTATTAAATTTTTTTCCATTTTATTTTCCTATTATCAGGTCGTCAAACCCTAGTTTATTCATTCCTCCAATTTCTTCATCATCTTTTAGTTCATCATACATATATGCTTTAACTACCGATGTAATACTTTGTTCCGCTTGGGCTATTTTACTTTCCATCCAATCGTCCAATTGTTCATTACCTTCTTCTTCCATTCTCTCCCACATTTTCTCAGCTAACTTAGCGATGATGTATAGCTGTTGTTTCGCCATATACGAACCTTTACCTTCACCCTCTTTAATGGTTTTCATTTTGGTAACCAACTTTTCAAGTTGTTTTTCTGTTAATATAATGTCCTTCATACTTATTTTATTTATAAATATCATAGAAAGCAAAAAACCCCCACTTTATGTGAGGGTTAATTTTAGGACCGACTGAATTGTCGGCGACTCCACCATCCTATCTTTAAAGAGAATTAGGAAAACTCCGCAGTTGATGATACTCTTAGACCATCAATTTCTTTATCATAATAATTTGATATATTAATAAAACTTGGTCTGTAATCAGGTTTTTTACTTTGTTCCAAAACGTAATTTTCATCCAACACATAACCATCCGGTTGACTCCACTCCAACGCCATCTTAATGAATTCTTCAACATTTTGTAATTCACCATATTCATCGATAATTCTACCTGAACGAATGAACTTTAATAGCTCTTCCTTATTAATGTAGTATTTACCTTCTTGGAAGTTCCATAAAAATTTCCAACCTAAACTTCTCTTTCCTATATGAATTTTCATACCATCAAGGAATTCATCCCAAGCGGACCATTTCTCAAAACCTTTATCAGTGGTTCTAAAACCATTATAAATGTTCTCCGGACTCCATATATCCAAATCATTTATCTTCTCTACTAAGTCAAGGTATTTAATTCTAACCTCACCTGATTTTGGTATTCTGTAATAATTAGTTGACATATCTTTTTAATTATTTAGTTACTAACGCTTCTACTTTACTTCTCATATGGTCCGCCAACGACATCTCAAATGTTGATGTTACGATTATCGAATCCACTAAATATTTGTGTGGAACGTGAATTAAGAAGTCACTCCCGTTGAAGAAAGTCAAATCATTTTTCAGTTCAAGACAACCCTGAACCATCTTCAAGAATAACTTAAATTGGATTGCATCCACGAATGTTTCGTGTAATAGTTTCCCGAACTTCTCGTTCTCAATTCTAATGGTGTAATTTGATGTAGTCATATCTATATGTTTTGTGAGTACAAATATAATACTTTTATTTTAATAAACAAAAAAAACCTCAACAAATTTTACTCTGTTGAGGTTTTAATAACACCAGCTATAAAGAAAGGGGCTGTTGGCTTATGAGATTATAAATATACAATAAAATTAAAAAAGTTACTATTTTTTTAAGATTCTCGTAATTAATCTATATAATTGGTCATTTTCATCTTCAAATGGTAGATTTTCAAGGTCAAAATATCCACATTCAGTATGTTCATCACCATCGATAGCATTTTCCAAGTCCGGATGTATCTTTTCATCAGTCTCCATTAAAAACACATACATCAATCCTTTTACTTCCGAACCATCACGATTATGTCTTTTAACAAATCCAACTAATTTTAAATCATTATCTAAAGTATAATCGGTTTCTTCTTTAAATTCCCTCTTAATTCCATCCATAGGATGTTCATTTTTTTCCAAATTACCACCAGGTATACTCCATTGTCCGGGCAAACTACCTGTAGCATTTCTTTTACATAGTAATACTTCATCACTACATTTAACAATTACACCGGAATATCGTTTTACTTTTTTCATTTTATATTTTTTTGTGTATTTATAAGTATATGGAATTAACTATAAATAAAAATAACTTTAAAGTCAAAACTGTTATTTCATCTAAAGACACTAGTCAAGGAATGATGAACAAAAAATTTGACCATACTTTTAATGGTATGTTATTTATTATGTCCGAAGGTCAACACTGTTTTTGGATGAAGAATTGTTTGGTAAATTTGGATATAATTTTTATTGAAGATGATGTTATAACAGAAATTCACCACAACTGTCCTCCTTGTAAAACCAAAGATTGTAGAAACTATTGTGGTGAAGGTGATATGATACTTGAACTTCAGGGCGGAACCTGTAAAAAGTTAGGTATTAAATCTGGTGATAAAGTTATTCACTACGATTGATTTATCTTCTCCTGTAATAATTTCACAAACTCATTCTGAATCATTTTAGTAAACTTAACATACGGAGCGTCTTCCGAATCAGGATTGTATTTATAATTCCCTTTTGGTGGTCTAGTATTTCTACCCATAAAGTTTAATCCTGATATGTTTGTAATACATTTGTGTCCACCACTATTTGCCTGAATGAAATCCCAAGCATTTACATTAATACCGTCCAACATTTGTTTATCGTCTTCAGATAACTCAGAAAAAGGTTTTTCCATCATTTGACCAATATGGATTAAATCTTTCCTACCATCTTCTCTATTTTTAAATTCTTTACCATACAAGGCGATGAAATCTTTAAATGTAAAACCTGTTGATTCCGGATTAAAATCTTTTGATGATTCTGAAATCCATTTAATTGTTGATAACGGAATCTCTCTTTGTTTTAATTGGTCTTCCCATTTAGATAAAACCTCTTGAGCAATCTCACCTAAATTCACACCTTTTAATTGACGCTCACTTTTAAATGGATTACAAGATGCTTGAACTAATCCTAATGGCCAAGCAATAACAATAAAGTCAGCCTCCGGATTATTTTTGAATGGTGTATATCTATCGTATGAACCTGGTTTAAACATTGAACCACCTCCATATTGAACTATGACATTCCCTAATACTTTAACATTCGGATTAGTTTGCATTGATTTAACATACTCATCTTTATTCACTTCAAGTTGTTCCGGCTTAGCATATCCTTTCTCAACCATTATTCTTTTAATTGTATGAAGAATGTTTAATAAAGATGGTGAACATTCCATAACCAAAGTTTCTAAGAACTCCGGTTTGTTTTTAAATGCTAATAATAGTTTGTTAACAACTAACCCCATTAACATTTTATTTTTTTGTAATGACTTATCTTTATCTAATTTAAATAAATAAGAAATTACTTCATCTACCGAAATGTTGTTAACCGCATAATTTGCAGAATCAACAGTTGAAATAAGTAATATATCTGAAGATGGAAATAATTCTTTAGGAGAAACAACCTGAGAAATTGTTTCAACATTTGAACGAGAACTTCTAAAAGATGTTGATTTAGTATCTTCAGCACCGGCTTGTCTATCGTGGTGGTCCGTATGAATTACAAACATTGGTTTTCCGTGAGCAAAATCCACTAATACCGGCATTGTGTCACCTTTAGCATCATTCTTTTTTACCGCAAACTCTTTATCACCATATTGAATAATGTGAGCCCCAACAACTTTAATACCATTGTTTTCAAGGTATTGTTTCATTGCTATAGCCGTAGTCACACCATCTAAATCTTGGTGAAAATATATTTCCGCTTTGGGATATCTTTTAGAAAGAGCATTAATATCTCTTAATCCACTTTCTTTTATAAGTTTTTTCATATTACATTTCAGGCATTATCACAATTGCAATCACATCACCACTTTTCAAACCCTTACTTAATGAGCAACCTTTGTTAATTCTAATAAGGTCATCAACACTAGTAACACCAGGATGTTTTGACGCAATGTCACTTAGTGTATCACCTGATTTAACTTTATATAATTTAACATTATAACCATAAGCGGATTGAAGTCGTTTTGGGTCACCAAAACAGTATTTACCACCCATTTCAGGTTTAATATTATTCATTTGAACACTAACTTCTTTTTGTCGGTTCATTTGCTCACTAACTAAACCATATTTAGAAAGGATGTCACCTTTTTCTTCTTCAGTAATTATAAATCTTTTTGCCATAGTAATTGTTTTAGTTATAAATATACGGAAAATAAAAAAGAGGATTAAACTTCCTCTTCTTTTAACTCTAATTTTGTTTGTCTTCTCTCATCAATTAACGCTTGAACTCTTTTTCTAGCAATCTCCGTATAATCCGGTGATAACTCAATCCCTAACCATCTTCGGTCCAATAGTTCCGCAGCGAACGCCGAAGTTCCGCTACCCATAAAAGGGTCAAGTACAATATCATTCTTGTAAGTTAATATCTTAATCGCCTTTGATGGAATATCCATTGAGAATGTGGCTTTAGTTAATGACCTAGTATCAGCAAAATATTCCCATCTTCCAAATACCAAGTTCATAAACTCTTTCTTATCATCGTCTTGGTATACCATTTTGTTTTTGATTGACCCATCAGGCTGTTCAATATCAGTTGGAACACCTTTCCATTGTGATTCTCCTTTGGTTAGTTTCTTATTAGTTTTTTTATAAGCTAATATTATACACTCCTTTGGGTTGTAAATATAAGGACAACTAGCACTCATCCAACTTCCCCAAGCAGTTTGTCTAACTCTATGGGGACTATCCTCAGTTAAATCAACCATACCAAAGAACTTAAACCCAACCTCTTTCATCTTCATCCAAAACTCTGCGTTGAATAATATCCTTCCACCTCTCTCTTGAACGTTTATCTCAATTGGAACATTAATCGCCACACGACCGTCATCTTTTAATACCCTGAATACCTGACTTAGCCAATCAATAGTGAATTCCCAATATTCGTCCATAGGAATACTATCATTATAAACATCATACTTAATCCCCGCAGAATATGGGGGACTAGTCACCACCATATCAATACAACCTTCCGGTAATGTCTTCATCACCTCAACACAATCACCATTTATAATCTTTCCTGTCTCTATCATATTACTCTTTTAATTGGTATTCCCAACCATCTTCTTTTTTAATTGGTGTTATCTCTAAATCCAAGAACACCGCGTTTTGGTCCGAAGCATATAATCCAAGAATATTATAATCATAAAACTCCTCAGCCTCACCCATCGTCATTAGGTCTCTCTCTTGTAGGATGTTTAATATTCTTTGTTTGGAATACAACATCTTTCTTCCCGGAGAACCAAAGTCCTCAACAATCCCAACGATTGCACTTTCTAATCCGTCTAATAGAACCGCACCTTCCGCGTATTCATCAATATCAACTGTTACTCTCAAGTCTTTCAATTTTACGATTCAAATAAAACATCGCCTTTTTCAAGTCCTCAATTTCTTTATTCGAATCTTTCTTACCCGCTCTTGCAACATACTTAACCACGTTGAAGATGTAAGCATCCTTATCAAGACCCCAAGCCTCACACACTTTTACAACCTCATATGGATTGTCCTGACCACCATAATGTTCCGGGTGGTTTACCATTTCTTTACTCATAATTTTACTATATAATATTTTCCTAATTTTACACTTTTTGTATACCCATTTCTAACGGAGAATAATGGTTTTGTTGTAACATTAACACCAATACCATTATTAAATCTTATTGACCAACCTGATGGTGATTTACTGTATAATATTGATTGATTAAACATCTTAATTACAGTCTGACTACATCCATAACCTATGTGATATGTTTTTTTAGACAGCCACATAATATCCGCTACTTAATTTACTTTCTTTTATATAACCCTCAGAAATTAAAATTTCTAATTGTTGTTTTGTTTCATCCATATCCTTTTTAAGGATGTATTTGGAGATGTAATTAATATGGATTGGTTGTCTTAACTTATCCATCAAAGTTTTTATTTGTCTTTTGTCCATTATGATAATAATTTTCTAGTTATTTTAACATTTTGATTAATATATGATAATATTTTTCTTTTAAAAATTGGAACCAATGTTTCTTCTAACGGGAACACATCATTACAAAACACCTCAAAGATTGGACAATCCTCTTCTTTATTTTTCTCATATGTTTTTGAAAAAGTAGAGATAATTTCCGGTATAGTCAAACTATCCTGTTGTCCTTTGAAAACTAATTTTAAAGATGTTTTTGTTTGACTTTTGGTTTTATACACCTTTCTTGTGGTATATTGCCAAACATATAAAGTCTCAGGTGTTTTGTAAGAGAAGAATCCTGATTTACTTTGTAGATTGTTTTTATTTTTCTTAACAACAACATCAATAGAGTCGTAAACAATGCTCCATATTGATTTTGCAAAGTTGAAATAGTCGTGTAGTTGTGGTTGACTAATTTTTAAGATTTTTTGATACTCAATAACTTCCTCGTCATCTAACACAGGAATATCTTTAACCTTTAAATCAGATAACACTAGTTCATCATCATTAGAAGTTAATTTTCTATCAACATATAAAATTTTGTTTTGTGTAAGTAAGGTCTGTATATTACCCAAATGTAACGAAAGTTCGATAAACATCGGGTAGACCTCCATTCTCTCAAGATGTTTATTCATCTTTTGGAAGTAGTCCAATAAAACATATTGTTTTTGTTCGGCGTCGAGAATACCATCAAATAACCAATCAGTATCCATTATAAAATTATTCTTATTTTTCTGTCTCATTTCCATATTGTATTATTTCAAATATACAGGAAAAGATTAGAAAAAGGAATAGTTTTAATTAATTCTCATTATGTAATAAGTCTCACCGGCAACATTAATACTATCGTAATTACCGTCATAACTATTCATAATACCCCAACCATCAGAGTCAACTAACCCTTGAGCTAAAGCGTCTTCATCTATATATTCCTTGAAGTCTAAACCATAGTTTCTAAGATAATCTAATGGGTCTCTTTTTACATCTCTAACCAACTCATAAACTTTATTTTCAATCATATCTTCGGTTGGTTCAGTATCAACTTCAATACTATCTAATTCTTCTTGGAGAGCTTCTATCTGATTATCTAAATCTTCTTCGTAGTCATAATAATTGTCATCATCTGAATCCAATTCAAGTTTTTGTTGTTCTAAATCTTCTATTTGTGACTCAATTTGTTCTATTCTTTCTTCTTGTTCCGAAGTCAATTCATAATCATCATCATTAAAATAACTATCAGGGTTCTCTCTTACTTCATAATCATAATCTTCTTCTGCCATTCTAACAATTGCATCAACATCCAAATAATCTTCAATAAATGATTCACTAAATCCATCAGCACCCACATCATCAATATAAGACACTGCATATTGTAATGCCGCAGCATCCATTTCTTCTTCAGTTCCAACAGTATATTCTCTATCTCTGAAACCAGATATTAAAACCTCAAATTGTTGTAAACCATAATGAGTATATCTTGATGCGTACATCATATAAACATCCGCATTATTCTCTTCTAATTCTTCAATTTCTGTTTGTGTTTCATCAATAGTTTCTTGTAATTCATATGCTCTCTCGTCATTATCATCAAGTCCCTCATACTCTTGTTCCAAATCTTGAAGTTTACGTCTCAAAATTGTTAATTTTTCAATATCCTCATCCGATAATGGTTCAATCTCACCATTATTAACTAAATTGTCAAATAATGCGTGAGCTTTCTCTCCGGTCTCATCTCCCTGTTCTAAAGCCCATTCGTCACTATCACGAAGAGATTCTTGTTCACCAAGTTTAGCATTTAGTTCTTGTTTCTCTCTAATTCTTTCGCGAGGAGAACCACCATCAGAAATATATTTTTTAACTTGTAAACCACCTAAGTCACCCACTTTAGTATTACGAATATCTAATGAACCATCAATATAAGCTATTGGCCCAATATCTTTAACATCCTTACCACCCAAATCTAAATCTCCGGTAATGTATAATGGTTTACCACCATATTGTTTCATTTTTCTAAAAACATTACCATTATAACTGGCATATCTCATCACATCCAAATAATCCTCAGGAGATATTCTATAATATTCGTCCTCAGTTTCTTTGATGATTTTCTTAATTACATTATATAATTCGGATTCTGTAAGTCTCAATTTTCTACTCATATCAATAAATATCAACGAAGATACAAAATTTATTTACTTATTACCATTATTATTGATATTTATGAATAATATGAATTGTGGAATATACAAAATAGTGAATATTAAAAACAATAAAATTTATATTGGAAGCTCTGTTAATTTAAATAGCCGAGAATATAAACATTTTTGGATGTTAGAAAAAAATATTCACGACAATGATTATTTACAAAATTCATATAACAAATATGGTAAAGAAACTTTTTGTTTCGATATTGTTGAATTTTGTTTACCCGAAGAGTTAATTGTAAAAGAAAATTATTATATAAATAAGTATAAATCAAACAATTTATTGTTTGGATATAATTTAGCAACAGTAAACGAATTTAGACGTAACACCTATAACAACGAAGTTAAAATTAAATTATCTAAACATAATTTAGAAAAAAATGGAAATATTAAAGTATTTTCATTAACAAATATTAAAACAAATGAAGAATTTATCTTCAATACGTTAGTTGACGGAGCAAACTATTTAATTGAAAATGGATTTACTAAAGGTAAACCAAGTTATATTAGAATGAAATTATCATCGTCATTACGGAATGTAAAAGTAAATAATGGTCATAATGGGTCAATTCGTAAAACCTGTTACAAACATAAATTTAAAATAATAAACTAAACTTAAAATCAATTAATTATGGCTTGCGGATGCAAAAATCAAGGAAATCAAACTCCACCACAACCAGCTCAACAAACGAATACTCAAACAGGTCAAAGTCAACCACAAACTCAACCTATTCAAGAGTCAATTCGTAAAGTAGTTCAAAGATACTACAAGAAATAATAGCTAAACGTTTGGGGTAAAAAATCACAGGGGACAATTTTGTTCCCTTTTTTTATTTATAATTAAAATTAATTTCGATATCATTTCGTATAATTTAAAAATATGAAATACATAAATGAAAACTCAAATAGAGGATTGGTTAATTTATTCTCCGATTATATAGTTAACCAAATTAATAAAGACAAACAATACGATGTAGTCATTGAAGTAACCGATTGTGGTAAATTCTTTGTAATCAACGGAATGACAAACACCGATAAGATTTTAGATATGGTTAAGGTAAAAGAATCTTTCCTTGAATCTCACAAATCATTATTAACAAATTTTGGATATGAAAATGTTAATGTGATTGACTTAATAATGTATGGGAAAGAATTATCAAAGAAAAATGAATATACTTTTGACTTTTATAATTCATCAAGACCAACTTATCATTACAGATTAATTAACTCTATAATTGAATCTCCTCAACCTAAATTCAATTCCATATCTTACACCAATAGATTAGAATATGAATTGGATTACTCTGAAAACAATACAAGTCATTTAGAATATTACACTTATACCCCGTTAAATATCTCATCGGAATTTCCACACGGATATAGTTTGAGTATGGGAAGACAAGAGTTATACTATTCAGAATACATCTGTAATCAATTATTTGATGTTATTCTAACCGACAAGTTAACTTTTAAATATTCATCCGTTAAACAAGACGAGGATAACCAAATAAACATTCAGTCAATGAGTTTATTCCCTAAAAAAGATGTTATCTCTATGATATTGGATGTGTTTGATTTTGATATGTTAAAATTTAATGATATGATTAAAGGTTACAACATTATGGAAGATATAACTAAACCGTTTGACAAAAAACCTTGGCTTATAAGAGATAAAATTAAAGACCTTATACTATTCTAATAAAAAATCCCCAATCAAGGGGATTTTTTTTATCTTCTAAACCAACTTCTTCTTTCTTCTTTTGACGCAGATTTAGACACGCCACATTTAGTATGCGAAAAATCAGGGTCTTGAGTATCACAAGATGGCACGTTTGGTAATTTTTTTTGTTTTTCTAAATATTTTACATAATCAGCTTCAGTTTTACCAGGGTTATTCTTCAACCAAGCATCCACATATTTTTTATGTATTTCTTCAGCCTTTTTTAATTCAGGTGCTCTTTTTTCCTTCCAAGCTTTGGCAATAGAATCTTTTTTCTGAATGGTTTTAAGTCTTAATTCTTCAGCAGCCTTCTTTTTAAGTTCAAGTTTTTCTTTATTTAACTTAATTTGTTCTTCTCTACTTAATTTAACCGGTGTTGTGGTTGTAGAAGTTGTGGTTCCGGAAGTTGTGGTTTGTTCATCCAAATAATTTTCTAAATTTAATATTACAAATGTTGTATAAGTATTATCCTCATTTTGAAATATTTTTTCTTTATCTATTTTACTTGTATTGGTATTATATATTTTTGTTTTAATTTTTTTTGAAAATGCCCTCATTGCATTTTTTACCGCTAATTCTTTAGAAAAAGACATATTAGGACTTTTACCTTCACCAAACGCTTTTTTACTATTTACATCATCATTACAAACACTCCATTCTTTTCTGATATTTTCCGGAGTGGTTTGTTCAACCAAATAATTATACTGAGATTCTTTAATTACTATTTTCATACTAATAAATATCTCATAAATAAAAAACCCCCAATAAAGGGGATTTTTTTATAGTCCAAAATGTTCTTTGATGATGGCTACACCATCTTCAATCTCGTCATAATCTCTGTCGGGAGCGTATAGATAACTCTTATGGTCATCTGTGTCCGGTGATTCAACAATCATAAACGCAGGAACAAATTCATTCTCAGTAATCTCAACAAACATTTGGTATTCATCTTCGTGTTCATCAATATCTCTAACCTCAAATGGTATATTTGATTCCTTTAATTGATTCTTCATTGTCTCACAGTGGGGACAACCTTCCATCGTAAAAAGAATTAATAACTTATCCATTGATTAGATTCGTTGCTAAATCTTTTAATTGCCCCTCCATTTGAACACCTGTTTTAGAATCCACAACATCACCATTGTTGAATACTTTAATTGTTGGGACCGCTCTAACACCATATTTCACAGCAATATCTCTATTGTTTTCAACATCCATAGTGTATAATTGAACAGGGGAGTTATTATTTCGGTATTGTTCCGCTAATTTTTCAAAAGTTGGTTTCATCATTTTGCAGGGACCACACCAGCTGGCGTGGAAGTCCACAATTAATTTTTCACCATTTGCAATTTTTTTTGTTAATTCTTCTGTTGTAATTTCCATACTTAATCTTTTTTTGTTAATCTTTTTAATTGTAGTAACAAATACTCTACTACGTTTTGTTTATCCACTCTTGTTAAAATAAATATCTTAGTTTGTGACTTCCGTAAAATTAAAATACCGGTCGCATCATATTCGTATAATCTATCTTTATAAACTATATCGTGTTCATTATTTACAAAATAATCAAACCATAGTAAAAGTGATTTACTTAATAATTTATCCGTGTCTTCATTAGACATCGTTGGATACACTTCAATAATACTAGGTTGTGCTAAAAATCTAGCTTTAAATGTATCTATACAATTTTGTGGTATCTCTTTCATATTTAAAGTGGTAATTCATCATCCCAATTATGAACAGGGACAAGGTTATAATTATTATACGAATTTAATTCCATAATTGAATTGTTTTCCCAACATAATTTCATTTCAGTTAGGTCTTTTCCGGTTTTAGTTACAGAATATCTTGTAACTTCTTTTGTCCCCCAATCAGAAAACAATTTCTTATGTTTAAATTCACCTTCAATCTGTAATGTATCAAACAAATCCTCATATTGGTCAATTTTATTATCCAATTTGATTAATGCGTCATCCCAACTTTCATCCAATCTATCATTACGTTTACCCAAAGTTTGAACTCTCTCTAACTCAAAAACATTATCTTGTGAACACAATGTAATACGATATTCAATTGACGCTCTCTCTTCAGTTTCACCTTGACCTCGTCTCATAGATATTAATAAGGAATCAATTCTTCTAATATATGTCTTAACACAATTGGATTGGAATGATGACTCGTTGTTGTATCTTTTGGATGTTGTTAATACTTCCGGATAGTATGGACCATCTTTGGTTAAGATAACCTCATTCACCTTATCCACAAACTCTTGGTTGTAGATTCTAGTAAAGTCACCATTGGTATAATGGTTGTATTTCTCTGACCAATCGTAGTGTTCTTGAACAAACTCATCGTGAGTTCTTGATGTCCATTTAACAGGTTCCATTTGGTCTAACAAACGATAAAATCTAAAGTGGTCATCAATTACATTATAGTTAATCAATCCTTTTTGAAATAATTTATATATCTCAAAAAAATTGGAGAACTCTTTTTTTGTTAATAACCATTTTCCAATATTATTATGAAACGTACTTTGTTTATTATGTTCCAACAATAATTGAACAAACTCATCCGGTTGATTTAAAATAAACTTCTCACCAAATATTGAACAAGCGTTATTAAAATTAAGGACACCATCAAATGATTTAACATTATGTAATGCTCGTTTAACTTTATCCCCCTTTAAATTATGAACCCTCATTAAAGCATCAATATACTTATATCCACACTTTACCAAATCTTTCTTCTTTGGTTGGGGGTAAGTTTTCATAAGTTCAAACCAATTGTTTGGCATTTTAGTTCCTTGAGCATCCAAATATCTTTTATAGATTCTTTGTTCAGGAAGTAAGTCGGCATATAATTCAGTTCCGGGAATTGCATTAACAAAGGTTGAGATTACCTGATTGATAATTGTTGGAATATCAACTTTATCTTTATCAACAATAGTATTCAATCCATCTCTTAAATATCGTCGCATATTATTAATAGGGTCATTATTAAACATAACTCTACTAACTCTTTTACGACATTTTCTTTTCAAATGGTAGTTATCTAATGAACCGGTGTATAACGCATTTGTTTTATAGTTAAAAGTAATAAATTTACAATTGGTCTGAACTTTAAACCACTTACCAGCAACTCGTCTTCTTTTAATATAACTGAATACTTTGAATGAAACTTTATCATTCTCTTTAGTCACACAAACAATTACTCTATTAAAAAATAATGAAGCAAGTGGATTTCCGTAATGTTCTACAAATTTTTCTTCTGTATCATAATCCGCTTTAAAAGTATAGTCACCCCAAGGCGTATAACTTGTATGTTTAGTTGAAATCAGATTAGTTTCAACTAAACCCCAAAAATCATCATCAACCTCTTTTATAAGAGGACGAATAGGATTGGTATCCAAGTATTCGGATACTTGATACCTCTTTACGGTATAGTTAAATAATTCTTCTTTCATCAGGTTTATTTTGAACCACAAAAGTAAGACATTAAATTTGAATATACAAATTAATTAAGGGAAAAGTGTGCGAATTGTGTGTGATAAATTAAAGATTTAATCTTATCCATATCAATCTCATCGTTTTGAGATTTTTTAAGTTCCACAACAATAGATATGATTTGTTTTTGAGTTAAGGAAACATCCTCTCCGTTCTCAATATTATCTAATGATTGTTGTTTTACTCTGTCGTAGAAGTCATCCTTTAAAACATCCCCAATTAACTGAAGTAAGTCATTGGGGTTGTTGTTAAAGAAAGTTATAAATTGATTAATGTAGATTTCAACGTCAACATTTTTCATAGTAGTAATTTTTTAAATTATTCTTCCATATGGTAGAAACCGTCACCTGAATTGTATTTTTCTAACGATTCAGGAACTTTAACATTCGGACATCTACTTACATTTAAAAATGTAAGATTTGGTAGTGTTGTAACACACTCAGGAATTGTTCTCAATTCTTTGTTGCCAGGGAAAGCTAAGAACACTAAGTTTTTTAATTCACAGATTGAATCCGGAACTTTACTAATCATATTTTCAAACAAAATAGCCGTTAACGATGTGAATCGACTGATTGTGTCCGGAACATCAATATTAACAGTTTCATTTGACGTGTTAATAATATTTAATCTTTTGATTGTTGTTGGTAGTGAGTTGAACAATTCTTCAAAACCATATAATGCTACGAACTTACCTGTTGCGGAGTCCGGATATTTAATCTCAACATTATCCGAATTTGGTTTAACAAATCCTGCAGCAAATTCAGGTTTGAATATTTCTTTAAACTCAGACCATTTTCCATTTAAATACTCAACAACCGGGATGTTACCTCCGTGTTGGTTAGCAAATTTAAATTGGTTTGATGGGAAGTGGAATTGATATCTTTCAGATGGCAATCCTGTAACCTCACCTACTTTACCTTTATCATCATTAGCGATGAAGATATATAACGGACCTTGATTTCTATAAGTGTTTGAATAACTTGAGTTTTCTGCCGCAGTACACCAATTGGTTTCACCTCTATCAAGACCACCATTATAACCCCCAAAATAAGATGCCGCCTTAGAACCTAAAGCCCCTTTGTCAGCAATTTTGATTAAGGTATATTCAGAACCAACTTTTAAGATTTCAGCACCAGGAATATTATAGTTTGTGTTAACCGCAGCTCCTGCCTCTTTCTTAACTTTTTTACCACGATACATATTTAAATCAACAGTTTCACCATCGCCCACCTTAACTTTTAAGTGAGATAAGTCATTCAATGATTTAACATTATTAATGTCTTTTTTAGAGGCATCCTCTAAACTACCTTTAAATCTATCGTATTTCACCAATAACTCAGTGAATTGAGATAAATCTTCTAAGAAAAGTCTTCTGTATTCGTTTGCTTTTGCTTTATATTCGTCAGAACCAACTTCAATTGGTTCGTTAGTTACTTCTCTAGTAAGGTTTGGTTTAACAAATAGATTCAATAACCATTGAGTATATTTACCAACTTTAACCTTGTCACTTGTCATATCTTCAACAGACGCAGCTTCTTTGTCATAGTTCTCAGGAACTCTTGTTGTAGGGTCAGCAAAAACTATTTGCTTAACAACCTCAAATGGTAAAATACCTTTTTTTCTCTCACCACTAGGTAAAACATATTTCTTGTATAATATTTGAAAACGAGCGTCTTCAGTAATTAAGTTCGATAATACTTTTGTAATCTTCATTTTAATTGTTTTTATTATAAATATTTGTTTTTTGTAAATAATTCATCAAACATCACTTACTTTTGTTTGAGTTGACAAAGATAATACTTATTTTTTATAACACAAACTATTTTTGGTAATTCATAATTAGAAGTTCTTCCCCCATATTTTGAGTTTTTCCCTTCTTAGCCGCTGCCGCCTTAGCAAACTCTTTCTTCTCCCACACATACTGAAGTTGTGGGAACCAAGTGTGTAATTGGGGGAAATCATAATAAGATAATGAGAACTTCCCTTGAATACCTTTTAAACAATTCGCCAATCTCTCGTGGTCCTCTCTTCCAAAATCGTGATTTGAATAATAACTACCTTCACCCACAATATAATACGGTGGGTCAACATAAAAATAAGTTGTAGGTGAGTCATATTTTTCAATCACTTCTTGGAAATCCATATTCTCCACAAAAGTAATCCTTTCAAACATTTTTTGCCAATCCGGATTCTTTAATTTATTTTTAAATGAGGTGAATTTTGAATGATACTTACCTTTTAAATCTATAAATTTTGATTTGGATGGGTTAGCCCCCGAAAACACTTGAGTTAAAACATAAATGTATTTTGCTGCAACAACATAATCATAAGCCTCTACTCTGAAATTATCATCAAATATTTCAGCTTGAAACCTGATAAATTGTTCACAACAAATTGGATTTGTCGGAAAAACATTTTTTTCCTGAACAATAAACTTTTCACATTCTTCAAGTAATCTTTGATGGTTCTTTAAACATTGATACATATTATAATTCAACGGATTAAAATCATTATAAATCACCGTTTTGAGATTTGGGTAATTTTCCAATTTCATTTTAAAAAATGTCCAAAATTGACCACTAAAGGGTTCTATAAATGTCTCAATATCTTTAGGGATATTTGGAATTATTAATTGTGGGGCAATTTTAGACTTACCCCCTACATAGGATACACACATATTATTTAAATTTTTCTTTTTTTCTTTTTAGGTAATAATCATTAGATGAATTATATAAAATATTTTTAATTAATTCAATATCTAATTTTGAATTTACCTGAATTGAGTGAATATTTTTCTTTTTACTTATTTTAGGTGTTGTTTTCATTCCTTTATTTTTAAAAAAATTTAAAACCCATACTAATAATTCGTTTGTCCCTAATAAACTAAATTTAAGTCTACCACCATATTTACCAATAGACCCATCCCCATCAAAATAACCTCTAATAAAATGAGGAATAAATTTATCTTTCAAATTAGGAGGCATTAATATTAAACTTTTATTCGGAATACATCCTAAATTAATTAAATCATCAGCCATTTTTGAACTATTAACTTCTAACTTATAACTTAAAAATTCATCTTTAATTTGTTTAGTAAGTTTATATGTTGACCCCAAATCAATGATTAATTTTTCTAACAAATATTCATCCCCATTTTTTAATGATATCCCAACAGTTCCACCTTGTTTATGTTTTCCGTTAAATTGTTTTCGTTTTCTAACATACCCGTCGGCAAATAATAAACCTAACCAATACGCTTTTTCATTACTATCTATTTTTTCAAAATAGTCTTCATTACAATTATGTTTACGGATTCTACTTTTAATATTATTTTTCCTTAAAACATTTCCAATACTCCAAGTACAAATATTATATTTTTCAGATAATAAATTATAAGACAAACCTAATAAATAATCATCACAAATATTACCACAATCAATTTCAGTCAATTTTATCATAATAATCTTTAACTAATTTTTGAATAAACTTGGAAACACTAATCCCCTCGTTTTTCATCTTATCAAAAAGATGTTGGTCAATACTTATCCCGTATTTAACTTTTTTATCTTTATCTTCTTTATTAGGTCTTCCTATCTTTCCCATATATTATAAATATAACAAAGTATAGTAAAAGTGCGTTAAAAAGTAAAGTTTTTTTTAAAAAAAATATAGTTTCACATTCAATTTTTTTTTACTATATTTGTGGTAAATTAATATTTATGAATATGAAAGAATCAATAGAAACTCAGATTATCGAAGAGAAAGATATTATTGAGATTACTCCGGACCAAGTAGAACAACCTGAAAAAGAATGTAAGACGTGTAAACAAAAAAAAATAACTAATGGTCAATTAGCTATGTTAATATCTTCTTTTTATATTTTATTCTCTTCAATATACGGAACTATAAAATTAATCAAAGAATTAATAAATTATCTTCAATAAAAAAGAAACCCCTTTTATAGGGGTTATCTTTTAAATTTCACAAATAGTTTTATATATAAATCACCTCTACCGTGATATCCTTTACTTTTAACTCTTAATGGTTTTGACGTATCAAATTCACCCGGTAACTTAATTGAAATCTCACCTAATGGATGAGGAACTTTAACACTATCCTGTTTTAACGAATTTAAATCAAAATAAGCATTATATATTAAATCATCCATAGATTTTTCAAAATTATTTTCAGGAACAATTTTAACTTTAACCACTAAATTACCATACATCCCATCTTTATAATCACCTTTACCTTGAACACGTAAGAATTGTCCTTCATCAATTCCGTTAGGTAATTTAATTGATATTGTTTCAACACTAGATGTTGTAGTACTACCGTGACAGGTTCCACAAGTTGTTTTATAAGAAAATCCTCTACCACCACAAGAACCACAACTTTGTCTAATTATTTGAGTAAACAATCCGGTTCCTATTTGTTGAGTAATCACACCTTGTCCTCCACAAGTTGAACAGTTTATTCTTTCCCCTCCAGAACCATTACATCCTCCACAATTATGATTTCTAGTATATGTGATATTTTTTTCACCACCTTTATAAGATTCTACAGCACCAACAACAACTTCAATAATTTTATCAGGAACTGCTCGTTTTCTTTGAGTGTGCATTTGATTAAACATATCTTCAAAAGGATTAAATCCTCCACCACCCATATTAGCAAATGGGTTTCTTTTTTGATTATCGTATTGAGTTCGTTTATTTTGGTCACCTATCGTATCATACGCCTCTGAAATTTTTTTAAACTTATTTTCATCACCACCCTTGTCCGGATGATGTTCAACCGCTAACTTTCTATAAGCTTTTTTTATTTCGTCTTGTGAGGCATTTTCACTAACACCTAATATTTGATAAAAATCTTCCATTCTTTACTTAGTTTATATTTAAAGTTAAATTATATATTATGAATTATTTAATTGTTCTATTCAAAAATAAAGTAAAAAAGAAAATAATCAAGAAATTTAAGACCTCAAATAGAGCAAATAGTTTCTACGAATCTTTATTGGAAACTAGTAATAACGTTATTTTTGATAAACAATACGAAAATGGATTTTTATCTAATTATGAAATAGCAATACTTGAGAAGGTATCCGGTACTTTTTTACCTGTATTTTTAAAAGATGAGTTTGGAAGAAACATTAAAGTAAACTTAGATGATGAGGATTTTTCTATTAAAAAAATTAACCCGTATCATATTGATGAATTTATTTTAGACACTACCTTAAATAAAAAAATAAACCCTAAGGAGTTTATTAAGTTATATTTAGACCCATCAGGATTTAAATTAATATCCAAATTAAATAATAAAATTGTTGTTCAAAATGATGATAAATTTAATTTATTTACTTTAAAGAATGATTATGACTCAAGCAGATTTATTGATTCGATATCAGAATTCTTTATGAGTCAAAAACGATTTGATTGTATGTTTGTTAAAGATTATTCAAACGCTCAAAGAAAATATCTTTACAACTTATTAATTGAAAATGGGTTTTCTAAGTCTTACTTACAACGTCAGACAACGACCCATCCTTCAATAAAAACATAAACTCAACTCCGGACATATCAATTTTAAATTGAGTAAAATTCCTATCAACATCTCTGAAGTTTTTTTGAACTTTTTTATAATCGTCATACTTAAGTTCCATAGCAATAGCCATAACCCCATCAGGAAATAATGTTTGCAATCCATCAGCAACAAGTGCCAATTTTTCTATTACCCCATCAATACTTTGTGTAGTCTCTCCCATAATGTTAATTTTTTAGGTGGTTCAGGTGGTTTTGGAAGAATATCTTCTTTTTTTATTTGTTTAATTTTATTAGCAAAATTCTCTTTATCTCTATCTAAGATAATTTTATTTTTGATAATGTCTTTATTCAGTAACTCCAATTCCTTTAACGCTTTCTTCTCCATCGTCTAATTTTATTTTAGTAACTTTTGGTTTCATTTCAAAACTTAAATCTTTTAAATTGTTTAAGTTTTGTTTTTCAAAAATAGATTTTAATTCATTAACTTTATTTTGAAATAATTTATCTTTTTCTTCTAATTCAAGGTTGTATCGAATAATGTTTTTAAGATTGTCCGAGATTACTCCTACACTTTCTTCCGATATTTCAGACACAAAAGAAAAAAATCTATGATTTTCAATTTTACTTGTTTGTTCCATCACCTTTTCTTCATCAACATATTTTTTAGGTAATTTCCAAGTTGTTGGAAAACTAACGTCAAAACTTAAATAGTTTTCTAATTTTCTAACTGACTGTAAATAAGGTAAAAGAGATGAAAATTCTTTATATAAACTCATAATTAATTTTTAATAATAAATGTTAAGCAATACGATATTGCGAATCCAAGAAACATAAGTTCCCATTTATTCCATACCATTGGTTTTGGCGGGTTTGAAAATAGGGAACTTATTATTCTACCAACTGTTCTTAAAACAGTTAAAACAGAAAAGATAAATACAAATAAAAATACTGTATTAATATTATCCATTATTAGTCTTTTTTTCTTTCAGATAAAATCTCTTTTCTTAGACTATCTAATAATTTTTTTAAATCCTGTGCAGATTTTCTAGCTCTTGTTCCGGCACTATTGTTACCCCCAAAAAACTTTGTTGTGTCAACTGATAATTCTTCAACCAATGACTTAATTTGTTCTAATGTTTCCATCTGAATAATTTTAGTTAATTTATTTTTTATAATACTGTAAAAGTAATTTTTTTTACCCTATAGTAAATACTAACAAGGTTTTTAATGATTTAAATACTTATCTAATAATTTATAAATGGTAGTTATCATATCTAAATCAGATTTAGTAAATGACTTTTCATTATTAAATAAGTCAGTAAAAAAAAATCCTATGGAAGATTTAACTTTAGTATCTTTTTGATTATAAAACGTTTCATCAAAAAATGATTCAAAATAATCAAAGTGTTCTCCTTTTTTATTAAACTTAATATTTTCTTTACTAAAATTATCAATAAGTTTGTTCCAACACCATTCAAAGTGATTTCTATCATCATCTTCAGTTAAAATGATTTTAGTTTCATTAATTTCACTTTCACCTAAATAAGTGTTAAATATAAGATTGTTAAGGGAATGCGTAAAATCAGAATATAATTCCAATTTTTCCGATATTATATTATTACTTCGGAACCAAACGTCAACGTCTTCCCGTAATAAAGGTTTTGATATGTAGTTAAAAAAATTCTCCATAGAGTTATCTATGGAGAAATAATAAGTTATAATATTTTTTTGTAAATTATTGAGTTTTTTGATTGTACCCCATTAAAGATTTTATTCTTTCAAACTCTTCGTTAATTTGTTTTGTTTTTTTATCTTCAATAGACTCTAATTTAATGTTTACACCTTTACCTTTTTCAGTCCCACTTTTTTCGTTAAAAACAGGTTGAGGTACTCTATTATAAGATTGGTCTTTTAATTTTTTAAGTGTATTTTTCTTTCTTAATTTATTAAATCTATCATTTGTTTTAGACTCTAAAGCATTCCCACCCGGTGCGTTACCCGTTTTTGAATCTCCTTTATATAATTTTTCCATCCAATCTTCATTAAATTCAATAGCATCAGGTGTTGGTAAATTTAGACCTGCAATTTCATAATTAAAATCTTCTAAATCATCTGTCATTTGAAAAGCCTTTTTATCCATTTTCTCTAATTCACCATTACCTACCGGAAATATTTTTGGATTCATTTCATATTCACCTTTAGAACCATCTTTAAGGTAATCTTTCATTTTTTTGGTAACATCCTTAATATAATCATTATTCTCTTTACCAGAACCGTTGTGAGCTTTTTTATAAACCTCTAAACCTCTTGGAGAACCACCCATACCTTTAATGTTATTTTTTTCCGCAGGGTCTTTAACAATTTTATTTTTTTGGTCTTTAACAATTTTCTCAATCAAACGAATCATTTCACTTTCAGTCAATCTATAAGACTCTTTAACAGAATATTTTTTACCATCAACCTCAAAAGAATCTTTACCTTCTTTTTTTGCCTTAGCTAAAGCTCCCGAAAATGCGTTACCTTCTTGAGTTTCTTGTTCTTCCATACCGTGTTTTACAGATTTTTTCACACTTTTTTCTTTACGTAAAAGTTTAAAGTCTTCAGAATCAATCTTATTGTTTTTGTTTCTATCCAATCTTTTTTGACGGCCTTTTAACGCCTCATTAATGTTAACACCTTGACACATTTCTTTAGTAACAGGGTCTTCCTTACCAAAATTTTCTATATGGTATTTACAAGTTTTTTCTTTGTCTTCGTCAGTATCCTCAACATCAACTTCAATGTCGTCAATATATTCATTCTCACCAACGTAGTCGAATTCACCGTTAATATCCCCTTCATCGTGAATATCTTCTTCCATTTGACCACCACTATAACCACATTCATTACATTCACCTTCATACATAGTTCCACCACATTCGCATACATCACCTTTAATTTTAGAAACAAGACTATCTGCCTTTTCTTCTAAAGTTTCTTTTAGAATTTTAGATACTAAATTATCTAAATAAGTTGTATTTAATTTTTTCATTTTTAGTTTTTATTATAAATATATTAGTTTTTAACTTTATTACTTTAAAAAGGTATTTTCATACTCATAAGCAATAATTGTTTTAATTACATTCTCACTTATATTATGTCTCTGACTAATATTTTGAATAGCTTTCTTAACTTTTTCATTCTCAAATATTTTTAGAGCCTTTATGTCACCTTGATTACAATATGGGAATTTTTGACATTTCTTTTTAACTTGAACAAATTTACCACCCGGTATTTGTGTTTTCTTTCTACCACCCCAATCTTTTTTATTGGTTGATTTAGCCCAAGCAGATGTTGTTTCGTATGAACCGGAAGACCCTGAACCCGTAGCTTCGGTAGCTTCAACTTTTTTAGTTTCACCACAAACACATTTAGATTTAACTCTATCACAAGAATCGCAATATTCTTCATTCATTTCTTTTTTTGTTGCTGAGAACAATGGTCCTGAGTACCCACCCGCAGAACCTGAACCTGTAGATTCTTTATTTTCTTCTTTACCAACTCGTTTGTATCGACTTTTTTTAATAAACGGGTCCGACTGACTTACATTTGGTGTACCAAATTCATTATCTTTTTCTTTAAATTTTTTAAAATCAGAATCTTTTTGTAAATCTTTCTTAAATTGTGATTTAGCACTCTTATCTTCACCCATAATAGGTAATGATGAGGTTAATTTACCAATTGGTTTATTAATCTTAGGTTTACCCACTAATTTATCAGCAATACCTTTTTTCATTGGTCGTTTAATTATTTTTAATTTTTTATTCTCAGGAATTTCATTTTTAAATTCATTTGCAGTAATTACCGCATCAATACCTCCTTGCGACACAACATTAGATTTTCCAATTTCTTCAGAATAAGCCTTTTTCAAATCAGCCCCAATACTTTCTTTTAACATAATCTTAAGCTTGTTTAAGTCTTGGTTCCCAATAACTTCTATTGGTCCACATAAATTGATAAAATTCTCGGAACATTCTTAATGTAATGTCTTTAACATCACCTTCAAGTTTACCTCGTTTAATTTCTTTTGCTATTGTATCAATTAATTTATTTTCATACTGTTGTAAAGTAGAACTCCCCAGAAAATCTTTAATTTCTTTACGGATTAATGTTTCAATTTCTTTTTTATCTGTTGCTGATAATGCCATTATTTTGTTAAAATAAGATATGTTGATGCGATAATACCCGCATAAGTACCTACTTTCCATAAGAAAGTTTTAGTTCTCTGACCTTTAAGTTCTTTATGTAAACTGTTAGTTAATTCTTCTGAAATTTTTAATTGTTCATCTTTTTTACCTAACATAAAATTATTATTCTTATCTTTTTCTTCAAGAAGAACTATGTGAGAATCTTTTTCTTTTTCTCTCTCTTCAGTTTTGATTAGTTTTTCCTGAGTCAATTTTAATTCAACTTCACAACCATCACCTTTAAGAATATCTTTAATTGCCAATTTAGCGACCGGAACTTTTAACCTAATCTTAGTGGTATCACTTTGAGTTGTTGGTATATTAGTTTTTTGATTTGTCGTATCTGTTTGTGAAAAACTGCTCAAGCTCGTTAGCAGTAAGAGTGTCAACACTATTAACTTTTTCATTTGTTTGTTTTTTAATTATTGTTATGTTATTGTCTATGTGATGAATTTCTTTTGTAATTTTAACCACATTACCTTTTACAGAATCAATCTTAACGTCAATCCCTTCATTAATCGCTTTAGCAGAATCAATTTCTGTTTGAATTGATTCGATTTTCTTTTTATAACTATCAACATCAGTTTTAATTCCATTGGTTGTAAAGATGTTCCATCCCGCCAATACAATAACGATTATCAATAATATATTCTGTTTATTATTACTTACAATATCTTTCATTATTCTTCTGTTTTAACTGTTTTTTTTCTTGAGGCTAAAACTCCAGCCCATTTTGATTTAAATTTTTCATAATAATTTTTTAATTTACCAATTAAATTTAAAAATTCATCATCAACTTTTAACATTTCACCATTAATATAAACACCATTTTCTTCACCTATTGAAAAGAAAAATTCAATATCAAATTCTATTAAAGTACCTGACCATTCAACATTATTTGTGTATACGTTTAGTTTATTAAAATCCGCCATATCCGAAACATCGGCAACAAATTCATCCATAGTTTCTTGGAATGCAATTTTTTCATCTGTTGTTAATTCTAAATCTGTTTGGTTTTTACCGTGTAAAACTAATAATCCACCTGAAATTCGATAAACTTGTTTTTTATCGTCCTCAGATTCTTCTTCGTCATCTTCAGCAGTATCATAATCAATTTTATCTTTAACTGATTTTGTTACATTAATTTTTGAAGTGACATTGTTATCAGTTAAGTCAACACCTTGTTCTGTCAATAATCCGTATTGTCTACGGATATCCTCATTAATAGTCTCATTATTTAATAATTTTCTTGAGGCTTCTAATAATTGTTTAATTTCATCGTGTGAATTGTTCATTTTCTATATTTTTTAAAAGTTCATTAAATTCAAATGCAGGACTAACATCTGTATAATCAGTACTAAAATTACTTTTAGTTACAACTCCACAATATTTTTCAATCCTATTTATTTTTGTGTTATGTTCTATTATTTGTGGTTTGATATTACTAACTTCAAACAACTCTTTACATAATAACCCAAGATTTTTAATTTGAGTTTCAGTATATGGTTGCCAAAAAAAGTAATCTCTCCACTTCTTTTTAAACACCTCACCTTTATAAATATCCCCAATCCAGTTAATGTAATGGTCTGTTAGCGGTTCTTTTTGTAACCACCCTAAATTTTCTAACGATATAATAATTGAATTACGATTTATATTGGGGTCTTTGAAGTATTCCGAGTGTTCGGTGTTTCCCAATAATTGTATAATTTTACCCTCCCGAGTAATAATGTAGTTAGGAATCCTTTTAAAACCCCCATTAAAACGAAACTTCAACGACTGAAGGTAGTCGTTGATATTTCGTGATGTGTGTGTAAGTATGATTTGGTGTTTCTTCTTTTGTTTTCCAACAGGTTTAAATTCACCATAATTAATAATATCTATCATTCTTCATAGATTATAATTTTATGATAGTGTTTTAGTATAATTTAACCTAATTGTTGTTGGTTTTTCTTCTATAATCTCTTCCTCAATATCTCCAAATTCTTCATCAAAATAATCTTCTTCATCTACTGATTCAGATTGATACACAGGAACCTCAACTATTTTTTCCACAATTTTTTCAACAATTACTTCAACCGGAACCTCAACTATTTTTTCAACAATTACTTCTTCAATTACCGGAACCTCAACAACAACTTCTTTAATAATCTCTTTTTCCACAATAACTTCTTTAATAACCTCTTTTACCTCAAGATTACCTTTTTTTCCATCATCGTATTTTGTGAAGAAATGTAATGATGTTAATGAAATTACCGGAAGTAAACCACCTTCTAAGAACGCTAACCATCTTTTCATTGCAATTACATCATTACCCTTTGAACCCAACATCTCCCAAACAGGTCCGGTTAGTTCCATCCAAGATTTAAATAATTCACCTGTTTCATCAATTTCTTTATAACAGAAAAAGATATTACCAATCATTTGAATAAAGGTAATTAATCCAAACATAAACCATACTCCACCTTTAATTTTGTTGGTTGCAGCAACCAATGCAGTCATAGCACCAATCTCAATCGCGATAGATAAGTAAATAGCCCAACTAATAGGGTTCGCTAAGTTATACCAAGAGACAACGTGAGATATTGATATTCCCGCAACTAATAATATAGGTACTAAGAACATAGCCCTATTTGGGTGTTCTTTTACCCAATTCCATATTTTTTTCATTATTTCTCTAATTTAGAAATTTCTTGGTCAATCTCAGTTTGTCTATTAACATCTAAGATTTTTCTATCAGACGCTTGAATAGCTCTTTTTTCTGATTTAAGACCTTCAATTTTTATTTCTTTACGAAGTTTAACCGATAATGTGTCAACGCTATCGTTAACATTTTGTACTTTTGTGTTAGTTGTACAGGTTTTGAAGAAAATGATTACCACAAGTAAAAACATTATTCTAACACCCCAAGCGTCAATAAAATTTAATATTCCTTTCATAATTTTTGTTTTAAGTTTATCATAAAAGTAAAAAACCTTCTATTATAATAAATAGAAGGTTCTAAACTTTTTACAAATATTCAAACAATATTGAACTATCATTCCTTAATTTTCGTAAAGCCTTTTCTTTGATTTGTCTAACTCGTTCTTTTGTTAGATTAAAATCCGTACCAATATCTTCAAGGGTTCTTGGTGTCCCACTAAGACCGTAATAGTCCTCAACAATCACTTTTTCTCTTTCATCTAAAACACTTAGTAAAGAATGTAACTGTAATTTTAATTCATCTTTAGTGTTAAATACCTCATCCGGCATATCCGCTTGGTCATTTTTAATGATATCTACAAGAGTATCACCATCTTCGTTGATATTCATATCCAAATCAATCATTGAAGGTAGGTTTTGGAATTTATCTTCTAACTTACCACCATTAGATTCAATTGCTTTCTTAGCTCTATGTAAATCCTGAACCACATTAACCGGTAGTCTAATTGTACGAGCATTATCATTTAATGATTGAAGGATGGATTGTTTAACCCACCATACAGCATAAGATATAAATCTAAGGTTCTTAGACCAATCAAAATTTTGGATTGCTTTCATCAATCCTAAGTTACCCTCAGAGATTAAATCAGGGAAGTCTAAACCTTGATTTTGATATTGTTTAGCAACTGTAATAACAAAACGTAAGTTACCCTCCAACAATTCTTGGTTTACATCATCAATCTCTCTTGGAGATAAAGTCCCGGACATAATCAATTTAGATAATTCTCTCTCTCTTTCAGGAGTCATTACTTTAATCTTACGAATGTCTTTTAAATACAAGTTAATCTCTTCTTGATTAATTGGAATACCTGAGCTTTTTTCTTTCATATTAATTTGAGTATTTGTTTAATTGCGATAATTCTTTTTCAGTCAACGAATTTAAACCTTTTTCTTTAATCTTTTCTAATAATTCGTCTAAAGATGGACTACGTTGTTTGTTTTTAATTTCATCTATGTCAGACCATTCATCTTCATCATATTCAAAATAAAAATTTTCAATGTTTAAATTAAAATTATCTCGGATTTGTTCTTGTATCATTTTTCGTACCTCAAATTCATTTGGTTCAGAACCAAGTGATTTTTCTGACATAAAGTCACTAATCCCATCATTAAAAAGATGTTTTGATATTTTTTCAGGTAAACCATATGACAATTTGTCAGACGTATAAGGTAGTAATACATACATTATCTCACCAACACCTAAAATCATATCAACATAATCTTTCACATCCTCATAGGAATCTAATGTTGAGATTGTGAACACAGATGATTCTGGTCCAAAATAAAAATTAAGATTTGGTGTATCCGAAATAACACATAATTCTTCGGCAATTTGTTCTGTAAATTCTTTTGGGTTGTCGTTTTTAGCAAAGACAAATAAAATGTATTTGGTTAAGTCCTTCATACGTTATACGTTTAAATTAGATATTATGTTACAAAAGTACTAAACTCTTTTGGAATAACCAACTATTTGATAAAAATCTTTTTTTCCCTCACAGTAATCTTTAACTTTTTCAAGTAATTCTTTAAACATAAAAGCTCCTGTTGTTTGTTTTTCACAAATTGAAAATAATTCAATAAATGCAGTTAAGGTCGCAATACTGTAGTATCCAGTATTATTCAAATCATTATACTTATTAACCAGGTCTAATGTATGAACCAAATTATAATCATTTCTTTGTTCAACTGATGTGAATGGTTTGGTATTTTCATACATTAAAATTAAGTCATTTACATATTCTAACACAAGATTTTTATTTGATTCACATTTAACCAATAAATCCACAATCCAATGTGTATGTGATGGAGTTCTTAATCGTTTACCCTCTTCTCGGTATTTAACAATAAAGTCAAGTTCCGGATTCTCACCTCTCATACCTTGATAAATACCAATAGTCGTTTTATCATCTGTTTTCCAATAAGTTAAAGGACTGTGAGCCACTTTTTTTCTATTATAAATTAGCTGTTTCATTAATATTTAGTTAAATTAGGTAACAAAGATACTAAAAAAATTATGTTTCCCAAATTTTTATTGGGAAACATAACTAATATTTTCTTCTTTTCTAATTCTTACCACATTATCCGCCCAATTTGTTACTAATGGGTTGTGAGTTATAACAAATATTTTCTCAAAGTATTCTTTAATTTTAGAGAAAAACTCCGATACCATCTCCAAGTTATCGTTGGACATCTTTCCAAACACCTCGTCAAATACAACAACGTTAGCTCTTGGTAATGAACATATCTTACTTAACACCGCTCTTAACGCTAGTGAAGCGATTGACCTTTCATATCCGGAACCGGACGCCATTGGTTTCTCAACTTGGGTGTTATTATCAATCATAAGGAAGTCAACCTCATTCTTATCGTTAATCTTAACTTCTAATCTAAAGTGACAACTATCCTCTAACAATCGTTGAAGTTCACTATTAATAAGTGGCATCATAGTCTTCATTATAAGTTTGGTCACACCATTCTTACCAAAAATTTCCAAATAGATTTTGTATATTCTTTCTCTCTCTGCCTCTTCCGCAATCTTTCTAATTGTTTCCAAGTTAGAAGTTATCTTAGTAGTTAGATTGGTAATTGTAAATTTATTGTTTGAAATACTAGTTTCAATAGTTTTCTTTTCACCCTCAAGTTCATCAATTCTAATCGCAGCTTTAATCAACAATCCATCTGTCTTATTATTTTCAATAATCTTATCCTGAACTTCAGAGTATCTTTCCAATTTGGTTTTCAACGCATCAATCATCAATTGAAAACGTTCAACACTTAATTCATATTTTTCTTTGATAAGTTTGTTCTTCTCATACTCATCAAACTCTTTTTTAAGATTAACAAAACTTTCTTCTTTGCTGGTTAATTCACGCATTAACCCCTCTAATTCCTCTTTATGAGTGATAAGTCCGGCAAGTTCCCCAATTTTTGCGTTGGTAATCGCCGCATTCATTAGTTCAATACCACAGTGTTCACATTTGATTCCACCATCAACCGAACTCTTCAACTCCTCAATACTTTTAATCTTTGCGTTGTTCTCAGCTTGTTTGGTAATTAAATCTTTAATCTCCTGTTTTACCTCATCGTGTTTATCCTCGTGATAAAATTCAGATGGTTCAACAACCTTAACACCATCTCTATCTGAAATAGCTTTGGATTTTTGTAAGTCCAACCCATTAATCTCTTCCTGAACTTTGTCCGGAGAAACCGTTACCAATTCATTATCAATGTTGTGTTTGGATTTCAATAACCCATCACGATACTCTTGACCTTTAAGGATTCTTGATTTAGCATCTTCCAATTGAGTATCTAACGTAAGATTACTCTCCGTTAGAGTATCAATGGTATCTTGACTAGTTTGGTTGTCCGTTTTAAGTTCTTCAGAGTTATAAATGTTTGACAACATTCCTTTGGAGAAGTCACTATAAATTTCTTTAGCAGCTTCTTCTTTACGTTTAAGGAAATCTAACCCCATAAACCTTGAAAGAACTTGACCCCTCGCCGTAGGTTTGGCATCAATTAGTTCTTCCAAGTTGGTGGCAGTTGTTAGGATGGTCATTAAGAAGTCCTCTTTGGTTCCGATAGACGTTTTGATAAACGCCTCGGTCTCTCTTCGTTGTTCTCCGGTGAAGTTCTGCAAACTACCATCAGACAATCTTTTGTAGAAGTCCAACTCGGTCTTAACCGTCCATTCATTTTTCTTTGATAACTTTCTCTCAATATTTCTCAATATGATATACTCCTCACCATCGATTGTAATCTCACCTTTTACGGCAACTTTGTTTCTCTCTGTAAACCTATTGAATATCTCCTCCGCTTTGGATGTCTTGGTTGTCTCATTAAAGAATAAGAACATAAGTAAATCCACAGTAAGAACTGTCTTACCCCCAAAGTTAGGTGGGTTTGACTCTACAACCGTAATCCCATCACACTTCTCAAAATCTATCTTCTGATTCTCACCATAGGATAAAAAGTTTGAGAACTCAATGTTTTTGATATACCATCTCTTAAACGGAGTGGCATCGGTTTGGTCCTGTAACAATTTGTTATCCACAATACTATTAAGTTGGTAGATATCATCGTAGTGTTCCATATTCCCTTTTGAATCCAAGAATGAACGAACTAACTCTAATTGATAGTTCTCATCCAAGATGTTAAAGGATATGTCTACGGTATGTGTGGTGTCGTCAGCAACCTTTGTCTTTGTAATAACATTAACATTGGTTGTGTTGTACTTTTTTTGAAAGTAATGACGAACACTTTTTATTTTTTCTTGTGTAAAGTTTTCAGCATAGTCCTCCCATACAATCTGTAGGTAAGGATTATCAAAACTTGTGATATCTAAATCTTTTATCATTATTGTGTAATTAAATTCTATGGGGGGATTAAATAAATCCATTGGTTGAATGTCTAAAAAATGTCTAAGGAATGTCTAAACTGTTTGTGGTGTTACGACCTCATCATCTGTTACATTCATTTGATTGATATCACCATTAACAATTTCATCTGAAATAATCTCAGTGTTAATATCCATCATCTCACCGTTTTCATTTTGATATTGAGCTTTCAACTCCTCCATTTGTTTCTCAAACATTTCAGTATATTCTGCTTGAGCTTTCTTTCTTAATCCTCTAAGAGCGTTGTTTCTTGTTGTTACTCTTACTTTGTGAGCCTTTGCTCCACCACGTAATTTTGACTTTGGCATAATTGTTTTTATTTATTTAATTGTTATTTATTTCGTTATTCATTTGTTCTCGTATTTCCTCCAATGTTATTCCCGGTTCACTATTAATTCGTTCCTTAACCACACTAGTCAGTCTATCAATAATGTCTTGACCTAAGTTCTTATCTCTATCAGATAATCCCATATGATTAGGACTCTCACCACCTTCATCATCATTACGATAATAATCCAACCAATCCGGTCTTTCTTGAACTTTAATACTCTCAACTTTCTTAATCATTTTTTGAACTTCCGTTTCAGACCCTTTTAACATTTTAGATATCTGAACCTTTCGTTCAATATTTCTAAACCTATTATAATAATCGTTAGTCTTCGCTCCGTGGAAGTTAATATCGGTTTTATTATCTTCCAAATAATATATGATATCAACAATTTCATCACTGTCATCATTAATCCCCATATCATTTACCAACTGAAAGAAATCATCACATTTAATAATCTTTCTTGTCTCAGTTTTATCTCTCAAAAACTTAATTACAAAGTCACCTAACTTACTTTCCATACTTTAATTTTTTGCAGGTCTATTTTCCTCAAACCATTCCACAATAGCATTTATTGCCCATACCGCTCCGGATGATAGAATTCCATCAAAGAACCAACTAATCCATAGTGGTGTACCAAACAATACAAATGTTGGTGAGAACACGGTTAATGATAAGAACCAACCTCCGTGAAAACTAAAACACATTGGGCAGGTTAATATACCTGAGATAAAGCTCCCTATTCTTTTGAAAGGTGCGTGTTGTGAATCCCCCCAATTTTTAAAGAAGTTTCTAACTCCTTGAAAGATTGACCCGTAGACCATAATGTTCATAAGCCCGTAGCTTAAAATGAACCAAGTTAAAATGTAAATCATATTATATATTATTTTGTTTATTTATTTTTTCAAGTTCTTCAATCCTTGTGTTTTTTAAAGATAGTTCTTTTCTAAGTTTCTGTAAAGTTTCTTGGAGAAGTTTAACCTTATTATTTACTTGAGTTTCGTCCCCAATTTTATCTATATTTGGGACGGGAACTTCTACTATAATTTCTTTAATGACCTCAACCTCTTTAATAACTTCCACCGGAACTTCTACCCGTATTTCACGGATTACTTCAATTTCTACCTGTTTTTCACCAACAATATCCGTTTTTTCTGAATCATCACCAAGTAAACCATATTTTTCAATGTTCAAACCATTGGTAAAACATTTAGATATAAATTTCTCGACATCCTCAATATTGTTTAACTTACAATATTCTTGAACTAATGTTAATTGATTAGTTGTTAGTTTGACTTCCACTGTTAACTAATTTTTCAGTTCCATTTATTATATCATCAAATGATTTCATCTTAAATGATAAGAAAGGTTTTGGATTATCCAAATCAACAAATGAATAATCATCTGTTTCAAGATTATAGATTCCGAATCCGTGTTTGGTTATTGTCTCACCATAGTTCTGTTGGATTGTTGAACCCACCATATACGCTTTCTTACCTCCCGGGATGTTGAAGATTTGTCTTTTGTGAATATCCCCACATAAAACCAAATCACATCCGTTAAACTTATCTGTTTCAAACCCGGTTTCAAACTTATATCCAATATCAGTTGTTAATCCCTGAACTGGTCCGTGAAATAAACCAATCTTTAATCTACCCGTATTTTCAATCTCAGGTGGAATGTTATGGTCAAGTAATGAATACACCACCCAATCAACATTATCGTCCTCGTATTCACCTCTGTTCTTCAAATAAACGATGTTATCATTCTTTAATGAATCAATTACTGGTGTTAAGGCATCCAACCTTGATGAGTTGGACTCCAAAAAATCGTGATTACCTATTATGACAATCGTTTTGGCAATTTGAGAACACTCCGTAAGAACCCAAGCCACAAACTCAATAAGTTCAGGTGTCATTTGGTTCTTAGAATGAACTAGGTCTCCGGTGAAGACAATTCTATCCGGAACAATCTCTCTGAATTGTTCCAACATATTATTCAAGATACCTCTGTATAAGTCGTGGTCTTTAAATAATCTTATATGTAAGTCACTAAAGTGAACTAATTTTTTTATCATCTTATTTGTCAAATAATTTAAACTCCTCATTTACGTGACCACAATCGTCACATCTGTAAGTTGGAAACGGAACAATAGTGTCTTCCGAACTTCCTGTTAACAATTTGTTAACTTTTTTTATCATAACAACTTCTTTGAAGTAGATACTGTCACACTCCTCACATACTAATGTTGGTTGTTGTTTTAAATCAATCTTTGGTTTTAATAAATCGTCCATATTCTTTTTTTATAAATTTAGTTTATTTTTATTTCTTTGTCAAATACTTTGACATATCCATTTCCAAGATAGTGTCTTGAACTGTCTTTGGAACACGGAACTCTTCATATTGTCCAATTTCTTTAACAAGGACAATTACACACCCATACAATTTAATGTTTTCGTATTTGGTTCCTTGTAACATTTTAATAAGAAGTTTCCCGTAAAACGGTAATTGAGTGAAGTAATGACCCAACGCATTGTTTGGTAACTTATCAAATGGGTAATACATTTTTTTGGTAAAATGATTCTCTTCAAAATTTTTCGGTTTATTACTTTTCCAGTCTGTTATGACCAATCCAAACTCGGTTTGTTCCTTATTCATAATTAACCACACCTTATCCGGTTGTCCTGTATACTTCAACTCAGGGTCACCCAATACAATCTCAGTATCCAATAACACGGCACCCCTCTCAACCATAAGGTTTAGATATGTAGTACCTGCCGATATCATACTATCCCCCTTTAATATTTGTGTAAAGTCACATTCAAAAATGGGTTGTCTCACTTCTTTATAATCCCCAAACATCTCAATGGTTTTCTTTTCCAACATATAGTGAACTCTACTTCCCATATTGGTTGAGTAATCTCCTGCCGCCTTCCACTCATCTAATAGTTGTTGTTGAACCTCAGGGTCACCTTTAGCCTTCTTTAGTGAGATACCTTCCGTATCAAACTCTTCGTAAAAGTATTTCATCACTTTACTAACGGAGGGATAATCACTTCGGATTACACCGGTTTCATCCTTCATATAATAAGTGTGGGTGTCCTCAACGAATGTTAACTCAAGTTCCTCTCTTCGTTTATCTAATAATCCTCTTATTTCTTTTGCAACCTCATTTAAATCTATCATCTATTTCATTTTATAAAAGTAATCACTGATGTCACCCCTTAAATCGGCAACATCGGCATCACCCGTTAATTTTATTATTTTAACCTTACCATATAATCTCCCGCCATTTAAGTTGTGGAATAGTTTTACACCATCATTCCAAGCGTCACTATCCAAACAAATAATTATATTCCCATTTGCTTTCTCGTATAATGTATTAAGTAATAGGTCGGACATATGTTTTCCCAACATAGCGATACTATTAGGTAAGAATATCGCATCAAACGCTCCTTCACAAAGATGAATGTCGGCATTCCAATTGATTGTACTTTCAAAAAAAATTATATCATCTTTTGATGCCTCAGGATTTTTGTATTTGGCTCTTGAGTTCGGGTCCCAACTTCGGGCAATAAAATAGTTCAACTCATCCTTACTATCATAGGATGGTATAATAATCCTTCCTGAGAATGCTCCACTATCACAGAATCCGATACCATACTTCTCAATAATCTTATCGGTAATACCTCTTTGAGTTAAGTAGTTATACGCCTGACGACGAACCGGATAAACTAAACTACTATCTTTGAATTTGGTAAATCCTTCAGGTAGTTTTAATTTAGTAACTCGTTTCTCTTTTGGTTTGTGATTTTCCGGTTGAAGTAAGTTGTAGATTTTTTTCTGTTTCTTATTACCAAAAGTATCTATAAGTTTTCCAAGAGGTCCTTTGGTATTATTTTCATCACCACAACTCCAACATTTATAAACGTGTTCAAAGTAATTTACCTCCATATTTCCTTTGTGCTGGTCTTCATCGCATACAGGACAGTCAAAAGATATTTGACCCTTTGACTCATAGTGAAGTTTTTCATCACCTAAGATATCGTGTAATATCTCCAATAAAATTTCCGCATCATCTGACATATAAGCAAAGATACGAATAAAATTATTATTATCAAAACTTTATTAGTTTTTTAATCCTCTTATATTTATGATAATAACTTTTAAACAGATGCCAACAAATATTAACATCAATAACATATCAGGAGCAACACCCTTCAATCTTTATCTATGCGACCAAACAAACATTACTTGCATTTATATAGACACAATCCCATCATCGTCGTTACCTTATAATTTTCAGGTCCCATCGATATTGGAATACAACCCATCTTATAATTTAAAAGTTGTTGATAATAATGGTTGTACATCAATCTTAAATATCTTAATTTAATATGCCTTGTAATTCTACATATTGTATAAAAAACACCGGATTAGTTGGTGCTGATGATAACTACATAACAGGTGGGACCTATAATGGTTACACATATTGGACGGGCCAAACAAGTGGTTGGACTATATACCACACAACGGGAACAACAAATTATTGGTGCTTATCTAATACATTAGGAGGAACTTGTTATTTAACAGGTAAATCACCTTGTACTAGTACTTGTCCTGACTTATCAAGTATCTATGTTTTTAGTGGAGCGTGTCCAACACCAACTCCAACACCAACACAGAATTGTGAAGTATTTGATTTTACCGCAATATTTAATTGTGATTTTATACCAACACCAACTCCAACACCAAGTGCTAGTCTAACACCAACACCTACGGTAACACCTTCATCGACTAATTTTTGTTCAATTATTGGTATTAGTGCTAGTGGATATACTTACACTTCAACACCCACACCTACACCTACGGTAACACCTACAATGTATGATGAAAACACATTAAAAAAACTACCCTTTTATTCACCATTAATATCTCGTAATTGTCCGGTATTTGGGTTTGCAAATTTTTCAGCAATAACAGGACAAATTATTTGTCCGGGAGCTTTAAAATTCCAAGATTGTTACGATACAGACCAATTTTACTATACTAATGATGTTACAGGATTGTTACCGGGTATTTATCTTGAACAATACGCAATCTATTCCGCTATTGTAAATAATAACGGTGTTATTTCCACAAGATGTATCTCATATTTTGGTTATGATTATGACCACGGAAATATCAACACTATACATATTACTAACTCAAATTCATATGGTCTATCTACTCAAGGAGCTTGTATACTTTGTGAAAGCGCTATTGTACCAACCCCAACACCTACTCACACACCAACAATGACTAAAACACCTACTTTAACACCTACACCAACGGTAACAACTACAACAACTACAACACCAACTTACACACCAACTCAAACTCCAACAAGAACTATTGGTGCAACACCTTCGATGACACCTACTCAAACTACAACTCCAACAGTAACCACAACACCAACTAAAACACCAACGTTAACACCAACATCATCAAATACTAATTTACCTTGTTTTGGTTACTTATATAACTTCTACTCTATTGAAGGTACAGGTACTCAATCTATAACAAGTAGTAATAGTTGGTCAGTTCCAAGTGCTACTGATTTCAATACATTATCTGTATCTGTTGGTGGTAACGCTAACTCACTAAAATTAGTTGATGTTACAACATATTGGAATTCACTCAATACCTCCGCAACTAATTCATCCGGATTTAACGGTATAGGTGGTGGAAACAGAAATATTACTAGTGGATTTTATGGACAAAAACTATTAAGTAGTTACATATCACGAACTTCCTATTCATTAAATGAATGTGTTTATATGTCTTTAGGCACCAATAGTAATATTATACTTATTGGAGGTGCACCATCTAAAATTAACGGTTTTGCAATTAGATTAGTTAAAAATTCAACAACATTAACACCAGGTCAAACAGGAACATATGTTGGTAATGATGGAAAAACATATAACACAATTTGTATTGGAACTCAAGAGTGGATGTCTCAAGATTTAAGGGAAACTTTATACAGAGGTTTAACTTCAATACCAAATGTTACAGACCAAACTTCTTGGTTTAATTTAACAACCGGAGCATATTGTATTTATAACAATAATCCATATTTTGTTGGTGGTTGTATTCCACCATCTTAATAAATTAATATATGACATCAATAATTTTAACTAACATATCAGGTTTAACTTACCCATATGACATTTACGTATGTGATGTCTATGGTAATAATTGTGGTTATGTTTCACAAGTTATTTCATCAATTCCACCAACAATAGAAATTGTTTTACCACCCCCATTTAATATGGCACCTGCGGTCGGTATTAAAATTATTACATCAGATAAATGTGAGAGATTTAGAGTTATTGATTGTATTAATGTTGTACCTGTTATCGTTGATTGTTCTAGTTATATTACTACAGGAGGTACGGATATATTTAAATACAATATTGACACTAATGCGTTAACCCTTCTAACGTTCCCATCATTACCATCAATTAGTGATATCGCGAACAATAGTAATAAATTTTGGATTACAGATGTTAATAACCCTCAAGAAATAACAGAGTATTACATTAACCCAACACCATTTGTTGCAATATTTAATAGAATACTATATCCGTCGAAACCTTTATTAGGATTATGTGTTAAAGATGATAATACTTTAATTTCAACAATAACCGGAGCAACTGTCGGAGCATCCTATATTGTTGTTGAAGTAGATTTAACAACAACAATTCCAACAATCACTAATAAATTTTCATTACCGGGAACTGGTAGGATACTTGGTGGTGATTTATATTATTTTCCAACTACAGGTAAATTATTTGTTGCAAATATTGGTTCAGGTAATACTTACTTAACTCAATATAATTATTCTACCGGAACATTAGAATATGATACAATACTTAACCCATCAATTACAGGTGTTTATGGGTTGTCCTCAAAAAATAGTGACCTTTATCTTTTTGAATACTCGACAGGGAAGGTATACCGTCTTGACAATATAACAATACCAACATTTACTTTAGTTCAAACAACAATTCCGGGTGTTGGCGCCGCATCATCAGATGTTAATTGTGTTATTTTTGCAACACCAACACCAACCCCAACAAATACAAATACTCCAACACCAACTCTAACACCAAACCTTTCACCATCAATAACACCAACAAACACTACAACCCCGACATTAACACCAACAAATACGTCAACACCTACCTTGACACCAACAAACACTACAACCCCAACATTAACACCGACTAACACCACAACTCCAACAAATACTATAACACCAACAAGAACTGTAACACCTACTATAACACCAACAAGAACTGTAACCCCTACTGTGACACCAACCAACACCATAACTTCTACCGTAACACCAACATTAACCGTAACACCAACAGTAACACCAACAAATACTACAACACCTACCTTGACACCAACAAATACTACAACACCTACCTTGACACCAACATCATCATCTGTTTGTTTATCTCCGGTTATCACTAATGTTACACCAATAAGTTCTAGTTTTTTATTAGTTTATTTTACACCGTCATCTAATTGTAATTCAATATTTTTACAATATTCGTATGATAATATCTATTGGTATTATGGTGCCGTAACTCCAAATGATTGTACATCACCATCCAGTTTTAATTCACTAACCACAACCAATACCGTATATGTTAAAATTGGTCAAGTATGTAGTGTTGGAGGTATTAGTGTATATTCTAATATTTTATCTTACACATTCCCAACCCCTACTCCTACACCAACAAGTACTGTCACACCAACGTTGACTCCAACAAATACGCAAACAATAACACCAACAAGAACTGTAACTCCAACAACAACACCAACGTTATCCGCAACACCAACGTTGACACCAACAAATACGCAAACAATAACACCAACAAGAACTGTAACTCCAACAACAACACCAACAAATACGCAAACAATAACACCAACAAGAACTGTAACTCCAACAACAACACCAACAAATACGCAAACAATAACACCAACAAGAACTGTAACACCAACTGTAACGCCTACTATAACACCGTCAATTACACCTACTATGACTCCGACAAACACACCAACACCGACTGAAACTCAATCAATACTTTGTGAATGTTATACATTAACAAATATTAATACGGGTATGACATTTATTGATTCTACAACTTTCCAATATATTGATTGTAGTGGTGTCACTCAAAATATCGCAGCAACTTTTGGAGGTTCAGTAGATGTTTGTTCACAAAATGTCCCTGTAAGAATCTTAGGTGACCCAGGAAGTGTTGGTCTGTCATCATTTAATTGTTGTGCGGTACCAATTTCATTAGGATATAGAGTGACAGATGCGACGTGTGTATCTTCTGGTTGGACCTTAGTTGACCTATGTGCAAATAATTCCACAACAAGTTTATGTGATGCAACAGTGTTATATCAATCGGATATTGATGGCAATTGTACCTTTGCCTCAGCATCTGCGGGTTATTATAAAACCACTGATAACATTAGTAGAAGATATTGGGATGGTCTAACATTCCCTGCCGCTTGTTATGGATGTGGTTGTCTTGTTTCCAATACAATAATAACATTATCGGATGGGTCTACCAAATTAATACAAGATATTCAAGTGAATGATGTACTTAAATCTATTGATGTGTCAGGAATGCCTCAACCTGCCGATGAGTGGTACTCTTGGAGTAGTAATACATTGAATTACGTTGATTCAACATCGACAGTAATTAATTTTACAACATACGAATTTGATTCAGTTGTTAACATTAATAATAGTAGATTAATTGCTACTGATTCTCATAACCACGTTGTTAAACAAAATGGTGTTTGGTACATCAGAACAACGTCTGAATTAAATATTGGCGATATATTGTTAGATATAGATAATACCGAATTTGAAATCACATCATTAGTTACAATCACAGAACCAACAACAGTTTATGATATTGACGTTAATAATAGTAACTTATATTTTGCGAATAATGTCTTAACTCACAATAAATAATAACTTAGTATTATTATTTTTATAAAGTTTTGTCTTTAGGATTTCTTCCTAAATTTTCGTATATCCTTAGAAGTTTTAAGGATTCGTAGTAATTTTTTTCCAATCTATCAAGTTCCTTCTCAGGAACACCTCTGTCACACGCCAATTCATAAGCCTCTTTTGCCTCTGTAACAACATTAGATATTGTATCAATCAGTTTCATACTTATAAATATCGTCCAACTCACCATTTATTAACAACAAATGTCAATTATATTTTAATAAAATCAAACTTTAGATTATTTATAGTAAAATAAAATTCATATAATGGCACAAATATATTATTTTAATCCGTGTTGCGGAGGTTTAGAACCATTTGGGATTCCAAATAATTCAATTCCATTCACAACTTTCCCTGGTTTTATCGATACAGTAGGAACTCAGTATGGTTTAGTTATTGGTTCATACTCAGGATGTGTAACATATAGTGGTGTTTCAACAACAGATTTAGGTTATGAAATAAAAAACTATGGTGATACACTTCCAACATTTTTATCATATGATTGTGAGTTTTGTTTAGAATATATTTTTCCTTGTGTCGATACGCCTACAGTAACAACACCCATAATTATTGGGTATAAAAATGAATGTGGAATAATAACGATTCTACCAATGCTTGTCGAATGTGAGATATCTCAACCAACATCTTCGGATTCTTTTGATGGTGAAGTTTCAGTATCAATAACAGGAGGTACACCTCCATATACAGTTACTTGGTCAAATAATGGTAACATATCACCCGCATTAGATGGTCAAGGCATTGGGTCATACACCGCAACAACAGTTGATTATTGGGGTGATTTTACCGCAGTAACAGTTTGTAATCTTTTTGCCGAAAAAAATTGTTCATTTAACGCAACCATTGTGGAACAAGATATTAATGATTGTTTACCAACCGCTATGTCCGGATACACATTTGATTTAACATAAAAAATATATGCCAGCAACATTTTCAGCATCAACCTGTATATCATCAAATAACACTTCACCGGGTCCATTTAACATTTATTTGGATAGCGACTACACATCTACACCATTTTCTTCAGCAACTCTTACACAATTAACGAGTTGCCCTTTTGTTATTATAGTCCCAACAGGAACAACTAGTTTAGGATTTAAAGATACCCTTTTAGATTTTTGTTTTGAAACAACAATTCAAGATAATAACATCTGTAGTAATTGTAATTTAGGATTATCTAATTATTCATCATCAACAATAACACAATTGTCTTGTGGTATTTTAACTGGTACTTGTTTAAATATTAATGATTATGTGATAAATTGGTATGGCCCAAATAATACAACAACATTATCGTTTACTTCAGGTGCCGGTAGTTTTCTAACTACGGGTATGATTCCTCATCCTTTTTTAAATAATAATTCAATACCGTTACCTGAAGGTGTTTATACACCTGTTATTAGTAAAATTAAATTAAGTGGAATTACCTTTTCAAATACTGGTGGTACGGGTACAGTATTATTTAGTGGAAATTGTTTACCTTCAACAACTATACTACCATTATCGTGTAGTAACCAAACTAATCCTTCGAAATCTTTACCATATTCAGCATACAATCATTATATTTCTTACGAATTTCTTAACGGAGATACACCAACACCTGTTAATTTAACGTATAAAGTTTCCGCAACTACACAATTTTTTGCTTGGAGATTTAAGGGGTCCAATAATCCGGATAGAATAACTATTAAATTTAGTGGTAGCTCATATGGCACAAATATACTTGGGTTAGATGATTTTGTTGTCGGGAGTAATAATAATATAAACAATTTTAACTCAACAATTTTTCCTAAATCAGCAAGTACACCTAATTTTTTTACTAAATTAACTTGTTTAACCGGGTTAACAGTAAATAATAATGATAATATTTTAATAACTATAACTCCCGGAACATCAGAAACTGTTTGGGAATTATATTCAACTTGTTTAACTAATTACGATTGTACGAGTTGTTTATTTACCAATCCGTATAAAATAATCGGTTCAACAATTACAGGTATAACCGGTAGTTGTTCCTCAAGAGTTAGATTTTCAATTTCAGGATGTAATAACTCATCTTATTTGTCAAGTGATTTATATAAATATTATGTGGATGTTAACCAAACATCACCATTTCAATTCCCATTTAATGAAGTATCACCTAATTTTATTACTCTTGATGAGGTAGGGTCTAACCCTATTAAATTTAATAGTGCAGAGTTCTATAATAATCAAAATTTTTGTAACCAAACAAATCTATTTAATTTAACAAGTAATTGTGCCACCGACACAAATAATGTTAGATATCAAAAAACATTTGTAGGTGGTGTTGGGTCTAAAGGTGTTTTAAATATCACAGGGTCTTCTACCGTAATATCAACATATTATAATAGTTGGAATTATGCTAAAACTAATTATTCCGGTAGCTCGTCCTCAACAAACGTGAACTATTATAGATATTTTTTAATTAAGATTCCTTCACAAACAAGCCCTAATAATTGTTTAGAAAATGTATCATCGGCCTCATTTAGTGTTCACCCATCCTCAACAGTATCGACAGGGTTAACTAGTAGTGGTAGTTATTATTTCAGACTAACGGCTGAAACCATAACTAACAATTTTTCATCAACAACCACTTGTGACCTTAATTGTTTAAATTATAGTAACTTATATGTTAATAGTATTAACACCAATTCAACCGGAGGAACTTACGATAGAGAATTTATATACACACCAAATACAAATAATTTTGGGGTTTACTATACTAACCCTGTTTACGTAGGTTTTACAGTAGATATAACTAATCAAACATTATCAGCACAAACTATTAGTGGTAGATTATATACCAACCAATGGACCACTAATACAATTCCGTATTCTGGTGTAAGTAATACATTAATACCTTCTTTTTCCGGAACATTGTGTAATTATAATACTTTAGGTGGTGTAATAATCTCTACACTTAATACTTTTTATAATAACTATAATTTTTATTATTATTTTATTAGAACGTTTAATCTTACCGATTTTGAAATATGGTCAGCACCTACTATAAGTTATAGTGCCAACACTAACCCAAATAACGCAATTTTAGCATACAGATATTCAGGTGGAAATGTTACATATTCATCATCAACATATATAATCGGATAATTATGAGTAAATATTATACAATAACACTATCATTTGGGACAACATCTCCAGGTCCTTACACAATTTATCTTAATCAGTCGCCACCAGCAGTAATCCCACCAAGATATCCTATAGGAGGTTTGGCGGAAAATATATCATTAGATACATTACTAGCCGGAATAACAGTTGAGGTACCGGATAACACTACATCCATTATTGTTTATAACACATATTGTGGAACTTCCTTGTTTTTAATACCACCTGTGACAATAACATATTCCGATTTTTGTTTAACAATACGGCCAAATGGAAGACGTTCTTCAACAATTATACATTTCACTTATAGTAGTTTAGATTCAAATAATAAACCAATTTGGTTGGGTGATGATTCACCCCAATCATCAATTAATTGGGTAAATGGTCAATGGTTATTGTCACCGAATGTTTACGATAACATAATATTTTCAACATCTCAAATAAACGCAACAACAACATACCCTACTAATTGGAATTCAGCAAATGCTAATGAAATTAACCCTATTGCAATATCATCAATTGTGATAAATGAAGGTAGTTGTGTCGAAACAAGAAAAGAATTACCTCCTGTAAGTGTTACTCAACCAACTTGTTTATGTGATGGTAGTATCATTTTTAATGTTCAATTAGATAATCCACCATTTAATTATTCTATTGATAACGGTGTGACTTATTATTCATTCCCAATTTTTACAGACCTTTGTAGTGGAATATATAATCTATCAGTTGTTGATTCATTAGGCGATACTTATTCAAGTTCAGTCACATTAGACAAACCAACACAAACAACCACATATAATTTATCACTTTTTACAACCAACACAACACCAGTTGTGAATAACATATCATTAGTTAATTCTTATGAAACAACCGTTATTATAAACCCACCATTACCTGATGGAACAACAGTAACATTTGATATTATACATAACAATAGTTTCTATTCTTCACCAAATAGTGGAACATCAATATTAACAACATCAACAGTATTATCTAAAAATAGTACTACAATATCGTTAAGTAATACATCAAATTATACTAATGAATCTGTTAATACAATAACAAATTGTCAAAAAGAATATGTTTACCAATCAAATCTTGACGAGGTTTGGAATTCATTGACAATTACAAATAGTGACACAATAACTATTAGTACAACATCAAGAGTTGATAAAACAACTTCAGGTGAATGTGTTGTTGGATATAGTATGGATAGTTACTCAATTAGTAATGCTGTTATCAGTGGATGCGATTGTTGCACAATAAAAATTAATTAATAATAAAACACAGAATATTTATAAAGTATGGCATATATAGTTAAAAATACATCAGCATTAATTAATACAAGATTAACCGACACGGCTAGACTAAAACTATCTCAAGGTAATTTTAATATTTCATATTTCCAAATAGGGGATAGCGAAATTTCATATAATACATTAACCGGAACATCTTACAATCAAACTAGTAATAATATATTAGAACCTAACTTTAATTCTCAAAATTCTGCTCAAGGTCAAACTAATAAACAGAATGTTAAATACCCTATTTATGTTGACCAAAATAACAATAACACATACGGTATTCCATTTTCAGAACCAGCAGTTTCTCCAATATATAATAGAGCAACAATGAGAGGATTTTTTAGTGGTAATTCTTCTAATTTATCACAAACCTGGAGTGCTTATACAGACACTGATTATGTTATTAATTCTAATTATGTTGTAGATATTTCAACATTTACAGGTGGAACAAAAATTAAAATAATTTACTCAGGATGTAATATAGATATTGTTAGATTACCAGTTAAAGGAGATTTAATCACAATTTTTTATGATGGTAATACAACTTCTTGTGGTAGTGGACCAATTTCTGTAACTCCAACATCAACACCAACCCCAACACCAACCCCATCATATGATGCTTGTGCATTACCACTACCAACACCAACACCATCGGCCAGTTGTTGTGTCACAACACCCACAGGATGTACACCAACACCTGTTATTAACACATTTTCAAATGTTGAAAGTTGTTACAATATTTTAACTTATAAAATTATTGATGTTTGTTTAAATGTTATAACATTAGATAGAGTAACACCTAATTATTCATATATTGCATCGGGATGTTCATATGTTAGAACATTAGTATATCCTCCAAATATGTCCGATTTATACGATAGTATATCACCAACACCCCATTGGAATCCGGATGTAATTAATTTTGAATCTATCTGTAACACAGATGAATTTGATGTTAAGGTTTGGAATATGAATATTCCTTGGACTGAAAACCCGGCAGGGTTAATTGATTCGGGAAGTAATGCTGTGCAAAATTATAAATCATTTGGGTCTAAATCATATATTGGAACTAAAGAATATTTAGGTTATATGTCAAATAGTGGTCAAACATTTGTTGATTATAATGGTGACATTGAAGATTCCGTTTATTATTATGATTCGTTTAGTAATAAAATTGTTGTTACACCTAAAGAACAGAAAGCCATTGCTATTATTCACTACACAAATAATACTATTGATTTTTTCTATGGTGAAAAATTTGCACTTGAGCAACCTATTGCCGGGACAAACCCAATTGATGTTACAGGAGATGCTAGAAATTTTAAATTACATTTACCTTGGCTAATGTGGCATAAAAATCCTTATTCTTGCGCTAGTTGTGTGGGTGAAACATTTTATGTTTATCCACCTGAAAATTCGCTTAAAATAGACGTTAATACTTTATTTAAACCACACTACATTAAATCTACTAAAAATAACGATATGAATATGCCAGGTATTCGTTATTATATGTTATGGGACTCAAACCCTAACGCTATTGATGGTAGACCTAATAGAGTTGGTAAAGTATTTCCGGACCAAAAAATAATTATAATTGATGATGAGGAATTAATAGCTGCATTATCTTATAAATCAAATCGTAATTGGACTTTACCTGCGGCAACCACATCATTGATTGTCCCAAATAGTTGTAATTCGGAACAATCATCACCATTAGGAGTATTAAGTGGAACTAACCAAACAATGTATGTTACTTATTTATTAACAAACACATCATCAGGAGCAACAAATTCATTACATTGTAACTACTACTCAAGTATAGTTGGTCCAAACGTAGATTGTGGAACACCGGGTTCTCAAAATGTTGCAGTTAGATTTGGTTCAGAATTTAATTGTTTAAAACAAATCACAGGTAATACACTTGCAAATGGATTTGTTGCAAATAGATTTCAAATAATTTGTCAATTAGTTGAAGATGGTGGAAGACCTGAATCTGATGGTTGGAAAATAATTGATTTTACTAACCAATTAAGTGCAACAACTGTAAATGGATTTTTAACTCAAAGTGGGTTAACAAACAATACATTTGTCATTACAAACGATTTATATAACCCATCAATATCAAACCAATACAATTTAAGTAATTACATTTCCTTACCAACAGTTGGTCAAACAGGTCAAACACTTAATTTTGGTGATGAATACTATTTTTATGGAACATTAGAAACTGACATTCAAGCAACCATTTATGAAATGAGATATAAAATAAATCTTGGTCAAGCAGAATTCCAAAACTCATCAAATCCAAGTTGGTCTCAAGGTCTTCCTCCATATATTTCAGAAATTGGTCTTTACGATAACGAAATGAATCTTATGATTGTATCAAAGCTACAATCTCCTGTTCAAAGACAGGGTATTCAACAGTTTTTAGTAAAATTTGATTTTTAACCTATGAAAAAAACATTAAAAGAAAGCCCTAAAGTTTTAGGGCTTGATGTTTCAACCAAAACTATTGGGTGGGCATTATTTGACATACAAAGTAGAGAATTATTAGAATTAACCCACGTATCTCCAACACCAAAACCAAAAGAAGAAAATAAAATAAAAGAATTACTTCTTAAAGGTGAAATCTTTAGAACTAAACTTTTAGAATATAAAGATATGGGTATTAGTAAAGTTATCATTGAAGAACCTTTATTAAACTCAAATAACGTCTATACTGTACAAACATTATTAAGGTTTAACACTTTAGTCACAAAAGAAATTTACGACGTTTTAGGTATAGTTCCTGACTTTATATCAACATATAACTCTCGTAAGTTTGCCTTCCCTGAATTAGTCAAGGAAAATGACAAAGGTAAATTTGTATTATTCGGTGGTCTTCCAAAAGACATTGATAAGAAATTAATTATATGGGATTTAATAGCCAAGAAAGAACCTCAAATAACTTGGCAATACACAAGAAACAATACCCTCAAAAAAGAAAACTTCGACCAAACAGACGCTTATTGTTGTGTCTTAGGTCATATGAGACAAGAAAATATATGGTAATAAAAAACCCCTCTTAACGGAGGGGTTTTTTATTTATTAACCTATTACACAGATGTAAATGTTGAGTAATTACTTTCAATTACATTTCCATTTATTAATGTCGCAGTAATTCTTATTCTATAATTATGTGTCGATGGTGGACAAGGCCCGTTCCATCCATTAGGTCCATCACTACCCGGGAAAGGTCCTTCCCAATCTGTTGGTTGAATATTTGCACTAATCCAAGCACCATTAGCTACGATATTTGTTTGAAGTGGGTCAATATCTGTTACATACCAATGAACAAAATATCCTTCAGGACTACTACCAGGTGAGTCAATATCTTCACAAAGTAATTCATAACTTAAAATATTTGTAGTATCAAAATTATTTAAAATCCAAACTAATTCAGGACTATCGTTTGCAGATGAACATAGTACTAAATTTTTATAATTAGAAGGAATTAAACCTCCTTCTGTATAAGATGTACTATATAACGTCATTGATGGAATACCTTTCTTACAAGTTGAGAAAATATCGATACTACATCCATTAGGAAACTCTTTATTACATTCAGTTTTAAAAGTATACACAATATTACCACTACTTGTTTCTGAATATGTCACATATCCTGAAACATTTAACGTAACCGTTGTATCACCATTAGTCGGTGGATATAATATTACTTTAATAATATCACCACTATTTGTTGGTAAAGTACCTACAAATATGTTAACATCAAAATTAGGACCAAACGAATAAACAAGACTTGTAACATTATTTGGTGTTGTAACATATATCTCACCAGTAACATCAGCCGCTTTACAATCGCTCCAATTTCTTAAATTTGTTGGACAAGCGCCCTCAAGAGGTAGAAAATCAAGAGCTTTTTTACAATCTTCACAAGGTGTTCTACTTGGGATATTAGGGAATAATGTCACACCACCCGTAAAGTAATTATTAGGATATGTTACACCAAACCATTGATTTTGTAATTGTTGTAAATTACTACCAATAGCCATTAATTGCCAACAAACTCTACTAGGTATGTGTAATACAACATCATTAATTAGATTACCAGGAACTGCCGGAACCGGTTGAATAACCACAGTTGTTTCAGACGGACGACGAGTTCCACAAATCATATACACGTAATACATAGTTTTTGATGTTGTAGATGGAGTCATTGTTGGTGTATGAGTCGGTGTTACCGTTGGTGTTGTTGTCATTGTTGGTGTTTTTGTTACTGTTTGTGTTGGTGTTTTTGTTACTGTCGGTGTCGGTGTTTTTGTTACTGTCGGTGTTGGAGTTTGAGTAGGTGTTACAGGAGGTGTCGTACCAACAGTTGCTGTTGGACTTGGCGTAAGTGTCGGTGTCGCAGTTCTTGTTGGTGTTAGAGTCGGAGTTTTAGTCATTGTAACAGTAGGTGTTGGTGTATATGTAGGTGTCGGTGTTGGAGTTGGTTTAGGACAAACACAATTAATACCATAATCTATATACATTTCTACTAAAACATCTGAATTCTGTAACGATGTTGGGTCGCAATTTGTTGTAACAGTTATACTATTATTAAAAGCGTCAATAGTTACATTACCAGGTCCAATTTGAGGACACGATTCTATCAATGAAATAACCGTTGAAAACCATAATCCGTCTGTAGGATAATCAGTTAATGATGTACTATTATAAAATATTGTAGAGTTAACACAAGCCCCAACTGTTACTTGTGCAGTAAATGTCGCTGCAGTTAATTCACAATTATAATAACCTGAGGTTATTAACGCTTGAGAAATTAATTCGTTATATCCTTCGTAAAAATATTGTTTTGGATTAGATTCTATAATAATACTATCACTTAATTTTCCATTACAAACATTATAATAACCAGTAGAACTAAATTCAGTATAACCTCTAATAGGTCTTAATTTTGTTTTAGAACAACCAGCACTATCAACAATTCTAACTGAATAATCACCTGCAGGTAAATTAGGTATTGTCATAACTGATGTCCCAACTGTACCCCCATTAAAATATAATGTAAATGGCGGAGTTCCATTTGTAATATAAGCAGTAATTAAACCGTCATTATTATATGAATCATCCCCTAATAAATTAAAATCAATTGTATTTGATTGGTCAATTGTAAATGGTTGTGTTTGTTTACAAAATAATGAATCTGTAACAATTGCAAGATAATTTCCACTAACTAAATTATTAAACGTATACGAAGTTAATGATACGTTATAAATAGATTGTCCATCAATCTGATATATATACGGTGGAGTACCTCCACTAGTTATAAATAAAGTAACTGAACCATTATCACCATTACAAGTCGTTCCGGTGGTTGAAGTTCCCAAATCAAACGTATTAACGTTATTAATTGTATACGCACTTGTAAATGAACAAGCCCCATTATCTGTAATATCTAAAGTATAATTTCCCGAAGAAAGATTATTAAATATCCAACTTGATTCATAAACAGTATTTGAATTTTGATTACCTAATGAGTCAGTTAAAGTAAATGTATACGGAGAAACACCCCCAAAAACAACAATAGGACCTATTACTCCCGATGAATCATTACAAGTTGAATTTGTGATGTCTACAGAAATTATTGACATCCCTCTTGGTGTTAATAAACTTGTACTTGTTGTAAAAGTACATAAACCAGCATCAACTACTTGAATTGTGAAACCTCCCGGTCCTAATCCTGTAAAAACAACTGTTCTATCAAACGTAATGTCCGTAACACCATTTGAACCTAAATAATAAAATGGTGCAGTACCTCCAGTTATAATAATTTCAATTTCACCATCTGAAGTAAAACAAGTTGGTTGTGTTAAATAAATAGCACCTAACCCCACAGGTGGTATAGAAAAGATAACTGTAGTATTCGATATTGAACAATAATTACTATCAGTTACGGTAACTGTATAAGTTCCTTCTGTTAATCCTGTAATACTATCATTTGTACTTCCGTTAGACCACAAATAAGTGTAAGGTGCAGTACCTGTTAATCCTGTTATAAATATTTTTCCTGAATTAACCCCACATCCAGCATCATCAACAGTATATAAACCAAAACTTAAGTTTGAGGAACTTTTAACTATTACACTCTCAGATTTTCCTGTACATCCACCACCATCGTTAGCGATAACATAATAAGTCCCAACTGATAGGTTATCAAAAACATACGAATTATTTGCAGGATAAAATGTTGATATTAAACCCGTAATTTCACTATATAACGAAAACACCGCACTTCCATAAAAATTAGTAGTTGATGCCGTTAAAGAACCATTATTGGAATCACAAATAGTATTATTAACATCTAATATTGAAACACAGGTTCCACTAGATATATAAATGTTTACAGGTAGAACAGTATTACCCGAAATACAACTATCAATAATGTTAAATGAATAGGTATTCGCAGATAAATTTGTTCTAGTGTATGCACTAACGCCAGCACCTAAGGCTGTTGTTCCTGTGATTGGGGATAACCATTGGATGGTATAATCAGGAGCTTCACCAAAAATATTAATGGTAAATGAACCTAAGTTAAGATTAGTACAATCCCCTGTTATACTAGCGTTATATGATAAAAGACAAGACATTTATTTTATCTAAATTATTGTATAGTTTATTTTTATTAAAATCTTTGACAAGTAATACTAAATTGTACCCCAACATTTATTGATATAGTTGTTCTTATTTGTGTTGATGAACAGTTAGTATCCCATATTCTAACCATAACCGCATTACTATCCTCATACCCAAGAATATTCCCTGACATATCTTCATAACGATAATCATATCCTAATGAAATCATTTGTTGTAACGTTTGGTCTAATGAGTAATTCCAATCATTTAAACAAGGATAACTATCTGTTATATTATGTAACACACAATTAGGTGTATTATAAAGACCAGCACCATAAAAGAATGGTGATTGAGGAATATTAACACCATTTATCCTTATGTCAACAAACCATTGACTACTAATCGAATTAAAATCACAATTAAATAGGGCCGGTGTAGGTCCAAGAGGAGGGTTAAGTGAATTATTAACAACATCATACAATACCAAATCAAATCCTTTATCAGGGTATCTATCACACAATGTTGACCAAACAGTACAATTGTTCAGATAAATACTACCTATAAATTTACAAGGTTTACAAAGAATCGGTACTAAATCACAACCTCTTTGTCTTCTCCATACAAACTTTTGTCTATGAAAAATTGAATTCTCTAATTTAACACCTGTATTCCAAATAGTACTTGCCGGTATCATTTGTTCAACCAAACGAATCCAATAATCTCCCATACCACTAACATAATCAATCATAGTACTGTAGGTGAAATTATCATTTTGGACCCCCGCTAAAGATTCTGACTGTAAATAATTCCAATATATCGATGATAGTGTTGGGTATCCACTTGTTCCTCCATCAGTCGCGTATTGTCTATTTCTAACATTAATTGTATTTCTCCAAAATGTTTGAGCAAATTCAAAAAATGTTTGTTTTAATGGTTGAGGATTAATAACTGTTGAATCAACACCACCTCTATGTGGGTATGCAGAAATAGGGTCAGGATTACATCTTGTTGGAGCAACATAACCTAAACCTTCATTCGCTATAGGATAGTTAGATTGTCTAGACATATACCAAACATCATATACTAATCCTTGTGCTGGATTTAAGTATAAATCAACGTTTTTAACATTAATTACTAAATTTTCATTATCAGCGTTATATAATGCGTCATACCCTCCGTCTAAATTACTTCTTGCACCAATTTCAGTATCAACCCAACTTTTATTATTATCAACAATTGATGTTAAATTATAACCTAAATCAGTAAATGGAAATTTTCTATAAACATCCAAATATTCCTGACCATAGGTGAATGGAGCTAATTTTGTTTGATAATTTGGGTTTGACCCTGTAAATACACTTTTTGTTAAATCAGGTTGTTCCGGCGACCTATGTTTAGGTGTCGATTCAAACCATCCACTACCCATTTGATAATAATAAGTTTCAGAATTAACCGGTGACTGAGGAAAACCATAATCACTAATTGGAAAATCACTTTTAGTCACATTAGCTTCTTGAAGGACAGATGTTGTTGTAAAACCTGAATATTGATTACCTTGTATAGTAAAAGTATAACCACCGTCTAACGTAGGTAATGTTTTACTATAAGTTCCTCCTGATATGTTGGCATATTGTGAGTCAAAATCTGACATATTTATTTTTTGGCCCGCTAAATAAACATATTCATTAAACTCAACTAAAGCGTCCGGAGCACCAATCAATCTCATTAAAGTTTCGATTGACTTTCGAGTCCCTTTAGATTTAAACAAATATGCAGAATTAAGAACTAAATTTTTATAATATTGATAATTTAATTCATCAGGTGTTTGAGATTGACCAACACCACTAAAAGCAGATTTATCTACATTTTTTTGACCAAAAACTGAAGATAAAAAATCATCATTAGTTATTGGTGACATATTTGTTGACCAACCTAATGTTTGAGATAAATTTTTTAATAACTGTGATGGCATATCATTACCTGTATTATAATTTACAGAATTCATATAAGCCAAACCATTTATAAATTTCTTAGTTTCATCAAAACTTCTACCATAAATTTGTAATATTTTTTCAATTTTTTGGTCAGAAGTGTCAAATTCTTTAAGTGAATCAGTTGTTAAAAATCTAGAAACAAGATTTGTTTGATAACCATCAAAAGACAAACTGATTTCATTTAACGTTGTTAAATAAGTCGTAAACGAATTTGTTAAAATATCTAAATTCCAATTACCATATAATGGCCAAGTAACTAATTTATTTTGTATATAATAAGTTCCATCATCATTTTCATTAGGAACTTTAAAAGTTGCCGTATAAATAGGAACTATATTTCTGTTTAATAAAAATCTTTGAACCTCATCTAAATCTTCATTAAAAACTCTATTAACTTGATAGTCGTTTGGTCTAATAATTAAATCTTCATATGTTTCAGTTTGACTTGGAAACACATTACCTTTAAGATATATTTTAAGAACCCCTGTTGTCAAAGACGTTGTTGGGTCAATATGCGTAACATCATAACCACTACCACTATAATATAATGAATATTTGGTAAATTGAGTTGTCATATTTCTTAAAGGAGAAACTTGAATTTCTCTTAATTCTAAGTTTCTAGTGGAGTTAACTGTAAAATCGACATCAAATGGATTTCTAATTTTTGGAACACTAATTTCAATACTAGTTTCATCAGTGATTGGATTATAAGAAATATTTGTTGCCGTCGTACCGGTTATATAATTCTCATCCATAAAAGTAACTTCTAACGCCGCAGGGAATTTACTAATAATAGTTTCAACTGATGTTGAAATTCTTTTAACCATTGACCCATATGAAGTAAAATTAGTTACCTGAGTTAAATCAAAATTTGGATATACTTTAAAATTATTTTCAAAAATAGCTTTTGATTGTGCAATACTATTAACACCTAACCCCTCTAAATTTATTGGGTTTGAAAATGTTCCTGTTGTAAAAGTCCTATTTGATTTTTCAGTAATACCTGTTGTAAACTCAAAATTACCTTGCGTCAAACCTCCCCCCGCAACAAGTTGGAATCCAACTAAATTATCGGAAAAAGTACCAGCGCCGGAGGCTGTCTGTGGTGGACACGTAAATTTTTCTATTGCCATTATTGAGTTATATTTGTAAAGTTTTTACTAAAATCTATATTATTTCCTCTATCTTGTCTAACCTCATATAATAACTCATTAAATTGGTCTCTAATTTCATATAAGTTGTATTGTTTGTATATATTATTAGCATTATCATATAATGTGTAGATACCGTCATCAATAGATTTAGTTTGATTACCATATAGAGCAATTGCCAATGTTGAGAAATCGTGTTCACCAATTTCAATATCCAATGTTATTGGATTAAAGAAAGTATTTGTAATAATTACACCTTGATTTGGTTGACCAATATATGGCGTAGCATTTGGCTTATTTGTTGGTGCCGAAGATGGTGTTAACGTACAGAATAATAAATTAGTATTATTGTCAGTATATTTATATCTAATCGCTTTTTGTGATGAGTTTGTTAAGTTTTGAACAACAGGTTCACAAAAAAATGATGAAGTAATAATTCTAAAAAAATTAGGTATTTTTGTCCCGTCCGAATTTAAATATTCAATTCTAAATCCAACCAACCCTTGATTGACAAATTTGTTACGATAAGTAGATGGGACTTGATTTAAATCAAAAATTAACCCTTTAACATTAGGAAGAGCAGATAAAACACCACAATCTAATATAGTCGTTCTTATTTGTGCAGGTCTAATAAATACGGTATATATACCTATTTGGTTAAATTGTTCTGCAGGTAATTTTAAATTATATAACCCCCCTAATATCTCAATACCATTATTAACACCTGTAGTGTCATTATTATAGTAAGGTCTTAAAATAGACAATGCGTCCAATTTTGTTAAAACAAAATTATCCGTCTCATCTCTTGATGGTGTATAATTTAAAATTATCTCAACATCTTCCGGACTTACATCAGCCGGTCTTATTGTTCCATATGTTCCTGTAGCCATATTATATTTTAGTATTTACATTAAAAAATTTATACCCGTATTTGACTAAATCACCTACGTTGTCAACCTCACCCAATCTCTCAACTCTTTCAAGTGCTGAGTTCTTCCCTCGTTCTATAAATATGTTGGATTGCACTTCTGCCTCGTCAATTATGTTCATTAATAAATCATTTTTAACTATTGGTTCACAAACTACCATATTAGAGGTTAAACCTGAAGATTTTGTAACAAAAATTGTTGTTCCATTTGAATAATCATAGTAATCAATATCATTAATTGTATAGGCCGTATATAACCCAAACCCATCTACACTTGTTCCTGAATATTTTCCAATTACACCAGTATTACCTGTTACTTGAATACCCGGTTTATATTTAACCGAACCATATTGTTTTAAATCACTTAATGATGAGGTTGTATAACCTGTTATTAAGAAAGGAATTGATTGTCCCGTAAATGGTGGGACATTACCTGTATTAAATAACCAAATATCGTTTGTTGTTGTATCACAACTTGAATCTCCACTGAATATATAATTGTAAGAAAGTAGAGTATTCGACCAATTACCCCCTGCCGGTTTGAAATAAGCGGTCCCTTTTTGATTTGTTACTGTAGCACCTGTAAATGGTACATACACTGTTTTCTTAATTATGTTCGTTCCCCAAGGACTCATACCTGATAAAACAATGTTATATGTTTTACCTGTTGTTACTTGAGGGTAAGGGTGTGATAAAGGTAACGTTGATGTCACAGGTTGAACTGTTGAACCGTCACCCCAATCTATCTTATATGTTGAGAATTCCAAATACTTTTTAAATTCAGTATCCGATGTATTATAGAAATAACATTGATATGGTGAGACACTATTACCACTAAAAACAAAATTTAACATTGTCTCTTGTTGCAATACCATACCATCAAATACCGAGTAATATCCAATATCCGTTACAGTTTCTGTTAATAAAATTGGTACCGTTAATCCGGTTAATAATGATGTTCCAAGTTTATTTGTAACCTTTGAAAGGTTCTTGGTGTTTGTTCCTCCTGATAATACTTCAGTCATTGATGAGTAGACATAAGATGTCCCCGTCAAATCAATTTTAAAGGTCTTGGCAGGAATAATACAACAATTATTAACTATTCCAGTACCAGTTATAGTTCCGGCGTTATAAGTCACTTTAAAAATGTCTCCACTAATAAATTCAGGTGATATTTTAATACGATAATCTCTTTCTGTCATATTATGGATTTATATATTCATACCATTTTATTGAACTCGTAGTCCCGACTCTGTTTACATTATTAAAAACCTCATATGTTCTATTTGAATAATTTAATCTAACTTCATAGTAGAAATAATCTTCAGGGTTAAATCTAAATTTTGCAGGTATAGCGCTTTGAGGTGTATTGGTCATTTTAACAAAAATACCCAATCTAGCATCAAAGAATTTTGCCGTCATATAAAATTTACTAATATCTAAGAATTTTGTATTTCTCAACCAATATAAAAAGAAACCTTCTTTATCCCCAACATAATCTAATTTAAATGAAGGGATTTTAATATTAACCGGTGGTTGATAAGAAGTTGTTGTTGCTGTCACAGTAAACCCTTGTTGTACCGGTAATATTACCGTAAAATAATTTGTTTGACTAATCGCATCTTTAGTGTCGTAAAAATCCAATTTAAAAAATGATTTAGTAAACGGTTTTACATAATAATATATTTCAGTTGTTAAAAACCCTTCCGGAATATAACTTGTCACCCAATTATTAGCCGTAGATGTTAAAACTTGTGATGAAGGATTTGCCGGAACACCTCCATTAATACTAAAAAAATGAAAATCATATTTAATATCAGTTTTAGTATCACTACTATAAGGTGCGTGTGCAAATCTTAGTATCTCAAAGTCACCAGGAAAACCAACAACCTCTTCAACAACGTTCTGTTGATATTCTTCAACAGCATTGTCTTGACCAAGAAAATCCCATTTAATTTCTATTGGTATATTGATATATTTGTCGCCCTCTTTTGGTAAGGTAAATTTATAACTATTATTATTCACAATTATCGTTTGTTGGTTCTGCAGCCCCGTAAAGAGTTGCGTAATTATTTAAACTACTTTCTATATAATTAGTTCCTTCAGGTATTATTCTAAAAATAAAATTACTATATGGATAATGTTTTCCGTTTAAAAATGGATAATCAACACCATTACCACTATTATCTTTAAATCCGTAACTATATAAATCTCTCCATATAAAAGAATTATAGGTTGTTGAGAAATATGAATAATCAGGAACATCCGCCATATTATTAACACTACCGGTTTCTATATAATCAGAATAATCTCTAATTTTTATTTTGTTATGTGGTTGATAATAATAACCCATTAAATTTTGAGGATTACCACCAATAGGGAAAACAATAGGATTAAATGTAAATTTATGTGAAATTTCACTAATCATTCTTTCTTTCTGCTCATAATCATTCCATTCATAAATTCCACCATCAACAACATCACCTTCTTTTAACGAGTTCATATAAGTAAAAGTAATTGGTTGACTATTGGGACCTAATCCACTACCAGGTATTGTCTGATAAGTCCCCAAAGAATATGGTTGATTATTTTCGTCAACAAAATTAGATGTTGTATTATTTGATTTCCACCAAGTACTCGGAAAACCAAGAGAGGTTAAAGGTAAATTAAACTCATAACCCTGTTTTAACCCAACATATTGACCGGTATTAACATTTTTTATACCAAATGTTAACCCAAAATAACCTTTCCATAATGTTGTTATATATAACTCACTTATTGGTCTTTTTTGGTTATCTCTTAATGGATTAACGTCAATATCTTTATTAAACGATAAACTATATGATTGAGCCCCTTCTTTAATTGAAACTCTTTTATTATTATTTGGAGTATAAACCGGACTTTCAAATTTCTTTTTTGAACCAAATATATTTTGTTCAAATCCCGCATTAACCATAACAGCATCATTAACATTTGTTAATAATTTATGTTGTAACACATAATACTTAGATGTTGTGTCATTAGGATTCTCGTAATTAATTATTCGTTTGAAAGTTCCATTTAAACCTGACACAAATTTTGTAGACGGATATCCAATATCATAGATGTTAAACATATATTCATCAGTTCCCGGCATACCATCACCTAAGTCAAACACCTGAAATGTATCATTTGTAGTTACCACTCCATTAACAACTATTTTAATTTTAGCAAATTCACTAATGGATAATCCGTGCTTAACCGGACACACAAACCTTATAACTTTATTACCATTAATGAACGTACTACCGGTTGGAATCACAAATGGAATACCATCAGAAATTGTCCATTGAACTGGTTGTGAGTTTGGTCCATCGTAATATTCCAAAACTTTATTATAAGAATTTTTATAAGGATAACTTACAAAAAAATTCCAATTGTACGTTGAAGCACTTCTTGATATAAAATTTATATGATTGTTTGGTGGTTGAGTGTATCCACTAACATTATAATCACTACGAACAAAATCAAATTCGTGATATTGGGGAAATCCTTGCCAATTAACATTTGCGGAACCTACATTACATTGTTGTAACAATGAGGCGTTTTGATTAATATAATATAAATTATTTTCTAATGGGGTATATCGTGTTGACCCTGTATACGCATTTTCATACAATAATTGAAATTTACAAACAGGTCTAAAAGTTGTTGATTTTTGTCTTTCATCATCAAATAATTGAGCAAGATTAACATCAATACTTCTATCAAACTCTAGTAAATTCTTTGAATTTTGAACTAAAGGTGTCGGTATAGACAAATCGGTATTAGTTGACGTTTTGTATCTTAATGAACCTAAAACAATTCTAATATTATCCATATTAATTTACTACATTATTTGTGTTTATCCATTTAACTCTAAATCTATCAAATGCTGATGCTCCTCGTCTTAAACCAAAATAAAAATGAAATGGTGCTCCTGTAGTCACTAACTTATCATCACTAGGATTTCTTTGCCAATCACCTGACGCTGCACTTAATTCAAAACCACCATTAACACTAGGTTTAATCGCATATATATATCCTTTATAATACTGAGTTATTTGAGTAACGTCATTTCTAAAATACCTTGAAGATTGGGCTACTCTATCTAATGACTGATATTTATGTGAGAACACCGTACTACCATTAACTGTGAAATCCCAATTATTATATTGTTTACCAAAAATAGAGTCATTTTCTTCAATAGCCCATTGTGATAATGGAACTCTTTGAGAGTATACCGGAAAATTATTAAAGGTACAGTTACTATTTGTAACACCTGAAGGATTAATAATTGTTCTTTTTGGTGTTATATAATCTCTCAATTGAGTATCTGAAGAAAAGAAAATACCTAAAACATTACTACAATCAAAATAAATTGGATTTTGACCGGTAGGACTATCCGGATAATTTGATGCCACGAATGGTGCAACACCTAACTCTGAATTAATTGAAATTAATTGAGCGTAATCCGCATCAATCATTAATTTAGTCCCTCCAGCACCTCTACCTGGTCGACCATTAGAAAAATAAGCTAAAATGTTAGACTTAACTATTAAACCTAAAACATCATTACCAACAAATCTACTTACTATAAACAAATTAAGAATGTCATCAACAGTACCAAAAGAAGACGTTTCTAATCTATTAGCAATATACCCGTCATAATCATCCGACATTACCAACTCTTGTAAATAATCAGCTCTTGGCCCTAAATCCATTATTGTTGTTGGGAACCCAATATTACCCGTTCCAATCTGTTCAAACTCATTTGTTGTTGTGTCATAAGGTGTTGCTCTATAATAAAAGTTTCTTGTTTGATTATGATACATTAAAACACTATCACAATAGTCAAATATTGGTTGATTTGGTGTTGGACTAGTCGGCGAAGTATACGCCCCAATTTGATTTTTAAATGGAAAAGCGTATAACACCCCATTAACCCAATTATTCACAAATCTATGTGAAAACACGTTTCGACAAGCACCAAGTATAACCAAATTTCGAGCAATCCACTCAAACATTAGTTTCCAATCATAACCTAATGATAAAAAGATTGTTGTTACAAATTTATAACAACCAAATTCAAAAATTGTTTGACCCAAATATCTTTGACAATCGGAACCAGCAATATTTATTGTACCATTATTACAACCATAACAAGATAAATTAACAGAACCATTACAAGTAAACGAGTCAAACACCCTATTAATTGCCGGAGAACCCGCTAAGTCTTGGAAAGTATACTGTAAGTCACCAGAACCCGCACTTGCGGAGCTACCTTGACTACTAGATACCACTAAAACACCATCTTCAGGTATTAAAAATATTTTAAAATTAGTATTTTTTTGTAATACCATACCATTACAACAATATTCTTCAACATTAGTTGAGGTAGGCAATCTATCACCTCTCATAACAGTTTCATAACCACCTTTAGGATTAATAGATGGATTTAAATTACCTAAGGTAAAGTTTATAGTATTACCGGTTGTGTCATAAATTCTTGTAAAATAATTTGATGAAATAGAATAGGGACCATTTCCTGTTACATTGTAAACGGTGTCAACATTACCACCACCAGTTGTTTCGTCATAAGCATTATAAAGTTCAAGATTACTATACATAATCGGACCTCCCTCAATAATTTCATTTGGAAAATATCCTTGATTATTACCCGTATTTGTAGTGTAAGGATTACTAACATTTATAAAATTAATGTTCGCATAACCAAAAAATGTTCGTATATAAAGAGTATAAACTCTCTGGCTAAACCTATTTTGAGGACTAACTCTTAACCCTGTCTGTACTCCATTTGTTGGGCCTGTATTGGCGACATTAGTAGTAATTGTTGTAACATTATTTATATTACCCCCACAATTAGCTTTCCACCCCATCGCGGTTTTATCCATATAAGAATAGTAACTAATTAAATTGGAACTAAAACCTGAGTATTTCGACACCAACAACCCATTTTGATTTACCTGAGGTTGACCAAACTCATATGTTGTTACAGGACCTCTTACTTCAGTTATTTGTGGTCTATACGAAAATGAATTAAAATATAATTTTTGACTTGAATATGAATCTGTACTAATATTACTATTATTTAAATGACTATTTAAATGACTAACATTTAAAAATTTACCCTGAATTGGTATGTTCATATGGTAAAGACCTGTAACTGTTTTACTATTATAAGATGTGTTCCCAAACAATCTACCTAAACCATATGATATTTTTACTTTTGGGGTATAAGGGTCAACACCTCTATTTAAAATTAAAACACACATATTTTGAACATCCTCAATAAAATCTAAACAATTAATTATTTGATTTTCGGCTTCATTAAGACGGTTAGAAACGCGACCTTCAGTTTCCTCAATAGCCATAAGTGTTGGATTATTAATATAACGACTATTTAAAGAATCTCTACCTATTTGATTACTACACTGACCACTGAATTGACTATAAGTCATACCTGTTATTACTTGGAAATACTCTACATCTGTCGGAAACTTATGATAATTATTTGTAGTGTCCGCAGTAATATTAACTGAATATGTTTTTTGTAAATTACTACCTGAACTACCATCAGGATTAGCATAAAAAACTGTTATATTTGTTTGACCTGTTGAGGTTACACCAGTAATTGCATTATTACCATATGTATTTAAAACACCACCTGTAAGATTGACGTCTTTGGTTAATGTTGGATTTTGAAACGCAATTAATTGACCTGCTGGTAAATTTTGAATACTACTTTTATCACAAAGTATTACAATAGTATTATCAGTATGATACTCTGATTGTTGAGGATTAAAATTAACAGAAATTATATTTACCCCACCACCCGGGTTATTTGTACTACTATTAAAATATTTTGCTTTAACATTAAATAAATTAATTTTATCAGAAATTGGTAAATTAGTCGTATAACAAAATCTTGTATTATTCGGGTCTGTTGGATAAGTAAAACTTTGTACATAAGGTGCACCAATGTTATTTGAGGCATATTGATTATCATATAAAACCCCTGTTAAATTTTGATTAAAAATTTGAGCGACGACCGATTCATATCCATTAGGTGTGTTAGGACCTCTTGTCGGAATATTAAACGATGCCGGACTAAATAATGATAACATACCAGGAGATAAATCTATTGAGGTAATATCAGTATTAGACACAATAGACACACAACTATCAACTTTATTTCCAGCATTTGCTGATGGAGCACCTGTGGCTTCACCAATATCCTCACTTGTGTTTGAATCCGGACTACAAGGACATAGTTCACAATCAGGATAAGTTAAAATAGGTACTTTAACACCCGATAAATCAATTTTAAATAACTGTTTAACAATAAGAAAAAGAAGTCCTGCCAAAGCAAGATACGCCAATCCCGCTAAAAATGTTCCAATACTAAATGTCACACCAAGCCCAATACCTGTCGCCCCCGCACACGTTAAAAGACCAATTATACCATAATATGCAACTAATAAAGGTAATAATATTGTCCTTAAAATCCAAACAACAAAATATAATATGTGTAGTAATAGTATTAACGCAAAAAATACCGGAGTTAAAATTATACTAAAAAACATAAAAATGATATATAAAATATCAAATCTAAAGTTCCCATCATTTGTTGGGAATCTATTATTAACACTCGCACAATTATTGTCTAATATATTTTTAATACCAATATATCTTTCTATACCACTACCTTCTCTTCTACCTGAAATAAATTGAGAAACCGTATAAACTTTATTATATTGCATTAAATAAAATTTATCATCACAATTAATGGCCTCTTGTACTATTTTTTGAGCTAAAATATTATCTGATGTTGTACCTGTACGAGCATAATCATTCCAATCAACACTAAACGCGTAAGATTGTTGTACATTACTACCTTTGTATTCTTTAATATTTGGTACTAAAAAATACCCTCGTCTTGTAGGCTCACTTAATGATGGTGACTGAGACCACTTAATTTTAAATCTATATTTGGCTTTAGTTGGTATACCAACTTCCGGGTCATTAGATAATACTTGTTCACCAAATTCATTAGTGGTATAATAATCTAAATTCATTGGTACATCAATTAACCAAGTACCGTTTTCATCTATAACTTTACCACCACCTTCTAAACTAAAATTTTCTAAAATTGGTCGTCCATTTGAATCTTGTAAGATTGTTTGTCTAATCGCTAATATATCTCCAGGACCTACGGTTAAATCACATAAATGGCCTGAATTACTTGGTGGTCTACATCCTGTTGATAACGCATTACTATTTGTTGTTGAAATTATTGACCCCATAAAAATAGATGTTGGTCTAATATCCACATTAGCTTCACTAGTTAAATCAAAATCAGTTCTTGTAATACCTAAATTACAAATTTCAGGTTGACCCCATAACGGGTCTACCTCAATAGATTTACTAAGATTAATAATTTGAGGTAATTCACGTAAATTATTTGATGACCTAAAATTAGTTCCAGAAACTTGAGCCTCAGTTGCAAGACCCATTCTAATTAAATCTTGAGGTGATAAAGAAAACTCCCCAATATCAGATAAATCAACGTCCATAACAATAGTATGAGACCCCACAGGAACACCAAATATCATATAGTCACCACTTTCATTAGTGATTGCGTTATATTTGTAATATTTGTCGTAAACCTCAATTAATGTTGGGTCCGTTAAAACATCATTTCTTGTGAAAAAAGTTCCGGTCGGAACGTGAGCACTATATGATTTAACATAAGGTAGTAGATTATATCTATACCCCTCATCATTATTATCTAATAATGATTTATATGGATATAATTCGGATATAATAGGATTGTTTTGGTCTACACTATCTATAGGAATAAAGATAGAAACTTTAGCATTTGGAATACCAAAACCATTATTGACACTAACACGTCCAACAATAACTCCATAATCAGAACATTGTCTTGTATAGATATCACTTTGTAATATTTTTAAGGATAGAATTTCTAAATGCTCGAATTCTTGTTCAATTAATACCTTCAAAGAAGTATCGACACCGACCTTCGTTCTTATTCTATATGACTTTGACATTTTTTATCTTTTTAAATAAATAGTTTATACACTATTTTTAAAAGATAATTCATTATTTTAAAAAATAAATTATTATGAAAAGTTAACAGTTTTTAAATTTTTAACTCTAATATTAATATCTTTATTAGGATATTTTATTTGATAAGTTTGATTTGGTTGAGCAAAAATTGTATCATCAATTAATTCAATTTGTTTTGTTGTACTATCAATATATCTTTGAGATGTTTGAGATGATGAATATTGTCCACCAACTTGATTAAATACTTGAATATCCGACAATGAAATTACGCCATTTTCACTTTGTATTAATCTTCTTAATTCAGATATATTAACATTCTCACCCATTTGTCTGTTAAGAGGGTCAAAATACTCAGAAACTATTGTAATTATTTGAGAAATAACGGTTCCTTGATTTTGTGTATTATCTAAAACAACATCAATATTAAAACTTAAATCAATAACATTCGCACTTTGAATTGACACATAATCATTAATCATTCGATAATTTGACAAATAATTTGCAACATTATTTTTTAGTGTGTTTGAAATAACTTCGGTTAATCTACCGGTTTCATCATAAGATAACATTTGAACTATTATCTTATTATTATTTTCAGTTATTGAAACTTTTGCAGGTGCCCCAAATTGTGATGGCATTGTTCTAATTAACGACTCATAATCATTAACAGTAACCGCTCTTTTTTGTGATGAAAAATTATACGCAACTAAATTTCTAACTTCCTCTGTTGTTGGGAAACTCGCCCCACCAATCGCTGCGGTTACATTAGTACATCTTAACGAATTAACCACAGTTGTGTTAACACTATCTGATGGACCATTAACAAAAAATGATACGGTGCCTATTTGTGTAATAGCATTCACACCAATATTACTACCAACACCTCCACCAACTCTGTATTGAACAAATAAAGTTGTGTTTGCCTTTAAAGAACTACCTAACGCTAAATTATTAGAATACTTATATAAATTTAATTGATAACCATCCCTTGCAAATTCTCTTAATTGTTCATCTGCCGATTGTGAACCACCACCAAAAGTCATTTTTAAAAATCCTTCAGGTGTAAATTCTGTAATAAATTTACTACTAGTCTGTAAATATTTTCCAACTTTAATACCCGGTGCGTCCGATACTTTTGTTGGGTCTTCAACAAATACTCTATCTTCCGCTAAAGAATCCACTTCATACCATCTATTATCTAAACCTAAAAACTCTTGTACTGATGGGATATTTGTGTATTGTGTACTATCTTTTAACAATACACTAGTCACCCCCAACACATTTTTATCCGGTAAAAATAATTCATAAAAAGGTCTAACATCATTTGGCGTTATAACTTTTTTAAATACTTTTGTGGTACCATTAACCACAGTTTCTCGTTTAGTGATTGTATAATTTAATAATTTATTATTAGAATCAAAATTAGGTATTTTTAACCTATTAGGAAATCCCTCACCATTTATTGGCGACGCAAAATCAATATCGTAAACCGTTTCAAATACTTGTCCCGCACCATTTACTTGAGAACCTCTACGTAATATACCACAATATCTCAAATCTTCTTTATCTCCAAAAGCAGGAACTGTAATTGAGAAATCAACTAAAGCAACTGATGGTCTCATACCCGGAACTTTCAATCCATAGGTTTTTGCAATATTAAATATGGATGACCTTTGTTGTGCATATTGAAGAACAGTCTCTTGAATACTTCTATCAATATTAAACTGTAAGTTGTCGGTTACCGCAGCATTTAAATCCAATAATACCGAAAAAACAGACGCATCGTTAAAGTTTTGAATAGTGTCCGGATAATAGGTTTTAGTAAAGTTAATTAACTCTGTTCTAATTGATTGGAAATCTCTTGTAGTATAGGAAATTTTTTTGTTTGCCATAATTTTATATATTAATAATTACAAAATCGCTACTATTAAACACATCATTATTAATGATATAATCAATTTTAACTTTTGCAGTATGTTCATTATTTGAGATGTTAGGTACACGAAATACTCTTTCATCATTATCGTTTATATAACTACCTTTATCTTCGTCAGTATCTGAAGCCGCTCCAATAGAAATATTAGTAATTCTTATACCCGGTAGATATATTCCGGCAGCCTCTCTTATTTCCGTTTCTATTTCTGAAAAAGTAGGACCGTCTAACGGTTCAAAGATAAATTCATATAATCTTGTCCCAAAATCAGGTAAATAATATCTACTACCTTTTTTTGATAATAAAAGGTGTATTAAATTAGACCTAATTTCTTGGTCACTATAATCCGATAAATCTAAATATTTTCCATCATAAGAATCTCTGAAAGGAAAAGTTAACCCATATGTTGTTCCATCTGCCATAACTATAAATATAGTGTCGTCATTATTTTTTATAAATACCCCCAAAATAAAAAATCACGACCTAAGTCGTGATTTATATTCTTGTTAAGAACCACATCCGAAACATTCAAATTCCGTATCTGTTGGTTTTAAAGTTAGTTCAACTGTTGGTTTCTCAATTTGTTTTGGTTGACCTACTTTTGAAATGTCCACCGCCAAGTGTTTAGCTCCGGTTGATATCGCTTTTGTTCTAACATAATAACAAAGAGTTTTTAATCCTTTACCCCAAGAATGGAAGTGTGATGATGAAATCTTTGATAATGTTGGGTTTGACATATAGATATTCATTGATTGTGATTGGTCAATGAATGGTGCTCTGTCAGCCGCCATATCAATAAGCTCTCTTTGAGATATTTCCCAAATTGTTTTGTATTTTGGAATTAAATGTTCAATCCTTTTAACTTTCTTGTTATAATTTTTATCTTCTTGGTCAAGATAATTATTAAAGTTAATATTTTGAATTGACCCTTCATTCATAATGATTTCGTTTTTCAAATCTTCAGACCAAATACCAATTTTCTCAAAATCGTTAATTAAGTATTTGTTAACAATTAAAATCTCACCACCAACAACACGACGATTAAATAAAGCCGAGTGAGCCGGTTCTGTCATTTCAAATGAACCTGTGATTTTAGCCGAAGAAGCTACTGGCATCTGAGCCGTGAATAACGAGTTACAAACCCCGTGATTGGATACTTCTAACTTAAGTGAGTCCCAATCCCACATTCTACCTAACCCTTCGTAATCTAATCCCCACATATCAAATTGGAATATACCTTTTGACATTGGTGAACCTTTAAAGAATTCGTATGGTTTATATTCGCCTGATTTACATAACTCCATACTCTCAGTGATTGCTGCAAAATAGATGGTTTCAAAGATTTCTTTGTTTAATTGTTTTGCCTCTTCAGATGTGAATATGTAATCCATTAAGAAAAACACGTCGGCAAGACCTTGAGTTCCAATAGCAATCGCTCTTTGTTCTAACCCACCTTTTCTACCTTGTTCAGTTGAATAACTATTAATGTCAACAACTTTGTTAAGTGCTCTAACAACCTTTCTAACTTCACTATAAAGTAATTTGAAATCAAACTCTCCTTTAACAATAAAGTTCTTCAATACCATAGATGATAATGTACAGATTGCGGTAGTATTCTCATCAGTATATTGGTAAATCTCATTACATAAGTTAGATTGTTTAATCACCCCAATATTTTGATGGTTAGTTTTTCTGTTAGCACTATCTTTAGAACATAAGTAAGGAACTCCGGTTTCAACCTGAGATTCAATAATCTTATTCCAAATTGTTTGTGCTTTTACTTTTTTACCAAGACCAAGTTCAACCGCTTTATTATAGTTTGATTCATACTCATCACCATAAGTTTCCTGCAATGGTTTGATACCCGCTTTTTTAATATCGTTAGGACAGAACAAATACCAATCCGCATTGTCCTTAACCGCATTCATAAAGTTGTCCGGTAACCATATTGAGGTAAATAAATCTTTTGCTCTTAATTCTTCAGCCCCCGTATTCTTTTTGATTTCAAGTAAATCAATAATATCTTTGTGCCAAGGTTCAATGTATATAGCAGCACTACCCGGTCTTCTACCTTGTTGATTAAAGAATCTTAACCCTTCGTTAACAATCTTTAGGTATTTTAATAAACCACCGGCAAATCCACCTGATGAGTTAATACGACTCTCTTTACTACGAATGTTTGACATACATAATCCAATACCCGCAGCATCTGACGAATATGTTGAAATATCGTTGAATGTTTGTAATAACCCTTCTCTTGAATCTCCGTGATTGTATTTCAATACACAAGACGCTAGTTGAGGAGTTCTAGTCCCCGCATTAATCATAATTGGTGTTGCAGGAGATATAACTTGATTTGATAATGATTGATAATACTCAACCGCTTGTTCAAATGATTTAGTAACCCATAAAGCAACTCTCATATACATATGTTGAGGTCTTTCAATTACTCTACCTTCAGGATTTTTTAACAAATACATTTCTTGTAATGATTTCCACGCAAAATAATCAAAATTGTAATCATTCTCGTGATTTATTACAGAATCAATATTTTCCGTACCATATAGTTCAATAGTCTCCATTAACTTATCGTTAATGATACCATCAACGTGTAAGGTGTGCATTGTGTTACAAAAACTATCATCAGTTTCTTTGTGGTATGCAGAAATAGCCACAGAAGACGCCAATCTTGAATAATCGTGGTGACTTCCGGTATATGCTGCAGCAATCTCGTAAACCAATTTATCCAACTCTTTGGTTGTAATAACACCCTCTGTTGGAACCGAAGTAATCACCTTAATGAATACCTCGTCAGCATTTACATTTAATCCTCTTGCCGCTCGTTTAACTCTATTATAAATTTTTTGGGGGTTGAACGAAACTTCGTCCCCCCCTCTTTTTCTTATCTTTAGTGACATCATATTAAAAATCGTCTGTAAATGTTAATGACTCACCTAACTTAGCCTTTTGATACTCCATTGTTCTTGATTCAAAGAAGTTACCTTTTGTTTCAACAGCAATCTGTTCCATAAATTTAAATGGTTGTTCCACATTAAAGTGTTTTTTACAACCAAATTTAACTAATAAACCATCAGTAACAAATTCAAGGTATTGTTTCATTAAATTTGAGTTCATACCAATTAAAGACACTGGTAATGATTCTGTTATAAATTCTTTTTCAATCTCTAACGCAGATAGTAAAATTTCTTTAATTCTTTTTTCTGTTGGTTTGTTCTCAACGTGATTATTAATCAAATGAATTGCAAAATCACAATGTAAATTCTCATCTTTAAAGATTAATGAGTTAGCATTACATAATCCTTGCATAATACCTCTTGATTTCATCCAAAAGATAGAACAGAACGAACCTGAGAAGAAGATACCTTCAACCGCAGCGAACGCCACTAATCTTTCTTGGAAAGAAGCGTTCTCAATCCAATCAAGAGCCCATTTAGCTTTCTTTTGAACTGCCGGTAATCTATCAATTGCGTGGAAACATTCATCTTTCTCTTTATCATCAGACACATAAGTATCAATCAACAATGAATACATTAACGAGTGAATGTTCTCCATCATAATTTGGAATCCGTAAAAGAACTTTGCTTCAGCATATTGAACCTCTTTTAAGAAATTCTCAGCCAAGTTTTCATTTACAATACCATCAGATGCCGCAAAAAACGCTAATATATTTTTAAGGAAATATCTTTCATTATCAGATAGGTTTTCCCAATCTCTAATATCGTTAGATAAATCTACTTCTTCTGCCGTCCAAAAAGCCGCTTGATGTTGTTTGTAAAATTCCCATATATCATTATGTTCGATTGGGAAAATAACGAATCTGTCGTTATTCGGTTGTAATATTTTTTCTTCTTTCATATTAATTGTTTTGTGTTTGTTCTTTTTGTTTTCTCTTGTCTAACAAGTCTTTTATTCTTTGTCTATTTCTTTCCTCAGTTTGTTCTTCTAATCCTAAGAACGTTACCGAACTTTCTGTATCAATCTCTAACATACCATTATCAAATTTACAATTCTCAAATACAACACCATCATCACCAATACGTGATTTAGTAATTGCAATCGTTGCTAGTTTCATTTCTTTTTGTTGTAGAGATTTAGCCACGGAAATGATTACGTGCCCAACCTGTGCTTTTTTGATAGAACCACCCATTTGGTCAGTTGTTACAACATCAGAAGATATTGAACTTCTATTACCTTGAGTTGCAGTCCATCCAACTAAATTAAGTTCGTGACACATAGCCTCAAATGCTCTCATAACAGACCCTTCAGATTTCCATTCATCCCCCAAGTTTTTATCAGGAACCACACAATCAATGTAGTCCAATAATACCATATCAATTTTGTTTCCTTCAGAAATCATTTTTCTAATTTGATTCTTAATTTGCATCATTGTTACAGTATCAGATGGAAGTTTTTTAAGTATAAGTTCGTTAGTCATTTTTTCCTTAACTTCTTTTACTTTATCCATAACTTCATCTTTTCTAATAGACAATTCATCCGGATGGATTTTTGTCCATAAAGTAATGTGTTTACGTTGAATAATCTTTGGGTTATCCTCAAAGAAAATTTGTAAAACATTGTATCCCAAATTAAACGCGTGATTTGAGATTTTTGTTAGTAAAGTTGATTTACCAACACCTGTTGGTGCTAATACTACACCGATTTCACCTTTTGCAAGACCACCTTTTAAGAGTCTATCTATCCCCGGAATACCCATTGGTATTGGATGACGATAATCCTCGTTTAAAACATCATCTAAGTTACTGAAAACACTCTCAGTTCCCTTATCGTGTTCCCCTACTTGAAGAGCTTTACTCACCATCTCTTCTAATGTGTCATAACTCTCAAATTCACCCGTGTCGATGATTTTTTGAGCTTTAACCATTACTTTCTGTAACTCCTGTTGTTTACAGAACTTCATCGATTTTTCTTGTACAAATTCAGCCCCTTCAAGTGTAGACTCCTTAACTTTTGTAAGGGTATCAATAATGATTTTTGCCGCTAAGGGTTGTTGTATCTCAGATTTTGTAATTTGTTCTAAGGTGTCAAAGGTTGGTGTGTGTTCGTATTTTGTATAATACTCTTTAATCATTTGAATGATTAATTTGAAGTATTTATTCTCAAAATAACTTGTTTCAATCACATCTATAATAGACCTTGAGAAATCTTTGTCGATAATGATTTGGTTTAATAATTGTATCTGAAAGGTACTACCTAGATACTCGAAATTTTTGTTTGACGCCATATATTTTTTCTTTTAGTGTAATAATAAATACTACACACTTAGGGTAACATCTAGATATTTTTTTGTTAAATTTTTAGATGAAAAGATGTCAGTCAACTCCATCAATAAGTTTTTTAGGTGTGGGCGTACATCCACAGTATATCTTATCTTTGGAGGGTATACTTTAGCATCCACCTGTCTATGACAAATTGTCATATCATTTTGTTTAATAAAGATGTTAAAGTACTCAGGACCATCCGTATAAGACGTTTCCAAAATAGCCGGATTGTTAATAATTTCGTACATATTGTCCGTCATATACGTCACGGTTTTCAATGATAATTGTGTGTGAATATCGTCTCTAAATTCACGAAGTAATTCATAAAGTTCTAATGAGTTTTTTGCCTCACTGTTAAACTCTCTCACGTTAAAAAATCTCTGTACAATGATGTTATCATTTACCATCATTAAGAATTCTAATTTTACCGATTCTTGGTCTTTCATAGTTTTAATTAATTGTTGTTATAATTTCTTTTTTCTTTTCTTGTTAGTTTCATAAAGGGTCTAACAAAATTTACCCACGCATCATCCCCCTTTGGTAGATATTTAAAAAAACCGTCTTCCATCATCATCTTTATAAGATTCCTATGACCCCTTCCATCAGGGTCTAAAGTTTCTCTATAATATAACTCTACAAGTTCTTTAGCATCATCAGTAATTAACGGATTTGATAGATTTATTATTTTCTCATTAATAGTGAAAAATTCCTCCCCATATATACCGGTTTTTGTTTTACCCGATAATAAGTTTTGTAGTGTTTTATTGTTTTTGTTCTCCTTTAGTAAGTTTTCAGTTTTTTCTAAAATATCGGTAATTGAAACCGGTTTTTCAAGTAGTTCAGGAAAAAACTTGATGAGAGTTTTTTCACCTAACCCTGAAATACCATCGATGTTATCAGATTTATCTCCCGATAAAATTTTATAAGTTTTAATATTTTGATGAGGAAATTCGTAAATTTCACATTTGATTTTACTACCAAGAGTATACGTCTCTTTAGTTCTTGGATAATAAACCGATACCTTATCTGATATAAGTTGTGTAAGGTCTTTATCCCCCGAATAGATGGTTTTTTGTTCGTTCTCAGAGATTTGGCAATAATAAGAAATCAAATCATCCGCTTCATTATTATCTACGTTGATTTGTCTTATATAACAATCCTCCAAGTATTGTTTGATTCTCTCTTTCTGCTCAGTGAAAGAATCTAACTTATACTCGTTGTCTCTGTCTCTACGTTGTTCTTTATATTGGGGATAAATAAGTTTGCGAGCTGAAGAGTTATCATCACCATCCCACATAACAACAACTTTATCAAAGTTTTGTTCATCTATCAAACGTCTAATTGTATTGATAAAATGCCATAACCCACCTATGTGTTTTGTTCCGTTAAAAAAATCTTTAACTCCGCAAATACCAACCTTTAATAGGTAATTTCCGTCGACCAAAAGTGTTTTAGTCATTTGTTTTGTTTGTATTCGTTACTATAAAATTTTGTTACTTTTTTTCAAATTATCTTCCGCCCATAATGGTTGGAGATTTTCATAATGACACAACTTATAAAGTTCGTCTTCTGTTTTCGCCGATGATAATGGAATGATGTGGTCAATATGCCACTCACTCCTGTTATCCCAACTCATACCATCAGTAAATTGGGTTTCTAAATGTTCTTTTAAAAATTGGGGAGAACACCCTACGATTTCGAAGGTTTTGTTTTTTTTGGTTATGTTTCGGGTTTTAAGAAACGATAAAAGTCTAGACCTCATTACACATTTTAATCTAAAAATAACATCATTTTTTAATCTTAAAGAATGATAAAGATTTCTTTTTACTTTAATTTTTTCCTTATTTTTTTCTGACCATTCTTTTTTATAAGTTAAAATATTTTCTTTATTCTTCTCATAATATATTTTATACCTGTTTGGGTCTTTTTGATATCTTTTTTTTGACCTATCATTATCTTTTATCCTAATAACATCAATATTTTCTTCTCGGTAATTTTTAACTTTTAATAATATTTTTTCCCGGTTATCAACATATTCTTTTCTTTTTTGGTCTTTTATTTTTTCATCGTTATTATCCCTATATTTTTTCCAAACAAGATAAGAACATTGTTTACATTCAGTTCTAAACCCATCTTTAGAATCTTTTCTTTTTCTAAAATTAGACAATTCTTTTTCAATATTACACTTACCACAAACTTTAGTTTCCATTTTTAATATATTCTTTTAATAATTTATTAACAAGGGAAGATAAGTTTATAGATTTATCCTTAAAGTATTGAGGTAATTGGGGGTCAATCGCAACCGAAACCTTTACCTTTTTTTTATCTTCATCAATTTTATGTCTTCCCATATTATATAAATATCTTAAAAATACTTAAAAGTAGTAATAGTATCAATTTTTTTTAACTAAAATCTTCTTCTTCAGTTTCACCCAAAATAATCTCACCTGTTCCACTAAGAATCGCATTCCAATAACCAGAATATTCTTTTTTATATTTATCTAAAGCTTCTTTTGTATCAGATATATAACCGTGAGGAACCGCAATAATCTTACCATCCTTGTATGCAATCCCATTTACGTGATTTTTCAAAATAGAAATTTTAGTTCGTATAGCATAGGAAATTGTTCTTCCATTTTTTGTTGCCGTTATATGATTTACCCCCGCCTTTTTTTGATTACCAAATAGAAATACTAATGAAGACGCTAAATATAATGCCTCACCACCTTTGGGTTTAATTTCTGGTTGACCAAAAGGTCCATCAGGAAGGAGAACCCAAGGCTGATTACAAACAACTAAAGTATTATAATAAGGATAATCTTCTTTTTTAGATTTAGAAATTCTAGAATGAATCCCCATACCTATTTTATCCGCAAGTACTTTAGCGTTAAACATACCCCCACCTTTACCATCAAATGTCATCTGACACGGTATACTTCCAATTGAGTCCCATAGGAACAATAAACTATAAGGTATATCTCCCTTTTCTTGAGCATCTAATATATCATTTATAAAATCAGTTGCTTGTTCAATAACATCAAAAGAATCGTTAAATATAAAATGACCGTCCCATTCCCCATCTTCATTTTGTTCAGCTTGTAATCCTAATTCTACTGCGTGAAACCAGGACCATTTTTTTTCTGTTATAATTAACACCGGTAAATGTCCTTTTTTTTGAGCATCAACAGCCGCTAATATCATAGCCGTTGTTTTTGAAGCATTACTATGCCCCAAGAACATATTAATACCCCCCATTACAGGACCTGGTAAACCGCAAGCATCCATAAAAGCTTCACCGCAGTTATAGAAACTCTCAGGTTTGTATTTTGTTTTTGTCGAGAATTTACCTTTTATATCCTCTAACGAAAATGTTTTCTTTTTAATCGCCATATGTCTAATTAATTTATTTTTTTAGTTTGTTTAGACAAGTTGGACACCGAGTAATCTCAGTGCCCAAGTTATATGTCCAAGTTTTGTTTGACTAAAATGGCATATCATCGTCCTCTTCAGCACCAGCTTGTGGGTCAATCGGAGCAGATGGTTTAGAACCACCAAATGACATTTCATCTTCGTCAGAGTTACCATAATCATAACCACCTTTATCTGAGTTCCATTTTGGAGTTTCTCCTCTTGCAATAGCCTCTAAGTATTCAACAGGTTTTTTAGAATAAACATCTTCCCAAGTTAACTCATCGTTAATCCAAGATTCCGCAATTCCTTTATCTTCGTGAACCGGAGTTGCATCATCATACATAACTGTCTGAATTACTGTGTAGTAAGCACCTTTTGGAGTTTTCGCTTTAGTTAATTCTAAGATAATATCTCTACCTTTTTCAGGGTCTGCAATATCACCTTTGTTTCTGTAGATTGGAATAATTTTGTCGTATATTCCCTCATTTTTGTAGTTAGACTTAAATCTCCAAAATTTAACACCGTCTTCTTCATTATCTCTATCGATAACTTTAACAATGTAAAATTTACGTGATAAGTAATTTGACGCTAATTTTTTATCAGCCTCTTTACCTGTTGAACGTAATTCTTCGTAAACCTCTGTTAAAGGTGAACGTTCACTGTCGTTTTTTCCCGGGTCATAAAATTTTTGGAATTTTCCGTCTACTTGAATCTCGTGGTACCAAACTTCTTTAAATGGTGAAGAACCATCTTTTGTTGGTAAGATTCTTAATCGTTTTTGTCCTTGAGTTTCCTTATCAGTAAGGATTGCTGCAAAGTATTTTTTCATTCTTTCTTCTTGTGTGAATTTTGAGGTAGAAGAAGTACTACCTTGTTTTGCTTTCTCGTATTGAGCCAAAACTGCGTCTAATGAATTTGTCGCCATAGTGTTTAAAATATTTAAAGGTTTATAAAAGTATAAGTGTCAGCCGTGTGTTTGTCAAATTGTTTTGTGAAAAAAAGGGTCCGAAGACCCTTTTAATTATCTTACTTGTTGAAACCCTGATATACTATCATCAAAATTTCTAAATGTTTTTTTAATTTCTATTGGTGAATAATCTTCAACCTCATCTTGAGTTAAAATATATTCATTTTTTCCTGATTTTTCCATATCTTCTTCTTTGTCATCAAAGAATTGACTTAATTTTTGATTGAATGGACCTGAGTCTAAAGTTCTTAACTCTAATTTTTCTTGAGGAGTTTTTTCTCTATATTTTTCAATCTTCATTTCTAAATCATTTAATTTAGACATAATACCATCCATTTCACCTAACTTAGATTCTAAGTTATCTAAATGTTGGAATAAGTTCTCAAAATATTCTTCTTGTTTCTCTTCAACTTTTTTCTGAGATTTTACTAAATCAGTAATATCCATTTCTTCAGTCTTACCTTTGTCATCACCTTCACCAACTTTTTCAACATCAGGGTCATTTTCTAAATCAACCGGTTGTGGTCCAGCAGGTGCCGCAGGTGTTGCAGGGGCAACAGGTGCCGGTGCTCCACCAGCAGGTGGTAAAGCGTTTGGGTCTTCACCCGGAGGTGGTGGTAATGTAGCGTCTTGTTCTACAATATAACTATTAATTGAATTGTATCTAGCAATTTCTTCTAAAATTCTATTATCTACTTTTTTCATTTTATCCGTTTAATAATTGTTTTACACCAGTTGTTGTTTCAACTTGTATTTTTCTATTTTGACTCATTGTATTGTCAACTCTTTCAATTAAACCGTCTTTCATTCTAATTGTATAACAATCTCCCGAATCCAAGTCACAAACTTGCTTTGAACCGTTACCCATATCTTTTTCTGTAGTACGGGTTTTTTTACCTAAGTAATTCTCTAATAATGATTTTGTATCCATAATCTTTTTATATATAAATATCTGTTAGTTAAGAAAAATTTAAATTAACAACTTGTTCCATTTTTAGAACAAGGTTTTCCGTCCCAAACAATTTGAGTACCGGTGTATGGTTTAGAATAACAATTACAACAAATATCATTTTTAATTGCATCCCACTCACCAACACCAATTATCTGACGATAATCTAACCCTTCATCCGGACAATCTAATGGCATAATAACTTTATGACGTACAAACGATATATCAGAAAATGCGTTAATTTTAACAATAAAAGTACTTTTATAAGTACTCTCGTCACGAACCAGTTCTATAGCTTCAATAGCATTAGCATTAGTTATAAATGAACCTGTATTGTTTTTATTAGTATTAAAAGTAAATGACGCAATTTCAACTAACGTTATTTGACCCGGAAGATATAATTTAGCCGGATATGATTGACTTAATATATTATCACTAGTAACTACAAAATCACCACTTAAAGACCCATTACTATTTATTTTTAAATTTCTAAAGAAATAATCTCCAAGAGCATATGATGTTTCAAGAATACTTTTATCCCCACTAGTTGTTGGTGGTGGTGTTGATGATGCCGGTGGATTTGCCGGTGGTGTTTGATTAGTATTGTTTCCACTTGCCGGATTGTATTCATTAATCGCCTTTTGAACATTATTTTCTATTGTTTTAATATCAGTAGAACTCATTGAGGTATAAACTGAATCCGGACTTATTCCCGCATCACCATTTAGTATAATGAATTTAGTGATATCTGTTGCCGATATACTATTAATTGTTGCAACTCTATCTTTATATCTAGAAATTAAGAAATCAATATTTTGATTTAAACTAGTAAATGTAACATATGGTGTGTTTGAATCACTACAATAATATTTCTTAGTTGTAAAGAAAGGTTCAACAGATGGTCCCCAATCTTGTAATAAATCCACACTACTGTAATTATTAAATTGAGATTGTAACATACCTGCTTGAGATGACCTTAGATACATTATAGAAAATACAACGTAACTTAGTTTTTGGTCAACTTGTTTTGAGGTAATGATATCAACAACTTCTTTATAAGTTGCACTAGTACTTAATTTATCATTAGTAACTGTAAACTTATCGTATTTATTCTGTTTTGCAACCATAGGTTTACAATTCTGACTATTACTTTGATTCACCGCATCTTGTTTTGTATTTTTTTCAGCTTTCTCATCAGTTTGTTTTTGAACACTAGTATTAGCAGTAGTCGCTGTAGTTGATTTAACCGCCTTTTCTTTCTCTTGTCTATCTTTTTTATTTTTTTCTTGAATTGATTTTAATAATGTTGTCTTTAACGATTGAAGATAATTATCTATCTTAGGTAGAGACGCTGTTGGTTGTCTAATACCTTCAAACACAGTATCAAAATGTCCTGGTGTTATAGTATGGTTAACTTTTTGTATCATATATGGACCACTAAACATTGGAACGTGTCTTAAATTAAAATACATCGTTGGTTGTATCATAGCGTTACCCATCATAGTTACAGTACAAGCATAACTTCTATTTTTATATAAATTATATAATGAATTATTTTGAGTGGCCCCACCTCTATTGTTTGCCTGATTAGCCATTTGATTTAACACTTCTAAAGATTCTGCGGTTGCTAATCCAGGATTTTGAGCAACATTAAATCCTTGAAATATAGATTGGTTTTGAGGTCCAAAATCAACATTAAACCCGACAACTTTATTTGATTTATCCCAATCATTTTTACCTATTTGATTTTCAACCAATGGATTATCAACACGTCTTAAATCAAAAGCATCATTTCGATATCTAAAATCAACATTTTCTTTAATATCAAGTTGTTCACTTGGTTTTCCAGCATAAAAACAAACCATCTTAGCGGATGAATTTCTAGTATCAACATTCATAAAAGTACCAAACAATGTGTTAGCAAACTCTAAAGTCCCCTCCGGTTTTGGTTTAGGGTTTTTTACCGCATCTTGAACATTATAAAAATTAACATATGAAGGTATATTCATAACCACAAAGTTATTTTCAACTAATATTGTTTGAACATATGTTAACATTGTGGTTTTAACATTAATGTTTGTTAAATTATCTTTTAATTTTTCAACATCAACAAGGATTAAATTACCAATATCTCTACTCGCTCTATCCAATAATAATATGTCCTCAAATAATGTTTTTTGTTTAAAATCAAATCCGGAAATCCATTTATCGTTTGTTGCTTTAAATGATTCCCATAATTCAAGTTTAGTTTGTTTACTTTCCAAAACTGTTTTAGCTTCAGGTTGAGGGGTAAAATTAACATTAGGTAATGATTTTTGTAATTTAATCATAAGACTATTAATTACTCTGTCAGTAAACGAGTCCAAATTATCTAAATACCCATTCATTAATTTAACAAACTTTTGATAATTTAATGTATTATCTTTTAATTTTTGAGTTGCATAAATTTTAATAATTGGTGCTAACTTTTCAATATTATATACATCAAAAGCTACGTTACAATCAATAAAGAAGTCAGTAATATATGAACCACCATCTTTATAAGATAATTCAGGTATCTCAGAAAAACCAACATATGTGTCAAGAGCCTTCCATTCTAATGGGTAATTATTAACAGAATTAATATATGTTGTTCCACTAGGTAATGCGTTTGGTGTATTATAATTATAATAATCCCACGTAATAGGAGTTTCAATTCTATGATTATTTGAAAATGTATAAAACAATTGTTTATTAAACGAAGATGGATTACCTAATTTAAAATAAACATCGTAATTTAAAAATTGAGAGATTATATTACTTATACCCGTTAATTGTTTTGACTGAACATCACTAACAAATTGATTATCATTGGTTGTTGTATTAGTAACTTTCATCATTGTTCTCATTAATGATTGAAAATTTTTAAATGATTTTTGAGTATCAGTTTCCGTTGAATTTTTATCCACATCGTAATCATAAACAGAAATCGTAAATTTTAAAAATTCTGATTCAAAATTATCTAAAGCATCCCTATCAAAAACTGAAAAAATTTCACTCATTTTTGTATAATCAGTAGATACTCCATTAATTGAAAAATTCTCTTGAGCACTTTGACCCGCAAAAATTTGTTTTAAATAACGAATAGGGTCTGGTTTAACAACCTTACCATTATCAAAATACCCATAATTAGGTGCCGTCCAAAATAATCTAACAGACCCATTATACATAGATGTATTACCCGTAACTTGATAAACTATATTACCTGAGTTATCAAAACACTCATTCTTAGTTTGATTTATTAACCCTCCGTGAGAAGGTACCACATAAGAATATTGTCCGTAATCTGTGGTGAGTGAAACCGACCAGGGAATTACAGATATAGTTTTACTATTTCCGGTAGTTGTACCAACAACATTATTAATAATCGCTTCCGGTACACTATTTAACTTAACACCTTTACTAAAACCATTTTGAATGTCCGAACTTGTATAATCAGTATAAACATTATATCCTTGATAAAAGACACTAAAGTCATTTATCAATTTAGGGTAAAAACCGGTATTAATTATTGTTTGAATACTAGTTGCACCTATTGGATATGCCGGTATCACATCGACATTTTCTAACACCATAGTAGTTGCAGATGTTTGTCCCGGAATTGTAAAATTATAAACAGTCGATGTTTTACCACTAACCGGGTCATAATTAGTTACGTAATCAAAATCTTTCCAACAATTATTTAATATATCTACATTAGTATTAACATATGTTTTATATCGATACCAAATAGACCCTATTTTTAGTACCCACGCATATGGGACTTTATGTATAGCCGCAAATTTTTTCATAGACGCAAAAATGTAATCTAAATTTTCGTCAGAATAATTTGATTGGTTACCATTGTATGTTTTATATTTCTCTCTTAATGTGGATAACGGTAAACTATTAATAAACAAATACGCCGAACTAACATAAGGATTTTTAACACTATTTTTATAATTTTCAACACCTTCCTGAATTGAGTTAATAAAATATGGTGTATTTAAAATTGATGTGGTCTGATAATTACTAACAAGTCCGGTATAATTTAAATATTTAACATCACCCTCTGTAGGTAATTGATTTGTATATGTTCTAGTACTATAAAAGTCTCTCAAATCATCATTAATAATTGTTGGCATTACAACATTTTTATACACAAAATTAGTAATTGGTTTTTTAACGTCTTCAGATTGTGAATCACTAAAGTTAGTAATTACCTTTTTAGTTGGATTATATAATAATGTTTTAGTAGTATTAAACGCCAATTTTTCATCGGTAGCAACCCCATTGGCCAACCCTGTTTGAACCCAATTTTTATCAGTAAAAGGATAAGTGTCAGTAAAATCATATTTGTTTGAGGTAGTTGAATTTGAAACATAATCTATAATGTCTTTTTCACTTGTCACCGAAACCAATGGTTGTGCTTTAGAACTATTTATAGTTTCACTAGAAATAAATTCAAATGAAGCATTTTCAACAATATTTTTAATATATGGTGTGTTAAAAATTCCCCTTATGTAATTTTGCCAACTAATAGAAACCCCTTCATTTGAAATATGTTTTAGCACATTTTCAAAATTAGCAGAGGTAAGATTATACTCTTTTAAAGTTTTAATTAATTCAACATCACTATTATCAGATACACTAATATTAATATTATTACTTTCACCCTCGGCAATTACATTTGAAATTTTATCAGCATCCGATGTTAAATTATTAACTCTATCTAATTTAGTATAATTTGAGGTTAGTAGGGTTCTTTCATAAATTTCATACAGATATTTACTAACAACTTTATTTGCGTAAACATCATCACTTATAGGAAATTCAATAGCACTTGAAGATACTCTATTTGGTTCTGTACCAGGATTTGATGTTTTAGTTGGTGGAGGTGGTGGTGGAGTTTTCTGAGTCATACCTTTAATGAATTCTTCAACAAACTCAATTTCAGGCCAAACATCATATAAATAACCTTTAGTATCACCAATAATATCACTATCACCCGGATATCTTAATTCGTATTTCTCTTGACCATTTTCACCCGGAGTTTCTTTAATAACTTGAGGCCAAGGATAAACCGGTTGATTTTTATCATCACCTGACTCTTTACTGTCCGCGCTAGCATTTGCAATCTGTTTATTAAAAATGACACCTTTTCTAATTTTAGAATCTCTTTGGTCCCAAGCTTTAGTATGAACATCGTCTAATAAACGTAAGAATGCCTCACCATTAGCAAAAACAACAGCTAAGACATTTCTAATTGTAGGGACAAATCCAATACCGTTATCTTTATTTTCTAATAATGATGCTAAGGCCTTTGTTAATTCGTCTTCAATTTTATCTCTCCAAGTTTTTAAATCTTTATTCATTCTATCGGTTAAATCGATAAATGAACCTGTACCTTCAAATACAAAGTAATTTGATACAATTTGTTTAGCACCATTTTTAAGTGTTACAGTAGTATTATCAAATATATTTGAGTTTTGTAATTCAGCTTGAAATTTTGTTAAATCTTCAGGCGTAGGTTGGCTGTTTTTTTTCTGTAATTTATAAGTTTCAGTTAAATCAATATCACTCGGATTAATATTAATAACAAATACTCCCTGAGTTTCATATTTAATACTATTAGGTATTGAACATTTAGTTACTTTACCATTAATAGTGTAACTACCTTTACCATTAACATTACCACAAGTAACATTCTCATTAAGTAATTTATTATACTTATCAATAATACCTTTTAATTTTGAAATTGCCTCACTTTTCTTTTGAGCGTCTAAACCTTTTTTAAAAGTATAAATTTTTTGACCAGTTTTGTTTTTAATATAATAATTCTCAGTATCCATAAATTCATTGAACCAAGATGTTTTTACATTATAAAACACTTCTTTTTGATAGTTAAATAAATATGTGCCGTATGTTTCTAAATTAGTTAATGGGTCTAAGTTTTGTTTTATAAAAGAATCAAGAATATTTTTAATAAAATTTTCAAGTCTATCTCTCATTTGCATTAAAGTAATTTCAGGAAAATCATCAGGTATCAAACCTTTTGATTTATATTCACTATACATTTCTCTAATTTTTTGATAACCTCGTTCAACCACAACATTTTCTGTTTGTGTTGTTTTACTTGGACCTCCACTAGTTTTACTAATATTAAATCTTGATTGATACATATGTGGGGTTGCTAATAAAGCACCCATAGTTATATCAGTTAATACCGTATATTTGTATGTGTAAAATTTTAAATCAACCGTAAAATTAGAAGTTTCCGCATTATAAGTTGTTGTGAAATTTTGTAACATTAAAGCCAATTTAACCGCTTTACCAAAATATCCTTTAATTGTTAAATAAAATAATGGATATGGTAAATTAAAAAAGGCTGCGTATGGTGAATTATCTCCCGCTTCAAATAATGCTCGTCCTTTAATATCTACTAACTTAATATCAATCGTTGGCATAAAATCCAATCCTTGTCTAATATTAATTGATGTCACCCCCAATAAACCGTTATCGGTTGAACCAGGTTTACCCCCTGAACTAATAGTTTGTTTAATATAAAAATCATCACTATTATTTGGATTAGTGACTCCTTGAAACGTTGGTTGATTAACACCCTCACCTTTGATAGCACCTTTACCGGTTATCTCATCAGTATACGAATTATCCAAATAGGCTTTATCACCCGGTTTTAAAAAATTAATTTTAGCAATAGATACAGTTCTAATTGAATCGTTGTTTCCAACTCCAATAGCTAATTTAGTTCTTGGTAATACACTACACTCAAGATTAGCATACATTACTAAATCTTCTTGACTAACATATCTATCCAATACTTTATCATTACTATCAATAACTTTGTTTGGGTCAATAATTGTAATATTATTGTAGTCAAATTCGACCAATATATTTTCGGGTTTACCTACCATAATAATAGAAATGATTATCTAATTGAGATTTATATTCTTGTAAAGATGATACTAAAGGAAATGGAATTGTCAATATACCACCATCCGGTATAGACCACTCATTACCCCCAAAAATTGGATTTGCCGCAAGTATTAACCACCCAAAAGTAGGTGTTCCATAGTATTGTTGAGATATCTTATCTAATCTAGATTGACCAATCTTGTAAATATATCTTTTATCTGAAGATTTACTAGAAATTGATATATACGGAACAACGGTTTGTTCCCCATTTAATAAAAATTGATTATATCGATTATAATTTTGTCTATTATCCATTTTTTAATTAAATTGAGTTTTATCAGTCCAAGTTGTTTTATCACCACCATTATTACCATTATATAGTAAAGTTAAATTTTTAATTTGTTGGTCATTCATTGAAGATGGTTCTGTAGTATAATTAAATTTACGTATTTTACCTTTTTTATAAAGGTTTTCAACCACAAGATAATTTCTATATTTTTCACTTTTTTTAAGTGTTTTATAATATTTTTCTTCAGCATCTAATTCATCTTTAACTTTATCTCTAAAATTATTAACTATTTTATTAAATTTTTTACTTAGATTTGGTGTTGATTTGTCTAACTCATTAGTGACTATTGTTGATTTAAACGTGTTAAATTTATCACTATTATTGAATACTTGAGCCATAATCATAAAAAATCTTTTATCTGTAATATCACTAATTTCAGTTGTGAATGGGTTAAAATCACCAGGACTATCATAGTCATTATATATTACACCTTCATCAATTAAGAATTGATTGAATGTTTGAAAATCTGTAGAAACTTTTTCATAATCTCTCCACAATTCTTCATATGTATTTGCGGGTATTGGGAAACTTGAACTATCAGTTTCCGTTGTTGCCGAAATGTTATATATTTTTGATTTTGCATCAACAAAAATACCGTCCGATAATGTTGTTACAAAATTAATTTTTCTGAATACTTGAACCATATCAACTTGTTGTTGAACGACATTACTAATAATACTATTTACACCTAAACTAAAATCTGCTTGATAATCAGTTAAATATTTTTTTAGATTTGTTTTAACACTTCTAAGAGTTGAGTCGTTAAAATTATCCGCAATTAATCCTAAAATAATAAAATTAGTATCATTATCCACATCATTAATTGTCTCGGTAAATAAATCATCAATTCTAGATTCAAAAACAGATTTCCCAAAAATTTTGACCGTAGCGGGAACAGGTAAGTTTGTAGTATTAAAGTTAAATAAACCATCCGGATATTGTCTTTCTTTTGAAATTAATTGCCAAATACCGTCATTATATGATTTCGACATACTTTCCGCCTGATTTATAATATTAGTATAATAATCTTTAGTTACATCCAATAAACTATCCATAATTTTTGTATAGGTTATATCACCTGTTTGACCACTAGTACCATTAACAGTTGTTTGAATCTGACCTATAGTCTCTCCCGCAGGATTTGTTTGTTGATTATCAACCGTTGTTTGTTGAGGTTGTTCATCAATTAAAGATTGGAAATATTGCTTATCTAATTTCTTCCAACTATCATCTGTTGCCGTAGCTCTTTCATCGTAAATTTCCGTATTTGCATAATAGTTAAAAGATAACGCGTTTTGTAATTGTTCAACAGGTTTTTCAAGACCCATACCACCAATCATATCAAAATTCATTGTTACGTTAGCAATCATTGGTTGTATACCAATACCTTCAGGATTCATATCAAATACTAATGGTTCATAACTAAATGAAACCGCTCTAGGTATTATTTTACAATGATAAAAATCACCTATTCTTAAAACTAACACAGGAGGAGCACCAAATGAGGTGTTTAACGCATCATTAGCAACTATTTGACCTTTATCACCAATAACCGGAATTGTTTCACCAGGTCTAACACATTGATTTAAGAATGTTAAACGAGAGTTTAATCCTTCAGGTGTAATAGAGTGAAAAGCAGGGTTAAAATATTTAATTTTTTCCTGTATTGAGTCATATAACATTGGGACCTCTTTTTTAACCACATCAAAATAATCACATTCAGAAAGTAATCTTCTTAAGATTAATTTACTAATACCTTCTTTAATTGTTTTTTCAGTTCTAAAAGTCGGTACAGGTTTAGGTTTTTGTTCTGTTGATGTTGTTGTTGTTTTTTGGTCAATAATTGGTTTTTCTACAGGTACAACCGGTTTATCTTGAGGTATTGCTGTCACAGTTATATCTGTAATAACAACTCTTCTACAAGCCATTGCCGATACGGAATACCATTGAGAATCTTTAGTTACTTTACCGTTTTTATCTTTAATATCTTCAGTACAATTAATCGCACCACCAAAACCATTTTTTGATGACTTAGGTGTAGCAGTATCATCTTCACCAAGAGTATCAATATTAGGAAATGTTAAAGTTTTATCTTCAGTTATAAATTTACCTAATTTAGTTGTTTTAAAATATTCGATAACTGAATTAGCTCTTCTTTTTGATAACGTAACATTATACGTTTTATTAGCTGGTGCTGATGCAGCAGCTCTTAACGACACTTTAATTATCCCCGTTTTCTCACTTAATATTTTAAAAGCATCCTCAACAAACCCTGTATTTATATAATTAAAATTATCAATAACAACATTTTCAAAAAATTGTTTAACATTAAGATTTGTACTACCTGACGCAAATGTTTTACTTGAAATTGCAACATATTGGTCTTGATTCATACTGTAGGTGTAGTTATCATAATCAGCCTTATATGTTGAATTAGGAATTGGATTTGTTCGATTACTAGGACCCGGAATATCATTATCAAAATAAAACCCAAAATTATTATATTTTGAATCTAAATCACAAGAAGGTTCAGGGTTTGTTTGAGGGGTACTATTTCCAGCAGTTGTTTCAGTTCCAACAGATGCTGCACCTACCGCACTTTCTATAACCGTTTTAGCAGTTTCTTTATCTAAATTAGGGTTGTTTAATATTTGTTGATAAGTGTACAAATCTTTAGTTGGAACCGTATTAAATTTCTTAGCCAACTCATAGATATCATACTTAACACATCCCGCAAAAAATGAATCAATTATAGAATTTATTCTTTCTTTATTTTGTCCTTTTAATTGTTTTTCAACAAGAACATTCATAACAGAAGGATGGTCAACAATAATTTTCCAACTTAATGTTCCGGTTCTTTGAGTATCCTTATACGTATATATTGGTTCAGGTCTTCCTAAGAATGTTGTTGGAGTCCAATTCGCAGTACTCGTATCGTTAAATTTAATATCATACGGTGGGAACCACATAACTCTACCCCCGTTTGGTCCTTTTTCACAAACAGGTAATTCATCATATGTAAACCCTTGTTTACTTGATGTTCTCCAAGCCAAATTCTCAATTGAGAACATATATTTTTTAGCATACCCACCAATTCCATTTGGACCATCAGCAATAATGTTTGTTGACCCCGGATTTCTTGTTGGTGAAATGTTTAAATTGAATGTATTATCAAATACCGAACCCGCGTATTGTCGTCCACTTGTTGTTATACCATCAACTTTTTGTAAATCATTGTAAGTATAATATGGGGTATCTTTAGTGAAAACCCTACAATATTCAATACCCGCTTCACCACCTGTTGTTTGGTCAGTGTACGACACAACTTGAGAACCTTTAGTAATTTCTTTATAACCGTCGTGGAATACCTTACTAACTTGATTAATAGCATTACCTACGTGTTTTAATCTTGTAATACCTTGTACATTATCCGCAGAATCAACCAATCTTTGTGTTTGGTCTAAAATAGATGTTTTCTTAAATGTAAAATTAGTTGACTCATCACGAGTATAGTTACTACTAATTAAATTATATTCAGGGTCAGCAGAACCTGAACCCCCACCGGGAGTGGCTTTAAAACCTGCGTTTGCTTTATATTTTGGAGATGTCCAAACAAATTGACCATCAATACCTCCACCATCACTTAATGATTTAGCCGCTAACCCAAAATTAAGAGTATCTTGGTTACCTTCATATAAAATACCTAATTCGGATGGTCCATACACTGGAACATCATCTTGTTGTCCAAAAGCGTTAACAGGAACTTGATTTGGAGGTGAAGTTATTGTTGATGGTTCAGAATTTCTACTACCAACATAATAACCCCCAACTAATGTTCCATTATCGGGATTTATTAAACTAACTATCGCTTGTCCAATACCTAATAACCCACCAAAATTTTTGTCATAACTTGGCTGATAACGGTTATAATTAAGATTTCTAAATAAAACAGACCTTTGACCATTTCCGGTATTTGCTAAAAATATTTCAGATGGGTTTCTTTTAATATTTAATATTGGACCTAAAAATCCACCGGTTAATTGGTTAACAACATTTAAAGCGGTAGATGTTTGTTGTGTTTGACCATTTCTTGTATTATCCGTAAAATAATCTCCCGGAATTAATGAAACCGGCCAATACGCACCACCTAATCTTGTAATTAAATCTGCCGCCGCAGTAATAGGGTCTTCCGGTGATGTAATCTTCCAATTTCTATAAACTAAAGGTTCTTGTCCTGATATAATTAGACTAGCCTCAAAAGGGTCGGATAATGATTCTAAATTTACTTGACCAACAGTGTTAATAAAAATTTGTCTATTAATTCTATCTTGAAATAATTCATTAAGATATGTCGCACCTAATCTCGCTAAATAAGAATCTTGAGATAATGAACCATTATCACCCGTTGGATTTGTAGATAATAAAATCTCATACGGAGAATATGATGATGCAACAAAATTTGTTGGTAAATAAGGTTGATGTATTGGTTGACCTAATATTTGAGTCGTAACCCCATACATATCATTAAAACCACCAACAGGTCCGTAGTAATTATCAATATACGCAGCGTCAATGAAAAATTCATTAACTAAATCTAAAGCAGTATCGGTCGGTGCGTATTCACCCTGATTTGAGTTTACCGGAAGTAGAGGTCCATTAAAATTAATATTTAAATCATATCCACCGTTAGGACCGTATTCATTTAACGGATATAATAATTGAGCAAAAGGGTCGTTAGCAATTAAATCATTTGGAGAATCAACAACACTAAAGTTATTCAAAGATACTTCTGTGTTTATATTAGATGCTGGCGGTGTATAAACACCACTAACAGTATATGGAACTAAATTTTTAGCCAATAAAATATCTCTAAATGAAGATGATGATGCAAATGATAATGTACTTGGCATATTTTTTTTCTTTTATAATAAATAGATTAATAACCTATTTTTAATGTGGTTTTACTATTATTCATTATTTTTTAGGCATTGGTCCAAAATTAGCATCAGCAAACGCAGTTTTAACTTGACTCACAATTTGTTGTTGAACTTCAGGTTCTTTTAAAACTCTCTGAAGTGACGCGGCGTCCACCCCATTAGGTGTTGTAACATTAACATTTAAATTTACATCAACAGTTGATTTATTATTTACAGATTGACTTCCAACAGTATTATTTGTTGAATTAGTTCCTGTTGGAATGTTTGAATTTTCAGGTGGCAAGGTCCCTGTTGCTCGTTGAACGGATTTAGCAATATCTTTAAAAATTGGAAACGCCTCAGAAATTTCATTTGCTTGTTTTTCCACATTTGAAAATGCGGTAGTCATTTCATTTTTAACAAAACTACCAAAATTAGTTAAAATACCACCTAAATCAGCAGTGACTTGACCTGTTTCTGCATATTGATGAATAGCATTACCTAATGTATCTAGTGTCTTATCAACACCTTTAGCAATGTTTTTTGCCGATAAATTTTCACCAGGAATTTCCTTTACAGCCTCCGCGATTGCTTTACCACCTTTTAAACCTTGTCCAACAGTTTTAGTTGCGGCTAACCCTAAACCTGTTCTATCCCCTAAACTATTAATTGCCGCCGCCACATCTTTTGTTGCACTTAATTGTTCTTTAGCCAAATCCTCCATTGATTTTGGTGCGGTGTTGGCCATTTTCTCAATTGCCGCAACATCATCTTTACTTAATTCAGAAACCGATTTTTGTTGTTCATTACCTTTTTCATCAGTAAATTTAACAGTATATTCCCCATTCGCACCCATTTCTGCCATATTGGCAATCATTTTCTTTTGGTCTTCGGGTACATCCGGAAATGAAATTTCTTTCATTTTCTTATCTAAATCCGCACTACCTAATGCCATTTTAGCTAAAGTACCACTAGCTAACCCCATAGCCTGTTCAACTTCTCTTAATTGTCGTTTGGCACCCGGCATAATCTCAAAATGCCCATCTTTACCAAGTTGAACAAATTGTTTACTCATTTGAGCAATTTGATTTTGTAACTCAGCAGGGTCATTTTGAGATAAATCCATTAATTTTAATGGGTCTAATAATGCACTCTGAGAAACACCTAATCGTTGCATTGCCGCAGCAACTTCAATAGCGCCTTCAGGATTAAATACTTTTTCAGCAAACTGTAATGTTTGTGACATATCAATCCTTAAAGATGTTGCTTGTGCCGCCATTTTAGCCAAACCTTCAACACCACCGGCAAAATTATATTTGTTAAGAGCCTGCATATTATCCAAAACTGTTTTAGAAACCGCTTGAGCATTTACACCCGACTCTCTCGCAACATTAACAACTTTTAACATTTCTCCCGCAGCTTTTCCTGCACCAATACCTGCGTCAGCCATACCACCAACTATTTTACTTGTCTCTTGACCGGTAACTTTCATTGTTGCATATAAATCTTTGGTTGTTTCTTCAGTTAACACAACGTTTCTACCTAATTCTTTAGACGCCTCTTGCTGAATTTTAAGAACATCAACAATATCCCCACCTAATTTTCTTACTGATGTCACAGACTCAGCCATACTCATCCTCAATATATCGGACATTTGTTGACCTTGTCCAAACTGTTTGAGCATAGTACTTGCAGCCTCATCAAGTTTTAATACTATTTTAGCAATCGATTCAGGATTAAAATTAGAACCAATTGCCTCTCCTAATCCTCTTGTGGTTGAACTATCTTCCGGTGTTACAGGGTCTGCCATATTAAAATGTTTTTATAAATAAATACACCAAACATAGTTTTTAAATCACTAGTTTGGTGTATTATTCTCGATTAGTCTAGTTATTAGGTGTTTTCTAAAATATGTTGGCATAGAATGAAAATCCGAATATGATACGTGGATTGATTGAGCCAAATACAAATATTCCTCAATCAACATTTGCCTATGATTAGAAGAAAGGGCGAAAAAAGTCCACCCCAAAGGCAATCTCGAAAGATACCAATTCTCCTGATGGGGCGATTACACTTCTTTTTAAATCCAATGACGGCTCATTATCTTTTAAAAACTTTCTTATGTATTTTGAATCCATAATTGGTAAAGTATCAATAAATAAACTTATTTTTGATTTATCTTGTTCACCATCAATTTCAACAATATGTTTTAGTAATTTCCAAGTAATTCTTGGAGCTTGTCTACCAGCAGGATATTGGTCAGCCATTTTATCTAACTCAATTGTATCATTAAAAGTTGTTGGTCTTAATTTAACCGTAACACCTGTTTTTGGTAATTTAGTAGTAAATGTTCCGTCCTCATCAGGTTTAACTTCAGTTTTTCTAATATTTAATTCGTCTAATAAAATAGTACCAACAAATGGTTTATCTGTTGCCGGGTCAATTAAATTTATACTATATTCCGGACCAAATGACGTATTTCTTAAAAATATTAAAATAGCCTCAACATCACCGTCTAAAAGTTCTTCAGGACGTAAGTCGTGTTCATACAATTTATTTCTTAATAATTTTAATATAATATTTTCACTACTACGACCAGCACCAATTAAATAATTCTCGTCATTTGCCGTTAAGTACCCAATCTTAACCGACTTCTTTTTTGATTTGTAAAAAATACCACCTGTAGGTAATTGAACCATATCGTGAGGTAAATTAAAATTTTGAGTTGCTGCATCAATTAAATTTTGTTCCATATAATTTTGTTTTTATTATAAATAATAGAATATGTTTTTTTAAACTAAATAAAAAACCCACTTAAAAGTGGGTTTTATCTAAAATATAATACACATATTTTTTTTTCGACTATTAATTTATTAATATACTCTACTCGAGTCATAAATTCTGTATTAATATCCATATGTTCTGTTAAAGCAAGAACTTTTTTATAAAGTCTTGGTTCATTGGTTGAAAACCATTTTTCATTACTTAATGTTGGAGAATTACGAATTTTTTCAATTGTTATCCCTCGATACATATTAGTAAACTAAAATACATCTATCCATACGAATAGTTGTTGAAATACCCGCAATAGCATCATCCGCATATCCTAAACTATCAAAGTTAACATCACTTAAAAAAGCACCTTCCAAAATCCATTTTTCAACAACAACTCCTGTTGGGTCTAACATCTCTAAATCAATGTTTTTCTTGTATCCCGCAGCATACCCCATACGACCTGTTACTGACTCAGCACATAAACGAACCCATTCCATAAGAGCTTGTGACGCTGAAGGACCAATAGGGTCTCTAAATTTAACTTGAATTGTCCCCCAAGTAAAACGACCCGCAACATATGTTGAAGTGTTTAAAAAAGGTATCTCAATGTCTTTAATTGTTATATGTGGTCTTGCAGCCGTTTCTACGAACCATTCGTTAATCCCTAAAGTAGATGGAAATCGTACAATAAACCTATTTTTTCTTTTTGGTTCATACGGTATGGGCATTTTCATTAATAAATCAGCCATTTTTTAATTTGTTTTTAAATTTTATTGTTTTATCTTGTTTATTATAAATATAATCTATTTAATTTTTTTATCTTGACTTTTAGAATTAAAATTTGTATAATTCTAGAAATTCTAGTTTTTATATTAATATTTTATTAATTAGTTTTTTTATTAAATATTTTTTATTAATAATAATTAGTTTAATATTCTTTTTTAATGCCTCCTGCTGTTGAATATGTTTTAATAATATTCTCTGGGTCATCCTCAAAATGTTTCTTAACAACTTCCACATTTTTTAAATCGTCATCTGAAAAACCTATTTTAGGGACAAAATAATTGTTTATTTTATTTTTTAAGAAAGCTTTCTTTTGTATATGTTGAGACATTGCTTTGACATAACTAACAAATTCTTTTAAAGCTTTGATTTTACCTTCTTCGGGATTTGTTGCTGAACCTTCACCATAAGTAACCGGATAGAATTTACATAAATCTAAATACTCTCGAATCATTTCTCTTTTAGAAGTGTTTTCCTCATCAGCTAAATCTCTATATTTTTCTAAATTTTTAACTAACTCATCCGAATCAATACCATTAAGGTTTGATACAATATAGTTGTAACAAGCTTCTTTAATAACTGATGGTGTATGTCCTCTAGCGGTCACAATTGAAAATATTGAACCGTTATTAATCGCCTCAACAAAATCATTCCAAGCAGGTCCCGGTTTTGCTAACATAGTATCAATAATGAACTGTCTATCACCTTTAACACCAAAGTATCTAAAAGGTTCATCAGCAAATCCAACTATTGTATGTCCATCAAATTCAAACGGTTCTTTACCAATTTGTTCTCTATAAGTCGCAAAATCTTCAGTAGACATTCCAACCTCATCACCGTCTTCATCTTTTAATATAATTTTGGTTGGCATTGAAACTATATTATCATCCCAATCAAATGCGTAATACTTTTCATCCGGAGCACCAAATTCATCAATACCCTCTACAATTTTATTTTTTAACATAATATTAAATTAAGGCTTAATTATGACCCACTATTACAATGGGTCATAATTTTATTTATTATATATTCTCGAAAGAAGCTCCGGTTGGAGTAATATAGAACGTAATATCTATAAATTCTAACGATTTGGTTGGTTTGATGTAAATCTTACCAGTCATTTGATTTCTGTCTAAATCAGCCGTATCTGATGATACTGTAACTCGGAAATCATATAAACCTCTGTCTCTTCTGATAGCGTCCAAGATAGGGTTAACCGCGTCTAAGAAGTCTTGTCTTACTTTTTGGTCGTTTTGTTCAAACAATAATCTTACAGATACTGCTGAAATCAATTTACGAGCTTGAAGTAATAATCTTCTTACATTAATTCTATCAAGAGCAGATTGTGCTACTTGTAGAGTTTTATTACCCCAAATTACTGTACCAACATCAGAGAAAGTTGCAATTGGATTAATACGTCCTTGATAAAGAGTGTCTCTATCCTCTTGAGTAAGTTTCTTTCTCGCTTTAACAGCGTTTACAATACCTCTTGTGTAACCTGCCGCCGCGAACCAAGGGAACGCAATGTTATCGGTTAACGCCAAGTTTCTTACAACCTCAGCTGTTGGTGGTAAATAGATTTGTGTATTATTAACACTATCTCTAGTTAATACCCAAGGGTAATAAGTTGCTGTGTAGTTAGAGTCAATACCACTATCTTCTAAAGTATTTACCGCCTCTTGTGGATAAACTAACTGAGTTGGGTCATAAGTTGGTAAAAGTAAATTACTATCAGCCGTTGTACAAATATACAATGAGTCAGCTCTATTAAACTCAATCATTTCAATTGCCTCTTCCACTAAATCAGAGTTATTAGTATAATCAATACCTGGAGTCACAAATAAATTGATATTAACTGCCTCAGGATTTGAGAATGTTTGTTGTCCTAATAAGTATGCGTAGTAGTCCGTGTTTGCCCAATCAACACTATTGTTTCCAACAGTAATTTTCTTGAATGCACCCCAACCTGTTGCAGTTGGGTATTGAATATCTGAACAAGCCCCATTTAAGTAACCTCTTCGACCTAATTTAAATAAGTCACCATTTGTTCTACGTTCTGTATAGATATCCCATCCATCAAACCCTCCTTGAACTAATAAAGAGAATTTACGAGAATATATTCTGTAATAAGGACTAGCCTCACTTGAAGGGTCCGATGTAAATGTTGCATCACCTACATAATAAGCCGGAGTTCCACTTGTTGTATATGCGTTTGAAATAGTAATACCACTAGCGTTTTTATCCATATGGAAACCTTTAGTTAACGTTAACCATTCAGCCGCGTCACTATCAATACATAAATTTAATGGTTTTTGTTTTCCTTTATATCGGAAGAAATCAACATCATATCCCGCACCGTTTCCTGTAGAAATACCTAAATAAGTTCTACGAACATTATCACCCGGACTTAATGTAGCATCATTACTACCTGAACTTAATCCAAATGGTGGGTCAAACACAACTTCACCAGGGTAATCGTATTTAGTTTTATAGATAGGGAATGGAGACCTTGACGAACCATATTGTCTAAATTTAAATCCTTTAAACCCACAAGGTAATGTATCAATAGGTGCGTCCTCATTCATTTCAACCATAATGTATTTTGAATTCAATGCGTATTCACCATCACTTGTACCAATTTTTTGAGCCACAAATGAATTACTATTAGGGTCCATTGTACAATTTGTAAATTTCTCAATAACTACAGGATTATTATCAGTATCGTAGAAATCTCTAACTAACACGTCAAATGTTAAATTACCAAAAGACATATTTGCGATTGAAATTTTAACTTCTGTGTTAGCAGAATCTCCATCGGAAATAGTTGCAAATCTAAATAAGTCAAATACTTTATTACCTCTTACCTCAGAAACAACCCACGGAGATACCGGAGTTTGATATTTTTCTAAATAATAAGCTATTGATGATGAGTTACCACCTGCAGCTCTTGGTAAATCCAATAAATTACAATTTAAACCTCGAATATAACCTTTATTGTAACCATAGTTTAATAATGTTTGGAATCTTTCTTCAACAAACAATGGAACTGTAGTTCTTGGTTTAGCGAAATTTGAAGAACCAAATACTTTAGGTAAATATTTTGAATCCGATTCACTAAATGATGTTTCAAAGAAGAATGTATTACCATCGTAATCTGTCACATTAAGACCAAATGTTGAATATGGGTTTTTAGCAATATCAGAATATGTTGATGCTGTACAATTAATTGAAACGTCGGTTAATCCTGTTACTTCATAAGCAGGTCCATCACTATTGGTACCATAAGTTGCAATACCTCTTGAACGAAGTGTTGCTATAACCATATCATCAAAATCAGTATACGAAACACCTGAATATGTGTAAATTTTACCACTTACCGTACCACTATAACAAGTTGTTAATATTCCCGTATTGCGAGTTCCTGTGTTACCTGTTGTAGAAGGATTACAAGGATTATTTATAATTACATTAACTATCCAAGATTGTATATTAGAACCATCCTGAGATGTTAATACGTAAGTTTTAGTTCTCGCTGAAAAGTTTTGAGTAGTTCCTGTACTTTGTTGTGTAACACCACTAACTGTAACACCTGTTGTACAAGCACTAAATGTAACGGTTAACGCTGTTAATCCTGATGTCGGTGTGTTAGACGGTAATACAACATCGATTGTGTTAGTATTATAATTTATACTACCTACAGTGTTTGAAACTGTTGCAGAACTCATAGATAACGAATAGAATGACGCACAATTTGATGATGATGTTGTGGCTGTTAAAGTATTTACAACATTATAGAATGAGAAACCACTATATGAACCACTATTATTATCAAATAAAGAATAATACCAAGGGTCATTGTTTGCATCCGTATAATCTGCATTAGTTGAACTTACACTATCAACACCATAAACATTAGTTGAGTTTGTGTAACCCGTACTTAACGTATTATAATCAGAACCTGAAATTGTTCCGTAATAATTTATAGATGTTGCTGAACTACTTGGTGTTGTAAGAACATTAAACAGTTGTGTTTGAATGTTATCTAAAATTCTTGACGTACTACCATTGAAGGTTTCATACGTATCATTAATTTTATTTGATATTAATGGTGGTACGTTAGACACTTGAATTGTTTCAATACCACTATTACAACCTGTAAAAGTAAATGTAAACGGTGTTATTGTATAACCTGTACATACATTAGCACATAATGCTAAGTCATATGTAAAACCTGAACATTGGAACCCCACTGTTGATTTATCTACGTTCGCAATTGTAGTAATAGACCAAGATGGTCCCGCGTCATATCCTGATAATCCCAAAATTCTTGTAACAAACAATTGATTAGATTGTTGTAAATAAGCCTTTGCGATATACGAAGCTTCATACTTCGGTATTTGTGTATTAATAAACTTTTCAGGGGATGTTCCTCCAAAAAAAGTTGAGAATTCATCGAAGTTACGTATAAAAATAGGTTCAAAGGCAGGACCTTTTTGTGTCTCACCTACAATACCTAATGTGGTTACACCCACACTCTGTGCTACGAAACTTAAATCAACTTCGGAAGTATATACCCCTGGAGATACGAATACTTTGCTGTTTGTTGCCATTAGTTTGTCTTGTTTATAATTTTATTTATATATAAATATTAAAAAAAAATCAAAATACTTTACTTCGTAGCAACTATTTATATTTTAGGTAGATTATTTTCTGCCTTTTTTCTACTTATGGATAAAGACATCAAAAAGATTAAAAATTTAAAGATATCAGTGGAGACACACGAGATTCTTAAAACTTATTGTGAAAAGAGGGGTATAAAAATGTATCGTTTTTTAGAAAGGTTAATTATTGAAAAATGCAAACCTAAAAAAGATGTATATGGTGAGGATTAAAATATCTTATCAATAAATTGAATAGTTGATTCTAATGATGGATTATCCTTAACTATTTCTAATCTTAACACATCTCCTGAATTAATTTGTATTAATTCCAAATCAGAACCATAATAGTCATCATTAATGTAAACATCAAATGAATCAACATTAATAGTGTTACCTATTTTAATGTCAACAACATAACTAAATAATTGAGTTAAACTTGTGTTACCTGATAAAAACAACGCCTGACTTCCGGGACCTTCCTCAATAGGTTTTTTCTTATTACGTCTTGTTGTCTTTTTTTCAAATTCAACAACTTGTAAAACTCTTGTTATAGCAGGTGACACTTCAAATTCATCTTCGTCAATTAAAAATCCTAACATTGTAAATTCATAACTTTGGATGTAGTATTTTCTTTTTTCAACCTCCATAACGGATTCGTCGGTAATATTACCCATAATGATTGGAATATAGTGTCCTTTGATAACCGCATAAGCTTGTCTTGATGCAAATTTTTCAAGAATAACTTGATTGAGTTTATTTAACTCCCTCATTCTATTACAAATAATTTTAATAGAGTAAGTAATATCTACAGGTACCGGTTGAGGTATTGTATAAACATCCATACCATTTCTTTGACCATCCCAAGTTGGAACTTGAGCATAAAAATATTGTCTTCTATTTGGTATGTTATATAATAACGAAGGGTTTGTCCCAAATTTAACTTCCGGATTTCTGATTGTTGTTATAAATGGGGGTTCAGCGTTTTTATCTATGTTTTGGAAATTCCAAGTTTCGGTAAAATTAGCCCAATTCTGAGTTGTAACAATAATATCCACAGTTGGAATTGTTTTACCTTCAACCACTACTTTTAACTCGTCTTTAACAAAATCTAAAAAACCTCTGTCTAAGTCGGCGTGCAATAAAGATTTTGGAAGATAAGTTCCATCTTTATTAATTTTTTCTAACAACTCTTTTCTTCTTGGTAAAAGAGTTTTTGTTTCTGTTAGGGGTAAATTTTTCTTTATTTTACTTGGTAAACCCATTTTATTGTTTTGTTATAAATATTTTGTTTCTTGAATTTATCATTTTAACTTCACTGCTACGATATATTGGTTCTTCAGTATCTTTCATAACAAATGAATTATACTTATATGGGTTATAAGTCACAATATTGTTGTTAGGTTCACTTGGTATATTAATACAAGGGTAACTACAATAATCAACTAAATAACCAATAACAAATGAATGAACATTTTTTCTTTTGTCTTGTAATACCTTATCTCTACCACCTTGTCTAACTCTAAATTCAACATCAACTAATTTAACATAATCTGCGTGAGTAATTACTCTACCGTTATAAGTTACTGAAAAAGTGTGTTTATGTAAGTTATAATAAACCATAACTTTATCACCAATATGTTGTTTTTCTTCATCATTGGTGATAGTTTCTAATAACTGTTTATATTGATTTTCTTTAATTATAATTTTCATAATTGTAATATGTTGATAATGTTTTAACTGGTAAATAAAAATTATCTTGGAACCATTTTTTCATTGGTTCGTGCCAATGGTTATCAAACATAGAGTCTAAGTGTCTTCCATACTCACCCAAAACTTCTAAAGTTGGTGATTTGTCTCTAAACGGTTTATGTGAAGGGTCATTTTTATCATAGTAGTCAACATCAAAATAATGAAAAACACAATCAGAATCTTCTTCACCTTCCCACTCACCTTTAAAGAAAATTAAAAAGTTTTCATTTTCCATATCAATATCAACATATCCGTCATCATCTACACCAAGACCATAAACCCAATCCATATCATTTGAGTTAAAGGTTTCATCAATATATTTGTAGATTGAATTAAATAATCTATTTTCTGTTATTACTACTTTCATTATAGACCTCTAAATTCGTTATTTGTAACCGGAGACGCCATAATAGTTCTATAAAACGGTTTGTAACCCCCAATTGTATGCTTGTTATCTGAAGTCACCCTTCCATCGTTATTAACCGTATAATATCTAACTTTATCTTCCGTTTCATAGTATCCGATGTAATCACCATAACTAATATCAATTTCTAACTCTTCTAAATCTCTTTGATAAACAGATACTTTCATATTACCCGGTTCCATTTGGTCTATTTTAGAATTACCTAAATATTTGTTTTCAGGTGCCATAATTTGAACGTAACCTTTGAATTCAACCGGTGGTAAAAACTTAATACCGTCAGATACGGTCTCACCATAGACATCATCCGTTTTGGTCTTATATCTATCAACACGATATAGAACTAATGTAAAGTTCATATCCCCGTGTAACCATTCTTGTCCAAATGATAACTCTAAATTAAAATCTTCAGCCCCAAAAAATTTCCCAATTCTCGTGATGGGCACTTTTGAATTACTCATAGTGTTTTTATTGATAAATATTATAAAATGTGTTATATTTCTACTAAAAGATTAAATTTGGAAAACAATACATCTGAAAATTCTAATTTAACAATAGAACAACGAGCGATATCTCTCCTTGAAACTTATCAAGGGGCAAATAACTATATCCTTAAATTAAAACACCAAAAAGAGACCAATAAAAGATTCTTCCCTACAAGGTCTCAATGTGATTACATTATAAATTATTACGAAGTTACACCTAAGGTAGCCAAACGATGGGTTGATTTAGACCCCTACTTTGCCAAAAAAATTGCCGACGAAAAATTGTTACTTAAAATCCCCGAACAGGTATGGGTGGAAAAGCTATTAGTTGAGAAAGAAAAATCCTACCACGTTTGGGGGAAAGTATTAGATTCTGAAACTATCCACGATTTTTGGCTACCAAAAGGTGCTTTAATTAAAACACACACAATTAAGAATGTCGAAATTGATTATGAAAAATATTCTCATCGACCACCACTCGCACATCAAAAAGAGGCTATTGAGAAATTGGCGGGGTCCAAACGATTCATTCTTGCTGACGATATGGGTCTTGGGAAAACAACTTCAACAATTATTGCTGCATTAGAGACAGGTGCGAAAAAAATATTAATTGTTTGTCCGGCATCTCTTAAGATTAACTGGCAGAGAGAGATTGAGAATTATTCAGATAGAAGTGTTTATATCTCTGAAGGTAAGAATTTTTCAATTGAACACGATTTTGTGATTGTAAATTATGATATTCTTAAAAACTTTTATGACCTTAAAGATAAGGACAATTCATTAATCACACAAGGTAATTTTGATTTAATTATTTTGGATGAAGCTCATTATGTTAGTAATGGACAAGCGGCAAGAACAAAATTAGTTAATAGTTTTTCTAAAAAATGTGAGAGAGTATGGTTGTTAACGGGAACACCAATGACCAACCGACCAATGAACTATTTCAACTTATTATCCCTAATTGAAAGTCCAGCAGCGTTAAATTGGATGGCTTATGCTATACGATATTGTGGTGGTTATCAATTTACCGCAGGAACTCGTAAAATATGGAATGTTGCAGGAGCAACCAATTTAGAAGAATTGAGAGACCGGACATCCCGACAAGTTTTAAGACGATTAAAGACAGAAGTTTTAGATTTACCTGAAAAAATTATCACACCTGTTTATCTAAGATTAAAGTCAAAACTTTATGAAGGATTGATGGGAGAATACTACGATTGGTATAATAAGAACCCTGATGAAAGTACCTCGTTGACGGTTCAGTTCAGTAAGTTAATGAAAGTTCGTCAGGTGATTGCTGAAGAAAAAATCAAAGACACTATAGAATTAGCTGAAAATATTTTAGAACAAGACAAAAAAGTTATTATCTTTACCAACTTTACCGAAACATTAAATAGAATTGCCGACCATTTTGGAAAACAAGCGGTTAAATTAGATGGTTCGACACCAAAACCTCAACGACAATATGCTGTCGACCAATTTCAAGATAACGAAAAGATTAAAGTGTTTGTTGGTAACGTAAAGGCTTCTGGCGTGGGAATCACATTAACCGCCGCTGAAGCCGTAATCATAAACGACTTATCATTTGTTCCGGGTGACTTAGCACAAGCAGAAGATAGAGCGTATAGATACGGACAAAAAAATTCGGTATCAGTTTATTACCCAATATTTGATAACTCAATTGAGGCAATCATCTATGATATGGTAAACCAAAAGAAACAAAACATTGGAACCGTGATGGGTGACGATATAGATAATAGAGGTGATTTTATCGGAGAAATTATGAATAAAATAAACAATCGAGGTTAATTCGGTTGTTTAGATATTTATCATAATAAACACAAGCCTATATGAAAAATACAGAAAACAAAGTTAATCTTATTATTGAAGAGATTAAAAAAAATGAAACTGATAGAAAAGTAACCCTAATACTATCTGAATCCAAAGCTGAGAAATGTTCAACATCCAAAGTTGAAGAAATTAGACAATTATTTAATAAAAACCCAAAAGTTAAAGATTTATTTAAATACGCAATCAATAGAATATTAAGAGATGTCTTTCCTGACAATTACTACAATAGAGGTGCATATGGTGAAGGTGAAATGTCCGGAATATACGATTTAGAACAAGAAGGTCGTTCGGTGATTAACAAATTAAACACAAATTATAGTTGTTTTTGTGTATTACTTAGAGACGTTAACAAAGTGTTAAAATCTAAAAAACAACAACCAATATCATTTCAAAACATAACCGAACTAGAACAAATCAATCAAGTTAAACGATTTGTTAATATAATTGACCAATATAAATCAAGAGTCTTTAATCCTGAATCTTCAACATTCCAATCTCTTATGATGGTGTTAGGTCAAACCCACGCTTGGGGTCAAAAAAGAGAAGACACAACAGTAGAAATACTTAAAAAACAATTTGGTGAAGAAAACGTAAACGCAGTTGGAAAACTCGGAAGTAGTGAAGATATGATTGGTGGAATTGATTGTGAGATAATTGTTGATGGTGTAACCAAAACCGCACAAATTAAACCTTTCGGGTCTATCAGCGAGGAACATCATTTTATAATTGTATTAGGTTCCGGTAATGTTAAAAAATACAATACTGACTGGTTAATTTTTTCTAAAAATAATAAAGAAATTTTAATATTTGATAATAACAATACAACAATTGTTGGTGGTAATTTCGTTTTCCCTGAAAAAAGTTTAATTTATACTCTTAGCTGATATTTATATAGAAACACAAATCTATATGGCAGTTATCGCAGAACCGGAAAGAACCAAACTCTATACAAGAATTAGACACCTTTTAGGTGCTCCTCTTCGTTCAATAGAAATTGAAGATGAGATGATGGATAGTTTATTAGAACTATCTATTAGTGACTATTCCCAATATGTTCAAGATTGGTTAATTGAATCACAATGGACTTCATTATATAATCTTAATTTAGATACACAATCATTATCTCGAGCATTTATAACTAAAAGTTTAGATTATGAAACTCGTTACACATATGCTTATTCTAAAATTGTTGGACTACAAGCCGGTGGTGAGTGGGAACTTAAAAAAGATTATGTACAATTAGTTAAAGGACAACAAATTTATGAAATTCCTGCGGGAAGAGAAATAAATGAAGTAATGTGGTTTACACCTGCAGAACTTAACAACCTATTATTTGACCCCTGGTCTTTTGGTTCATTAGGGGGTATTGGTCTTGGGGGTCCGGGAGGTTTCTCACAAATGGGTATGTCGGGTTCATATTTTATGATGCCGGCATTTGATATGTTATTAAGAATGCAAGAAACCAATATTCAAAGAAGAATTATTGCGGGTGATTTAACTTATAGAATTACCGCTTTACCTGAAGGAAAAAAGGCATTACATTTAATGAATACACCAGGTGGGAAATTTGATTTTGGAAATGCAACTATGACTCGTGGAAAAGTATGGTATTGGTATTATGATATCGGACCTGAAGATAGAGACAAATGTTTAAAAAATAATCCCGATATTATTAAATTACCATCAGATGTTCCGTTCGATGAGATTGATTGGGTTGATTTAAATAATCCAGCACAAGTTTGGGTTCGTCGTTGGTTTACCGCATATGTGAAAGAAACTTTAGCAAGGGTTCGTGGTAAATTCAGTGGAAACATCAAAACTCCGGATAGTGAATTAACAATGGATTATCAATCATTAGCAACAGAAGCTAAAGATGAAAAAACAAAATTAATTGAGGAGTTAATTGGTGCTGAAGGGAGATTAACTCGTTTAAAACCTGAAAAAGTAATGGAACGAGAGGCACAAATTGCTGAGAATCTTAACAAACAATTAAAGTTCAGAGCAATGCCAAGACAAATATACGTAATTTAATTTATATGACATTTATAACAAGAACAAAAACAGGTAAAAAATTATTTGGGACAATGTCCAATTTACCAACACAACCACCAATCAAAACAATTGTAATTCCAGAACATAGAACAAATGGTGAAGAATTTATTTTGGTTAAAGATGTTGATTATTGTAAGATACTTTTAGACCAAAATACTACTGAACATATTGTAATTAAAACATTAACAAAAGTGTTAATCCTACCAATGATGGGTCAAATAGATGAACAATACGATGAAATCCTAATCGATAAAGGTGCCGCGGTTGAGTTCTTTAGAGTAGATGGGAATTGGTATATAATTTCATCTGATGGATTAAAATTAGAATAAAAAAAAAGGTGTCGTTAGACACCTTTTCTGTTTATAACATTTTACTTCCTTTTTTTAAATTATCTTCAGCCCATAATGGTTGTAGATTTGTATAATGACAAAGTTTATAAATTTCTTCTTCGGTATTTGCCGATGATAATGGAACTATGTGGTCAATATGCCACTCACTTCTAGTATCCCAACTCATACCATCAATAAATTGTTTTTCTAAATATTCTTTAAGAAATTCCGGAGAACAACCTATAATATCAAATGTATTATTTTTTTTTGTAATATTATTTAGTAACGCGTATTTTCGTAATCTTGATGATAAATTTATCTTTAATCTAAATAAAATATCTGTTTTATATTTATTTTTAATATATTTATTTCTTTTTTCTTTATTTTCATCGTCATATTTCTTTTTTTTTAATCTTATTTTTTCATTATTTATTTCTCGATATTTTCGCATATAATCCGGATTAGACTCTCTTCTTTTTTTTTGTTTTTCTTTATTTTCTGAATGGTTTTTATAATAACGTTCTGATGACTGTTTTTTTAGTTTTTCTGAATTTTCTAAATAATATTTTTTTTCACATTCTTTACATTGATAATTAAAACCATCTTTATTTCTACTTTTTTTAGTGTATTCACAAATATTTTTTTCTTCTTTACACTTACCGCAAATCTTTGTTTCCATAATAATCTTTTAACAATTTTTCAATAATACGAGAAGGTTTTTCACCATCATTTTTCATCCGATAATATATCCCCTTATCTAAACTTATACTGAGGTTTATTTTTTTATCATTATAATCTTTTGTTGGTCTTCCCATATTTATAAATATCTGCTTTTTATGTAAAAATATTATTTTAACTATTTTTTAACTTAATCAATATATTGTTCCCACCCTTCGGATGCCAAATCATAAATATAATTTGGACTCATACCTCGTTTATCCCAATATTTAACTTCCCCATCAGATAAAGTTAATACTTCTTCTAACTTATCTTGGTCCCCATCATTAAATGGAACACCATTTATAAGTTCAGATTGTTCTTTAGTGAAAAACCCTCTATCTTCAGGATTTGTCACGATTAATTGTTCTCTAACTTCTTCTTTAAATACAACTAATAACGGACCGATTCTTTTATTAAATGTTGCAATTGCTCTTGCCACATTATAATCACCTCTCATATCTGGATTGTTCTCAATCTCGGTTTGGTCTAACATATAACAATTAAGTTGTGTTGTTGAGGTTGATTTATCTTCAGGTTCCTTACCATTCGTTGAAGTAAATAAATCCAATTCTTTTTTGGTATAATTGTTTTTAGTAATCTTTTGAACATCCCCGTGTGAAGCTTTAATACCATTATTAACATAACTAATCACATCACCCAATGAAACTTTTAAATTGTGTTTGATTGCGAGTTCCATATGTGCCATTTTACTCATTAACGAACCCGCCTTTGTTTTTTGGCTACATCGTTTTTTATAATCATCAATAGATAATTTAACTTTAGCTCTCTGAGCAATCTTCATAAGTGGAATATCTTTATCATAGATTTTTTGTAGGTATTCATAATACCACTCAATAAATTCTTGTCCTTTACCTTCCAATAACATTTTAACCCCCTTGTCTAAGAAGTCCTCAATATATAATGGAAGTTTTTTAGATTTAATGGTGTTTCCGGTTAGTTTAATTTTACCACTCGCCTCCATAACAGCATAATTCTTACGAGCCAAGTTAATACACGAAGGCCAAGTACCATCGGTATCCAACGCCATCTCACCTCTCATAAACATATCGTTAAACTCGGCAACGTCAGCATCATCACCAGTGTATTCTTTACCCTCTTTAACTTTCCAATTCAAACCTTTACCAACATAACGTCTGTTCTCCCACCCCTCAGGTTTTGAGAAGTTCACACCATCGGTATCCATTACAAGTGGTGTATATCCTTTCTTCATAAAGAACTTAATCATCTGACGAAGATATTGTCTTCCGGTACAAGTAATCTGTTCCCCCATAAACATATCCCCCCATTCATAAACGTGTGGAGCCGATAACGCCCCAAACATCGAGTTAATGAAAATCTTAATAGGTAATTGTTTTCGGTCATATGATAAAGACTTTTTACGGTCAGTTTCATAATATTCCGAAGCCAAGTTTTTATACATAATACGAGAGTTACGGAAATAAGCTAACATACCTTTCATTCCACCCATTACATCACACTCAGGGAACACGTCGTGTACCAACTGAATAGAGGGGTATAGAGAAGAGTAATCGAGTTTAAGTACATTGGTGGAGTAACCCACCCTAAGTAGTCGTGAGAGACCTCCTACGAAGTCAGTTTTATCTTCTTTAGCCGGAATTGCCAAATTGTTTTTATAGGACCAAGCCAACATAATCATTCTCCATAGAGTTGCAGTTCCCATAGTGGAAACTCTCTCGTAAGTTGTTGGTACCATAGATGCTAATAGAAACGTTCCTTGGTTGAATTCATCATCCACTGTCAACGTCTCCTCTAAATCGTCGTCAAGATATCTCTCCACAATATTATCTCCTGTAACCTTTAGATATTTACCCGGGAATCTTGTGTCTAAGTTATTAAAATCGGGATTATCCGCTTTCTTATATTTTCCATTCTCAACATTTAACCAATATTCCTCTTTTTTAGCATACATTGGTCCAATCTCTAAGTGGTCAATATAAACTCGGTCGGGAGCCTCAGCTTTAATATATTGAGTAATATATTTAAGACCCGCCGATTTAATACTTGAATTGATTGCTTGAGCTCTACGAACTGAATGAATAATATCAATAACATTATAACCCCACAATTGAGTTTGTGAGAATCTTTCTACTTCGTTAGCAAGTTTTAACATACCATCCTTTTGAGAGATAGGTCTTGCCGGGTTTAGTGATTTAGCAATCTTTTTGATGTCTAAGTTAAGTGCTTTACATCTCTCAAATATCCAAAACCAGTCAAAGTTTGCTGAATTATATCCACCAATGATTGATGGTTTAAGTTCATCGATAATATTGAAGAACTCAACTAATCCTTTTCGTTCTTGGTCTTCATCGGCACACTCAATAACTTTTTGATATCCTTTATTGGTTTTAATTCCAATCATAAATATACGACCATCCTTTGGTTCCAAAGCGGTCGTCTCCAAGTCAAATCCGAGTCGGGTAATATCGTTGTATTCTTCATACCCTTTGAATAATCTTTTCTCTCTTGAGATAAGGAACTGTTCAACCGGTGGAAGAACCGTTAGTTTCCCTTTTGTTTTTTCACCCCAAGGGTCCACACCACCCTCTTTAAAGAATTGGATGAGTGAACGATAACCCTTCATTGATTTAACCATAAACTTAAGACCTTTCTCTAATCTTTCATTACCTTTGGTTTCTAACTTATCAATGATGATTCCGTGTTTTTTCATTGCTTCTTTTTGTTGGTCTTTAGATTTTGAATAAAAATTCAAATCTCTAAGGTCTCCAACCCAAGCAAATGCCGTAAATGTGTCTTTTTTGATTATCTTTCCCTGACCAGGGACTTCTTTGATTTTGTAGATTGCGTCGGTGACGTAATCATACTCGATAGCAACTATGTGCTCTTCGGGGTCATTCCCTTCAAGGAATGCCTTAATTTCTTCTTGTGTTACCATAATTATATTTTTTTAGATTGACATATTGGCTCCGACATAAGTCAGGTTTGTCTTGTTTCTATAAATATATTGGAAATCTTTGAGTAAGTCAAATGTATAAAAAAACCCTCCTTTTTAGGGGAGGGGTATGTTTTATTAAATAAAATAAGTTGAGTTTTTATATAACAATGTGTTGGTGTTTAAATCATAACTAAAAATTAAAAGTGAGTCCCCATTATTAATAGATGTGTAAATATTATAAATATTTAATGTTGTTACTTCTGTACCATAAGTCCAAGCATATTTTACGTAACTTTTGACACCATAATACATACCAGTATATTTATAACTTGAAAAATCACAAGTTTGTGCGGACAATGATGGTATTATTGTGTAACTATCTCCCGACATTGGGATTGTGTCATTTACTAAATCGGTTAATCTTAAAAATGCTGACCGTTGTAGTAGTGTGGGACCTGAAGTGATTTTAACAAGTTTTGAGTAGTCAGAAATTGGATTTAATTTTTTCGCACCAACATTACTATAAAAGTTATATTGATTACCTGACGCTATTGAAATATTATTAACAGCGTTAACTCCCGTCTCCGCATTACTTAAACATCTTAAATCACACTCATTAAAAGTAATTCCTAAAGTCATTAATGGCATAGTAATGTTTAAAAAATAAAAATTACCCGTAATACCTGTTGTTACAACACTTGATGTGTGAATTGAATATTGAGCAACATTATTTGCATCAGAGGCACAAGTTCTATCAGGGTCATTAGATGGTATTATAGGGACAACTAAAGAAAAATAACGATAATAGTTAATATTTGTATTATCAAATGGGGTTCCTAATCCATATCTTAAAACGTTATTTAAATATGATTGATAATATAATTCTAAATCCGACAAATATTGAAATTGCATATTAATGTTTCCGGGCCCACCTACAGTGGCGTTTGTTTTATTAAAACTAATGAACCCACCTGGTGCTCCATCACAATTATATGGAGATTGTGAACACGAGGAATTATCCTCAGCACAAACTGTATAATTACCACAAAACGACGAACCACTACTATCAATCGAATTATAAGAAATTTGTCCATTCAGAGATGAACATATCCCATAAAATTCAGAGTTTAATGCTGCGGGTGCGGCTATTGACGAACTCTGTGTTAAATATTTGAAAATATCACTACTTTCTAATACGCTATTAGTACATCCAGACAGATTCGAATTAAAACTATATTGACCACACACTAATGAAGTTATACTCACACTTGAATCAATAAATTTATAAGGCGCTAATGAATCTAAACAGGTTTCACAATTAAAAGTGTTTAAACATCCAAAATATATTTCCCAATTAGTTCTACTTATGTTAGGGTTAGGTGTTATCTCAATTGTTAAAAAATCATTTTCAGTTCTTAATAATTTACTAATGTTTGTCACCTTTTTAAAAAAACCGTTAGTAGCAACTTTTATTACTTTTGGGGTAACAAAAACATTAAAATCAGTAAATTCATCTCCGACAATATAATACTCTAAAACAATCGGTGTTGGGTAATTACCTCCATTAAAACTTATTTTTATAGTGTCACTAACAGTATATGCTCGGAATTGCCAAGCAAAATAATTAGTATTTATATCTAAATCAAATCCCAAAGATAATGATTCAGGGGGTGTATTAAACGCGGCAGTATTTGAAAAATAATAATTATTATATCCGGAGTAAAGATAAACAGGTTCTACCCTATTCCCTGAACAAATTGACGGAAACACTTCAACTGTCTGATTCGACAAACAATTAATGTTTGCTTGGACAAATCCTGTCCCACCTGTTATTGAATAATTAATATTGTTAATTCGTATTTGTCTAATCATTGGAATATAATATCCCGGTAAAGATATTCTATTAAATGGGTGTGTTTGTTGATAGGGTCCAAATAATGTTCCAAAACCTGAGGTAAAGGCGATTGTTGTATTATTCTCGGGTCCATACCAATCAATTAGGTAATCGGTTATATTTGCACCAACAGAGCTAACTAAAAGTCCTGCAATAATTTGACTAACTGTTGTGGATGAAAAATTAGATAACTGAATTCCAAATAAATCACATAAGTTATTTGGTGATATTGGAAGGTTATAACAACAATGAGACACAATATCTTGAAATTTAATTTCTGTAGTTCCGTCAGGTATATTAGTCAAAATATATGGACAATTTGATGTTAATAGAGAAAGAGATATATTTGTTTGAAACGGTACCGAGTAACTATCCGAGTTAGAATAAATATCTACACTACTACCTAATGGTAATGTTCCGGTATTAGTTAAACAAATTGATGATGAAAATGGCATAAAATATTTTGTTAATTTTGTTTATTTAGTTTAAATAAGGTGATAGTCCTACTTGCCAATATGTTTTACCATCGACAATAATTGTCTTATTAGGACTACCTCCAGGGGTTATTACTTTTTCAATAGTTGACACCGTATCTTTAGGTGTTCCATCCCAAGCTTGGATACCTAATTCAAAGGCAACATTATCTATTCTACAAGCATATCCAAATTGACCAATTTGAGTTGTTGAACCGGGAACTTGAGATGACCCAGCAAAATTTAATCCAATTATTTTATAAACACCGTCAAAATCCGCAATAAGGACAGAACCGGAATCACCACCATAAATTGGGAAATTACAGCTCTCGCTTAATCTAGTAAACACAATTAAATCATTATACGAAATTACCCTACCAACACCTTGTAAAGGATACGAACCAACGTCCGCAGTTGCACCTAAAAGTTTTATTTTTAATCCACAATCACCAGATTTTACACCTGATGTTCTACCACTACTTAAAATTGTTCTTTGGGTAACTAGTAAACTATCTATTTCAGCTGTTGTTGCAAATGGCATTGGTTGACTATAATTAATACCTAGTTGAGTAAAAGATGTTGTGTCACTAACAGTATTAGCACATAATGAAACTAATGCACCGTCTACAGTGTTTAATTCAGGTTGACTCTTTAATGGTACATATCGAATAACTTCACCAATTTGATTACCAACAACAGGTGTCGATATTTCTCCATTTTGATACGCTATTGATTTGTATTCGTTTACAATTGGACCTGATAGATTTCTGGCACTAGTATATGATGCGTCTTGAATAACTACGTGATTATTAGTTAGACCTACAAGTTTTTGACTTAAACTATCCACAACAATTAAACCTAATGTCCCAACAGACCCTAATAAACGTTGAGCGGTTAATGATATACCACCAACTAATGGTCTAAGTGTGTTTCTATTAGGAGGGTTAACAGACCCTAATGGACTCCAAGTATAACAATTTGGGGCAATTAAAGGGTTATCACAAATAGGGTAATCAATCATTGGGACAACTTCTTCAATTTCAAGAACATCTGTTCTATAGATTGTTCCACTAATTTCAACAAATTCCGGTAAACGTTCATCAAATGGAATCTCATTTAACGGTCTCTTTTTTGGAACTGTAAAAACAATTGATTTATCAGGTGTTTCAACACCCTTAATTGTTTTATGACCATACGCGACACCAACATAATTAGGTGTGTTTTGATATAATTCGTTTAATTTATTTTTTATCTCTTGTGTTAACATAATTAGTTGTTTTTTATATTATTCAATATGAACCCATATTGTGTAAACTGTGTTATCCGGTGTATTTGTTGGTGTTGGTGTTGGTGTCCCTGTTGGTCTTGGTGATGGAAGAATTATTGGGTCCGATATTATATAAGTATATCCTGATATATTACAATTAATACACACCTCACCACTTGGTGAAGGAGTGATTGTTGGTGTAAGTGTTGGGGTTGAAGTATTTGTCGGTGTTAAAGTTGGAGTTTCTGTAACTGTTGTTGTAGGGGTAACTGTTGAAGTATTTGTTGGTGTTAAAGTTAGTGTTGATGTCGGAGTAAGAGTTGGTGTTGATGTAACTGTCGGTGTAGGTGTTACAGTTGGAGTTACTGTACTTGTTATAGTTGGGGTTGGGGTTGGGGTTGGACAAACTATAGAGTATTTAACATTACAACTATTACAATTACCTTCATTATTTAAAATAATTGCCGTTGTATATCCTGTCGAAACCTGTGTCTCATTAATTGCACTTGTACATCCCGTATATCCAATAGTTTGTACATAATAAGACTCACCAACAGTTACTGGTTGAACCAATGAACCAATTTTAAATTTTATATTACTATCACAACAATCTTGGAAATAACCAATAATTGGAGGTAATGGTGATGACGTAACAGTTGGTGTTGGTGTTAGTGTTGGTGTTTGTGTTACAGTTTGAGTTGGTGTTGGTGTCGTAGTTGATGTTTGAGTAACTGTTGGCGTTTGAGTTATAGTTTGAGTCGGGGTTTGAGTTATAGTTTGAGTCGGGGTTTGAGTTGGTGTTGGCGTTGATGTTGGCGTTGATGTTAATGTATTTGTAGGTGTTACAGTTGGTGTTACGGTAGCCGTTGGTGTTGGTGTTGGTGTTGGACAATCAATTAATCTTACACTAAAGTAAGTGTCTGTAGATAAACAAGTACATCCTGATGTTGGAGGTAGTGTTGAAACCCATTCGGTATAATCACCAACAGGATATTCCGAATTAATGAATAATTTAGAACATTGTTCATTTGTGTCAGTATTTTTAACAACCCAACAAACTTGAATATTATCCCAATATAATATAAAAGGGTTACCATCAATTATTCCGGTCCAATATTTTTTACCATTAATCAATTCATTTCCTTGAGTAGGATAGTTATAAGTCCCACAACCAGATTCGTTAGTTATTTGTAAACAATAATTTGTTGCGGGTGTTTGAGTCATTGTTGGAGTTGGTGTTGGAGTTTGTGTTGGTTGAATACATTCACCGTTTACGGTGTACCTACCCGGACCGGATACTATCACAATACCATAATAACATTCCGCACAAACGGTAAGAGTATTTCCAGGTATTGTATCTGTTACATCTATAAAAACGGTAACAGGTGTTCGTTCACCACAAGGAATGTAACTAAATTCAGTATATCCACGTCTACCTAAACCACCATCTAAGGTATAACTTTGACAACCTTTACAATTAGTTTGTGTTGGTGTTGGTGTTGGTAGAGGATTACAAGGATAATCTTCCAAACATTTTTCACAACCTTCACCATATGAAATACCCGACCAAGTAAATGTTGGAATACTACCTTTCGGTGCAAAACCTGTAATTGTCATACATAATTTACTTGTGGTTAATATAGTTTCCCCAATATTAAAAGTTGAGGGTAATATTATAACACCTGAAAGTCTACTACAACAAGATAATACATTGTAGGCCAAATTTCTTATTTTTGGCGTTGGCGTTGGTGTAGGTGTAGGTGTTGACGTTGGTGTTGGGCAAGGAATTACTAAGTCACAATATTTATCATATTTTAGTATGTAAATTTGAAATGTTCCATAATAATAATCATTATCATAATAATAAGGTAATATGACTTGACCTAGATTTATACTTCCCCCTGAACAAGGGAAAAAGGTAATGGCGGCCAATTGTCCGTTATAGTTTGTTGTCGTTATTTCTAAAAATATTCCCATATTGTTTTATTATTATGATTGTGTTGTTAAGCAAATAGCCAATGTAATACCTGATAATTCACCAACACCCGCAATAGTTATTTGATTATATGGGGTGTTAGAGTTAACCGAAATTAACGCACTACCACCATTAGGTGTGTCACTAACATAAGTTAATGATACAGAATTTCCATTTATTGTAACCCCACAAGACGTACCACAAATAGATAGTGTTGGAGTTCCCCCGTTAGTTCCAAAAGTGTATGTTTCAATACTACTTGGTTGAGAGGTACGACCACCTTGAGACATTAAAAATTTAATATTATTAACAGGTTGATTAAAATTTAAAGTATATGTAAATAATCCAGGATTAAACCCTATTATTAATGTATTCGAAGGTGTAATATATGAGGTACAATTTGATTGTGCTGGTACGGTATTCAATGGTATTAATGGACCACTATATGTGGTAGTAACTGTCAAACCATTAACTGTTAAACTACCTACACCACTATTAGGTAAAGCATATGTGATACAATAAGGACAAGTTTGTGTTGATGTTATAAATGTTACGTTATTACAACTTGGTACCTGTGATGCACCTGACACTGCCCTTCCAATGTTATTAATTAATGTAATTGTATACGGGAATACCGTGTTTATTCTATAAATGTCAGGTCCATTAGTAATATAAATACCACCATCTATTGTCGCAAGACCAAAAGGTGTTAGTGTTGGGATACTAATTTGTTTATCAAATTCTAATACCCAAGTATTACCATTTAAACTATATTGAGAAATGTATGAATTATAAACACCACTTGTATAAGTTGTTAAAATAATTTTACCATTTGTTGTGTATAGTATATCCCCGGATATTAACCTTCCTGTAGGTAAAGTAAATAATGTTTCCGATGTGGCTATATTATTTGAATTTAATGTTAATTTAATTATTAAATTACCCGTGCTACTAATTAGTTGTGTATCATTAATGGCAGCTAAACCATTTCCTAATGGAACACCTGAATTTATCGCTCTATTATATGTTTTAGTAAATGGACTCAAAGTTATGTTCCACTCATAAATAAGTAATCCCGCATATAACCATAATTTATTGTTGGTATGAGCAATATCTGAAGATGTAGATGGTTGAGGTGGACTAGGGTTAAATAATAATGTTGAAACATTAGTTGTTAAATTATAAGAATAAACTTTACCAATTTCTGGCTGATTTGGAGCATCAACATATATAACCGAACATTGAGGTACCACTATCGCACCTTGTGTTTGAGTAGGTGTTGGAGTTAGGGTAGGTGTTTTGGTTTGAGTTATTGTTGGAGTTTGAGTCGGTGTTAATGTTTTAGTTGTTGTTGGCGTAGGTGTTAGTGTTGTAGTTGATGTCGGTGTTTTAGTCGTAGTCGGAGTTGGTGTAACTGTTAGTCCAATAGTTCTTGTTGGTGTAGGTGTTTTGGTTTGAGTTATAGTGGGAGTTTGAGTTGAAGTTTTTGTTATAGTTGGAGTTTGAGTTGGTGTTTTAGTTGGAGTAACCGTCGGTGTTGTTGTTGGTGTTGAAGTTGGTGTAGGACTTAATGACACAGTTTCAAATTCAAAATCGCAAGACAATGATGTAACCGTCGGTGTTGGTGTAGTTGTAGGTGTTGGGGTTGGAGTTGGAGTAAGACAAAGAGTATCAGTATTATTAAAACAAGTATTACAATCTTCTTGTTTAATTAATCCAACATATGCGTAAGCTAAATTAGGTCTATTTTGCGGAACAATTACTGTCGCGCAACCATTAAAACCAGAACTTTGAATATAATACGTACCTTCATAAGCAATACCCAATGAAGGTGCTCCATAAATAATAAAAATGTTTGACCTATCACAACAATCAACAAAAGATACCGGAATTGACGGTAACGGAGTCCCTGTCGGTGTTGGTGTATTAGTTCGTGTTGGTGTTGGAGTTCTAGTGACAGGTATAACATTATACGTTATTGTATTTGAAATAAATGAAGGACAATCATTACTAAACTGTTGAATATAAAAATATATTGTTGGTGGTAATGTACCCGGTATTGTAATACTTCTTGGTGATGAGCAACCTCCCGCACTACTATTCCAATTAACATTATCCACAGACCAATACACTAAAATTGTTCCACAAGGTCCTGTAACATTAAAATACAATAAAAATGTATTACCACCACTATTTAATACTGTTTGTAAAATCGGTGCTTGACAATTCTTTGTTTGTGTTGGTGTTGGTGTTGGAGTTATTAAACAAGGATTTGGTGTTGATGTTGGAGTTGGTGTTGGAGTTACTTGAATAACATTACACGGATATTTTGAAAGACAATAACTACAGTTTTTATAAATTGACACATTAAAAGCTATAGTTTCTGTACATTCTAATACATTAAAATCTTGAATCACATAACATACACCATCACTACCTAAAATACCTACTCCGACAGCCGCACCAATATTTGATGGGATTCCTGTCATACACTTTTGTTTATCGTCACAACAACTTATAACATTTGCAGACAATTTTCTTGGTCTTGGTCTTGGCTCTATGGGGTCAATAATAACAGGACCACCAATAACCGGAACATTATCATATTGTGAATCCCCATTATCTGTTAATATGATATCAGAAAATAATGTATATAAATTTAATCTATTAAAATCATCATCAATAATAAGTTCTGTTATACCCTCTTTACTACCAGTATATATTGAAACTGACGAATTTATTATAATTGGGTCACCTGTAGTAACACCTAATACATTTTTAAATGTAACGGTAATGTCGGTATCCACAGGATATCTTGATGTTGCAGTATATAACACACCAATAGAACTTGGATAATACTGAGGAACAATAGTAATTGTATTTTCATCAGGATTATCAACAATATTTGGATTCCCACAACAAGGGAATGTTGAGGTATAACAAGTGTTATATTCTAAATCGTCAGCAATAAACGATTCTTGTACATATATGTATAACTTTTCTCTAATTGGTAATATAACATTACCGTCAAATGTCTTAACTAAAAACTGACCCTCATATCTACCTTCAATACTAGTATCTTGTTTGGTAAATTGATAGTAAATATAATATTCTGGCTCAGCATTTGGGTCATCAAATATTTTTTCAACAAAACCTCCCGGTCTTGAAGTTATCTTAGGAATCCCTGTTTCAGAATTAACCATAGAAAAGAAAATTGTAGAAGTTTCCAATAATTCCATAAAATTATTGTAATCACTTCTACCATCTTTTACTACTTGTAATTTTAATAGGGGTAAGGTTGCGTTTTTCTTTATAAAAAATTCCATCTAAAGTTTTTATTATAAATACTTCATAATACGGAATTAGCTTTCTTTTCTTAAAGAACCATCATAATGTTCAAATCGATTATGTTCCGTTGGTGTTAGTAATAACAAACCGGGTTTAATATTACCTTTAACAGTTTCCTGATAAGCGTAAGACATAAGTGTTTGTTCAAAAGGGTGAGCCCATTTAGTTTCTAAATAACATTTATAATTACCTTGTTTTGTTAAGACAATTGGCCAATTACATAAATAAATTTCACCTGATACATATGGTAATCCGTTATGAATATTAACCTCATTAAATTTTGTTCTTGGTGAATTTGGGTCTAACCCTTGTACAGGTAGTTTTGAGTTATTAGGCCAATGTGATTGTCTAAAATCTTGAGGGACATTATACCAACTCCACTGAACACTATTATCACCAAAAAATTCACTAAAATTTAATTTTAAAAAATCAAAATTTTCTTTATCAACAATCTCTAACGATTTTTGATATAAATTATCGACAAATCTTGGGAATCCATTTCTACAAACTTCTCCTTTACTAAGATAAAATGCCATATCATCTTCAAACCACCAACAAAAATCTAAACCAGTTTCATCAAAATGTTCGGCAACAAATACTCTACCTCCAACAATACCAATGTTATCTTTCTTAATATGTTCAAAACCATATTGTTCACATAACTCAATATATCTTGGCGTTGTAGATAAATCTGTTGAATTGTCCAATAAAAATTTTCTTGGTTTTTCAATAAAATCTTTATCATAATCTAACATTGATTGAATTAAAACTTCTAATTGTTTTGGTGAGTTAAATGTTATAATATAAAGTCCAACTTTTGAATCATCCAAATTATTTATAACAACATCTTTTGACACCTCAGATTTAACTTCAACTGTCATATCTTTTAAATCTTCAAAAAATTTACCCATTAAACCATTACCCTCAATTTCAGAATAGGTAATAAGATTAGGATATTTGTATGTCATAATTGTAAATAAAGACTCTTCAGTTCCCATTAAACCATTTGAAAGAGTTTCATTCATTAGTCCGTAATAGATACTGTTAATTTCAGATATAACATTTTTTTTACCACCAAAGAAACCTGCTCGAGCAACCATATTAACTTGTTTTCCGGCTAAATCACATAACTCTTGGTATTTGAATCCGTGAATCTCACTATTAGCTTCGTAAGGAAAACAAACAAAATGAAAGTTTTTAACTAATTGTGGTAATTTGTCTAAAACTTTGTCGTGTGTGAAGTATCCGGGATGGATTGTGTTTGTTAAACCTGCGTCAATCCAAAACATATATTCCGAATTAAACTTATCTAAAATTTTAGCATCGTGTAACAAATAAACTTTAGACATAACTAAAGGATTATACATCTCTAATTTAGCCTGTGTTGATTCTGTTAACCAACCAACTTGATTATACCAATCAGGATTAGTCCTAATTTTTTGTATTTTATCGTATAATTCATTATTCTTAAACCAAGATAAATCTCTACGAATAAATTGTGTATTATCGTCGCGTCTATTATTAAAAACAAATTTTTCTAATTCTTCATCACCAAATATTATCATATTCACATCAACTTGTAATAGTTGTTGGAATTTATCTAAATAATGTTGGAATGAACGAGACCACCCTTCTTGAAGGTCTCCTCTACCAATATCCCATAATCCGGTTACTAATGTTATATTATTCATATATGTTGTTAAGTTCTGTTAATATTTTATAAAAACTTCTATTTTTTTTAACGTGTTCCGCCATATCAGTTCCGGCAATTCTTTCGTCTTCGTGCCACCAAGTTTCAAAATAATAATTGTAAAATAATTCAGGATGATTTCTAAACATTAATGTTATAATATCTTCCTCGTGGTATAATCGTTTATCGTGTTCAGAAACCGTATAAACATAATTTCTAAATAATTCAATAATTGGGTCCCATAATTCTTTTCTACCACCAAACATTCCACCAATAATGTGAATACTTCGATTATAATCTATAAAATGTATTGGATTTACCGTTCCTGACCAAAAATTTCGTTCATTCTCTTTTCCGATAAGAGTAAATTTGTCACCTGTAGTTTTAATTAAATTATTTAAAAATAGATTATTAAATAATGGACTTTCATAATAACCTTGATTATGAGGTCCGGTTAGTGAAAGATGTTTATTTGGAATTAAACCACAGTGAGATAATCCAGCATCAATCCAAAAATAGTAATCGTAAGATTTATCTTCATTTAAAAACCAAATAAATTTCATATATTGAATTTCAATACATCTATCTCCTCTCTTAATGCCTTCAATATCTTTATATTGATTAATTATTTCAGAAAATTCATTATCATATAGATTAAATTTAACTATTTGTAATTTTTCTCGACTAATATTATTTTCTTCGTAAAAAAATTGTTCTAAACCATCAAATTCCTCATCTGAAGTATAACAAATGAAATCGGCATTAGTCATTTTTAATATTGATAATAAACTCCATCGATAATGTCCGTGACGATTTGGTCTTCCACCTAATTCAGTTCCATATAAATTAGAATAAATTGCAGTAATAAATTTAACACTATACTCCGATTCAATATCTAATGATGGTAAATCAATTTCTAATGGTTGAAATATTGGTTTTAAAATTTTAGTTTCTTTTTTAATTAAATTTTCGGGGTATTTTTTTTCATTTTCACAATAACCCATATCATAATATAAACCACTAATTTTGTTTTCAGTATATAAATTCCAATTATATGTAATCATATAATGATTATTATCGTTTGTTTGATTAATATCAGAAAAACCACCTCTTTGAGTAATTACAGGTAATGACGTTGAATAACATTTAAAGTTTGAAAACACATCTTCATCAAGATATTGGTCTATTGCTTTTTGACTTTCTAACTTGAATTTTAAGATTTCTTCACCAAATTTACGATTTATTATATAACACGCTAAATTATAAATCCCTCTATGATGAGGTTCTTTTTCAGGTAAATTAGACAAATCCAATAAATTTTCAGAATAGTTGTTTACAGGTCTATTTAAACTAGGACCTAAATGAAAAAAATCCCATTCAATATTATTTAGTTCATTTAAAGATTTTTCTAATTGAGTTTTAGCATAAGGCATAAAGAAACAATCATCTTCGAGTATCATTATATATTCATCATTAGAATTTATAAAATCCTCAACAATTTTTAAATGTGATAACGCACAACCATCATAACCTCCTTTATCAATACCTTCAAAAATTTCATAATCCCAACCAATATATTCCATTTCACGATTAAATTCTTCTAATCTGTCTGTCCTACGTTTAAGATTTATTACAACTTTTCTAATATTATTAATGTCCACCATTATAAATTACCTGTTATTCTATCACACCAACCTTTTGACTTACTAAATGGCCAAACAACCCAGTATTTTGGTTTATGAACTGTTTGGAAATCTCTCCAAACTTTACAATACCCATCAGGGTCATTCATCATCATATTGATTTCATTGATGTCAGCATCTTTTCTAAAGATTGTTTCATCATTTTCATCGTGAAATGCTACAACCCAAAAATCATAATCTTTTTCCGGAACTTGATGAAATCCAATATCAATACAGTGTTTAAAGATACTGGCATAACTTGCCAACCATTCTTCCTCAGTTTCAAATATTTGAGGGTTAGGTGCATAATGTTTATCTAAAGTATATTGTTGAACAGCTCTATTTGAAAATTTAAGACCTGAATAAATTTCATAATCTCTTAAAGTTCTTTCAGTTCCAAAACCATAATAACTAAAATCCAAAGTAACTTCTTCTCCGTCCATACCAAATAATTGACGATTTTTCTTATGAGATAATTCATTTTTCTTACCCCACTCTTTATCATCATCCCATTGTTTAGTTCTACCCTTACGAGTATATTCGTGCCAAATAACGGTTTTGTGTGGATGGAATAAATCATATCCGTGAGTGAATGCCCTAACGGCGATAGATATTTCTTCTCCGTGAAAATAAAACTCAGGGTCGTGTTGAACCTCAACACTAAATTGTCCTAATGTAAATGCCATATGGGCAGAATAAAATCGTGAAGTAACCGGTTCGGTAAGTGTTTCCCATCCCGGAATTGTTTCAGGTAAGAAGAATACAGCACCTTCAGGAATGAATCTATCAAAAGCCATTCTCCAAGGCTCCTTAACTCTACCTGCCGGGTCATTGTCCGGGTCAAATGATGATACATATCCCGTCAATAAAGGTTTCTTAAATCCTTTCTTTTGAAGTTGTTTAATCATTTTAATTAAGGTATCGTCCCAATCCTTTTCAAATCTCATATGAGAATCAATTTGTAAAGTATATTCTTCACCTTTATATAATTGTTGAACTTGATTTCTTGCCCAACAAACACCTTTTGACTCTGTATATAAGACATCAATAACTCTAAAACGTTTGTCACCTTTGAATTCGTCTAAGTTATCAAACCCATCTTCAGGATGGTATTGACGACAAATTCCGATTATTAAATTTTTTGGCTTTTTAGCATTTTCCAACATAGATTTAATTGTTGGGATAAGTTGGGGGTCACGATAGGACGCAATTTGGACAAATATTTTCATTTAATATCTTTTTATTAAAAAAATAATATTTTTTATAAAAAGATAAATAGAAATTATATACCACCGTCGGTTATTGTCCAAAATTTTGGTGCCGCTTGAAGTATTGCTTTTCCTGCCGAACCGGCTGCAGTATATTTAATTGTGTTAAAGGTAATATTTATTCCTGATTGAACAGATGGTAACGAACTCCAACCATTGTATATCGCATTCAAGTTTGTTGTTGAATAATCACTAAACGTTTTATCCGCCATAAAATTGGTGAAATTTGTAACACCACTAACATTCCAACCACCAATATTTTGATTGAATGAGAAATTTGAATGAAACATAGATTCCATATTAGTCACTTTAGAAACATTCCAACTTCCAATTGGTTGATTAAATGTTGATAATCTAAACATCCAATACATACTGACATTGGTTAAAGTATTAATTGTCCAAGCACTAATTGACGGTGACCCCCCATTATTAAATGATGAAACTACAAACATTCCACCAAAATCATTAACTTTACTAACGTCCCAATTTCCAATGTTTTGGTTAAATGGTGTGGCGTTAAACATTCCAAACATACTAGTAACATTTGATGTTGACCAACCACTTATTGATGGTGAACCACCATTATTAAATGAGTTAACCGATGGAAAACCTTGAAGCATCAACGACATATTAGTAACGTTTGAAACGTCCCAACTTCCAATATTTTGATTAAATGATTGTGCGCTTCTGAACATATACGACATATTAGTGACACTACTAACATTCCAAGAATTTAAAGGTTGATTAAATGGTGTGGAACTAAACATATTATTCATATTAGTAACATTTGACACATCCCAAGAATTAATATTCTGATTAAAAGATGAAGTATTAAACGTATAACTCATATTCGTCACATTTGAAACATTCCAACCGGATAATGGTTGGTTAAATATTGTTTGAGCAAACATACCCGCCATATTAGTAACATTTCCAACATTCCAATTATTAATAGGTTGATTAAAAGATGATAATTCAAACATTGATGACATATTTGTAACATTACTTACATTCCAACCGGATAATGGTTGATTAAAGATACTTGCAAATAAGAACATATTACTCATATTAGTAACATTAAAAGTATTCCAATTTGATATAGTACTTGAACCACCATTATTAAATAAGAAAGCCGAATCAAACATACCCTCCATATTGATTACATTACTCACGTCCCAATCACCAATATTATCATCAAATGATGACGCTACTTGGAACATATAAGACATATCAGTAACATTTGACGTGTCCCAAGAATTAATATAAGGGATATTTGTTATTGATGAACAACTTTCAAACATAAGGGATAAATTATTGACACCATTTAAATTTAAAACATCGTTCACATTTGATAATGATAAATTGGTACAAACATAGAAATTACCACCACTATTACCTAATCTTAGACAACCCCATTGTAAAACTTCATATATTTTGGAAGCGCTGACTGAATTTATTAAAAACGACCAACCAACTAATGTTCCGGTTATTGTTATCGTATAATCACCGGGAGTTACGTATATATGTGTTCGATTATCGTAAATATTTTCTGATGTGGTCCCATCACCCCAATCAATTGTTCCATAGTAAAACCCTGACGTTTCGTATGGCAATGTGATTGATGTGTTAGGTGATGTTGTTCTCCAAACAGAAATAAATGATGGTGGTGTTATAGGTTCACAAGTTTGATATTTAATACATAACTCACAATCTATATATGTTGTTCCGTGATTCCAAAAATCGGTTACCCACGTTCTAATTTTAGATTCTCTAATTATCTCTAAACATTCTCCATATGAATTTACAATAGCCGTTCCGGGTAAAAATGTTGTCGGTAACATTATGTATTTTATGATTTTTTTGAAACAACAAGATTGGACTTGAAATAAAGTATATTTAATCGGTGTTGTTGGTGTTGGAGTCGGTGTAAGTGTTGAGGTTGGTGTTGGTGTTGGACACGCTCCCACAATACCATAACTTCCACTAGTGGTTAATCTATAAACACTATTACATTCCGCACATATATTTTGAGTAAACTCTGTACCAAAATCACTTCTTGGAATATTAATATTAATTGATAAATTACTTCCACAAGGCGTATATTGAAAGGTTGAATTTCCACCTTTACCTGAACCACCATATAATATATAATTTCTACAACCAATACAAGGTGTTGCCGATGGTGTTGGTGTTGGTGTTTTAGTTGGACAAGGGTAAATAAAATTGGCTCTTTGACAATGAACAACACTTGGTTGAGACCCCATTGCAATGAATGAATAAACATTATTAGTCGATGAACTTACTACATAAGTTGCACAACCAACAAAACCGTTACTCTCAATATAATAAGCCCCGGATAAAGGACTAAACGAACCCGGTATATTAGATAATGTAAATTGATTTAATGAGTTACAACTATCTTCAAAATATCCCACAATTGGAGGTAATGTTGGGGTTGGTGTTGGTGTCGGAGTCGGTGTAGGAGTCGGACCAGGACATTCGTCATTAATACAGATATCTGAAGATATGTTGATTGTTACACCACTATCAGCAAATGGATTACTACCACAAACAAATAATGTTGTTGCGGAATATATTACACCATAAAAAGGTTCTCCACCACAATTTATGTAATTATAAGTTAAAGTTACCCCCGAAGTATTTTCGAAGGATATACAATTACACGGAGCTTTTGTTGGTGTTGGTGTTAGTGTGGATGTTGGTGTTTGTGAAGGTTTTGGGTCATCACAATTATGATACTGAAGTTCTGAACAACCAAGAGAATCAGTAATTACAACTAATACTTCATCAACATTAATAAGTTCTACCGGAATGTTAATTGTCAATGGAGCCGATGTAGCTCCTGAGACACCTAAATAACAATACGTGTTTGTAATATCACAAATTGTAATATCATAAGGAGAGTGTCCTGTTAAACTTGTGATTTGTATTACTTGCATTATTACTTAATAATTAACTCATCTGTAGATTGTTTATCATAATTAATACCAAATTTTGATAGTTCAGTTACAAATTCTTCACGAATAGTTGTTGTAAACATATTAGGTTTTGGTGTTATCATATATTGACCGGATGTAACCTCACCATAATGAGGTAATGTTTCATAATCATCGTATGATATAAAATAAGTTGTTACTGAGGGGTATTTAATTTCGTTCATATTTTATAAGTATTTAGAAACTAATTTAAATTAAACCTGTGATTGGTTTATTATTGGGGAATTTGATATATATTCTTGACCTAAATCAAGAACTCTATCAATTAATTCTTGTTCTGTATCGAAATACTCTAAAAATGGTTGTCCTGTTGTAACCACCTGTCCTTCTCTAAGACTTCCATAATGAAACACGGTAGTTTCGTTATGTGCTAAATAAAATTTGTTCATATTATTATTATTTTAATTATTTATTATATTCCTCCACCATCAACTATGGTCCAACCCCAACCTGTTTGAAGATACGCTTGACCTTCATCATAAATATATGGGTTAGAAAATGAACTACCAATTAAATCAAAAGTAAAACTATCTATAACATCTATAAACCAAACCCCATTAGCCTCAACTGTTCCATTAGATGGTGATACAGAAAGATATATTTTCATACCGCTATATAATATATCTCCAGGGTCATAAAGTAAATAAACTCTACATAAACCAGAACCATTATTAGTAATATCTGAAATAGGATAAATATTTGCTGGTCTACTAAGTAAAGCTCTACCTTCAAATGATACTGATGTGGTATAATTTGCCGTTCCAAATGATATTGACTGATATGTTTGAATAAAAGTCAAATTAGACCACCCATTATAAATTGCATCAAGATTGGCAGCAGAAAACGTTGATGGTGTTTTAGTTGACATAAAATTTGAAAAGCTTGAAACAAACCCAATATTCCAATTACCAATGTCTTGATTAAACGCGACAGCACCTTGAAACATTTGACTCATATCAATAACGCCACTAACATTCCAACCACTCAACGGTTGGTTAAAACTTATTGAGTTAGAAAACATAAAATCCATATAATCAACACTACTGACATCCCAATTACCAATAGGTTGATTAAAATTTGAAGCACTACTAAACATACCACCCATACTTGTAACGCCAGTAACATTCCAACCACTTAAAGGTTGATTAAAACTTGTTGCACCAGCAAACATAGAATTCATATTTGTAACACTACTAACATTCCAATTATTAATATTTTGATTAAAATTTGGAGTACTATTAAGCATAGCATACATACTTGTAACTCTACTAACATTCCAACCACTTAATGGTTGATTAAAATTTGTTGCTTGTTGAAACATTTGAGACATACTAGTAACTCCACTAACATTCCAATTATTAATATCTCTATTAAAAGATGTTGCTTGTTGAAACATAGAACCCATATTTGTAACATTACTAACATTCCAACCACTTAAAGGTTGATTAAAAGATGTTGCTTGTAGAAACATAGAATTCGCATTTGTAACACCACTAACATTCCAATTATTAATATCTTTATTAAAAGATGTTGCAGTAGTAAACATATTAGCCATATTTACAACTCTATTAACATTCCAATTACCAATATCTTGATTAAAAGATGTTGCTTGTTGAAACATAAAGGCCATATCTATAACTCTACTAACATTCCAACCACTTAAAGGTTGATTAAAATTTGAAGCACTATTAAACATAAAAGCCGTATCTGTAACACCACTAACATTCCAATCATTAATATTTTGATTAAAATTTGAAGCAATATTAAACATACCCCTCATAGTTGTAACTCTACTAACGTTCCAACCACTTAAAGGTTGATTAAAATTTGAAGCACTACTAAACATTGAGGACATATTAGTAACACCACTAACATTCCAATCATTAATATTTTGATTAAAATTTGAAGCACTATTAAACATAGTAGCCATATTTGTAACATTACTAACATTCCAACCACTTAAAGGTTGGTTAAAGTTTGTTGCTCCTTGAAACAAAGCAATCATATTGGTAACATTACTAACATTCCAAGAATTTATAGGTTGATTAAAATTTGGTGTTACACCAAACATTTGCTGCAAATCATTTACATTAGACAAATCCCAATTATTAATACCGGTAACATAATTAACGAGTGTGTTTGCAAAAAAACCAAACAAACTTAAAAGAGTGTTAGGTACTCTTGGTGTTAAATCAATTAAATCTTTTGTGTTATAAGTTAAATTAGTACACCCATTAAATGGCCCTGACCCAACGGTAAGCTGTTTAAAAGTGCCCCATTGTATAATTTGAAGTATTTTTAATCTATCACCACCAGTATTAAATTGAAACCCATCAATAATCCCTTTTATTTTTATAGTGTAAATACCGGCAGTTGCGTACGTATGTGTAATAGCCGCTGCGTTATAGGCTCTAATAATGTCTATACTTCCATCACCCCAATCAACGGTAAAATTATAATTACCGTTAATACTTAAAGGTAATCTAACTTGTTTGTTTGTTGATACACCAGCATTTCTTGTATTCCAAACGGTTATAAAGGACTTTCCATCTTCAGGTGTTTCATTGGAAATGTTCCCGCTATCCAAACCACTAAAGTAATTTGACAGAGTTCCAACACTATTTCCGTTAAATGTTAATCCGTTATTTAAACCGTTGAATAATCCCATTATTTAATATAAAATGTTATGCTTGATAATCCGCTCCGTGAGCAACAATCCAAGCGGCTCTTGAAGCGGTTAAGTTGGCAAGTGATGATGCTCTTAAAATATCATTACCTTGAAGAGGAATATATCTTTTACCCGTATTATCTAATGGTAATCCAAGAATGTTAATACCGTCAAGAAAATCGGTATTAAAACGAGCGGCGTTTGTATTACCGGCAGATAATGGAATGTTAACAAGTCCTACAGGAAGAACAATCGCTCCACGTAAGATATAAACCCATATGTTAGTTGTGACGGTATCTGTGGTATAACCCATAAGTGAATATACTCTACCACCTAAAGAACCTGCGGTGTATATTGTTGTACCATTATTGTTCGTACCAAGAGCTCCGATAGTTGTACCCGATAATACCGCAACACCACTATTTGGTACGTTGGCTAAAACCGGTATTTGTCCATTTGTTAAAGGCATTTTTTTGTGTTTTTAAATTTTATTTGTTATTAATAATTATATAAATTTCTAAATGATGTCATAAGAAGATAATCAATATCTCCTCCAACTATTGTTGTTGCACTAAAGGTATTTGCCGTTAGACCATTTGTAAAGGTTGTTGCACCTGAAACTGTTCCTCCACTCAAAGGTAATGATGGTAAATTTTGATATGTTGTTGCAGATATTGTAGTAGCCGTTATATTATTAGCTGTTAGATTATTATTACCTAAATTAACATTTGTAGTTGCTCCACTATATGGAACTAATCCAGCTATACTTACACTAGCTACTGGTAGTTGTAATCTTGAATTGGTGGAATCATCGTAAAATAATGTAATATCACGATTTACACCACTTAATATATTTGCATAAATTTTAACCACTAATCTATCAGTAGTCAATATGGTTACATTAGTAGGTAATAGTATGCTAACTGTTTGTTGAATTACTACGTTGGTTGCTATTACAGATGTCATATCACTAGTACCAAGAAGAGTTTCTGTTCCAGCTAAGTTTCGTTTGTAAATTTCAGCAAAACATTCGTAAGTATTACTTCCTGTATTTTTTTGAGTTTCAAAATGTACCGTTACAATTCCACTTGGAATTACGCTTGTATTGGGGTAATTAAGGTTTGTTGCAAAATTAGCTAATAACGTTGGTGAAGTTGAAACTGTTGTTACAATTGAAGCAATAGCGTTTGGAACAAATAATGGTAATATAACCATTTGTTCATACCCCCCTATATCTGAATTATTTGAACTGAATATATATGAGTCACTAACATTTGTTGGTAAACCCAAATATGTCGTTGCTGATATTGTTGTTGCTGATATTGTTGTTGATGTTAAACCTCCCGTAAAATTTGTTGCCCCCGATACTGTACCACCGGTAAACGATGTTCCTGTACTTGTACTAAAACCAGAGACACCAAATGTTCCTCCGCTATTATTTGTAAAAGTTGCGGTTCCATTATTATAAGTTCCTCCGGTTACAAATATGTCTTTAGGTAAATTCTGATATGTTGTTGCAGAAATTGTATTTGCCGTTAATCCACCTGTAAAGATTGTTCCACCTGAAACGGTTCCTCCGGTAAATGTTTCACCACCACCGGTCTGTAATACTCTCCAAGAAGCGTTTGTGTCGTTATAACCACCGATACCTGATATTGTTGAAGATGTCCAAGCACTTATAAACGCAATTCCGGCAGCTGAGTTATTCTTAACCGTTGTTCCATAATCTGAGATAACCACAGTTTGACCACCAGGTCCCGTGGCACCTGTTGCGTTATTCCATAAAGTATCATAATTATCAATTCTAAATTGATATATTTTATTGGTTTCATAAACATATACTAACATTCCCAATTTTCTTCTACCCGAAGAAATATTATCAGAATTTAATGTTAATACATCAGGGGAGAAAACCGAACCGGAACCTTTTACTAATTGAATTGGAACGGAGTTACCTGAAAATTCAATAATTCCAGTTGTTGCCGGAGGTATCGTATAGGTTAATCCGGATAAATCATAAACCTCCATATATCCACCTGTTTGAAGGATACTGAAGTTTGTACCAAAGGTTGCGTTATTTGGGACAGATGGGTTACCAAATGATGTTATAGGAGAAACCGGTATTTTGTTTAAAAAATCACTCATATTATTATGTTATTGTGTTACCCCTCATATAAATATTTTGAGTATCGGTTATCTTGAATATTGTATTAGGGTAAGTTGTATAAACTCTATATGTTATTGGAGGAATTGTTGCTCCGGTATATGTAAATGTATATGAATTTATTGTACTTTCGGTTCCAACACCCGTTAATAAATTAGGACTATTACTTGTGTTAATATCAATAATTGTCTGTTTCTTATTATTAGTCAACGAAACAGGTATTATCCAAGTATACCATCCACTACCATTAACATATCCTGCCGGTATTTTTGTTGTTAAGAAATTATAAGCAACAATTGAGTTATTATATTGGTCCTCACCACCTGATGTTTGAGGAACAGTTTGTTGTATCAATGATGGGAATAAACCATTTGTCCAACCACTAAAATCAACATACTTATTCATATCAATATTAAACTCAGTTTGATTTTGCGTCGGTTGAGAATAATTTGTAAACCCAAAGAAGTTTCTACCACTATTATACATCCATTGACCTATATTTGTTGAACCTGAAACTGGTTCGATAAATAAATATGCAAAATACGCCGGTGTAGGTGTAGGTGTTGGAGTTTTAGTCATTGTTGGTGTTTGACTTGGTGTGGTTGTATTTGTCGGTGTAGGTGTTGGTGCATTAGGTGTTGATGTGTTTGTCGGTGTCTGTGTGTGAGTTGGGGTAATACTTGGTGTTGGCGTTGGTGTAGGGGAAACATTACAAGGATTATATGTTGGTGTATTTGTTGGTGTACTTGTCGGTGTCGTTGTGTTTGTTGGAGTTTGAGTCATCGTTGGGGTTGGGGTTGGTGTAGGAACGGTTACATTCATAATTATTGGACAATCCGCACCCTCAATCAATATGGTATAAACACCATACACATCACGAGGAGGTGTTAATAATGACGGATTAAACACATATGGTAATGATTGGTTTCCTAAATTAATAACCGCATTAACATTTACAGGTTTAAACAAAATATTTGCCACCTCACCACTATAATTTACGCTTTGTATTGTTATTGTATTTGACATATTTTATTTTTTTATTATTAAGGTATACAATCCATTTCTGTTGTTACGGATTCAACCACACCTGAAGCATTTACATAAACCCCATCATAAATAATAGCACCACTATTACATTCCCCATTTCTAAATAACGCACCAAAACCAGGACCATTACACGATACATATGATGTTAATTGTGGATTATCATAGAACTGAGTTCCAACTACTATTGAAGGAGATAGTGAGTATACCGTTATTTCATCACAGTTGTATTGATAAGGTAGACAACATCCAAACAAATTATATGTGTAAACAGTTGGTCTTGTCGGTGTTGGTGTTCTTGTCGGTGTTGGAGTTTGTGTTCTCGTAAGTGTTGGTGTATTTGTTGGTGTGGTTGTTGGAGTTTGTGTTGGTGTTAATGTTGGTGTTCTCGTAAGTGTTGGTGTTGGGGTGTTAGTTGGTGTTGGACAAGCAAACGCGTTAACTGTAGGTGCCGGTAAAACACCTAGTTCCGCTAATCCCCACGAGGTTTCCTGATAAGGATATTGTGGTGGAGGTGTAGTGTTACCATAATAATAAGTAGCCTCATCATCAGAGTTATATATACTCCACACTGTTATTCCTAAAACTTCTTGAAGAATAATACTAAAAGCATTGTATACGTAGTATGGCCTATTGAATCCATTTAGTGTGTAATTACCAGCATATGTGTACGTACCATTCGCCCCAACACTTCCAGCTCCACTAACACATACACTACCTGCAGGTGTTGTAGTTGGCGTAATTGTTGGTGTGCGTGTGAGTGTTGAAGTGTTTGTTGGTGTTAAAGTATTTGTTGGAGTTAAAGTATTTGTTGGTGTTACACTTGGTGTTGTTGTATTAGTTGGAGTTATAGTGTTTGTAGGTGTTACACTTGGTGTTGTTGTATTAGTTGGAGTTATAGTGTTTGTAGGTGTTATACTTGGTGTGACTGTATTTGTCGGCGTCACTGATGGTGTTACACTTGGTGTTGTTGTATTAGTTGGAGTTATAGTGTTTGTAGGTGTTATACTTGGTGTGACTGTATTTGTCGGCGTCACTGATGGTGTTACACTTGGTGTAGGAGTCACCGTTGGTGTAGGACCATTAATTGTAAATGTAAAATCATCCACAGGACAAAATTCTTCACCACAATCAGGACAATCCGGATTAAACATATTAAAAGTATCCTTTAATAAATTAAAATTATGTTTAACCTCAGGTGCGGATAATGGTGAGACATACATTCTGAATTGAGATATAGCCCCATCAAATGTTCCTCCAAAATTTTGTTCCAATAATATATTTGTGGTTAACCCACTATACATAGTACCAACTAAATCATTTGTTGGTAAAGATTCGGGGTCTTGAATATATGTTGTTCCGGTTGTTGATGAGAATGTTAAATTTTCTCTTAAACCCTGTGTTCCACCACCCCACGAAATATTAAACGGAACACCAACTTGTTTTTCTTTATCTGTATTTAAACCTCTTGGAATAATCTCCTCAAAATTCTCTATAGTAAAAAATCTTCTACCATTAATATATATTTTTAGTCTACCTTTTCTATAATGTTTATCAATTAACCATTTTTCGTTTAAATCAACTAATTCAACTTCACCCGGTGCTGGATATCCTACTTGAGTGTATGGAGGTGCGATTAATGACATTGAATTGTTAGCTAATGATTCTAAAAGTTTTCTTTCAGTTATATCTCCTAATCCTCCACGATACCACAAATCACAAGTATCTAACCAAGTGTATCTTTCCCATACCGCATCAAGTTGGAACCAATGTTCTTCTTCCAAATACGCAGGATTTACATTCTCACAATAATCATATATTCCTGTTGGAGAACAATACTCAGTTATAGTATATCCTGTTTGATAAGTTATCCCACTAGTCTCACAAGACCCTGTTGTAACACAATCACCAGTAAATCTTAATACTTTAACACCTATTGATGGATTATGTGGGTCACCACATAATTTAAATGAAATCGCGTTGGATATTGAATCAAATAATGGGTCCGTTTCACAAGTTGATTGGACTGATGATTCACAAGTATGGTTTCTACATTCCCATCCACAGATATCATTTTCAAATGTTGGGCAACCACAAGATGAACAAACATAAGACGATGAATTACAACCACAAGTATTACAACCATAATTATGATGAGGGTCGTGGTCACCATTAATACTTCTTGGTGGATAAACATAGATACAACGACTATCTGTTACCCCTGTATTACAACAAGCACAAGTTTCTAACCCAACTAATCCGGAAGTAACTCGAGTATAAGCGGATATCCCACCCATAAATCCATCCGCGTGATGATAAAATTTATTCTCAGCACGAGTTCCCATATAAAAGAATATATTTTTATTTTGGGGATAAACAACATTTAATGTTGTTTCACCTGAAGATGGTGAGTATTCGTTATTTTCCGGAAATCTTGGTTTTAATAACATTTCAACAGACCATCCTTTATTCATCCTTTCAGGGAATATCTCGTAATCATAACCAAATAACTTGTAAAATCCTTGATAAAATCCACCATATAATTGGTGGATGTTAGTTCCACTAATTAAATCATACTGACTAATAACCTCATATAATATGGTTTTATTAAATCCTGTAAATCTAATATTACTACTAGTATATCCTGTAACTTGGAACATTTTAAATCGTCTATCAAACGATAATCTATCAAACTTAGTAAAATCATTAATCCCATTGGTAAATGTTATTGTTTGTCCGGTCATACCTGTAACCAATCCATTATCAATTCCGGTTAAACCAATATCACAAGATGTGTTAGCGGTTAAACAACTTAAATCTAAATTATCAGGATTATAATAGTTTTTAGAAACAAAAACATTATTAAAATTGTAATGTTTATAAATTAAAGAATATTGTTGGACAGAACTACTATCGTCAATATCAAAATAAAATGGTAATCTATTACCGTATGTTTGAGCAATAAGATATGGTGAGAAAACAACTTCTTCATTAAAGTTTCTCTCATCGCTAACTAATGACATATCATTAGATTCTAACCCTAATTTTATACCCCAATTTGGTTTTGGAAATTGATTTATATTTTGACTCACAATCTTTTTTATGATAAATAGTCAGAAACGAAGTATTTATATATAAAAAGTTGATATGATTAATTTTAATACCGAATATTTTGGAAACAATTGTTACTTCTACATTAAAGATAGAGGTAATAAAATATCCCTTTATTATAATGTGGCGAACACTTTAACGGAATCAAGAAAATCTGACGATAAAATTGAGTTTGATAAAAAAGACGAAAAAAAAGTTAAAGGTGTGGTTTCTTCAGCATTAAAAACAAAATCTAAAGTTTCTAAAAAAGCTTTAGATAAAAAACTTAAAGGAATTAAATCCAAAGAAGAAATTGATGAATTAGTTGATGAGGACGGTAATATGTTAGGCTCAAGAATACCAAATCTTAGTCAAATATTAACACCTCACAAAACTATGGACCAAACAGTCGCAATGACTAGAATGACAAATGACCCTGTAACAAGAGGTTATAGAGTTTATTATGGTGAGAGTGAAGAAGGAACTGATGATGTAATTAACGAGGTCGATTATTCAGAAGCATTTGGATATGAGGAAACAAAAGATATGGATTATCACGATACCGTTAAAACTCTTGAGGAATTGGGTGTTGAAAATGCTGAAGAAAGAGCCGACGAATTTGGTAAAATGCGAAAAGCAAAGAAAAAGAATGGTATATTAAAACAAAGATTGTCAGAAAAAGAAACATTAGAAGAACGTCAACATAGATTAATGAAAAAAATGGTTGAGGATATTTTAACTAAAAAATCAAAAGATAATTCTGATGTTATTAAAAACACCGGTGTTAGTAAAATATTAAAAAAAAATATTAAAGCAATAAAAAATATTGCAGACAAAGAAGGTATTAGTATCAATATGTTAATAAAAGCTTTAAAATCATCAGACGATGAATAGTGAATTATACGGAAAAACTTATCCGGTTCCTCAAGATGTCATTGATTACTTACATCAATGTCATCAAGCTGTTGGTGAAGTCGATGAAACTACCGAAGGTTTTAAACGTAATAAAGATTTAAGAGAAAAAGGTGAGGTAACTTATCAACAATTAAAACGAATGAAAAATTGGTTTGATAATTTCAATGGTCACCAAGATGAAATCTCTCACATATTAAATGGTGGTCACTATGTTAAAAATTGGGTTGAAAATATTTTGAAAGGAGATAGAGATACAATAGACACTCGTAAACAATCAACTTCTGAAGTATTACCAAATCAACACATTAAACCTCACGAAAAAGATGGTATGATGAGTATGAATAGACCAAGTCAAAGTCATAATTCATCTATCAATAAATTTGATACAGCAATCACAGAAAGTTTAAAAAGAATAAACGAATTAATGAAAAAAATATAATAATTATGGCAGTAAATGAACCATTAGATTTTGCACAACCGGATAATACATTATCATCAATAGCCGAGGCTCAAAGAAAATTATTATTCCCAAAAAATGACTTTAAAAAAACAGATAACGAATATTCGTCAGTAAACCCTGATGCTCTTGCCGATGGTGATACTGATGGTAAAGGAACCGGTAACTTTTTAGATGTTTATAATGAACAAGCAGGTGCAATCCAAGATATTTTAGAAAGAAAATCTGAAATAGTTTTAAACCAATACAAGTCAAACTCACCTTACACAACACCAAGTGCATAATGAAACTTTACAACACATTTAAATCTCTTATTTTAGAAGTAGCATCAATCGATTCAATTGTCGATGCTATTAAAAATAAAGATAAGATAATCATTTATTACGACGGTGATGAACCGGGAGGACGTGGTTTAAGAAATATTGAACCCGTTTGTTTTGGATATTCAAAAGCCGGAAACCCTGTATTAAGAGCTTGGGATGAAGAGGGAGCCTCTCACACCGGTTATAAAGGTGAACAACCCTTACCAGGATGGAGATTATTTAGAGCGGATAAAATCCTTTCTTTTAAACCATCAGGTGAAAAGTTTAACGAACCAAAGCCCGGATACAATTTTAATGGGGATAAAAGTATGAACAGAGTTATCATAAACGCGGTTTTCGGACAAAACCCAACACAATAATTAAATTTTATGACAAACGAATTAAGTTTAATGGAAAAATTAGCGGTATCCAAAAAAATAATGGACGCCCATAATAGAATACCAACAGGTGGAGCATCACAATCAATGGGGTCTTATAATACGCCTATGGTTGAAAATTACGAACCAGTAAAAGCTTCTTATAATATACCTCAAGAATTATTACAAGAATCTGAAATAAACCAACCATATTTATCATCAATACCAAAAACTCCATCTGCACCACAACCATTAACAAGTGATAGAGTTATGGCATCAAAATTACCTGACGCAATTAAAAGATTAATGATTGAACACCCTATTGAAATTCCAAACTCAATGGGAGGTGGTGGTTCTGTATTATCAGATGAATTAGTTGAAAAAGCAACTAGATTGATGAATACAGATGCTAGAGGAAATCAAGTTAATCAACCAAAACAAGTTGTTAGAGAACAATCCCCTATACAACAACCTCAAGTTAATAATAAACAATTACGTGAAATGTTAAAAGAAGTTGTAGAGGAAGTCTTACAAGAAAACGGAATTTTATCAGAATCAGAACAAAAATCAAACGAAGTCTTTTCTTTTAAAGTAGGAAAACATATATTTGAAGGTAAGGTTACTAAGATAAAAAAAATCTCTTAACTTTATTTACTCTCAAGATTAACCCCTTTCTACCAAGATTGGGGTTTTTTATTTTAAAATAGTTTCCTTTTGATTAAACCGGTATATTTATATAATAAAAAATTATGTTATGGATATTAAAACTGAAAAAAAAATTATCTCCGAATATAAAAAGGGAAAAAGTAGTTTAGACATTGTTAAAATTGTTGGTTTATCAAAACCTACAATCCTTAAAGTATTAAACAAACATAATCTCGTTAGAAAAAGAGATAGATGTTCCACATTAGATATTAAAAAAGAGGGGGAAAGATATTATATAACTCGTAAATGCCCTAAATGTAATAAAGACATTAAAACAACTTCAAAAGATAAAGTAATTGCGTGTAGGAATTACTTTAACGCAATTAATAGCCATCATAATTGTGTTAAATGTATGTCAGAATCATTTATTGGGGAGGGAAATCATTTCTTTGGTAAAACACATACCAAAGAAAGTATTAAAAAAATGTCTAAAAGTAAAACAGGTCAATATACCGGAGACAAAAACCATATGAAACAAGAAAAATATCGTCAAATGAGTAGAGATATTATGAGGTCAAATTGGGATAACGGTATTTTAGATAGAAAAGTCATTTCAGAACAAATGAAACAAACTCAGAGAAGTGGTAAAATTAAATCCGGTATAATATCAAAAAGAGAAAAAGAAATTGTTAAAGAAATAAAACAATTGGGTTATAAACTAATTCATTCATATCGTGTTGATACTAAAATTTGTGATGTATACATACCATCATTAAATTTAATTATCGAATATTTTGGTGACTATTGGCATTGTAACCCCAAAAAATACGAATCGGATTTTTTTAATAAAAAAAAGGGTAAGTTTGCTTGGGAATTATGGGATTATGATAAAAAGAAACTTGAATTAATCAAAAGTTATGGTTATAATTTAGAAGTTGTGTGGGAGGGTGACCTTAAACTCAACAATAAATTAATAGAAATCATAATAGAAAACTATGTCACAAAACTCACTTCAACGCCCTAACGGTCAAGAAAAGATTAGCGTACTTGTACTGCCATCTGACCGTACGGGCGTTGGTTAAATCAAGGTAAATTTAGGTCAGTTGACCCCCACGTATTCCTACAAAACCTGTATCCGGATGACTTCCACGTAGATATTGACTACGAACCACAGATAAATAATGTCGAATATTGGAAAAAATATCAGATAGTTCACGCTCACAGAACAATTGGGCAAGATTATAATATCGCACCTCAATTAATTGAATGGTTAAAATCAATTGGTATTATTGTTATTATTGACCTTGATGATTATTGGTTACCAACTAAGGAACATCCAATACATAATATTATTGTTAAACATAAAATTGATGAGAAAATTAAGGCAAACTTAAAAGTTGCGTCATATGTAACAACCACTACGGATATTTTTGCAAATGAAATTAAAAAATTAAACAAAAATGTTATTGTATTTCCAAACGCAATTAATCCAAAAGAATTACAATTTAATCAACCAACACCTCCATCAGATAAAATTAGAGTAGGATGGTTAGGTGGTTCATCTCATTTACACGACTTAGAATTACTTGGCGGGTTTGTACAAAAAAATCAAGATATTAACGATAAATTACAATACGTTATTTGTGGGTTCGATACAAGAGGGACTGTTACGGAAATTAACCCACAAACAGGAGAAGAAAAACAAAGAGATATTTTACCTCACGAAACAGTGTGGGCTCGTTATGAAGAGATTTTTACCACTAACTATAAGACAATCGATGATGACTATAAAAAGTTTTTATTAGAGTTTAAAGAAGGTGAATACAATTCAGGAAATAATTTACCATATGTTCGAGTTTGGACTAAACCTGTTACTACTTATGCTATGAATTATTCAAAATTTGATATATCTTTGGCACCAATTAAAAACCATATTTTTAATGTAATGAAATCTCAGTTAAAAGTGATTGAAGCTGGATTTTATAAAAAAGCGTTAATTGCGTCTGAGATTGGTCCTTATACAATTGATTTAGTTCATTGTTTAAAAAATGGTGAGTTTAATGAAGAAGGTAACGCTATTCTAATTCCTGAAAATAGAAATCATAGTGATTGGGCTAAATCGATTAAGAAATTGGTTCAAAATCCTGAAATGATTAAAGTATTGGGTGAGAGATTATATAATACCGTTAAGGATAAATACGATTTAAATATTGTAACAAAAAATAGAGCAGAATTTTACAAATCTTTAATAAAATAAAAATGATAAAAATACCTTTAAGTAAAATATTGTTTCTTGATATTGAAACAGTAGGTGGTTGTAAAAATTATACCGAGTGTCAAGTTAGTAATCCAAATGTTGCAAAACAATTTGAGAAATATTTCGATTGGTTCCAAAAAAGATTTCCGGAAGATGCCGGTTTTTCTACCGATAAGGTTTTTGAAAAAAGAGCTGCATTAGTTCCGGAGTTTGCAAAAATTGTTTGTGTTAGTGTCGCATTTGTTATGGACAACGGTGATATTAAAAAACAATCATTTTCAGGTGACGATGAAAAATCATTATTAAAAGAATGTCAATCATTACTTAATCGTTGTGGTAAATTAGATTTTTATCTATGTGGTCACAATCTTAAGAATTTTGATATTCCAATGTTGGCAAAAAGAATGATTATAAATGGATTAATGCCCCCATCAATCTTACCGTCATATGATACTAAGCCGTGGGAGATTAAAGCTATTGATACCAAAGAAATTTGGCAGTACGGAGCCTACACAGCAATTGGGTCATTAGACCTAATGTGTTCTTGTATGGATGTCCCTTCACCAAAGGAAGGTGATGTTACCGGAGATAAAGTTCACGACGCATATTGGAATAAAAATATGTTACCTGAAATCACAGCTTATTGCGAACGTGATGTATTGGTATTGATTGACGTAATAAAAAAATTAAAAGAATTAGAATAATGGATAATTTTGACGAATTAGCAAAATTAAGAGATAGATTGCTTAATTTACAAGAAACTTTTTCATCTGAAACTGGTGAGATAAATTATGATGACATTTTAAATGAAATGGATGTTGATTTAAAACAAATTGAAGAAAATATTGTTGAAAATAACACTAAATTAGATTTACCTTATCAAATACTTCATCCGGACACAATCCATCCAAAATACAATTACGATAGTGACTCAGGATTTGATTTACATTCAACAGAAGAGGTTACTATACCCCCATTTGGTAGAGCATTAGTTCCAAGTGGGTTAGCCTTTGATATTAGAGATGGTTTTGAAATTCAAGTAAGAACAAAAAGTGGTTTAGCTATCAATCAAGGTCTTATGGTTTTAAACTCACCGGGAACCGTAGATAATGGATACACAGGAGAAGTTAAAGGAATTATATTCAACACAAACCCTACTGAGGTGACAATCCCAAAAGGTATGAAATTTGGTCAAGCAGTTTTATGTCCTGTTGTAAATGGTGCTTGGGTTGATTTAAATCAAGTTGCAAAAATAAATAAAAAAGAACGAGGAGCTAACGGATTTGGTTCTACAGGTATATTATGATTACAATAGTTTACTCAACACATAAAGACGAAACTTATAATAACAAATTTAAACAACATTTGTTACAAACTGTTGGTTTAAAAAATGTTCAAATTTTAGAATACACAAACTACAATCAATATAGTTTAACTGAAGTTTATAATAAAGGTTTAAACGAATCGGTTAATGATATTGTTGTATTTTGTCATAACGACATTATTTTTGAAAAAGAATATTGGGGTAAACGAGTTTTAGAACATTTTGTTAAAAAACCTGAATATGGTATATTAGGTGTTGCCGGGACATCATATTACCCTAGTTCTGGAAGATGGTGGGACATACAGGGTGAGATGATTGGTCAAGTTTATCACCAACACGAAGGTAGAAAATGGTTATCTGAATATAATAAACCATTTGGTAATAAAGTAATTGATTCTATCATTGTTGATGGACTTTTCTTTGCGGTTAAAAAAAGTAATTTAAAAACTAATTTTGACGAATCATTTACCGGATTTCATTTTTATGATACTTCATTTTGTATGAGTAATCATTTATTAGGCGTTAAAATTGGGACAATTTCAAATGTTGCATTAACACATCTTTCTATTGGTATGACTAATAATCAATGGGAACAGAATCGATTATTATTTTTAGAAAAATACAAAGAAAGTTTACCTATTAAATTAGAATCAAAATACCCTATAAGTAAAATTAATCCAAAATTACCTTTGGTTTCTATAATAATACCAATTTATAATTATGGGGTTCAATTTGAAAAGGCGTTACAATCAGTATTTAACTCTACTTACAAAAACATAGAGATTGTTATTGTCGATGATGGGTCTACAAACACTTATGTTAAATTAAAATTAGATAGTATTAAAGACCATCCAAATGTTAAAATTATTCATCAAGAAAATCAAGGACCTTCTTCTGCAAGAAATAATGGAATTAAAAATTCTAATGGTGATTTAATATTACCATTAGATGCCGATGATATGGTTCAACCTGACTATATCCAATTATGTGTTAACATATTGAAAAACAATAAAAATATAAGTCCGGTTTATTGTGATACTCATCATATTGGGCAAACTCAAGGTATTGAGGTAAGACCTGAATGGTCATTAGAAAGATTAAATAAAGGACCATTTATTGTTAATTGTTCTATGTTTCACAGAGAGGCATTTGATAAATGTGACGGATATGATGTCGAATTAAAAGGGTGGGAAGATTATGATTTATGGCTTAGAATGGGGATTAACGGATATGTAGGTAAAAGAATACCTAAACCTTTATTTATATATTTTCATCACGAAATTGATGGAACGGTATCTTCTGAAGCTAACGTTAATCAAATTGAATTACACCAAAAAATATTAAACAAAAACTATAGTAATGAAATTATTTGAAAAATTTGACAAAGTATATTGTATTAATTTAGACCGAAGACCGGATAGATTAGAAAATTTTACTAAAGAAGTCGAGAAACATAACTTAGGTGAATTTGAAAGATTTTCAGCATATGACGGTAAACAATTAAATTTAACTAATGAACATAATTTAAAACCAGGTGAGATTGGTGTAATAAAATCTAATTTAGATATTATTAAAAACGCAAAGAAAAATAATTATAAGACCATTTTAATTATTGAGGACGATTGTGTGTTCAATGATGAGATTGTTAATTTTGAAGATTATTTTAATCAACTACCTAATGATTGGGATATGATATATATGGGAGGTAATCACAATACTCATATGGGAGTTAATCCTCCTCAACAAATTAACGATAAAGTTGTAAAATTACACTCAACATACTCAGCACATTTTATTGGGATTAAATCGTCTGTATTTGACCACATAGAAGTTTTATTAGAAAGAGGTCAACAACCGTTAGACGTTGAATACGTTAAATTACAAAAAATATTTAATTGTTATTCTTTTACTCCAGCATTAACAAGTCAATTAGTTAATTTTTCAGATATTCAGGAATCAACAACAGATTATAACTGGTTAATAAAATAATATGTCAGAAATAATATCAACAGCTTATTTAATGGGGGGACTTGGGAATCAAATGTTCCAAATGTCTCACGCATTATGTCAAGGTTGGAAAAATAATATCCCGACTAAATTTAGACCGTCATCGTATACTCCGATGCAAGCCAATCAACCAACAAAATATTTAGACAATATTTTCAGAAATGTTGAATTTACTAATGATATACCTGAGACAATACGAATTGAGTCAGGTTGGGGATATACACCACTTAATCCTTCTTGGTATACGTCTATAGAATTTTTTGGTTATTTTCAGAGTAATAAAAACTTTTTAGGTTATGATGAAAAAATAAAAGAATTATTCCAACCAACAGAGGAGTTCATCAATAAAGTAAAATCATTATATCCAGAAATTAATAATGATGGAACGTTATCTGTACACATTAGAAGAGGTGATTACACAACAATAAGTCACGTTCTTCCTGTTATAGATAAAACATATATCGATGAAGCAATCAGACAAAATGGTGATTACTCAACGTTATTTATTTTTTCAGATGACGTTGATTGGATAAAACAAAATCTATCATATCCAAATCAAATTATTGTTACTGAATTAGAAGATTATGAAGAACTATGGCTTATGTCGTTATGTAAAAATAACATAATGTCAAACTCAACATTTTCTTGGTGGGGAGCGTTTTTAAATAATAACATAAATAAAAAAGTATACACTCCAAGCCTTTGGTTTGGGCCTGCCGGAGAATATAATTTCCAAGACATATATTTAGATTCTTGGACAAAAATAAACGTAACCTATTCCGAAGGAAAATTAATTTTTTAAAATATGAATTATTTACAAGGACAAAAATTTAGAGAAATATACGATAACAATAAAATTTACTATTGTGATACACACGATGTAAATTCATTTTTTGATAATATTAATTTTACACACGATTTTGTGTTGGTATCACACAACAGTGATGGTAATATAACAGATAACCCTATTAGACATTATGACGCTGATGTTAAAAAAATCCCTAAAAATTTAAAAAAATGGTTTGGACAAAATCTTAATTACGAATCAGAGATTATTGAGTCATTACCTATTGGTTTAGAAAATTCACAATGGTTTCCGGAAACAAGAAAAATTGAGAAGTTATTTAACATTAATTCAACACCAAAAAATATTAAAAATTTGGTTTATTTAAATTTAAACATATTAAATAATCCGGGTGTTAGACAACCAATTTATGATATGTTAAACGATAAACCATATGTCACAACACAATATGGTAGAAATGGTTTGGGTTATGATGAATATCTTGATAACGTATACAACCATAAGTTTATGATTTGTCCTGAAGGTAATGGGATTGATGTCCACCAGCCTTGGGAATCTTTATACGTTAACACAATTCCAATTCAAAAGAAAAATATTAATAACAGTAATTGGAGGGAATTACCAATTTGTTGGTTAGATGATTGGGAACAATTAACTGATGAAAATTTTTTAATATCAGAATATAAAAGAATATCTGAAACAAAATTTGATTTATCTAAATTAGATTTTGATTATTGGAAGAATAAAATACAAAATTCCATATGAAAATAATAGTAATTGGTGCCGGTATTTTTGGTATTACAACGGCACTAACATTATCCGAAAATGGGTATGATGTGACATTAGTAGAATGTGAAAATGATATAATGACTAAAGCCAGTAAATGTAACCACAATAGATTACATTTTGGGTTTCATTATCCAAGAAGTATTAAAACTGCAAAACAAAGTTTAGACGGATATGATTTATTTTATAATAATTTTTCAAATTCAGTATTAACTAATTTTCCAAATTATTATTTAATTGAGAAAAATGGTAAAATATCCGGTGATGAGTTTAAACTATTTTGCGATGAATTAGACATATATTACAAAGAATCATCTCCCAATAATATTGAAGTGGATATGAGTAATATTACTTTATCAACAATAACTAATGAACCAATATTTGATTTTGAATCTATTAAAATCGATTTATCAGAAAGATTAAAAAATTCAAAAGTTAGTCTAATTTTAAATAAAACAATAACGTCTGTTTCAGACTTATCCGGGTTTGATGTCGTTATTAATACAACATATCGTAATATTAATAAAATTAATGAGTTGTTCAATATCGAACCCATAAAGTTAAAATTACAAGATGTTATTGTCCCAATATTTAAAATGAATTCTGATAAGATTGGTTTAACAATTATGGATGGTGAGTATTGTACTATTATGCCAAAAGGGTTTGAAACGAATACTTTTTTATTATACCACGTAAAACACTCGGTTCTTAAACAAATTGAGGATTATGTGATTCCAAATAATTGGGTTAATAATGACCCGGAGTATATTAATAACAAAATAAATGAAATATACGAATCTTCAAAAACTTACTACCCATTCTTAAAAGATTGTGAGAAAATATCATATTGGAGAACAGTTAGAGCATTACCAATTAATGATGACGATGAACGTTTAAGTACGTTAACTCTTAATAACGTTGGTGATAAAAAAATAATAACATTATTGTCAGGTAAAATAACAACTTGTTGGTTAATGTCTGAAAAAATATTAAAAATATTAAATGAAAACACTACTAATAGGTAACGGATACTGGGGGTCGATAGTGCAGTCTAAATTAATAACTCAAACTGATTTACTCTACGTTGCAAACTCTAAAGATAATATTGACGATATTTTAAATAAGTTTGATGTTGATTATGTTTTTGTTTGCACCCCAACTGACACACACTACGATATTGTTAAAAAATGTCTTAATCACCATAAAAACGTTTTTTGCGAAAAACCTTTTACCGGTGATTTCGATAAAGCAAAAGAATTATATGAAATATCTGAAAAAAATAATGTAAACATTTTTGTTGATAATATTTTTCTATATCGATATGAATTTATTAATATACAAAACACCGCATTCAGTAATATTAAATTTATATGGAATAAATACGAAAATATATTTAACGAAAACTTATTAAACAGATTACTTTACCACGACTTATATTTATTATTGAATTTATCAAATAACGGGTGGAACATTAAATCGTGTAATATTTTTGATGACAGATTATCATTATCGTTAATTAACAACGATTTAACTTCCGAATTTAATTATAATAGAAGTTGTAAAGATAAAAAAGAAAAAATATTAATTTTAGATAATCACATCGTAGATTTTTCAGAACCGTTAAATGACCCATTATCAGAAATAATTAATAATTTACAAAATAATAAGATTAACCTTGAGGTTAATAAAAATATAACCCTAAACACAATTAAACTTTTAAACAAAATACAAAATGAATGCTTACTACACACATCAAGACACATTAAATAAAATTTTAGAATCTTTCGATTATTCAACACCAATTCACTGCCTTGAATTTGGTTCAGGTGATGGTAGTTCTTCTGTTTTTCATACTTTTGCACAATCTAACCCAAATTTAACTGTGGATTGTTTTGAACACGAGGAAAGTTGGTTAAATAGTATGTCAGAAAAATATAAATTAAACAATTATAATTTTAATGTAGTCGATTGGTCAACAATGAATTATGATGATTTAAAAATTAAAAATTATGATTTAATTTTTGTGGACCAGGGAGATTGGGATGCCAGATTAGTTACGATAGACAAAATGAAAAATAATGCTAAGTATATTATATTACACGACTATTGTTATTATAATGGTTTTGGTCCCGGAATGGTACATTCGCCAGATATGGATTTTAATAACGTTGGTGAAGGTTCTTTTTTCCATAAATATAGTGTTGATTTTGAAGTTACCGGTGTAACCGAATTATTCCCACCAACATTAATTTTAAAATCTAAAAATTTATAATGATATCGGTTTATTTAAATGGCCGGTTAGGCAATAACTTATTTCAATACGCTTTTTGTAGAATATCGTCAATTAAAAAAAATTGTAATTTTTACATACCAAAAAATCGAGAAGAATCAATTTCTTTTTATGGTTATTGTTCACAAAAAACATCTCAATATTTAGAGATGTCTTGTGAATCAAACCCACATTATTGGACCGGTGAAAAATTATTTACCATCGATTATGGAATCAATGACGGACATATATATAAATCAATTGGTAACACAAATGTTGAAAACGTTACAGATGGAACATTATTAGTAGATTTTTATCAATCAGATTCATATCTGTTAGAATATCGAGACATTATCTTGAATGATTGGTATAAATTTAATGAAAGTATTGTTGAAGAATCTAAAGAATTACTTAATAGGTACAATGTTGATGAATATTGTTATATACATTTAAGAGGTACGGATTACAAAACTATTCCACAATATTTTTTACCCATTAATTATTATTTGAAAGCAATCGACCATATAAAAGAATTGAACCCAAATATTAAATTTTTAGTTATAACCGATGATGTTGATGAGGGTAAAAAAATGTTCCCCGAATTTGAGGTTTTAAGTAACTCAACAGAAATTGATTTTTATTTAATTTCACAATCTAAATACAAGATAATTCCAAACTCATCTTTTTCTTGGTGGGCATCTTGGTTATCACAAAATAATAAAATAACAATAGCGCCAAATAATTGGTTCAACTATAATAGTGGTGACACATTCTCACCACCCGGAATAAAAACATCTTTTTTTACTTATATTTAATATGTTAATACTTACACACATTGGACTTCAACTACCTGAGTATTTGAATACGTTTTTAACACAAGTTAGAAAATTTAATAATAACTATGATATCGTTTTTTTGGTTAACCAAGTTAATTGTGAAAACGAAATATTCAAAACACATAATGTTAAAACTTACCCAATTGAGGAATTAATTACCGATAGGGTTAATAATTTTATTAATAATTTTGGTTATGGTAACATTAATACTGTACACCAAAATATTCTTTATGGTGCCCCTGATTATTGGTGTGTTACCGCAGCAAGGTTGTTTTTTATTTATGAATATTGTTTAAGGAGCAATGTTAGTAAATTTTTTCATTTTGAAAATGACATTATGTTATACGAAAATTTAAATACTATTGAAAATTTAATTGTTAAAAATAGTTTGTATCATAATCAAATTTCTATAACAAGAGGTACTAACAATAAAATTATGACCGGATTTATGTATGTGGATACTTTAGAATCTTTTAATCATTTATTGACTGAAATAAATCACTACTTAGAATCTAAATTAGATTTATTTTCGTTTGGTATCGACCATTTAAATGAAATGGGATTACTTCACATATATCAAGTAAACAACCCCGATAAATTAATTAATTTACCAATAGCCCCAAATAATAATTTAACAACAGATTTTGAATTTTATCAGTCCGTTTTTGACCCGGCCACATATGGTCAATTTCTTGATGGAACACCAGGGTCTCCGGGTGTTAGTCTAATACCGGATAGTATCATTGGGACCGAATTTAGTTATTCAAATATACCAATAACATTTGAAGTTATTGATAATTTAAGAATACCATTCGTGAGTTATAATAACAATAGATATAAAATAAATTCTTTACATATTCACTCAAAAAGATTAAACTTATTTCTAAGCTAAAATAAATTAAAATGAAAAACTACGACATAGTAATTGTATCCCACGAAAAAGATTTCAATAATATTAAATTTATTGTTGAGTATTCTCAAAAAAACTTAAAGTTTGATTCAATACACTTAATTTTAAGTGAAAGAAAAGAATTCACCGATTTAGAATTGATAAAAACTTTAACAGATAAACCTGTATTTTTACATTTAGAAAGTAATATTTTAAAGGTTGATAAATCAAGAATTAACCATAGACCAAATTGGATTTATCAAATGTTGTTGAAAATTTTCCAAGATGTTACATTAAACGATGATTTTTTAATTATTGAGTCTGATTGTTTAATACTTAAAGAAATTAACTTTTTTGAGGAAGATAAAACAACTTTATATTTATGTCGAGACCAACACCACACACCATATTTTAACTTTAATAATTTATTAGGATTTGGAAGAGAATATAACCATTCATTCATTTCTGAATTTATGATGTATAATAAACAAATAGTAAAAGATTTGTTAAATAAATCAAATTGTAAAGATGTTAATGATTTTTTAGAAATTATATATAATAATGTGAATGGGGATTGTTATCCAGCCGATTACGAATTATATGGTAATTTTTGTATTAAATATCATAGAGATAAAGTAGATGTGAAACATTTAAACTATAATTTTTTTGGGAGAGAATCCACACATAACCCATTTTGGACTGACTCAGAAATAATTGAATTAATTAATAGTAATTTAGATAAAGAAGTTATAAGCTTCCATACTTGGGGAGAAAATTAAAATTATGACACTTAAACCTTCGTTAATAATAGGTAATACGTCTCAATTAAGTTATTATTTCCCCGATACTTTTGAAAAAATATCATCTAGAAATATTGAATTTGATAGAGTTTGTTCACAACAATATGATAAAGTTTTTTTGTTGTTTGCAGAACAAAGGACTTTTTTAAATGAGTCTGAGGATTTTTTTGTAAAAACTAATGTTGATTATACTATAGAGGTTATTAATAAATTTAAAGATATCTCAAATAAAATCATCATTTATTCAACATCAGAATTGTGGAACAAATATGATGGATGTATATCGTTAAAAGATAGTTACAATTATAATTATTCCCCATACATTAAATCAAAAGAAATCCTTTGTAATTACATTAACAATAATAGAGACATTTATCCTAACGTAATTATTATATACCCATTTAATTTCAATTCAGTTTATAGAAAAGAAGGATTTCTTTTTGGTAAAATATTTGATTCAATATTAAATAATAAAAAAATATCTATCGGAGATATAAATTTTAATAGAGATTTAACCCACCCAAAAAATATTGTAGACATTTCATTAAAGGTTAATGAGGATTGCATTATTGGTTCCGGAGAATTAATTAACGTCCAAAAATTTATTGAGGACATATTTGCAAAATTAAATAAAAACATTATAGATTACATTGAATATGATGATTCTAATAATCTAAAAACAAAAAGAGGTGGATATTATTGTTGTGATAAAACAATTGATTATGATGACCTCATTAACTTAACAATTAAAGACATATATGAGTATTAAATTAGTAAAAGACACGATTGATTTTGATGATATCAACAAGTTAATAGAATGGTTAAAAACTAACCCAAGATTAACTAAAGGAGAATTAACTACGACTTTTGAAGATTTGTGGTCTAAATGGTTAGGTTGCAAATATTCGGTATTTGTTAATTCAGGGTCATCAGCTAATTTGGCTGCAATATATTCATTAATATTGTCAGGTAAATTAAAAAACAATAAAATTATTGTACCAGCAGTATCTTGGGTTACAACTGTAACACCTGCAATACAATTAGGTCTAACACCTATTATGTGTGATTGTGATATGGATAATTTAGGATTAGACATTAATCACTTAAAAACTTTAATTAAAGAAGAAAATCCTTCTGTTATTATTTTAGTTCACGTATTAGGGTTTCCAAATCATATGTCTGAAATAATTGAATTATGTAAAGAAAATGATATTTTATTAATTGAAGACACTTGTGAATCAATAGGTTCAAAATATGATGAAAAACATTTAGGAACTTTTGGTGATTTATCTACGTTTTCTTTTTATTTTGGACACCATATGTCAACAATAGAAGGTGGTATGATATCAACTGATGACGAAGACTTATACCATATTTTACTATCCATTAGGTCACACGGGTGGGATAGAGACTTACCTATATCAAAACAAAAAGAATTACGTGAAAAATATAAAATTAATGATTTCAAATCATTATACACTTTTTATTATCCAGGATTTAATTTACGAGCAACAGACTTACAAGCATTCATTGGGATTCAACAAATGGGGAAATTAAATGATATTGTTGAAGGTCGAAATAAAAATTATTTGAGATATCAAGAAGGTATTAATAATAGTTTTTGGAATGTGAAACCAACAAGTAATTCTTATGTATCAAACTTTTCTTACCCAATAATCACAAAAAATCTTGATAAATTAATATCTGAGTTACAAAATAATGATATTGAATGTCGACCTTTAATTTGTGGGTCAATAAATGAACACCCGTTTTGGTATGAAAGATATGGTAAACAAGAATTACCAAACTCAAAATTAGTTCACGAATATGGTTTATACTTACCTAATAACCACCAAATGACTGAAGAAGAAGTGACTAAAGTAATTAAAATTGTTAACGAGAATATATGAGAAAATTATTAGTAACCGGTGGTAATGGTTTAGTTGGTTCTTCCATTATCTCTGATGTAAAAATTGGTAAACAATATGACTTAAGAAATATTGAAGAAACCAATAAAATGTTTGACTATTATAAACCAACTCACGTTATTCATTGTGCTGGAAAAGTTGGTGGTGTTAGTGCCAATATGGATTATAAAGGAGAATTCTTTTATGATAACATAATGATTAATACTAATGTTATTGAATCGTGTAGATTACATAACGTTAAAAAATTAGTATCATTTTTATCCACTTGCGTATTTCCAGACAATATTGAATACCCTATTACAGAAAAAAAGATTCATTTAGGAGAACCTCACTTTTCAAATTATCCATACGCCTACGCTAAACGAATGGCTGATATTCAAATCAGGGCTTACCGAGAACAATATGGGTTAAATTATGTTTCAGTTATACCAACAAACATATATGGACCAAATGATAATTTCTCACTTAATTCAGGTCACGTAATACCAATGTTACTACATAAAATGTATAACGCTCAAAGAGACAATACGGATTTTGTTGTTTGGGGTAGTGGAACACCATTAAGAGAATTTATTTATTCTAAAGATGTTGCTAAATTATCTGAATGGGCTTTAGACAATTATGATGAATCCGAACCAATAATATTCAGTAATTCTGTTGAAATTAGTATTATGGACTTAGTTGACTTATTAGTAAAAGAATTTAACTTTAAAGGGAAGGTAGTATTTGATAACTCAAAACCGGATGGACAATTTAGAAAACCATCCGACAATTCAAAATTAAAATCATATTTACCTAATTTTGAATTTACCCCAATTGAAAAGGGATTAAAAGAAACAATAAATTGGTTTATAGAAAATTATGACAAAACAAGAAAGTAAAATAGCACTAATCACTGGGATTAATGGTCAAGACGGTTCTTATCTTGCAGAATTCTTATTAGAAAAAGGATATGAAGTTCACGGAACTTTAAAACGAAATTCAGTATCAGAAAATCAAACATCAAGATTGGATAAAGTATACGATAAAGTTAAATTACATTACGCTGATTTAACCGACCTATCATCATTAGTACGTGTTATTAGTGAGGTTAAACCGATTGAAATCTATAATTTAGCCGCTCAATCACACGTAAGAATATCTTTTGACCAACCATTATACACCGCAAATGTTACGGGGATAGGAACTTTAAATGTTTTAGAGGCAGTCAAATTATTAAACCCATCTATTAAAATTTATCAAGCATCATCATCAGAAATGTTTGGAAATTCAATTGATACGGATGGATATCAAAGAGAAACTACACCATTGAATCCCGTATCACCTTACGGATGTGCCAAAGTTTTTAGTTATAATATTTGTCGTAATTATAGAAATTCATATGGAATGTTTATTTCAAATGGAATATTATTCAACCACGAATCACCAAGAAGAGGTACTAACTTTGTAACTAATAAAGTTTGTAAAGAAGCCGTTAAAATAAAACTTGGATTATCCAATGAACTTAAACTAGGTAACTTAGATGCCACTCGAGATTGGGGACACGCAAAAGATTATGTTAAAGTAATGTGGGAGATTCTTCAATTGGATAAACCTGATGATTTTGTATGTGCAACAGGAATATCACATTCAGTACAAGACCTATGTGAGTATGTTTTTGGAAAATTAGATTTAGATTGGGAATTATATGTAAAACAAGACGAGAAGTTTTTAAGACCGGAAGAATTACATAATTTAAAAGGTGACCCATCAAAATTAGTAAAAGCGACGGGATGGACTCACGACTATACTTTTGAGAGTATGTTAGACGAAATGATTGAACATTGGTTAACATATTATAAACAACAATAATTTTAAAATGGCTGAACAGCGAAAAAGAAAACCAACAACAACTCCCACTCCGGAGGTAACAGGTAAACCGGTAAGTAAAAAAGATTTAATTACTCAGATTATTAAAAGAAAAACTAAAGAAAAGTTTTTAACTATAAATCAAAAAAAGTATTATGATACTTTAATAGATAGTGAAATAACAATTTGTTCCGGGCCAGCGGGTGTTGGTAAAAGTTACATAACAATGAAAGCAGCAATTGATTTACTTTCGGACCCAAAAACACCTTACGAAAAAATAATTATTGTTAGACCGGCCGTTGAAGCCGAAGAAAAATTAGGTTCATTACCAGGTAACGTAGAAGAAAAATTAGACCCATATATTTTCCCCTCTTATTATTTATTAAATAAAATTATTGGAAAAGAGTCTAGAGAAAAATTAAAAGAGATTGAAGTTATCGAAGTATTTGCATTAGCGTTTATGAGAGGTATGAACATTGATAATTCTATTTTAATATTTGAAGAAGGTCAAAACGCATCTCCAAGTCAAATGAAACTTCTTTTAACAAGAATTGGGTTTAATAGTAAATTCTTTATTTCAGGTGATGTTGAACAATCAGACAAATATAAAAACAAAACCTTAAGTGGTTTATGGGATGCAATTGAAAAATTTAGAGATGATGATTATGTATCAACATTTGAATTTAAAGATAAAAATGATATTGTAAGAAACCCATTAATTAGTAAGATATTACGTAAATACGACAACGAACCGGATGAGAATAGCAATTGAGATTAATGGGGTGTTAAGAAACACATTGGATAAAATCCAACAAACCTATCAAAAATATATGATAGATAAAACTGAGGGTTTAGATGACGACGAATCTTTTAAATACGAAATAACCCCACCATTAAACAGTTTAAATCTTAGAAACCATTTTAAATTTCAAAATGATGAAGAATTATTTTCATTTTTATACGAAGAATTTCCAATGGAAATATTTGGTCATTCACAATCAACCGAATATTCTACATTCAACGACTTAAATGAAATATATTTAAATTTGAGAGATAATCACGATATACTGATAGTGTCCGATGAGATTGGTAAATCTAAACCAGCGTCTTTGTTTTTCTTATCAAAATTTGGATGTTTGGTTGAAAAAGTAAAATTTTACAGTAATTCAACAATAAATTCGATGTGGGATGAAATAGATGTTTTACTTACATCAAACCCTGCTCTATTATTAGAACATCCGGAAGATAAATTTATCATAAAATATCAAACGGAGTACAATAAACATATCAAATCAGACAATTCAATAACATCAATTAAAGAATTAGAATTTGAATTAACAAAAATAAAATAATGTTAAAAGTATTAGGGGAAAATTATTATTTGGATTTAGACAAAATAGATGATTACGTCCAAATTAAAGGTGAAAAAATTAATATAACCGGTGTTACAGAATCCGCGCATATCAGTATCATAAAATACGAAACAGTCAAATTAATGATGGAAATCATTATGGATGAGACGGAAGAAATTGATGAAACACTCGGAGTTAAAGGAACAAATAACATATCAATACCATTTAAAATTGCGTTTAATACGTTACTATATAAAAAATTACTAAACAAATTATAATATGAATCAAGAACAAATTTCAAAATTAGAGTTGTCAATTGAGAATATGAAAAATAAGAAATCTAAGATTTATCTTATCACTCAAGACACAAAAGGTAACGCCAAAGCGTCCATCGCTTATATCTATAGATTAGGTTTGGCATTATTAAACGCAGGATATAATCCAATTATTTTACACGAAACCCCTGATTATAAAGGAGTATCAGAATGGTTAGGAGAGGAATATATGACTTTACCTCATCAATCTATTGAAGGTCAAAATTTACAAGTATCTCCGGAAGACTTAATCATTATCCCTGAATTATATGGTTTCATTATGTCTCAAATAACAAACTTACCTTGTGGTAAAATTGTTATTTGTCAATCTTACGACTATATGTTAGAAACATTACAACCAGGTCAAACTTGGAGTGATTTAGGATTTTTTAAATGTATAACAACTTCTGACAAACAAAAAGAACAAATTGAAACGGTTATGAGAAATATATCATTTGATATATTAACACCTTATATTTCCGATGTTTTTAAACCTCAGGTGTTACCATCAAAACCAATTATCACAGTACATTCAAGAGACCAAAGAGATACTGTTAATTTAATTAAAACTTTTTATATTAAGTTTCCACAATACAGATGGATTACTTTTAGAGATATGAGAAATTTAACGGAAACAGAATTTGCCAAAGGATTAGATGAATCTTGTTTATCTGTTTGGATTGATGATGTAAGTGGTTATGGAACATTCCCTTTAGAATCTATGAAATGTGGTGTCCCTGTATTAGGTTTAGTTCCTAATTTATTACCGGAATGGATGACAGAAGACAATGGATTATGGATAAACAATAAAACACAATTAGTTGATTTTATTGCTGATTACTTACAAAATTGGTTAGAGGATAATGTAAATGAAAATTTATTTATTGAAATGAACAAAACCGTAGATTCATTACCTACCAAAGAAACTTTTGAAACAGAATCTGTAAGATTATTTGAAGGGTATTTAAATACTAGACAAGAATCATTTGCTGAACAATTATCTAAACTACAAACAATATAAGAACAATATGGAAGAAATTAAAAAATTTGATGTATCGGTAATTTTACCAATTAAATCATCTAAAGTTAGAGATTTTGATGAATACTTTAAAAAATGTATTGAGTCATTAAAAATACAAAAAACACAAATAAATGAACTTGTTATTGTTCATACAAACGAAACCTCGTTGGTTGAATACTTAAACGGTTTTGATTTTGGTGATTTACCGGTTGTTAAAATTGAGTGGACTAAAGAACCTAATTTTTCAGCTCAGGTCAATTATGGTGTAAGAAGTGCAAAATCTACTTGGGTATCATTATTTGAATTTGATGATGAATACTCATCAATTTGGTTTAAAAATGTTTTAAAATATTCTCAAATATATTCTGATGTACACGCATTTTTACCAATCGTTGTAGATGTTGATAATACTGAGAAATTTGCCGGATTCACTAATGAGGCAACATTCGCAGCTAATTTCACACCTGAAATGGGTATCTTAACAAATGAGACGTTAATGGATTATCAAAATTTTCAATTATCGGGAATTGTTATTAAAAAAGAGTCATTCATTGATTATGGTTTATTAAAACCATCTTTTAAATTAACATTTGGTTATGAATTCTTTTTAAGAATGACATACAATTCAATAAAAATTATGTCAATCCCTAAAATAGGATACAAACATATGAATTTAAGAGAGGGGTCTATTTTTTGGAACTATAAAAATGGGGATGATGCTATAACACCCGATGAGGTTAAATTTTGGGTAGAGTCTGCAAAAAAAGAATTTTTCTTTATTAATGACAGAGCCATAAAGTACGAACCACAAGAAGTTTAATGTCTGAAACAATTAATTTAACGGGAGATACCAGTGTTGAGTTAAAGAAGAAAGGTAGAAAACCAACCCAATTAAATTATTTTGATGTTCGGGAGGAATTGGCAGTTGTAAGATTTTTAGAAACTGAATGTCCAATTGAAAGAAATAAAATTTATAATGAGTTTTTATTAAAACCTTTAGATAAGATGATATCTTCAATTATTAGAAGATACAAATTATATAGAAAAGATATGGATTTCACAGAAATTCATACAGACACTCACTCGTTCTTAATAACAAAAATAGATAAGTTCAAGCCTTCTAAAGAAAAGAAGGCTTATTCTTATTTTGGAACCATATGCAAAAATTATCTTATGGGTCAAATTATTAAGGACCAAAAAGAAACAAATAGAAAAATATCTTATGAAGATATTTCTACTAGTTTAGAAAACGATGAAGGGTTTGCATATTACATAGAAAATGATACACTAGATTCTGAAAGACTTATTCATCATTTCTTAATTAAATTAGATTTATTTATTAAAAATGAAAATCTAAATGAAAATGAGGTAAAACTTGGTCAGGCGTTGTATGATTTATTTGATAATTACGAAAATATTTTTGTTGGAAACGATAATAATAAATTCAACAAAAATATAATATTACTTTCATTGAGGGAAATGACCAATCTTTCTACCAAAGAGATAAGAGGGTCTATGAAAAAATACAAAAATATGTATTTTGACTTGGTTCAAACTATGATTAAATAAAACCCAATCTTAAATATTTATTGTTATGGGAAGGCCAACAAAAAAAGAAATTAATTTAACCAAAGAATCAATGTTATCATTGATGCAGGAAATCTACAATGAACTTGTAGAACAAAGAAATACTGCAATACGAATTCAAAATAAAATGTTAACAATGATGAAGGAACCTGAAGATATGACAATTATCGGTCCGGTTATCGAAAAACAACAAAAAATCATAAATGATTGTGTTGAGAAAAAATTAACATTGTCCAAATTACAATCTGGTATGTGGGAAAAATCTAATGCTAATAAAGATAGTGGAGGTGGATTTTCAATATCAGACTTAGGGGATGATGAATTATTAAAAACATTAATGGAAAAAGATATATCAAAAGATAACGATTCCTATAAATTGAAAAAATAATAAATTATGCCATCATTAGATATAAATTTTGATTATAACAAAATTCAAAAAAAACTTAATGCGACTAAATCTTTTACAGATATTAAGTCTCAGTATAATGATGCAACCAAAAAAACTGGTGAGTCGTTTGAAAAAACAAAATCTCAAGTTTCCGAATCGTTAACAAGTGTTAAAAATCAAACTAAAAGATATCAAAGACAAGTTAAGAACCAATTTGAACAACTTTTAGATTTAACCAATACGTCCGGAGGAAACGGTAGTGGTTCACCAAAATACATTAAAAGACTTCTAATTAGAACAATTAAAAATGTTCAACCAAGATTACGAACAATTGTTATCAAAGATTGTTTAACCGCGTTAGGTTGTGACCAACAACAAACATATACCACAGGCCAACCTATATATGTGAAAGTAGGGTCTGTTGACTTATTTAATAGGTTATTTATTGACCCTCAAGATGAAGTGGGTGTGGTTGTTTATGAGAAAAATTTACCTCAACCAAATCAGATACCTTATTCAATGAATAGGAAGTTATATGAATTAACAACTAATAATAACCTAATTTATAATTACAAAGGTAAATCAGGTCAAGATTTATTTGATATACAATATTCTGACACTGATGGGAATGGTGTTACTGGTGGTTGGTTTAAAATTGACTTAAAAGCTCGAAATAACCCACTTAAAGTTGGTGAGTTTATGGTTGATTATTATGACACCATAAGAATGTCTGAAGATACAGATATTATTGCGTCAATTATGGAATCATTATCCGGAGCAATTTCTATGAAAATTAATGCCGGAACATCTCAAGTTGAGAATGCTAGTCAAGCAGAATTAATTTTAGCAAGAATATTAGGACTTTGTTTTGATAGTGGAGGAAGTGATGGTGAAATAGACACTAGTGGTATTTCTAAAATTGCCGAATTAGATGGTATAGATGATTCATTTTTTGAATTTACTGAAATTGATTTAAGAAATATTGATATTAGAACCGCTAACATTAAAAAAGGTGTTATACAATTTGAAGATTGTAATAATATTGATTTACCTGTTAATTTTAACGAAATTGTGGGGGCGTTAGGCCAATTAAATTTTTATGAAGGTTCCGAATTTGAAGATGCTGCAAATAACGTTAGTGATGTTTTAGCAAACAATCCATCTTGGATTGGTGTTGGAATTAATATTGACCCACAAGTTGTTGTTGATACTAATTTTATTAAGTTAATAACTAACGGAATGATTGGAGCATTAATAACTCCAAAAATGATATTACCAATTATTGTTATGTATAAAGCATTGGGTAATACGTTGGCTGACAACATTAAATCATTTGTTGACTTTGCAAAAATATTTAAAAAATTCTTTATTAATTTAGTATCTAAAGTAGGTGCAATTTTTGTGGAAGAATTATACAAATTAATTAAAGAGGATATTTTAAAATTAGTACAACAAGTTATTCAAGACATCGTTAAAGAAAAAATTGTTAAAAAATACGCAATGATATTAAAATTGTTAGCATTATTATTAGCAATAATTGGATTAATAACTGACTATCGTAAATGTAAAAATTTAATTGACGATATTCTTGCTTTATTAAATTTATTAAATGTTCCCGGATTTGGTAGTAGTATACCATTACCAATATTATATGCCTCACAATTATTAGACGGTTATTCCGAATCAAGAGCATTTATTGGGGCTATTGAAGAAATGCAAAATTTAGGTATTCCAACCGGAGCAATGCCAAGTGGAGCACCAAATTTTGATTTATTAGGTAGATTTGGACAAATGAAAGCGATGGCTTTGGAAGAAGCCGAAAATAATAAACTTCAAGTTGCGGTGGGACCATTACTAGTTACACCAGCATTCTTAACAGTACCAACAAGTTCATACGGTAAAAAATTCTAATTATGACTCAAAAAGAAAAATCTGAAAAAGTATTACAAATTATTAAAGAATACAAAACATCGTCAAATAAAGATTTAACTCTTGCTATGGATTGTATCCAAGAAGATTTTGAATATACTAAAAAGTTAGTATTAAAAGGAACAGAACAATTAGATAAGTTAGAATTAACTTACAACACCATATTAAAAGAATATCAAAAGAGAATGAAACAAAATGGAAATTAATAGAAAAAATAAACATCAAATATTATTTCCAGGGTATGTCTATGATAATCAGGACCCTATGATGTTAGGTCGACTTAGAATTATTCCTGAGACAAAAAACTATGATGATATTATCGCTTCAGTTGTTGATTGGAACGAAGAAACCGATATATGGACATCAAAAGACCCGTTAATCTATATTCCTTTATTACCTTTTTATATTAGTCAAACACCTAAAATAAATGAATACGTTCATATTATTTATATGAATAAACTTGAACCATTCAAAAATCAATTTTATATTCAAGGACCATTTTCGTCTCCAATGACAACCCCTTTTGAAGATAATCAAGGGGCTAAAAAATTCTTAGCCGCAGGTGATAAAATAAAAGAAGGGTTAAGTATTAAAAACCAAAATGGTGAATACCGTGATGATAATAGCAAAGGAGTATTTCCTGAACCGGGAGATAACGCTTTATTAGGTCGAGGAACCGCCGATGTTATTGTAAAAGAAAATGAAGTATTAATTCGAGCAGGTAAAACAAAAGAACTATCCAAAGATAAGTTTCCAATAGGAAATCAAAATAGAGCCTTTTTACAGTTAACAAGATTTACACAAACTAAAAAAACATTACCAAAAGAATCAAATTATCGTTTAGTTCAAGATGTTCTATTAGTTAAAAAAATGATTGTTTGGGATATCACAAATTTAGATAATTCTACAGGTAATTTTACAGGGTCCGTTAAGTTATATAATCTTAAACCGAGTTCAAAAGTTAATACAGACAATTTTAAATTTGACACAATTTTAAATTTAACAAGTGGTGAAGATTACGGAGTTGAATTAGAATCTGTCTCATTTATGGGTAAATCTTTTAATGAATCAGTTAAAGCAATTAATGATTTTATTTCTAAAGTATTTAACCCAAATGTTACATTTACCGGTATTACTATAAATAACCCACAAAATCTTGCAACCCAATTTCCGTTTGTTGTTACCCCATCAAAACAAACCTACGAAATTGGTAAAAAATTCTCACCAACAACAGCGTTAGGTGAAATATTAGAATATATTAACTACAAAAGATTTTTTAATAACATTAAGTTAAACAATTCTGAGGAAGAAGGTTGGTTTTTAGTTTCTGAAAATAAAGGAGGTAAACCATTGTTTGGACCTCAAGGAACTTTAAAAGAAGAAATAATTCAACCAACAACATTTGAAAATGAAGATATCACATACGGTGCGTTAGGTGCTCAACGGATATTTTTATTATCACAAAATTCTACAAGTCCCAAAGGACAAATAAGTCTTGCCGATACTTTATATGGTATACCACAAGATAAGTTTATTGGTGCAGGACAAACATTATATGATAAAACATATTCATCAGTTAGAGGTGAAGAGTTGGTTAAATTAATTGAAAAAATTGTTGAGTTCTTAAACAACCACGTTCACCCTCACGCCAATATGGTACCGGATGAAGCAACTCAAGGTTCTAAAACAACCAAGACCAGTATCAACCAATTATTGGCCGATGTAAATAATACTGTCTTAAATCAAAATATTCGAATAAACTAAATATTTATTGTTAAAAGATTTTATGTCAATTAACAATTCATATTTCAGTAAGAACAACACACTCATATCAAATAGCTTAACAAACACAGGAAGAAATCCTGTGACTGAGCTATTCTATGGTTCGTTAGCAACATCACTATACCCAAATGGTTTCAGTCGATTTATCTTTGATTTAGACCTAACTCTATTACAAGAAAAAGTTTCTGACGGAACTATTTCAACAACTTGTAATGATACTATGGTTCATACATTAAGAATGGTTAATACCTCAACATTTAATCTTGAACAATTAAATACAACAACATCTCAAGGTAGATTAAGAGCAACGTCATTTGATTTAATATTATTTAGAATACCTAACAACCAATTATGGGATGAAGGTGTCGGATATGACTTTGCAGATTTAATATACGACTATAGTAATTCTGACAAAAATTTCTCAACAAGACCGTCCAATTGGATTCAAACAACAACATTAAGTGGTTGGACATCACCAGGTATCTATAGTAATATCAATAGTGGAGCAACACCATATAGTGCATTAACTATTGTTGATACTCAACACTTCCAATTTGGAAATGAAAATATTTCATTTGATATGACAAGTGAAATTAATAGTATTTTAACAGGGGGATTAACCGGTGTTACGGGTTGGGGTATCGCTTACTTACCTCAAATAGAAAACTTAACAGGGTTGACTGAAAACTATGAAGTCCAATTCTTTACAAGACATACCCAAACATTCTACGAACCATTCTTAGAAACAAACTATAACGACATAATTGAAGACAATAGAAATAACTTTTCATTAGGTAAAGTAAACAAGTTATATCTGTATCTATATGAAGATGGTAATCCAATTAATTTAGACCAATTACCATCAGTATCTATTTCAGATGCAAGCGGAACACCAATATTGGGATTATCAACACCAAACTTAGATGTTTGTCAAAGAACAAAAGGGGTGTACGAAGTTATCATCCCACCATTATTAGGTTACAAAACACCTTGTTCGTTCTATGATGTTTGGAGTGATTTATACATAAATGGATTTCAAGTAGATGATATCACAAATAGTTTTACAGTATACCCATTTAAAAAATCAGTTCAAATTGGTACAACAACTCAAGACCCTAAAGTTTATGGTTTTGATTTTTATGGTATTAAACAAGATGAAAAAATATACAACACAGATATTAGAAAAGTTGGGGTGGTAATCAAACAAGCTTACTCAACAAATAAAATACTTCCAAACGTAGAGGCACATTATAGAGTATATGTAAGAGAAGGTCAAACAGAAGTTGAGGTTCAAGATTGGACAAGAATAAACAAAACCCCAAATGAATACTATTTTATGTTCGACACAAGAGATAAAATACCTAACGAATATTATATTGATTTGAAAGTATTAAGTAGTGGGGAAATAAACACATATAAAAAACAAATCAAATTCCAAATAGTAAATCTAAAATATTTGGAATAATCAGATATTTATAAATAAAAAATTATGGCAAATAGATTATTAACAGGAACAACTTGTTCTTTGGGAGCAGTAATAACATTTATCGCTGAGGATACTTTAGTAATGGCAAACGCGTTAAATAAAATATATCAACTTGGTGATGGAACGTGTATTACATTGACCGCAACAGGGGCAACAACATCCAGTTTAACAACTAAAGTAATTGTTTATGGACCATACAGTTCTTGTACGGAATGTATAACACCTTTAAATAGTGCCGGAGTAACATCAATTAATTGTGTTGATTGTGGTACAGGTACCGTAACGGCAACAACACTACCTCACGCAATCTATACCAACGGACAAAATAGAGCTATCTCACAAAATAACACAGTTACATTAGGAGGACCCAACGGACTAAACAACTAAATAAAAAAAGAGAAATTAAGTTTTCTCTTTTTTTTTGTCAAAATATTTTTTATTCTCAAAAATATCATTACATTTGTACCATATAATAAATCAAGTACATAATGAGAAAGATATTTAAATTTTTTAAAAGATTGGCGGTAAGACGTATTGCAAAAACAAGAAATCAATTTGATTACCAAGACCCGGGACTATTAGGTGATGTTCACATCTGTAAAGCGATATGCCGTAAACTTATAACAAGTGAAGGTTCGAAGTTTTTAATTGCACCACTATCTTCTCAAAGATATATTAAACATTCTGAACTTGGAATCTTTGTTATCCTTGACGATAAAAAAATTAGTGTAATCAATCACGAATACTACTACAGTAATATCTTATTATCTAATAGAGACTGGGACAAATTAACTAAGATGTATGATACAAAAGTAGAACGTATCAGACAAGAATTAAAAAATGAAATGAAGTCCCAAATCAAATATTCTTTAAAAGGTATTTTAGATAGAGTGGACAACTCCAAAAAAACAAAAACCCCTACTGAGTAAGGGGTTTTTTATTTAAAACATATCTTCAAGATTATTTAAATGTTTTTTAACGATATCTAAGTCACCAATATCGGTGTAGGTAAATCCTTTACTCTTTAAGGTCTGAACCTCCCTATGTAAGTGTAACATCATCTGTCTAATCATATTTGACATTGTAGGGTACGATTCAATCATTTTATCCAAATGATAAGATTCTGTAGGTAATTTTAATACATTCCCAATTTTCTTAACCCAATCCTTACCATAATTGTCAGCATCCATTTCCATATCCCAATAGATTTTAAAGAACTCTTCAAAATCCTCAATATCCCCCATATAAGAATCCTTCATATCAAAATCACTCATTTGTTGTTCGTGTTTTAATTCGTGAAATAATATGTAAACAAACGATGCGAAATTAGGTAACATCTCAGGTGAACATAATATAATCATATTACTTGTTCTCACCCCTTTAAATCCGGTACTACAAGAGTTTAACACCTTTATTGTATATCCTCTATCCTGAATGAAATCTTTTATCTTTTCAGATATTAAATTATATTCCTTCATTTTATCCTCAGGAATATTTTTTCTAAATTTATCAATAACCCTGTCGTAATTAGAACCTGTTTTTAGACCATTTGGGACAATATCTCCTAAAACGGTACCTTCGGTTACCTCAACCCATTCTTTGACCGTATTAACGTCGTGTGTGTCTATATTATAACTTCCATTAACACCTTTCTCCCACATTCCAACAACTCTATCCACATTATTTTTTAAATTCTTACTTTTACTTTTTTTATTAATTTTATGTGAAGATTGATTTATAAAAGGAAATAACTCAGACTTTCTCCATTTTTTTAACCCCAACTCTATTGGACCATTATATTCACCAGCACTATTAGCCGTTGTGTTTTCTTTTATTGGTACAACTTTTTTATTTTTACCCGGTGTTGGATTAATACCACTACCGTCCTCATCACTATTAGTCGATTCAGGATGTTTGGTCATATAATTAGTAATTTTCCTAGCTTTACCCTCTATTTTTTTAATCTCTTTTTTTGTCTCATCCATAGAACCGTCATAACTATCAAACTCCAATTCCGGACTATCATATTTAGATACAGGAATTGTAAAAGGACCCATCTCAGTTTTTTTAAATTTACGAACACCAAGTTGCATAGGACCCACATAAGAACCTTTACTTCCACTATCACTAGTCGCCTCTTTAATCTGTATTTTGTTATTTTTGTTCATATACTTATAAATATACTAAAATTTAATTATGGAACAACAACCTGAACTATTTGGAAAGTTATTTGAATCAATACCAATCCAATCCGAAGAACATTTAGAAGTTATCCTTGAAACTATGGATAAAGACCACGCAATCTATTATCTAACACAAGCAGTAAAATACGCATATCAATCCGGAATATACTCCATAGGCGAATGCGAAGTTATCTCAAAATCAATTAGAGTTACCAATAAAAAAGAAAAAGAGGACTAATTGTCCTCTAATATTTTATTCGACTTACGAATATTCTCCTCTCCCCACATCGGTTGGAGGTTATCCAAACACCAACATTTCATAAATTCCTCGTCACCAATTTCTTTGATATTAAAAGAAGATATAGGTAGTTTATGGTCTACGTGAAACTCACCGTAATTATCCCACGTCATTCCTTCCGTAAATTGGTTTTCTAAATGAACAATCAATTCTTCCGGAGTATATCCTAAAATATCAAAGTAATGTCCGTTCTTCTCCACATTACTCTCCTTTAAAACCTGATATATCGCAGTTCTGAAATTGGAGATTAGTTTATAGAGGGGGTCAGACGCTTTACGATTTCTTTCGTAGTCACGTTTAGTTTTTCGTAATTTATCACGATTCTCTTCTCTCCATTTTTTTTGATATTCTTTTAAATGTTCTTTTTTATTTTCCCTCCATTCAGAATAGTATTCTGATATTTTTTCTTTATTAGATTCGTAATATTTCTTATCAGCAATTTTTTTTCCTCCAAAATATCTTCTACCCGGAGTATCCATTTTAACATCATTTTCTTTTAACACACGATTAATTGTTTTTTCAGAAACTAAATACTTTTCACCAATTTGTCTAGTACCCCAAATATCGTTAACATATAGAGATATCATATCCTTTATTTGTTCATCATTAAATATAATTTTTCTCATACTATAAATACTCTCATTTTATCTATTGTTTACAAATATACATAAAAAAAAGGGACATATAGTCCCTTTTTGTTAAATATTTTAAGATTTTGATTATCTCAATTCTCTTAAATCGAATGTTCTAACACCATCTACAGTAATTCTGCCATAGAAGCGATTATTTACCATTTTTTTCGCGTATCTCGTCATTATACCTTTGATAGGTGTAAAGTTGAACGGATTGTACATTGTAGGTGTTAATTGTAATGGTACATACGGTGCGTAGATGTAACCTGTGTCTAACAATGATGTTCCTTTGTGTCCTACTAACACTGTGTTAGCTGGGAAGTAAGGGTCACGGTAAACTTGGTAACGACCTGCTAATGTACCAACTCTTTCAATACCCATATTGTATTGGTCTTGCTCCGGAGACGCGTTAGATACGTGGAAGTACTCTAAATCGTCAAAGATAGCAGAGATTTCAGAAGAAACCACAATCCAGTTAGCACCACCTCTTAAAGTAGATTTGTGGATTTGAGCTGATAATTGGTTAATCGCTGTGATTAACGTTTGGTTCCAGTCTTTTTGAGTGTAGTTTGTAGTTGCAGAAATTCTTCTCCATCCATTGTAATCCCATCTTAAAGTCCAAGCTGCACCTTTACGTAAATCTCTTAAGATTTCACGGTCGATTTCAGCCGCAACTTGTTCAGATAATAAAGCTGTTAATTCAGCTTCAGCATCGATGTTGTGGAAAGCCGCAACGTCTTGAGCTAACTCAGGAGACCATTGTGCTCTTAATTTTCTTTCAGTAACAGAAACTGTAACAGAATCTAAGTCGAAAGAAACCTCACCGATTTTATCTTCAAATTCTAATTCTTCGTAACGTCTGAAAGCCGCTCTAATGTTAGTTGTTACCGCAGTACCACTCCAGTTAGCAGCTGTTAACGTTGCTCCTGAATATCCATCAGGTGTAGATTGACCACAAGATACACATACTGGTACTTGAGTATCAACTTCTAAATAGATAATACCTTGTGCAGAACAAATGTCTTTGAAAGAACCACCGTTACCGTTAGTCGGCCAAGCAGTAGTTGTTGTAGTACCGTACTGAACAATACCTTGACCATATTTCTGAGTAACAACTCTAAATAATAATGGTGTGAATGTTGAAGTACCTAATTGAGTTGCTGCAGTAGCGTCAGAAGTATATAATTTAAGACCTGATAAAAATTCTTCAGTATCCATTTCTTGACCATTAGGTCCGATTAATTTACCATCACCTGTAGATGAGAAACCTGACATTGCAACTAAGATTTTTCTGTTTTCACCACTGTAAGATGCAGGTACTAACGCTCCGTTAGACCATTGTACAGTAGCACAAGTAGCTGTAATTGCTGACCATCTACCTTTTGAATAATCAAATAATCCTTCAGGGTCTAAACCTGGTTCAGTTCCTTCATAGAATAAATCATAAAGGTTTTTTTGGTAAGCTCCTGTAGAATCACCATAACCTTGTCCTGCTAATCCAGCTCCACCATAGTTACCCGGAGAACCGATTGGTGCGTAGTGTTCACCTGATTGACTTTGAGTTCCACCTGTATATCCTTGAATTTTTGGTACAAAGAAGAATAATTTACCGATTGGTAAATTCATTGCTTGTACAGATACGATTTCATTCGCTAATAATTTAGAGAATACTCTTCTTACGATAGGGAAAACAACAGTTTCGAATGCTCCGTTAGAACCTTCACCTGTAGCTTCGTTTATCAAGAAAGACGCTTGGTTCTCATATAACTGAGCTACGTTTTCTCTCATATGTCCTTTAAGACCTTCTAGGAATCCTAATTTATCCCATTTGTTGATTGTGTCTTCTTTAATAACTTTCAAGTGTTTTAACCCGATGTTACCAACTAGACCTGATTCTAATAATGCTCCCATTTTTTTGGTTTTTATTAATTTTAATTTATTTTTATTTTATTTTTGTCATTAAATCTTTCATTCTCAAGAACTGTGGATTCTCATATGTTTTAGACTCAATTAAGTTAACTGCTCCTGTAGAAGGTGATTTTGCAATTGTTCTTTCGATTGACTCGTTCATAGATTGAGATTTAGTTCCTGCTGATAATTCATTTTTAACAACTTGATATAAATTTTTAGATTCTTTAATAGTTTCAACACCATCAAATCTTCTTAAAATGTTAATTTTTTCTTGTTTTGATGTTGAGTGTTCAGTGAACAAACGTGTAGCGTAAGCTAAGTTTGAGTTGAATACCGCAACCTCGTTTAATTTACTTCTAAAAACATTAAGTGCTTTTCTGTACTCTTCATTCTTCTCTCTAAGAATTTGTAATTCTTTGTTTGAAGCATTTTCTTTAATAGCTGTATTAAAACTTGAGTGAGCTCTTGGTTTTGGTAAACCACCTTTTCTGAAATTAGACCCTGCACCTAAAGTACGAACCGCCTCTTTTGTTTCAGATTTTTTTACAAAAGGTTTTTCCATTCCTTCTTTTGACTCAACTTTTTTAACCATTTTGTTTTTACCAAGCTTACTTCCGGCATTTTCACCTTCTTTGTACTCGAATTTTGCTTTACCTGTTCCCATAGTTCTTGGACCTTGTTTCATTTTTGTGTTGAAACCTCCTCCTTTTGAATCATAAGAGAATTTTGGTTTTCCCATTCCAATACCTTTACGTGTCATTGACATTTTTTTAGATTCCATAACTCGGTCTTCCTCTTGTTCTTCCATATCAATATATCCTTCAGAATCATCCTCATCCATTTCGATTTCATACATAAGTTCTTCGTCTAAATCAAAATCAACATCATCAGCATCAATTTCGTCACCATCTTCGCTGTCAGAAAACATTCTGTCAACGATATCTTCGATAGTTTCTCCATTCATACCCATATCGTCTTCGTCTAATTCAAAATCTTTGTAGTGTCCGTCAACATCTCCAATTTTATGACCATCACGTCTTTTAAAATCGTGTTCGTTTCCTCCCCACATTTCATCGACTTCTTCAGACCACTCTTCGTAGGTTTCTTCTTCACCTTCACCAACAATCATATACTCTTTACCGGTTTCCTCATCTTTTAAGTGAGTGTTTCCTTTGTCGTCTTTTGTAACAACAATGTTATCATCCGGTCCCATAAGTTGAAATACTCTAAGTACTTCTTCATCGTCAGCGTCAGTTAAGTCGATAGTATCTTCTTCGTCGTCCATATCTTCTTCGTCATCGAAGTCCATATCTTCTTCTTCGTCGTCACCATCATCCTCTGTGTCGTCCATATCATCAGTATCCATTTCATCACCTTCTTCATCTGAATCATCGCCCATATCCATATCGGCAATATCATCAGAACCCATAGGGTCTTCCATTTCAACGTCATCGATTTCAATCTCATCATCTTGTTCAGATAAAGATTCTTTTACTAGGTCTTTGATTTCTTGTTTCATTGTAGAAGCAAGTATTCCTTTTGCATTTTCAGCTACCGCCTCTTCCAAATTTTTCATTTGGATGATAGCCTCTTCAACTAAAGATTTTTCTTTTGCCATTGTTTTTATATAGTTTTTAATATATAAATATCTCCCAATATGAAAAAAGTTTAAATTAAACTCAAATCACATCAGGTATTTTATACTTTAATAAATATCATCATAAAATAAAAAGCATAAAAAAAGAGGACATATAGTCCTCTTTTGTTTAATAATTAAAATTTTAATTACTCAATTACTTCGTCAATTTTACTCTCAACAATTGCAGTAATTCTCCACTCCATTGTGTAATGTTCGAAAACTTTAGTAACTTTAGCCTCTACGTCAGTAGGGTTATAACCACTAACTAATTTTTCTTCTCTTAATTTTTTAATCTTTCCTGACGCCTCATCAACTGAGTCTAAGGTAACTTTTGCGATAAAATACTTTTCTTCCATTTTTTGTTATTAATTTAGTATCCCAAATAATCGTTTAATTTTTTCATTAAGTCAAGCGATTTGTTTCCGGAATCTCCAACGTGTCTTTCAACACTCATTTTTTTCTCTTCTTCTAAGTTCTCATCGTATAGATGTTTGTCGTCTTTATTTAAGAATAGATACGCTCCCGGAGTTGAAGGTGACGATACTAAGTCAAAACAGATTAATTCAAAATCATCCTGTACTTCATTTTGTTCCCCAATTTTTTTAAGGGACCCTACACCTCTTGAAGATATCCCTAACGTAACTCCTTGTCTAAGGTAGTTTGCTGCTAAGTCACCTTTGGTGGAACAAATTCCACTTTCGTGGTATCCCGGAGAAGTAAGTAATTTTATCTTACCCATTAGGACATTTCCTTCCCACCATACTTCGGTGATTGAGTGAGACACTCTATCTAAATCGATAAGAGATGATTCCGGGTGATTTAACTCAGATAGAGCAGTTCCCTTTTGAATCATTTTTTTATAATTCTCAGCCTCTCTTTTTAATATTTTTTCAGGATATGTTCTACCATTTCTATTTGGTGTATTATATTTTTGTAATACAGCATAAAATTCGATTGGTTTAGAGTGGTCTAGTATTCCATTAGATTCTCGTAGGATTTCAACATTACGTGATTCTGTTGGGTTAATATACCCTGCGTCATACTCAACTAATATACCTTTTCCTGATTCGCTTGGTTGTAATATTCTTAAATTCATTTTGAATGTTTTATTTATAAATATTAAACATTCTCGGTTTGTAACGATTCTTCTATTAATTTGCTCTTTTTGGTTAGATAAAAATTGAAATTTTCATTGTTTAAAAAATTATCTTTAAAAATTTGTTGTGTTATTTGTTGTAGTGATTCTTTGATTTCATTTCCTTTAAAATCCAAATCTTCTTGGATTATGTAAAAATTTATTTCAAGATTCATAAATGATTTTTTATGTATGTTTAGTCCGCTGGACCTTAAATCTAAATCTACTATAAATTTTTCATCAAAAATTTTTTTGTTTATTGACTCGTAAATTGAGTGTTTGATACTTCTACTTAGGTTAAGGACTGTCCTTGTCCAATTATCACATTCATAAATTGGTTCGACCCAAGTTTGTATGTTTAAGTAGAGAGATTTGAGAGTGATTGAGTCTACCGTTCCATATACAATTTTAGCTGTTTTGAATCCGTGTAGTAGAGAAGTTTTTCCCTTTTTCATTAAATTTCATATTTTCCCGTTTATTTTTTAAAATAATAGGTGTTTTTATATGTAATGTCAAAACTTTTTTGTAAGAGGGATATATATGTATTATATGATAATAGTAAAACTAAATAACAACGTAACGATTGAAAAGGCTTTAAAACTTTATAAAAGTAAAGTTATTAAGACTCGTCAAAGTGGGGAACTTTTTAAAAGAAAGGAATTTGTTAAGAAATCTGTTATTAAGAGAAATGAACTTTCTAAGGCTAAGTATGTCCAAAAAAAGTTCAATTCTGATAATGATTAAAGATTCTCTTTAAGATTCTTAAGTTTGAAATACGTAAGCTTATCGTATTTTTCAGAAATTACTTTTGATATAGTTTCATCAATTCTTGTTTGCATTGAATTATCAGTGCTAGCATTTTTCATTTCTGTTAATTTTGTAACCACACCTTCTTTAAGTGTGTTATATTTTTCATTCAATGTTGAATCATCTTCTGACAATAAAGAGATTAATTCTTTTTTATCTGATTCGTTTAATCCATCGATGTAACTTTTAATAGTTTTGTTTGCAACACTTACCATTGTAGATAACGGTAAGTCAATTCCTTCAGTTTTTGTGATTGGTAATTTTTTAAGAGATTCCGCAATAACTTTTCTACTTTTGATTTTTGATTCAATAGTTAAAACATCACTAGAGAATAATGTATCGATATCTGTATAGTTATTTTCTACTTTTTTATTTCCTATCCAAGCATTTAATTGATTAACATCTGATTGTTTTAATTTATTTACGGTATTCTCGTAAATTTTAATACATTCATTGATGTAATCATTACAATAAGATTCGCTTAAAGATTTTGGAGAACTTAGTTCATCGTATAAATAAAACAATTTACTAATGTTTTTATTTTCTATAACAAGTTTCTTAAATGTTTTTAATTCGTTTTTGAATGTGTCGTTAGCATATGATTCTAACAATACATTTTCTATCTTTGTTTTTAATAAACCAAAATTTTTCATATCTAATTTTTATTATAAATATCTAATCTTTTAGAAGTTTACTTAATTGGGCTTCAATATCCCCTAAAGAATTTTTTCCTTTGGATAAATCAATGAATGATTCGTCTTCTGTTAAGGTTGAACTCTCAACTAAAATTTTTAAATTATCTCTTTTAAATGATTCCGGTGTAACTCCCGCTTCACCTCCCGGTTCAGGTCCAGGTGCTGGTTCAGGTGCTCCACCCAATTCAGGTTCTCCACCCAATTCAGGTCCACCTAAATCTTCCATTCCTCCGCCTCCTCCGAAGCCTCCTCCTCCACCAGGTGGTGGTGGGGATGATGGTGCCGCTCCACCCGCAGTTGTACCTGACGGTGCGTTTCCGTATAATTTATCAATATTATCAAAGATACCTGTATGAGTGATTATGGTTGCGGTATTAGTTAACTCAGCACCCACAGCCATTTCAATTCTCTGTTGTTGTAAGTCAAGTTTAATTTCTTCGTCTGAGAATCCTAAAATATGTTTCTTAGCCCACGATACAGATACCGGAGCGATTCCCGCAATTGCCGCAACACCTTGTTGGTATAAAGCAATTTTTTCTTTCCAAAGTTCAATTTTTAATAAATCAGCTTGTGATGATGGATTAGTTAACGCTAATGTAAAGTTTGATAATTCATCTTCAAATCCTAATAAGAATAAATGGATGATTGCAATTTTATTTAATTCGGCAATCATAGATTTTTGAATCTTATTAATTGTTCTTGCAAAACGAATATCCATTAACGATAAATTTTTACCATCACCGGCAGTTTCTTCAAAACCTAAAAACGCCTTAGGAACTCTAAGAGCCGTTAATAATTTCTTTTGGATATATTCTATATCGGCAATCTCTGATAAGTTCTGAGCTCCCGCTAATGTTTCAATTGGCATTGACGCGGCTGGGTCTCTAACAGGAATAAAATAATCTTGGTCAACAGCCATTTGATTAAATCTCATATCCACATTACCTGTTTTGGAATCAACAACTTGGTCTCTTTTGAATTTGTTTGCAACACGTTGTACATATGCCTCAACATCTTTGTCATCCATATTACCTACGAATACTTTGAATACACGTCTTTCAGGTGCTCTCGATGTACGATAAATTAACATTGCATCTTCAGACAATAATAATTGTTTCCAAATACGTCTTGCCTTTTCTAACATTGAGGTTCCGTAAGGAAGTTTTCTATCATCACCTAATAAACGGAAGTGAGCAATTTCCCAAGAGTTGAACTCCATATCTTTTGCTTTCCATTTAAATCTTAAACCTTTGTTTTCTACCGGTTCTTCAAGATTTGCCGATTTTGCAGCCATACCTCTTTCCAAACGTTCTATTTCAATGTTTGGTAATTGCATACAACCAACAATACCTTTATCAGAATCTAATTTTAAGTAAACAAAATTATCACCATATTTACAAGTATTTCTTGTCCACATAGTTAAGTTTGTATTGATATCCAATACATTGTTAAATAAATCGGCTAATATTGATTTTATTCTTTTTGATTCAGAATAAATTTGTAACATATATCCATTCTCATCTACCGTAGTAGATTCTTCACCATAAATGTCTAATGCCGCTGATATCTCAGGAGTATATTCCATTGATTCGTAATCATAAAATGACGCCAAACGAGTTGGTTCATAATAAACGGCTTGAGTATATAAATTACTTTCAATCTTAGTCCATTGGTTAGATAGATAATAAGTTTGTTGTGCTTGTAATTTTTCTCTTTCATATTCTGCTTGAGAAGTAGTTTTTAATAACTCTTTTTTGTCAAGCTTATATGTTGGGTAGTCTTGATTTAATAGTGAATTTGGACCAAAAGCTCTTGATAACCTTTGCCAAACCGTTAAATCGTTATTTTGATTATTTTCCATATTCTAAATTTAAATATAATTTTCTTTATATAAATAGTGGTAACAATCATTAATGACCATTAATATAGTTTAGTTACTCTATATTAGACCACCATCAGTAATAGTCCAACTGTTAGGTGGTGAAATTAATATAGCTTTAGAAGCCGTTGCCCCACTTGTATGTTTAATTGTCCCAAAATTTATTATTTTATTTGCCAATACAGGTCTTGATGCCCAACCTATTAATAAGTTATCATAATTTGTTGTTGAATAGTCATTATATGTTTTACCACTCATAAAACCACCCGAGGTACCAAATGTCGTAACTCCAGACACAACCCAATTACCAATAGGTTGGTTGAAAGCGTAAGCGTTAAAGAACATATCACTCATATTTGTCACTTTTACCGTATTCCAAGAATTTAAAGGTTGGTTGAACGACGAGGCTCTAACAAACATACCCGTCATACTAGTCACATTAGAGGTGTTCCAACCACTAATATCTTGATTAAACGCCATAGGTAATCTTGGGCTGGTGTAAGCGTAGAACATAAAATCCATTCTTGTAACTCCCGAAGTATTCCAAGAACCAATTGGTTGATTAAAATAAGGTTGTCCAACAAACATTTGTAACATAGTTATAACTTTGGATGTGTTCCAATTATTAATACTATTAGAACCTCCATTATTAAACACACCATCACCCCTACTACAATTAAATAAATAAGCCATAGTTGTAACTCCTGAAGTATTCCAAGAACCAATGTTTTGGTTAAAAGATGTAGCATCAAAAAACGTTCCATATAAAGATTGGCAAGACGATAAATTCCAATTCCCAATATCTTGGTTAAACGCACCCTTAGAAAACATAAGTTCCATTGTAACAACCTTAGATGTGTCCCAATTACCTATTGGTTGATTAAAATTATGGTATACACCTGAAGAGTCTGAACCAAACAGATATCTCATTGTTGTAACTCCTGAAGTATTCCAATTATTAATATCAGGACTTCCACCATTATTAAAGTTTCTAGCATTAGCAAATACGTTTTGCATATCTATAACATTTGAAGTATTCCATCCTCCAACATTATCATTAAAATTAGTACTATTTTCAAACATTCTATTTAATGATTTAATATTTGAAGTATCCCAATTATTAATATTTGCAATTGTGGTTAATGAAGGGCAGGAGTAAAAGAACGTAGTCAATGCTGACATACTTGTTAAATCAGGTTCACCAGTTACACCGGTTAAAACTAAATTAGTACATCCAAAGAATGTTCCATAATTATTATTAGGTGAGAATTTATTTCCCCAATGTTTAATTTCCCTAAGTTTTAATTTATCACCCGCATTATTAAAACAGAATCCACTAACAAATCCATCAATAGTTATTGTATAATCACCGGCACCTGTATAAGTGTGGGTTCTATTTGCGTATGAATTGACGGAAGTAGTACCATCACCCCAATCAATTAAACCTGAGTACATACTTCCGGACGCAAGATATGGTAAGGTAACCGTTTCAGTTGCTCCTGTTGTTCTCCAAACTGAAATAAATTCTGTTGGTGGCGGACAAGGAATATTTAACGAACAAGTTTTATTGTAATTAGGTAAATAGATATCATACGTTCCATAATAATCTTCGGTTTCGTAATCATATGGTAAGGTAACACTTCCAATAAGAATACTTCCACCTGAGCAAGGGTAAAATGTAATGTCGGCTATTTGTCCGTCGTAATTTGTTGTTAATATTTCTAAAATTGTTGCCATATATTATTCGTAAGTGTAAATTGTTCCGTTATAAAAAAGTTAATCTTTTATTAATCTCACTGAAAGTCCATTAGCTTTACTAATAACTGAACTATTGATATTAGTACTATTATAAGCAATATATCGGTAATAAGCGAATGTTAATATAAACTCTGTTGAACTCCACCAGAACCCTTGATTATTAATAAGGTTAAAGGATGTTGTGCGTATTCCTCCACCAAACGCTGAAAATCCGCTAGAATTAGTTGCCTGATTAGGTGTTAACCAATGACAACCACCTGTTTCTTTCATTGCTCCACCGGCAGGACTTGTTCCTCCTAAATAATTTACAAGAGTTGTCCATTCGGTATCAGAAGGAATATGATAACCGGTTGGTGCCAATCCTCTTGGGTCGTTTACCGCATACCAATTGTATAATTTTCCGTAAGTTGTTCCTGTAACCGAATCATTGTTATAGTAACACCAAGCACCTGTGGTTAAATTATTCCAAGTTGTTTGGTCAGTAACTTGAGGAATTACATCACCGTTACGATAAGTTGTTACATCTAAATTACATTTTGCCCACGTTTGAGTTCCAATCAATACATCCTGTGTTGTACAATTTGGGCACGGATTTAATGTCGGTGTAGGTGTGGGTGTTTTAGTAAGTGTAGGAGTTGGAGTCAAAGTAGATGTTGGAGTAAATGTTGGGGTTGATGTTGGGGTTGATGTTATTGATAATGTTGAAGTAAGTGTTGGAGTTGGTGTGATTGTAGGTGTTGGTGTTGGGGTTGGTGTTATTGACTTAACAACATATGTAAAATCACAAAATGGTTGAGATGTTTGAGACGGTGTTGGAGTTGGACGATTACCCTCATTTACTGGTGTAGGTTTAGGAAAATGTTTAGTAATGTTAATGTTATCACCACCTTTTACAGTAAAAATCCCTTGTCCTTCAACATTAAGTTTTGAGCCCGCAATAATATTACCTGATTTTTTTCTGATAACAAAAAAACCGGATTTAAAATTGTTTTGAACAATAACACCATTTGGTTTGTTTTCTTCGTTTAAATCAAGATTAATATTTACGGAAACATCAATACTTCTCTTTCTATCTGAGATACCCATTTATTCTTTTTAAATAAATATAATCACATACCAAATAACCAACCATATTTTTGATAATCTTCACGACTAACTTGTTGGCCTCCAAATTGATTCATTCTATCTTGATAATGTGGTATTACAGGGTCAAAATTTATATTCTCTTTAATTGATTCATTATTACTTACAGACCAAGAATCAATCATTGCCTTGGTTTGTTCGGTAACCTTAGTTAATTTACTAAAAGAAGATTCTGCGACGTAAGTTGCCATCGCAATTGACATAATTAAATCATCGTGATGTCCTTTTTGGTGGTCAGGACGACCATTGATATAAACAAAGGTGTTCATCTCATTATACAAACGATTACTATAAATTTTAAATTTATGTCTCATTACTTCTTCAAACGACGCAATAATTTGAACCCTTTTGTTGTTAAAATTTATTCCCGGAATTTTATCCATAGCTTTTGGGTCATACTTCCATTTGTTTGCCAAATCAAGACCGTCAACATATAAATCTCGGTAATTCATTTCTTGTAGTTTTCTTGCCGTTGAAACCCCCATTCCACCGGTGATATCAATTACAACAAAACAAGAATAGATTGTTGCCCATTTATGACAAATTTCCGCCATAGTATCCGGAGGTAATTTTCCAACATATTCCGCAACTTGTTCTTGTGTATCAAAATCTATAATTTGAAATGAACTGAAATCCTCAGAATCCCCACGAGAAACGTCGACACCCATAATGTATTTATGTCCCACAATCGGGTCTTTCCAAATCCAAAGAGCGTTACCCATTAATTTGTTAATGGGTTCTTTAACCATATTCTCACGGATATCTTGCATCATAAGAGAATCAAATACGTTATCTCCGGAACCTAAGAAGTTACATTCTAACTCCTGAGATACTTTTCGTTTGTCGTATTTTAATTTTTTTACCATCGCCTCAAACCAAGATGAACAAGGTTTGTATCCGTCTGCCATCAATAATTTAACATCATCAAAATTTCTAGCATCATAAGACTTACTTCCCCAATCAATAAAATCATTAGGATTGTATTCTTCTTTGTTTAAAAGGTAATGGATTATATTGTCAGTTTTTACAAAATATAAATCTTTTGTATAACGTGGGTCACGATACCAAAACATCTCCGTAATTTTAAAATCATTCATATTACGTAACGCTTGGTCATATATCTCATAGTAAATTGGGTCATATCCGTTGGGAGTTGAAACCACAATTACTTTACCCCCCGTAGATAGGGATGCCATACAGGCAGACCAGAAATCACTATCGGCCTCGATAAACGCTGCCTCATCAAATACAAGTATGGTAGGTGTAAATCCACGCAAGGCATCCTTAGATGTTGCAACGGCTTTGACCTCACACCCATTTGTTAATTTATAGTGTCTTTGGGAATTTTTTGATTTATCAAAATCTACACCGGTCCAAGAAGGCCATTGTCCAACGAACGATTTTATTTTGTTCGCCATCTCCAATGAAGTATCCAACTTATTGGCAATAATCAATATCTTCTCAGGAGTTTCTTTTCTAGCAAATATTAATTTTTTAGACATCCAAGCCGCGGTAACTGTTGATACCCCGGCCTGTCTGTATTTTAATGCTATGTTTTCGTTGTAGTTTTCGTAATCGTCTAATAGAGTAATTTGGTCCGGGAAAAGTTCCAAAGGAACATATTTTTTTACCGTGTTATCATACGTTTCTAAATACGTTTTTAATGCGTATTCCGTATCTCTATTACATTTTACGTACTCTATAAGTACTTGTTCTCTTGTTAAATTAGACATACATACTGTTGTCGGTAATTTTTAGAATCCTAACGCAGATAAATCAATATCGTCTAAGTCATCTAAGTCATCAAAATCATCATTATTATTTCCATAATTATCACTATCATCATCGTCATCAGACATTTTTGATTCATATTCGTGTTTTTTAAGGATTTCAACAATTTCGTTAACCATTCTATTTATTACCTCTTTTGCTTCAGGTTTATCAGCCATAATAGCTTTTGCTAATACCATAAAATCTTTCGCCTCTAATTGAGACAATTTCATAAATAAGTATTGTTGAAGGTGTCTTTGGTCATCTTCATATAATTTGTCAGGCCACACTTCTCTAAATTTTTCCCAAAATATTGGACCTAATCTTGAGTCCCATATTTCCGCAGGTAATGTATCTTCAGCACCAACAACCATACTTCTTTGAACAGGGTCGTTTGGTAAGCCTTGGTCACCATATAATGAATAAATACCTTTAACTATCTCGTGTACCAATAACGGGAAGGTAAATGCTTTTGCTCTAATTGTTGGTGGGTCTGTTTCAGGGTCTGATTCTGATTGCCCCATTTGACCACCACCTGAACCGGCCATTCCTTCCATATCAGGATATAACCAATATAAGTGTTCCATTAGTGATTGTGTTACACCATATAAATTCAATAAGTTTGGACTTAATCTATTTATTTCATCACTAACTAACGTATACATATGACCACCTTTAAATGCCGCTCCTTGAACTAATGAATTAATCATTCTTCTTTTCGCTTTCTCTAAATTGAATTTTTCCATAGAATCCATAAAGTCTTCTATTTCTTCTTGGTGTTCTTCACCCTCTTTGAACGCCTCTTCAACATCTTCTTCATCCGGTTGTTCAGGTTGTGTTTGCATTCCTTCAGACGCACCCATTGGCCCACTAACTAACTCAACATCAAATTGTAATTGTCCTTCAGGAATTCCTAATTCTTTTTTAACTAAATCAACCGCTAAGTTTTCAAGATATTCTTTGTTTTGAACCTCAACTCTTTTAATTTGTTGTAAACCATTCATAACAGAACTCATAAGTCCCATCATAGGATTATTTCCTTGAATTGGTGTCGTATCACCTAAAAATCTTCTTACTTTATCAACAGAGTCCTTAAATCTTTGTGAAGATATTGTTTCAACAAAATCTCTATCACCATCTTGTGGTAACGCAGGATGTTCAGCGTACGGAGTTCTTTTTTGTTGGATTTGATTTTCAATTCCCGGTTCCATTCTTTCTGGTCCTTCATAACTAACAGGTGCTTCATTTAAACGACGATTAATTTCGTTTAACATAGTTTGTTGGTTATTAGTCAAACCTTCATTAACTAATTTTTTATCTAAGTCACTTTTGACTTTCAATATCTTTTCCATTTTTAAATTTGCACTCATAATTATTTTTGTTTAAGACCTAACGAATTAAATTTTAAAAAATTTGGTAATTCTCTTTTGATTGCTTTCGGAGCCCCTTGTTTACTTGGGTCCGGAGCGAAAGGATGTTTTGGTGTTGTACCAGGACTAACTTTTGGTTTTGCCGGAGCAACTTCAGTTCCTTCACCAACTTCTTTTTTCATAGCCTTTGGAGCTCCTTTTTTATTAGGGTCCGGTTTGAATGGGTGTTTCGGTGTTGTACCAGGTTTTACTTTTGGTTTTGCAGGTGCTGTTTTTGTGTCACCTTCTAAAAGATTTTCAAAATCTTTTTTAGACATTTTTGGTGTAATGTGTTTTTCTACAAGTCTCATAATTTCTTTTTCAATTTTACTTTCTCCCATAGTCATCGTTGGTCTTATCTCACCTAATTTAGCTTGTGCAATTTTATTTAATGCACCACTAATCATTTCTTGATAATTCTCTTTTGTTTCTTTTTTCTTTTCAGGAAGTTTGGCAAAGTTAGTCTTTTCTGCAAACTCATCAGCCATTTTACACCATTTTTTTTGTTCTTTTGTTTTTCCATCACCACATTTAGCGAAGAAGTATTTTTGTTGTTTTTTTGATTCAAATTTTTCGTCAATCTCTTTTTCTTCAAACATACCCATTCCATCCTCAGTTGCATCAGGGTCTTGAACCACATTTAATGTATCGTCTTCTTCAATTTCTTGGTTTTCACCCATAGGTGTTGCCATAATAGTTCCGTCAGAATTTTTTTTAATATTATATCCTTTAGGTGTTGCCGGTAAATCACCTCCTTGTTCACCAACTTTATATCCCGTTTTAGCGGGTTCTGTTATTGGTGTTATTTGTTCTTGTAATTTATTGAATAATAAATCAACCTGACTATCAGTCATTTTATTTAGAGTAGAGGCTTTAATCCCTTCTTTTACTAGTTTCAATTTTTTTTGATTAGTGTTCATATTCAATTGTTTTTTCAAATTCCAATACGATATCTCTCTCGTATAATTTATCTTTGACTGATTGTTCAGTTTCACCAAACTTGAAAACCAATCTTCTTTGACGAGTGAAGTCAACGTCTTCACTTTCGTTTTCCCAACATAATGCGATTATATCATCCATTGAATCTATCATCGAAAAATAGTCAGAGTTTTGAATTACTGACATTGTGATTTGGTCATTCTTCAAAACTCCTACTTTTTTAATGTGTTCTATGTCCGGTGGAAGTGGATAACCATTTGATGGTTTTGACTCCCAAGCTTCACCCCAAACATCTTCAGAACTATCCGAGAAAATAAATTCATATATGTTATCACCTTTATAGTTAGGTCCTAATTCATTAACATATATTAAATAACTCATTAGATTATCTGACCTTTTGTATTAACTCTTAATTGTTCGTCATTCATTTCAAATACCAAGTTTTGTTTGTTTGTTTTCCCAACCAATTTAGCGTTTGGATATTTTTCCATTAATTTTCTTGCTCCAACTTCTTGAGAAATACTTTCAGATAATTGTTTGATTTTATTAATTTTAACTTTTTTACTTTCAGTAACTAATTTAGCTTGTCTTTTTTTAGATTCTAATAATTGTTTTTCTTTCGCGCCTATTTTAAAATAACCTTCAATAATTTTATCAACTTTAGATTCTGTAAAAATTCCTTCAATCATATCTTCAAGACGACCTGCGTGTTTAGAGTCGATATCAGGATGATTTAAACTTCTATGTTTTGAATGTCTTGGTTTAAAATCTTTTTCCATATCACCCATAGATTTTGACATTCCCATAAATTTTCTATCCGAAGAAAAACTAGGAGATAATTCTTCACCGGTATCCATATCTAATTCAAATTTTGATAAATCAAAATCATCAAAACCTTCACCCATTTCACCTTCAGGACCCATCGGTTCTTCATCACCCATTTCATCATCAAAGTCAGGTTCTTCATCACCAAAGTCAGGTTCTTCACCACCCATACCTTCTTCTTCAGTACCTTCGATTTTATCAACAATCTCTTCTTTATCTTCTTCTTCCATAGAATCCAAATCTATTGCAGATAAAATTGAGTTGATAACATATTTTGAATCTTTAGATGTCATTTCGTCTTGACCTTCTTCTGTTTCTTGGAACGCTCTTAATTTTTGAGCTAATTTACCTGTTAATTTTTGAATAGACTTTAAAGTAATCTCATCATTGTCATCGTCTTCAACATCTACATCTACATCAATATCTTCAGGTGCCGGAGCCGGTTCTTCTTCCGGAGCCGGAGCAGGTGCAGGTGCCGGAGCTGGTGCAGGAGCCGGAGCTGGTGCAGGAGCCGGAGCAGGTGCCGCTTGTTCTTTAGCTTCACCACCCATTTTTAAAATATATTTAGTAGCCTCTTCAGGACTTTCGTAAAATAAGTTAACATTTTTTTCGTTACCTTCATTAACATTAACTTCTTTAGCAATTAAATTAAGTCTTTTTAATGCTTGAGAATATGATGAATAGTATTTTCTATTTTTCATAGGCTCCATATAATCAAACTCATTTGTTGACTCAGTTAAATTACATTTAATAATGTAACCACTTTTTTCTTTATCAATTTTATAAGTTTTACCGTTAGCCAAAACTTTAGTATATTCAGTAGATTTATCCTCATTAATTGGCGTAGGTATATTTTCTTTGTATCTAGCGATTTCCATAATACGTTGGATTTTCTCCATTCCTTGTAGTTTTTCGCTACCAACCGGTCTTAAATTGTTTCCCATTTTATATGTTTTTGTTTGGAATTATTTTATATATAAATATGTTCAGAATTAAAAATGTTATAATTCTGAATGGTTTATTGTTAATTATATTGATTTTTCCTTTAAAGAAAGTTTTTTATCTTGATATTCGTTTTGAAAATCAAATAGTTTTTGAATATAACCATTTCTTCTCAAAACTTTAAATACTAAGTTTTCGTCGGACATTTCACCCCCATCTTCTAAACCGGCAGTCCTATATTTTTTTAATTTATCTTTAACCTTATTAATACTGTCCATACCGGATTCTATTGATTTATCCTCTGAATTGTCAATAACCTCATCAATAATTTTCATCCAATGTTGAGATTTGTTTTTTATTAACTCAGTATCAATTTCAACATCTTCTTTTTTAGGTTTGTTTTTCCACTCATCAAATAATACAGAATATTCACCACTACTAAAATGTGCCTCAACATCATTTTGAACATAGAGTTCCACATCATAACCATAGATTTTGATGTTGTGTTTGTCGTTAAATAAAGCTTTTTTTAATTTAAAAAGTTCTTCATATAATGGAAGTTCTTTTTCTGAGAATTGTTCAAAGTCGGCAATTAGGTGTAAATCAACATCGGAATATTGAGACCAATTATAATTAGCCAATGAACCTGTCATAACCACATCGGATATAACAACATCAACACCTAAAAATTCAATGAACTCATATGCGATTTCTAATAAACGTTCTCTGACTTTAGGAGACATTTTATCTGACGATTCCCAAATCTTTGGATTTAGTTCGTCTTGTAAATGAAAACTAGATAATATACTTTTAAGATTACTCATTAACTATAAATACTTAAATATCTATAATTGTTAAAGTTTTTTATGTGTATAAGTTTTAACTATTTTTGATGAAAAGAATTTACCCTGTGATTCCGCCATTCTGAATTGAGTATATACTTGGTGAGGAACCTCGGAATACTCATATTTTTGTCCATTATTGAACTCAACCAACATTACTTTAGTTTCAGTATCGTATTCGGTTTTTTTAACATTTGACGATTGGATTTCGTTAATAATCTTCGTCCCTTGAATTGTTTCTTTTAATATTGCCATCTTTTAAAGGTATTTCTAAATCTATTTGTTTTAATTTATCCATAAGATAATCATCAAACTCATTATTGTCAATATTACCAAAATAGGATGTCAATTCACTTTTTAAATCTTTTATTAATGACGAAATTTTCTGATAATAATTCATAATGTCATTTGGATAATACGGAGCTCTTTCCAAATCTTTTTGAGTCCAACCCTCTCTTTGAAAGGCACGACGAAGTTTTCTATAAACCGCAGATAATTCAGATTCCGGGTGAATCGTATCAATATATTGTTTCCAAGCAGATTTCTTTTCCATATCAATAAATATAATTCAGATTTGTTTTGTCCATCCAATTATTTATATTACTTTTGTCGAACCATTTGAAATAATGGAATTAACCCTTATACTTAAATAAAACAATTAATTATGATAGAATCTTTAGATGGTGGAAGTAATGGTGGTAATAAAGCAGTTAAGTCTGACTCATCAACACCCGTATTAGACAATTTTAGTAGAGATTTAATTAAACTTGCCGAAGAGGGTAAACTTGACCCGGTAATTGGTAGAGAAAGAGAAATCACACGAATCGCCCAAATCCTTTCACGTAGAAAGAAAAATAACCCAATAATCATCGGAGAACCTGGTTGTGGTAAAACCGCAATCGTGGAAGGTCTTGCCATTATGATTTATAATGGGGAATGTCCAAGAAACTTAATGGACAAACGTATCGTATCCTTAGATATGACATCAATTGTTGCCGGAACCAAATATCGTGGACAATTTGAAGAAAGAATGAAAGTTATTATTGAAGAACTTCAAAACGAACCTAACATCATTGTATTCATTGATGAAATTCACACAATTGTTGGAGCAGGAAATTCATCAGGTTCAATGGACGCATCAAACATCTTTAAACCAGCACTTGCTCGTGGAGAGATTCAATGTGTTGGTGCAACAACATTAGATGAATATAGAAAAAACTTTGAGAAAGACGGAGCATTAGAAAGACGTTTTCAAAAAGTTGTTGTGGACGCGGCAACCAAAGAAGAAACGTTAATCATTCTTAAAAACGTAAAAGATAAATACGAGAACTTCCATAAGGTAACTTATACGGATGAAGTATTATCTGTGTGTGTTGATTTGGCCGACAGATACATCACCGATAGAGAATTCCCGGATAAAGGGTTTGACATCATCGATGAGGTTGGAGCAAGAAGTCAAGTTGAGATTAAAATGCCAGAATCTATCGAGAAGTTAAAACAACAAGCTGCCGACATCAAACAAGAAAAGGTAGATGTTGTTAAACAACAACGATATGAGGAGGCCGCAAATCTTCGTGATAAGGAAAAACGTGTCTTAGTTAAACTTGAAGCTGAAAAGAAAAAGTTTGAAGAAGAACTTCTTACACACAAAAAAGAAATCACTTTAGATTTGGTTTATGAAGTGGTTTCCAATATGACCAAAATTCCGGTAACCAAATTAAACGCTGATGAAACTAAATTATTATCCGAGATGGAGGCAAACCTATCTGATAAAGTTATTGGACAATCTGAAGCCGTTTCAAAGATTGCAAAATCAATCCGTAGAAACAGAATTGGTATTAAGGACCCAAACAAACCAATCGGTTCATTCATCTTCTTAGGTTCAACAGGTGTTGGTAAAACATACTTGGCAAAACAACTAGCGAAACAAATGTTCGGTAGTGAAGATAATATGATTCGTGTGGATATGTCTGAGTACCAAGAAAAACACACCATTTCAAGATTAATTGGAGCACCTCCGGGATACGTTGGATACGATGAAGGCGGACAATTAACCGAACAAGTTAAAAACAAACCTTATTCTGTAATTCTATTTGATGAGATTGAGAAAGCCAATAAAGATATTTTTGGTACTCTACTTCAAGTATTAGACGATGGTCACCTTACCGATGGTATGGGGAGAAAGATTAACTTCAAAAATTGTGTCATCATTATGACATCAAACGTGGGGGTTAAAAAATTACAGGATTTTGGTTCGGGTGTTGGATTCAAAACGGGTAATAGTTCTTACGCCGAAGAGGAATACAAACGTGAGACTCTTAAAAAAGAACTTAAAAAATTCTTTACACCGGAATTCTTAAACAGAATTGATGAGGTTGTTATCTTCAACTCTTTGGTTAAAGAAGATGTTACGAAAATTGTGACTTTGGAATTAGATAAATTATCTAAAAGATTGGTTGGGTTAAAATACAACATCACATTTGATGAAACTATTTTAGAACTAATCTCGGAAGTTGGATTTGATGAGACCTACGGAGCTCGACCAATCAAAAGAGCAATTCAAGATAAGATTGAGGATTTTGTATCCGAAGAGATTATCAAAGGAAATATGGTGGAGGGTGTTCCATACACCCTTATATCCGTAGAGAAAGAAGTGGTAGTTAAACCGGAAGAGGTAAAAAAGAGTAGAAAGAAAAAAGAGGACAAATAATCCTCTTTTTTTTTGTAGTTAATAATATTATCAATATCTTTGTAATCTAAATCAAACAATATGAAAAAATATTTTTTAATAGTATCTTGTGTTTTTTTATTATATATCACCACTAAAAAAGATAAAATATATTACATACCTTTTGACATTCCTGGTAGTCAAATGGCATCAACTATTCCTCCATTTGGGACATTTATTGAATCTAAATATAAGACCGATAAATCGATATTAAGACACGAAATGGTTCATTGGTCACAATATCAAAGAATGGGTTTTTTTGGGTTTTACACAACTTACATAAAAGAATGTATTAAATATGGTAACAGATTTGATGGACCAATGGAAGTTGAAGCTAGAAAATTAAGTAAAATATAATAAGTTATTTAACACACCCAAATTTATTAGAATGTCCAACAACTTCTTTTAAATACCCCGTATTTGATATATATTTATTGTCACCCGTTTTTGTTTTTATTGTTGGGACATAATTTTTAACAACCTGATTTTTATCAACCTTTAATATAAGTTTTGGATTATCCTTCGGAAATGGTTGGTATTGTCCATTTGGTGAATTACAAGGTGCCATATACTCAACATTATTTGTTTTACAATATTGTTTTTTAAATTTAGATGACCCCAAATTGTAAGACATAATCGCAGCATCTAAAGCGGCATTTCCTGATGACGATGGATTGTCAATTAATTGTTTGTTATAAATAATTTTAGATGGTTTATTTGAATCATAATATTGTTTTGTTTCATCATATAATTTTTTTAAGTATTTTGATGCCGCAACTAATGACCCGGACACACTCATCAACTGTTCTAAGTTTACATTATATTTTTTTGCGATGTCAGGTGTCATCTGAGCAACACCCATACTAGGAACCCAATTGCTTTTATTAAAAAATTTTTTAGCACCCCATTGTAAAGCGTCTTTGAAACCGGGGATGATTTCTGAAAATTTATTCATCATATATTCTGGGACTGCCTTTATCCCAAATTTACCCATTACATTTCCAAAATCAGATTCTCTCCCTAAAATACCTAAAGCGTATTTTGCCCAAAATGGGTCAATCCCTTTTGATATTGCATATTGCATCGAATGTGAAAGTTCAGGTGTCAAACATTTATATTTTTGGGGTAATGGTTTATTTGTATTCCTCATCAACTCTTTATTGTAAGGTGTGTCAAATTTCTCATCTGGTTGTTCTTCCAACACTCGTTTAACAATATTGATTAAATCCGATTCTGTTAATTTTATAATTTTTTTCATATTACGCTCTTTTTATCCAAGCAATTCTAGAACCACCTTTTAAATTATTATATGGGTCAGCCCAAACTTGACCACCAATATTATGGAATATAATTGGAACCCCATTGTCTATCGCTCCCACAATACCTACGTGAGTATTCATACCCCAACCTATACCTTTTTTTATTGTATCCCCATTAACTGTCATACCTAACATATTTTTTCTAAAAAATCTTTTACCTGCAGAATAAAAAGCCTCTTCGTGATGTTTTGAACCAGGATAGAAAAGTCCAACAACATCGTTTAGTTTTAAAGAAACTCCTGAACTTTTAGGAACAATACTATTTACTAACTTCATCACTTCACTACTATACGTATTACCTTTACCCTTACTATCACTATTAATATCTTTCCATAAATCGGTTACTTTATCAATTTGGTCGGAGTTTAAGTTAGTAAATGATGAAAAAATTGTATTACCTACTGAAGGGACATCGTGTGCCGTCCAAGCATTTAAAATTTTTGCTCTACTATCATCAAAATCATTAACAAATTGTGCACAATCTTTATTAGGTAATGCCGAAAAAATTTTAACAGGGGATGTCGTACTTAGTTTAGACACATCAATCATTGATTTAAACTTTGGATTAATATAAGGACTAAGAACAACTTTATTTACTTTAGTTTTATCCACAACTTTTTTATCATCAACTTTATCGGTTTTTTTCTTTGGGTTTTGTACCTTAGTCTTACCTTTTTTTGGTGGAGTTACATTTTTCTTAACAGGGATTTTTTCATTAAAAATTTTCCCCTTAATAGCTTTAATAGATTTTTCTTTTTTTGCCAATGTCCAGTTAGGGTTATCACTATCAACATCTTTTGAATAATAATAATCATTACCTAATTTAGCATAAACATAAGGGTCGGGTGGAATACCTTGTTTAACCATTGCACCACTATCTAATAATGTAGGTACTGTAGTAACAGGTTGTGTTGGTTCATCTGATTGACCTAAATCTAACGATTGTTCAGATAGATACTGTCTTTTAGTTGCCGTTTCGTGAAGATTTAAAATTCTATTTTTTTCTTCTTCGTTAATTATAAATAAATTTTTCATATTATTTTTTTTCTGTCGTCGGTTGAGTTGTCCCCGCTACCGGTTGAGTTGTCCCCGCTACCGGTTTATCATCACTAGGTTGTGCCATTAAGTCCTCTAAACCGATTTCTGAATAATTTCCTCCAGCACCTCCTGTTGCGGCACCGGTATTAGTTCCTCCCGCTGTGGCACTTGGATTAGTTCCTCCCGCAGCAACACCCGCATTAGTTTCTGCAGCTTTTTTAATTGCTTCTGAATCCGTGTCTTTAACTTGAGTATTATCAGTTTTTACATCATTGGTTGTTGGCGCAGGTAATTTTTGTAATGCCGCTAAAATACTTGCAGAAGTTTTAGGGCCATATTTACCATCCTTAGTTAACACTGATTGAAATTTAGTAATTAACGTATTTTGTAATTCTTCTATTGAAGGGTATTTTACACCTATGTTTATTGGTGTTACCGGAGCTGCTTGTGTTGTTGGTGCTCCTGTTGCCGGAGTTCCTGTTGCCGATGCTCCTGTTGCCGGTGCTCCTGTTGCCGGAGTTCCTGTTGTTGGTGCTCCTGTTGTCGGAGTTCCTGTCGTTACGTTAGGTAAAACAGATTGTCCTCCCAACATATTTTGAGATTGTTTTATCACGTCGGCCAATTTTGGGTCAATATTCGCCAAATTACCTGAATCAATGTTTGCCGCCATAGTTTTAGTATCTTGTTCAGAAATAACGACACCTCGTTTATACCCCAAAAGGTATTTCATATTTTCAATTTCTTCTAATATAACTTTTTTCATATCAATATATTATTTTGATGGTGTTTGTTGACCACCATTTAGTTTGTCATTAATTTTTTGTAACAACGCAGAATCCATAATACCGTTTTGTTCTAACCCTAACAACTTTTGAATTGCTATAGTATTCTCTTTTGTTTTAGTAACAATTTGTTGTTTATATTGTTGTGCTTTTTTCGCCTTGTCTTCAGTTGATTTATTTGCTGAAGTCTTCCAACCACCTTGTGCCTTTGACCAAGTTGAACCATCTTTTAAATTAACATTAAAAACATTACTTTTACAAGACCATTGACCATTTATAATTTCACCACCGGTTGGTCGATATCTAACCTCATAATCTGTACTAAAGAATACAGTGGCTTTATCTGTAACAACCTGAACAAAACCAGGTGTTTTAGCCGGTTTAGGTTCTCCAAATTGTTTAATACAAGCCGTTGCGGCAGGGGTAAATTTCTTATTATCGTTTGTTGTTGATACGTTTTTTGGTGTATCTTTTGAAGTATTATTTGTACGTGATGATAGATTAACACTGTTGTCGGTATATGGTAATTCCTCACTCAAATATTGACGTTTTGTAGCACTTTCGTGAATATTCAAAATTCTTTGTTTTTCTTCTTCGTCCAAGAAATATAATTTTTTCATAAAAATATTTTATTTATAAATATCATATAAAAAAAAAAGAGACCGAAGTCTCTTAGAATAAATTTTTAAATTTTGGTTCTGATTTATATTGGTACTTTTTATTCCCCAAACTCTCAATCATCTGTTTACCGGTCTCTATCCCATTATAAACATCTTCAACAACCACATACTCGTTTCTTGTGTGATAGTCGTAATAACCTATCGCAAAATTAATACAGGCAAAATCAAACGTATTCTTCAATGCGTAAACATCGGTATAAGGATTGGAGAAATATTCTTGTTCCCCCTTGAAACTCTCATTTAGCACTCCATTACAGGTTTCAAAGAACTCACTATCTCTTTCAAATAATCTTGTTCCCATACAAACTTCTGTTACCATTCTATTACCGGGAGCATCAAACTGAATACCGTAACCAACATTTTCAAAGAAATTTGGGTCGGCTTTCTTGGACCCGTGACATCCGGTTTCTTCTGACACGAAGAATGCGGCTTTTAAATTTGGTAATTCTTTAAGTAATTCCAAACACGCATAAACACCACATTTGTCATCACCACCAATTCCGGTTGGTTCATCAAAATCGTTGTACGCCTTTAAAGCCGGTTTAATTTCATACTGACTATTCTGTAACATTTCCTCACGAATATTGATTGAGTCAATACTATGAACCGTATCGGTGTGAGCTATTACGCAAGGGAAGTAATCAACAAATTCATCGGTTTGTTTGATTGCGTAAATATTGTTATGTTCATCCACATTGAATGGAATCCCATTTTCTTCTAACCACTCGATTAGAAATTCTACCATAAGGTCTTCTTGATAAGTTTTTGTCGGAATTGACAAAACTTCTTTTAATAATTCGTAATTTCTTTCCATAGAGCAAATATAGGAAAAATAATTTGAATATTAACTATTATTTTAATTTATTCTAATAAACCCTTCAAATAACTCAGGTGAAACTAAAAAATTATTAAATTCTTCTTCAGTATAACTTCTTTCTTCCATTCCCGCACTACCATCTTTTTTAAACACCTGAATAAGTATTTTATTATTTTTTGGGTTAATACCTCTGTAGAAAAATTCTCTTCCGGATTTAGTTTTGTATCGGTTATTTATTTTAAATTTAGAATCAAGTCGTTTGTATAATTCACCGTACGCATAGATATCTTCATATTGAGATTCATCCTCAAGTTTATCAATAATTTTATCCAAATATCTCGAACATTCGGAATCAAACGATTCTTGGTCAAAATCCACAGCATCAATTTCATAGATAGAGTCACCCCAACCAGTAATCTCCATATCGGAACCAATTCTAAATAACAATTCACTTATGGTTAATGTTTTATCTCCCATTGTATCATATAGAGATAATAACATCCCAACACTCGTAAAATACTCTCTAAGACAATGTTTTGTAAAGATACCGTAATTATAAAATGGGTTACAAAAATCGTCTTTTATCATTTGGTTAAACCCTCTGGTTTTAGATTCATTTTGTTCTGAGGTATACTCGTAAATCATTGACTCTACCTCATTTCTAAACATATCAATTAATTTTTGACCTGCTTCCGATTTTTGGTCATCTGTTTCTAACTCAACAGATTCAGGAGAAATAATTGAAAGAATTTGTTTTACCTTTTTAAGGTTTTCTTCGTTAAATTGATTAAAAAAATACCCTTCCTTAAAATCTTCGGTCGCCTGATAATCATCTTCCCACTCATACGTATCGTAGTTTCCGGTAATGGCGTTGTAATACCACATATCATCATCACTAGGGTTGAATAACTTAATATAGTCATCCTCATCAAACTTTAAATCTATTTTACTTTTGAACGGAGCTTTTGGTGTATATTTAAAATCGTAAATAGCGTCGTCAGCATTCTCTAACTCACGACTACTAACTTGTTCACCATTAGCAATTTTAGTTAATAACTTATAAATTTCACCTACACCAATAATATCGTCAACAACTAATTTAACCTCATCGGGAAATTCAACTAAAACATCCATTTTTGGACGAGCAGCACCATAGGCATTATAATATTCAATCTTACCATCCTCTTTATGAATTGTATAAGTAACAAAACCATTTTTTAATTGGTTATTTTTATCTATAATAAAGTAAGTATCTCCCTCTCTAAATTGATTCCAACTACCTTTAAATTTTTCCGGTGCGTAATACACAAAGGCATCGTAGTCCAATGGGTCCACAACCATCCAATCTTCATTGTCTAATAATATGTTTTTCATCCCGTGAAAGTTCTTTGTACCCGGCATTGATATTTATTTTAATAATAAATATAATTTTATTTGGATTTATCTAAAAATGTATTATCTTTGTGGTATCAAAATAATAAGGGGGTAAAATGGTATTGACTGGCATATCTACTTATTTGGGGCACGTAGTGAGAAGTTTCCTATCACTTAAATCTATGGATGACAAAATTATAAATGGCAACATTTTAAACAAAATGGCTCTAGTAGGTCTTGTACGTCAAGACGAGCTTGTGAACGTAGCGTAAGCAAACACACATTGGGGTCGGTAGCCAAACAACCTAGCAACAGAAGGCTCTAAAAAGGTGTGGTACCTATCCGAAAAGGTACAAGTGGAGGATTAGTTCTCAGTAAACCGAACCACTCTAAAAATAAGGGAATTGTGAAATTTCGGATTGTTAGCTCAAACAATGTCCTAAACGTGTAGTCCTGAACACTTAGGGTGAACAACACGAGGCTTCGAAGCCTCTACCTCCACCAAAAGAAAAACCCATCATACGATGGGTTTTTTTGTTATCAGTTCAAATGTTTATTTTTTAATCTTGTAATAAATCCTTTTTTACCGGATTTAATTTATTTGTTAATTTATCTAATCTTGAGTCAACATTTCTGTATACGTCTCCAAACATTCTGTCAACATCATCCATTCTACCATTGAGGTATCTATTAGTTTCCGCATATAATTCGTCTGTTCTATTTATTTCATTATCAATACGACGATGAATATTATTGTCAATATCTCTAATTATTTCTTCTTGAGATTTAACCAATCTTTTTAATTTTTTGATGTCTGAATACATCCTAACCATAACTACAACCCCCAGTATCCCGAGAACCATAACCATACCTAAAAACATTCCTATAATCATAATTTCCATTTTTTAATTCGTTTATTTTGAACTGATAATTAAGTATAATAAAAAAAGGGACTATTTCAAGTCCCTTTTCATATCTCTATCAATATCTCGAGATTTTATACTATCTCGTTTATCGTGGAGTTTCTTACCTTTGGCAAGAGCAATTTCCATCTTAACCAATCCGGTATCATTTATGAAGACACGATAAGGAATGATGGTTGTCCCGTTGATTAACTCACTTTCCAACTTATTCAGTTCTTTTCTCTTGGCTAATAGTTTTCTATCCTTAACGGTTTCGTGGAATGAACCATAACCATAATCGGAGATGTTCATACCCTTGATGAACAACTCACCATTATTAAAATAACAATATCCTTCAGATATGGAGACCTTCCCCTGACGGATGGACTTCACTTCTGAACCAACTAGTTGGATTCCCACAATTAGAGTTTCCAAGAATGAATATTCAAACTTGGCTTTCTTATTGACTATGTTAATTGATTTTTTCATACGACAAAGATAATATAAAAATTGATATAAACAAAAAAAGGTGTCACATTACTGTAACACCTTTTTGGCTTAATACGATGAGAATACTCGTCTTAGTAAGAATCTTTAGAAGGATTATTGTTTCCCTTCGTTTCCACCACCTTTTGAGTGGTAATCCTCATTGCTAATTGGTTAGACCAATTACTCCTTAAGATAATAACTACTCTCTTACTACTCTACTCTCTTTAAACTTGCGGTCTAACTCAGGATTCGACTCCTTAGAGGTTTTTGGTAAAAATACGATTGAACTTGGGGTTCTTTCGTGCCACGGACAGCCCGTGACTAAGGAAGCAACTTTCGTTATCACCTGACAAACACTTTTCCGTTTTTCTGTTAGTTTTTCACCTATTGAAAAGTTTGGTTTGTGTTGTGGATTTGTCCAAGTAGAGGTTTGTCTTAGGCTTCATCATCTTTTGGACGACGAAATACCAATCTACCCGGTAGAGACTCCCATCTCTCATATTTTAAGAATTCTTCGAATCAAAATCTTGGTAGATGTTTGATAAGGATAATGACAGCACCACCTGTTACTTATCTTGTCTTTCGACTTTAAGATTTCTCTCATATTGGAACCCGTAATAATTAAGTTGGATAACCTAACTTCTTACTTGATTCCTATCACTTATTCCTATTGGAGTTCCCCCCTCAACCGAAAGACCCACATCTCCCGGTCACCCAACCACTTTCTCTAAAGCGTCGCCCTCAATACTGAAGGTCAGATGGTATGTGACTTGTATACTCGAGCTCCCTTTCAGAAGCCGCAGAACCAATAACACTAATGATTCCACTTTATCCCGGTTTCCCGGTTTATTTAAGGATGATATACCACCCATTATCTTTTTTTACATCACCGAAGTGTGTAATGGATAATCTAAAATTTCTAAGAACGTATTAGGTTTCCCTAATTTGTTTTACAAAGGTAAGTGATTTTTTTCATAAGTCAAACACTTTTGTAATTTTTTTTTATTTTTTTTTAATCTGTGATAAGACCTTAAGATTTACTCATTCGTAGGTCACCCATTCTGTACTACCTAAAACTCGCCTTTAACATCCGTTCTACCCAAACCATCGTTTATTTCTTGTTAACCTCACGGTTATCTTTGAGTACCTCCTCAACTGTAATCTGATAGGGGCTCCATATTGCTCGTCATTTCTGACTCCCTATGGGGTTCTGCTGTAATAGGTCTATCTGCTATCTTATCACAGAATAATCTATTGTGGTATCAGGTGGGTTCGAACCACCGGCACAGAGTCTTTCGTTACTCCTGCTCTACCAAAGGAGATAAATCTCCACTGAGCTATAATACCATATAAGTTAGTGGACGTATGCTCTACCATCTGAGCTACAGCTTTTAATCACCGGAGGGATTTGAATCCTCGACACAACGTCCACCTATTTTTTCAATATTTTTAAGAACCTTATTTCTTTGACAAAGATAATACTTTTATTTTAATCTGTCAAACTTTTTTTTTAATTTTTTTTGTAGTCAGGACAGGATTCGAACCTGTTCCGTCTTTACCATAAAGAGTCGGCCTTACCGTTACTCAACCTTGGGGAGGTGATTCCAACCAATGGACTCCTGACTATGTTTCGTTAATGTTAAAAACTGACTCAATCTTCCTAAAAAACACTAACTTCCTACTTACTCTATTATAGGCTCGGCCGTCCTCTTTTAAATATAGTTTTACCTGAAACTTCTTCGGGTTGTTGATTGACCACTCCCGCTTACTCAAGTAGTTTTTACATACTCATCATCCAACCCATTCGGTTTTGTTCTTGATACTGAGAATAAGTACATTTTCTCATTGACTTATAATCCGGTCTCAACTTTGAATGTGTTGGGTATTTCTTCTCGTGTTCCTTTTGTTCTCTCATCACACGAGCATACGCCTCTCTTTTACTTGGAGCCCATACATCATTAAATCCACCACCAATCCAATTAAACAAATATAGGTATTCACCATTAACACTTCTATACAATTTCTCTTTAGCCATATCTTATCCGTTTTGTGAGTACAAAGATAAGGCTTAAATTGAAACTACCAAACTTTTTTTAAAAATTTTTTTATTTTTTTTTATTACTGAAGTGAAGTAAAACAAAAAACCCCTCCGAAGAGGGGTTTTTTATTTTAATAGTTTTTTAATTTTTTCAATATCTTTCATTACTCGCCTTTGTTTACTTTCATTAAGCCCAAATATTTGTTTAGCGGGTTTAGCAATTAAATTTATCATAAAATTCTGAGCATATTCTTCAGCACTTGATTGTGTAGATGTTTCACTTCCCGGTGTAAATGGTGTTATTTTACCATCACCACATTTTAATGTTCCATTATCATTTAAGAATTGTCTTATATGACCTGTTTCAACACCAATATGTAAATGGTCGTAATCACTACCCGGAAAGTCCATAACATAACCCAAAAGTTGACCACATTCTACTTTACTACCTTGTTTAACTGTCACATCTTTTAAGTGAGTATAATACACATCTGGAAGTCCACCATCACTATCGACAGTAAATCCCGCACCAAATAAAGTTTTTCCATCTTTTTTTATTGGTGTTGGTCCATAATCAGAATATGTTTTAACTGTTCCACCTACAACAGCATATACGGGAGTTCCTATTGAGGCTTTAAAGTCCCACGCATTAGCACTTTGCCATCCTGATTGACCTTTATGGGCACCATCGGCAGGTATTTTAACTGAATCCCCCCCTAACAAACTAGTACTTGTAGTGGACACTTCATCTAAATTTTTTATTTTAGTTTTAAATTCAGATGTGGATATTTCCAATAATTGTATTAATTTTTTCATATTATTGTTCTAAATGGTTCATTAAAACACCACCAATAGATGTTGATTGGACTATTAGACTAGTAATTGTCTCATCATTAAGTTTTATTTTTTTCTTTGTATAATCAATACCTAACATTCCAATAAATCTACCTTCAATACATTTTATTGCAAAAAGATAACCTGATTTACAACCAGTATCTTCCGCAATATATTTTAAACCATATGTTGCAATTGTTTCATCTTTAAAATCTGAAATTTCAATTTTATCTCTTTCAAATAATTGGTTGATTGAACGGCTGAATAAATTAACGGGTATATTGTGAAAATTCCCCTGTATTGAAGATACGGATGGAGCAACTGATTCATATATAATACTGAATTTTGCCATTGATTTCCCGGTTGGATAAAAGTTACCCCCGTTATGAAATTGTGCCACCCAAACTCTATCTGCTTTAAATTCGTCTTTAATATGGTCTAATTTGGTCATTACAAGTTCACTAACTTTTAATGTTTCCAATACCATATCCGGTTTCTCTACTTTTTTTTCTAATTTATTCTTAATAAATAATACTAAAAGAGGACCTAATACCCCCGTGATAAACGCAACAATTATTGATACCGTCATAATCTTTATCTTAAATTACCAAAGTTTTTTAAGAATTGTTCCTTAGTTATTTGTAATTTTTGACCACTTTTAGTTCTAACCACCATTATTTCAGGTTTTTTAGGTGTGGATTCAACAATTTTTTTCTTTGGAAGTTCAGCAACTTTGGGTTTATGTGTTTCAACTATTTTAACTTTTGGTTCCTCAATAATTGGTTCTTCTTGTTGAAAAACCTCAACAGTTAATCTTGGTTTTTCTTCTTGTTCTTGTTCAGAAACAACCACATTAACTTTTTTGTTTGTTTTTACACCAAAGTCAGAACTCCAAGGCTCAAAATAGACATCGTCGGCAATGACCTCTAATCTCATATTACCTTTTGTTCCTTCAGGTAAAAAATGTTTAGTTTTTGGGATATTTACTTCACACACTCCTGTATTTTCAATAGCACCATTAAACATATAAGACATTTCATCTGTCTCAATTACTAATCTTACTTTAGATTTCGCTAAAGAAGTTCCTTCAATTTGTATATTACAATTGAATTTATTCGGTTTGTCTGTATATAAAAAGTAACTCATAACTTATAAATATCTTAATCTTTTATATTTGTCACATCAACTTTAATATTTTTCTGTTCTTTCATTAATACTTCCACATCTTTTAGCTTTACAGTGACTTTATTATTCTTAGTTTTATTAACTTTTGTTTCAAAAACAATCTCATCAACATCTAATCTTACAAATAATCCAATTAAGGTTGCAACTTCGTCTTGCCTTAATTCTTTCATTTTTTTACGAATTCTTGGACCAATACCCCCTGCAGCAATAATTTTCTGTATAACGCACCCTTCTTTCCACGTAAATGGTGTGTCCATCCACGCGAAAGGTGTATCATTCCAAGAGTAACAAATGCTTCCCATACTATTTATAAATAACTAAAAATTTGTAAAATTGTAGTATGTCTGATATTTCTAGTCAATTAATTAAGGATTCTTATAATTATGTCCTCCAATCTGACCTTTCAACCGGTGTTGTGTACCGTATAGGAGGGGATATTCCCGTTAACCCAATATTTTCATCAGGATTAACAATTAACGAGAATTTTAACTTTTCAAATGGAACTGAACAAAGTGGATATATATTAATATCAGATGGTTCAGGTAACGCTAATTGGGGTCCTGTTTCAGGTGATTATTTATCATTAAGTGGGGGAACCGTTACTGGTCCAACAATATTTACAAGTGGTTTAACTGCAAATACAATATCTGCAACAACATATTATAATTTACCTAATGACGTATTTGTCACCGGAGGAACTTATAATAATGGTAGTGCGACATTTACAAATAATTCAGGAGGAACATTTACGGTAACAGGATTTAGTACAAGTACAGGGACATCATTTACCGGAGGGACTGTTTCAGGGGCAACAAATTTTACAGATGGATTAAGTGCTAACACAATATCTGCAACAACATATCAGAATTTACCACAAGACATTTTTGTTACCGGAGGAACTTATAATAACGGAGATGCCACATTTACAAATAATTCAGGAGGAACATTTACGGTAACAGGATTTGCTGTTGGTGGAGGTGGGGGTCAAACATTTTATTTAAATTTATCTCAATCACAAGGTGGAAATAGATTATTAAGTACAACCGGTAGCACCGCATCTGAACAAACAAGTGGTGTAACTATTAGTAATGGAGTGACAAGTACTATTGCGTCTTTTCAATCACAACCACTAAATATAACATTATTACCGGGAGGTGTATGGGGTTTTTATTTACATTCATATAAACAAAATAATAACGCTAGTTTTAATATATTTGTTGAAGTTTATAAGAGAACAAGTGGTGGTACCCAAACACTCTTATTTACAACAGACCCGGCACCTGTAACTACTAATTCACCTAATCCGTCAATGCAACTTAGTGATGGTTATTTTAGTGGAACACCATTATCGGTTAGTGATAGTATAGTTGCAGTAGTTAGAGCGACTAATACAGGTAACCAATCACGTATAATAACTTTGGTTACTGAAGGTTCACAACATTATTCATATGCGGTTTCAACGATACCAACACAACAAGGATTAACTTGCGATACATTAAGTGGATGTAGTATCATTCAAACAATTCAAACCGATGTATCAAATAAGTTAGATAAAAGTGGTGGAACTATAACAGGTGATTTAATTATTAATTCAGGTTTAACCGCAAATACAATTTCCGCAACAACGTATCTTAACTTACCCGCATCATCTGTAAAATCAATAAATTCTGTGTCGGGTAACACAAATGCCGGAAACAATCAAAATACCGATTACATATATTTTGCAACAAACACAATTACAATAACACTTCCAACGGCAATCAGTAACATCAATTCATATGTAATTAAAAATGTTGGAACCGGTACAATTACAATAAACACAACATCATCTCAAACAATAGATGGAAGTTTAACCGCATTAATAAAAGTACAATATTTATCATTAACATTAATTAGCGATGGTGCTAATTGGAACATTATATAATTATGGCATATACACCTATATCTCCGGCATTAACATTTCATCTCGTATCATCAACAGGTACGAATGCAACTAACATTAAATCAAGTTCAGGAACAGTTAATGGATGGTACATTTATAATTCAACAACAGGAATAAGAAAAGTCGCCTTTCATAATAACGCGGGTACACCAACTGCCGGTACAGGAGTTGTATATTCTTTAGTTATACCACCATTAGCCGCTGCCAACGTTTCATTTCCTGATGGTATAAATTTTACAACAGGTATTGCAATAACCACAACAACAGGACTTGCAGATTCAGATACTAATGGAGTTCAAACAAATGATTTAATAATTAACATATTTTATAAATAAAATGAAAATACAAGAAACACAATCAGTAAAAATACCATTAACCGGTATGGTAAATAATTTGGAGATAATTGTTAACTCATTTTCTCTATTCCCAACTTCAATAGAAGTGATTTGGAAATTAACCGGAACATTTACAATAAAAGAAGGAACATTAACAATCCCTAATGATATAGTATCTTCTTGGGGTACAGATGACACAATAATTAAAGATTATGTGTTGGAACAACTAGGTTTAGTTGAGGATTTAACACCCGAACCTGTTATTGAAAAACCTATTATACCAATAATAGACGAAGAACCTATAATATAATAATCTATGGCAGTAAAGTATTGGTATGTCGCAAATAACGGTAATGGTCTTTGGGCTGCTACTGCAAATTGGTACTTTGGACCAGGAGGTACCGGAGGGATTGCAGGAATACCAACTTCTTCTGACGATGCAATAGTTGATGAAAATTCAGGTAGTGGTACATTAACTATTGGGGGTACATCATCTTGTTCAAGTTTAGACGTATCCAATTTCAACGGAACAGTGGCAGGAGCAGGTGCGTTGAATATTACAACCAAATCGGTAGATAGTATCCCTATTTTATATTTGGGGGGAACTTGGAATTACACAGGAACAATATCATTTTTGGGGGTCGCGATATCTGGATGGATTTATGGAAATGGAAGAACTCACAGAGGAAATGTTACTGTCAATGCCCCATCTGGTACTTTTGCTTTTGAGGGTGATTGGATTTCAACAGGTTTATTTTTACTTACTTCAGGTACCGTAATAGGATATTATATATCCTTTGGTGCAATGTCTTTATCAAATTCAAACACCAGAAGATTTGACTGTTATATTTTAGGTTTATCAGGTACAGGGACTATTTTAAGTGTTACAACTCAAACTAATTTAACTTGGTCTGTTAGCGAGATATATTTAACAAGTGTGTTATCAATAGCAAAAGTCGTTTCACTCTCTAATTTGGTTTGTTGTGATATCCTATACCTACAAGGGGCAGGTGCGAGTACAACAACAATTACTGCAGGAGCAACCTCACTTATAAAACCTCAAGTGTATATTCAAAAATTAGACGGTACCGTAACTTTTGGAACAAGTACCGTTTCTTATCTCGAATTTACAGAAGGGTCCGCAATTACTTGGGCAGGAACTGCGGTTATGACCATACTTTACGATTTAATTTTATGTAATTCAATGAGTGTAACTTTTTCTAGTTCACTTAATTTTACCGAAGGTGGTACTTTTCGTACATTTAATAAACAATTTACAGGAAACCTTACTGTTAGTTCATTTGCATCTTTAGATGTGTTTGGAGATTATAACTCAACATCTGTATCAACTTCGGCAATAAATTTATCAACAGGTGGTAATGTGCTTTTTTACGGAAATGTTTCTGTTGGAGGGACTATTATTATCGGACCAAATAATGCGTATCTTTTTAATTATCAAACATTAACTTGTACTCGTATATCATTAACTGGAGGTATATTATTTATAGGTGGTGACGTTAATGTTAGTACTGTTGCCATATCCAATAGTGAGATTACAGTACTACCAGCAGGACCATATACATACAATAGTGTGGTAATTGGTGTACTGTCAGGTAAACCAATAATTAATATTAGCACAAGCCTTTTAGGTTCGGGAGGAACATTTAGGTCGGTTAATTTAGGGAATTCTACAGTTAATTTAAATGGTAGTTCAGGTACATTGTGGAGTTTAACAAATGACGGTAATTTAGCTGTTGGAGGAGGAGATTATACTATAAATATAACAGACAAATCGGGTGGATACGTAAATTTTAATGCTAGTGCTGGAGGAATAACTTACAATCGACTTGTTTTAGATAGAGGTGGTTTTGACCCGCATACAGAGATTCAAGGTGCTGGAACATATAATCAATTTGTAAGTCTCACAACTGTTTTCAGTCAAATATTTTTTGATTCGGGTCAAACTGTTTATTTTAATAGACCACCTGAGTTTGGAAATTGGTCAACTTATACAAATGTAGCTTCAACATCTACATCAAATGTGACTTTCGTATTAAGTTCTGAAAACTCTAACCCTATTGTAATATCAAACAATCTTTATATAGCTGAAATCACCGCATTACCAATAAATACTTGGTATGCAATAAATTCTTTCTCAAATGGAGGTGACTTAAATTTTATTTATCAAATGCCCCCAAGAAGATTGGGTGTTGGTGGTGCAGGATAAAAAAAAGTGAGGTGTTACCCCCACTTTTTTACAACTTTTTGAATTCCGGTCTAATTAAATTCCATATAATTTCAGAATAATCTTTTTTATCAAACATTCTGAATAGAATCCCTGACATATGTTTAGGTTGAGTTGATACCCACTCAGCAAACTCTTTTCTATCAGTGATAGGTTCTTGGTCGTTATATTTCCCATACATTTTATAGTCAAACTTTTTACCAACATCTTCAGATATTTGAAAGTAATAATATTTTAATTCTTTGATGTAGTTTTCAATTTTTTTGTAGAACTCATCCGGAACATCTTTTAATAGTTCCATAACATCCTCACCATTTTTCAAATACTCCCAAATACCGGTTGTGGTTACGTTGGTCATTATTTTATGAAGACGAAGATACTCCACCCCCTTAACTTTGATTCTATCTCCGTTGGAGAACTTCACTACGAACCCTTCTTGGTCGTTTTTAACCATTTCTTTAAGTTGTTTGTAGTCTTTGATACCGTCATATTTTTTAACCACGTCAAACCCCCATTGTGACCAAATTGAGGAATCGGTTTCTTTTCCGTTCTTATCAAAGGTTCCCAATAAAACTAGTTTTTCATCAGTACCATAATCCAAAACAATTCTATTTTCCGGATAGATGATTTCAAAGCAGAAAGTCAGATGTCTGAACATTATGTCAGTATTATATTTTCTTAAGATTTCTCTTGCTTTGTTTGCTTGGTCTGAGGTGAATGAACCACGAGTGGCAACCACCCATTGACCTCGATACCAAAATACGATACCCAATGAACCGTCCATTTTTTCATAAACCTCAAACTTTTCGGTTGGTTCAAATTTACCTTCTTCTATGTTGAAGAACTTTTGGAATGGAGTTGCAACTATATCTCCGGTGTCGTCGGTAACTAAACCTCTACACATAAGAGTCACCTCATCCCACAGGTTTTCGTACTGAACTTTTTCAGTATAATTCCATATGGTTAATGGAAGTGATGGATGTACTTGTTTGTAAAGTAATCCGTCTTCGTAATATTTGTTTAGTTTTTCTAACATAATTTTTTAATTAAAGTTTCATCTCGAAACGATTTTTCATTATTTCCAATTTATCTTCCGGAACCCCGTGTTCATTAACTCCTCCGTGTCTGTTTTCAACAATTAAAGAGTAAACTCTATATCCGTGTTTTTCAGCCAAGTCAAAGTATGGTTGCATTTCCCACTCTTGTGTAAATGTGTTTGACACCACAACTTTTTTGTTTTTATTTTCCATAAAAACTCTTACAGCATTTTGACACCAATTGTGAGCATCTTTTAATTTGGTAACGTCAAATTCATACTTACCTTCATAGGTAAAGTATTTATCCGCTTCCATATGCGACCCCCCTAATGATTCAGCCAACGTTGATTTACCACTTCCGGGTAATCCTCTTAATAAAAATAATTCTTTCATATTATTTAATGTATTGTCGTTTAAATTTTGTTTGTTTCTCGTTTAATATAATAATGTATTTTTTCCCGGATTTGGTTTTATAAACCTGAAATCTCATCGTATCAATATAATGCCATTCATCAGTATATGAATGTTCATAGATTCTTTTTTCAACATTACAAGACACTAAACCAAAGAATAATAATAGTAAAATTAATTTTTTCATTATACTTCACACTCTTTTAAATGTTTAACAATTTTTTCAATACCTTCAACGTCATCAGGATTGATAATAAACTCATCAAAGGCACCATATCTTGATTGATACCCAAAAATATATTTCAAACCATAACCAACTCTTTGCCAAAATGGTCGTTTAACCAAATGTGTGTGAATATAAACCATTGGATATGTTATTCCGTCAATTTCATCCTCAGAATACATTACCACCATTTGATGTTCCGTGTTATGACAGGAACACACAAATAAATCTTTTTTTGTTTGTTTAATTCTCATATTACTTTCTTTTTTTACCGTCTTCAGTTATTACCTCATCTATGTGGTGGTCAAATAACATATCTGACACAATCTCACGTTTATCCATCATTCTTATGACATCGTCCATATCATAAACACCAAAATTTGGATTACCATCAATCCCAACATCCATTTTTTTACCTTTACCAAATCTTAAATTTGTTGGAAGGTGTACGTGTCCGTGAAGGTGGATGTGACCTTTATTTAAACCATCCCACGACGCAATCGGGAAATGACATAACACAAATGTTTTGAATTTATAAGTTAATCTTGTGTAGTGATTAACACTTGAGAATAATTCTTGAATGTTATCTCTATTTTTTTCAATATGTTCGTCGTGATTACCTAATATAAGGTGTATCTCTTTACACACAATTCTATCTCTAAAAACTTTTATATTTTCAAAACCACCAAAACTCCAATCACCCAAGTGAATCAAAACATCGTCTTGACCAACAACACTATTAATGTTATTCACAATAACTTCGTTCATTTGTTCAATCGTGTTGAAATCTCGGGTTTGGTCTATTGGAATACTCCCGTCAGGTAATCTCCACCCGGTTACACCACGACATATATTTTTATGTCCGTAGTGTGTGTCGGAGATTATCCATACCTTCCTATCTTTATCTATCTTAATCATACTGCAAATCTAATTCTTTTTTTCCAAACCAAAATGGTTTTTCTCTGTTTTTCCAAGAAGCTAAATCACTTTTGGCTCCCATATAATAATTTCTATAAGATTCCACAACAGAATCTACCTTAAACTCATCCGGCATTGCTCTCGCCGGAGTAGTAAAACCAATGTCCGGAATGTTTGGTTTGTTTATAATACACCAATTAATCACATCTATTGATTTGTGTCTTTTACCATACCTGTAGGTATATTCTTTTCCAAGTTCCAACCCCAACTCACACAAATACAAATAGTTTGATAAACTCTCACGAGCCCAAATAGCACAAGGGTGATTCTTATGTGATAACTTGTACGGTACTTGGTCGGTAGCTTGGTCGGTTACGTGGTGAACACCACATAACAACTGAGCCGTTTCCAAAATCATTTTAACTACGTGTTTATCTACGTGGTATTTTGCCGACAACGTCGGATTCTCATCTAAGAAAAATATATTCATTATACGTGTGGTATTTGGACTCTAACACAAGTTTGTGCTTGACCCTCGTTCATATAAAAATTGTTTAAATATCCCATTATGTTTGCACTACCAATTGGATTTGCTGAATGAACATATACAATTGGAAACACAAATTTATCCGCCTTTCTCTCACTTCTACTCATATTGAATCTACCCTCATTTGTATTGTGAAATAAAGCAACCAAGAACTTAGCTGCGTCATATCCGGTTTTTTCTTCAATATTGTTGTAATCCAAAGTATAATTTGGAGAAACATTATCGAAGTATTCTTTCATTGCAGTATCACCCAAATCGTGGTCCAATGATATAATATCAATTTTACCCAACCCAACTTCATTAACTTTACTAACGAATTCATCATAATTTCTTACAACAATCCAATTATCTCCGATTGGAGTTCTTACGTCATCTAAATAAATTCTACACATACCTATTAATTTTGATACAAAGATAGTCAAATTTTTAATATAAAAAAATCCATCACGAAAAAATGATGGATTTAATTTGAAACCTTGTTATTAGTTTATTTTTTAGAATTTGTTCCCACAAGAAGAACAAAATTTATCGGAATCCTTTTTTCTTTTTTTTCCACAGTTAGTACAATATACTTTTAGGTCTTGTTTCTCATATACCTTTTGTGACATAGGAAGAATCTTCCATACTGAACTTGCACAAGTGTGATGATTAAAAGTTTTATCTACAGTTTTGAAAGATTGGTCAGATGAACCACCTTTTTCAACTCTACCGGTTTCAATAGAGTCCATAGATAACATATCCATAGTAACCTCACTACGAGAATTACCTTTAGATTTTTTTAATCTTGATGTGGCACTTCGTAAGTTTGGACCAGCAAAAGTGTTACTCATTGATGTGGTATTAAAATTAACACCTGCAGTATTACTTGATGATATAAATGACACATTATTACTTAATGTTGTATTAACATATCCACCTGAAATAGTATTGGTGTTGTAAGTGTTACAAGTCGGTATACCAAATGAACCAGCAACATAAGTTATAGGGTTATTCCACACCGGTTGTTTATATTCATCAAAGAAGTCAATAACAACATCCCCATTTCCTGAGATGGCATCCAATACCTCATTTGATGTGCCGTCAACTTCATAAGTTTCAAACTTAAATTTACGAGCGTCGTCAAGGTATCTCTCAAGAAATACTCTTTGTCCCGGTTTAAGAACAATTCCTCCTCCGGAAATATAACTTCCGTCAAGTTTGATTTTTGCTAATACTGTGGTTGATGATGGGTTAAATAATTCTAGTTCGAATTCTTCCCCGTTGTTTAGATAGACAGTTTGTCCAAATTGTTTAAGACGTTTTCTGTCTTTTGAGATGTACGCACAAGGCGTACCTGTTTTTGTTTGGTAATACATAATTTCCTTATTTTATTTTTATGTTTATTGAACTTCACTTCGTTGGTATCATTTCCAACTCAAATGCCTCTGTGGACACGTGAACCTCAGCAACAAGGTTTCAGTAATAAATATAAGGTGTTTTATTTTGTTGTAAATAAAAACCTCCAAGTTTCCTTGAAGGTTATTGTGGTCCCGGAGAATTACGATATCCCGACTTCTACATTATGAGTGTAGCACTCTGACCTCTGAGTTACGAGACCATTTATGGGGTTTTAGTGTCCCCAAAAACACTTAATTAACTATTGGTGGTGTTTGATATACCTACCAAATTTATCAACCCTCACAGAGAGTTTCTCCAATCTAAAGTTCCATTGTTTGAACTTTCCTAAGCCCGATTTCATTCGTGCTTGTTTAATTGCAGATTCCTCTGCCTTCTCACGTCCCTCTTCCGTAGTTTCTACGAAAAAAGTGGGAGCCTGAACACCGTTATAAACGGGAACTACTCTCCAAATTCTCAATTTCTGAGTCATAATACTTGAACTAGTCAAGCACTA